GAGGTGGCATACCTCCTCCTTGAGGTGGCATACCACCTCCTTGACCTTGTGGAGGTCCTTGAGGCCTAGGACTGCCTTGAGCGATTTTGGGAAAAGTTTGGTGGAACTTGACGTAATTCAGTCGTAACATTTACATCACATTCTTGATCCGCTTTCAAGAATTAAAGTAAAACTCTTGTATGAATTCTTATCATTAACAAGATTACCAGATAAAGTTCCCGTTTTCAGCATATTTGTATGGTAACTCCGCATTAGAATCTAGTTGTTGCTGATCCACGACCTACAGCATAAAAAGGAGCGTTATTAACACCCGCTATACTAAATTTTAAAGCAAAAGTTTACTTCAGAACCATTTAAATCTATCATTTGGTTACGATTATCAAGATGATAAGTTTTAGTCGTTGCCATTTTACCATCTGTAATAATTCTTTTAAACGGAGGTTTAAAATTATATAATTTTAAACGTCAAACTAGCTATTTGTTATAAAAACAATCTTCAGTTCCTTGAACAGAACATAGATACCTACCCAAAACAAAGAAAAAATCACTAAGTCTGTTAATATATTTAGTTATATTCTGTGGAATAGTTATAGGTTTTCAAATCAATATGTTCTTTGTCTTTATTATATACTTTTACTTTATTATCAGTATCGTGTAGTTCCCACAAGTATCTTTCTACCCTCCTAGTCTGCGTACGACAAAGTTGAGCTTGCGAATCTTCCTGTCTGACACCTGGAAGAATGAACTTTGTCAGTTTGGGATTATAAACATCCATAAAATCTATCCATTCTTCAATCTTCAACACATCTTGCTCTATTATTTCAGGAAGAGTCTTACCCTCCTTGTCTGTAGTGGCAATTATACTATTAATATCTTGAATTGTACTCTGAACACCTCGTAGAAATTTAATTAGACCATCCCTATTGTGTTCTTCCAAAAATCCAGTAATTGGAACCAGAACACATAACATTCCAATTCTACATGATAGCTCATCCAGTTCTCCCAATACATCAAAAATAATAGTGTTCTTAGCAATACGTTTTCCATCATATAACGATGATGTTCCAACATCTCCAGTTCTTGTATAAACTTTCATTTGTTTAATATTAGATTCTATTTCATTAAATTCATTTTTATATTACTAATAAATAAAGAATGGTTAGAACAGACGCTGCGAGTGATACGTGGTTACGTAATAATGGAAGGGATATGATTGGTAATTATGAATACATGCCAAGAGATCACCAAGTCGCCAACGGTTGTAGAAGTCTAAGTCTTGCTGGATGCGAACAGAATGGAAATTGGAGTGTTGGTGGTGATAACAAAGGACAGGATGGTGATTGGGATTGGATAGGTAACCAAGGAGAAGACGGTCAGGCAAGAAGATGTAGTAAAGAATTAGTTCAGTCTTACATCATGTTCCAACCAAACGCTGGTCTTTCAACGGAATGTGTTGCGAGAGGCAAACTGGTTGATGATACAGCATACCTATGTAATGACCCTGATACAGTACTTCGTTATTCACGAGACCCACGTGGCACAACCAAATATTTCTGCGAATATAGACCACGACCTCCTACAGCAGCAGAACAAAATACAATACGCTCTTTTCGTTGTCATCAAGTCGGTGATAACGCCGGACAATGTCTTCCAGATTATAGGAAACAACCAACTACTCCCCATAATCCCAACCATGGCCCATATTCATATTTTAAACCTACTGGCACAGGATTAACAAATTGTAGAAAATACTGTAGAGCACTTCCCGATGGAATTGACGGACCCATCTAAATTATCTTCATATACTTATTATTGTATGAAGATAAAAAAACTTAATTAACACGATCCCCAGTGCTTCCAAACCCGCCATCACCACGAACAGTATCCTCAAAACCACCATTAACTTCCTCCATCTCAGCATATTCAGCTTTCCTCAACACAAGCTGACACTTACAAAACGGTAGTTGAAGTGGCTGAGCGTCTGGAACCACCCGAACCAAAGCAATCATCAAATTTCCAGTATAATCAGGGTCAATAGTCCCAACACTATTCGCAAGCATCCAACCAGTCTTAGACATACTGGAACGAGGTAGAATTTCCACATAGTATCCTGGTGGAGGTTTAACAGCGATTTTTGTGTCATACAACATTACACCGTTATCATATACCTTCTCCAGACCAATAGCGGTTAGGTCAAAACCAATATCATTTGGATAAGCCCGAGTTGGGGTTACAGCTTCACCACTACGTTTGATAAATTGAATCTTCATTTTTGTTTATTTGACACAATCAAACCTTTAATTTCATTTTTATTTCTTAATATTATATAAAAATGCCAGATCCATCGCCACCAAATCCAGGTCTTAACCAATGGTTCGGAGCTGATATTCAATATCATCCGATATTCCGAAGACATTTACTTATGTTAGCAGATTTTTTACGTCGTATAGGGAATACTGTTCAAACAAATGGAAATGTAATATTACAGATTATCAGAGATACCAGAGAATTTTATCCTCCTCCTATTCCTCTTCCGCATGGTACTACACCAACATACCAAATATTTATTCCACCACAACAAGTTGCTGGAGCAGCAGCCCCAGAAATTCCAAATCCATGGACTTGGACTGGACCTTCATGGTTTAATTTAGTAAATATGTGGGGAGTGCCTAGGGGGGGAAGTACTTTAAATTCGAATACTTTACCAGAAGCTGTAAGAGATGCAGCTGAGAGAACAAGAACCAATCCTCGAGAAAATCGAAGATCTCGCTACAATCGTGAGGGACCAAATACTTTTTTACAAAATACGACAACTTACCAACCATCTGCCGACCCTGTTTTAGACAATATACAAACTACTGCTCCACTATGGGCCCTAGTTTGGCCCTTTTTCCCACTTGTTCCAGCAATTCAAGTTATTCAAACAGGGACAAATGGTCAACCTTTAGCTGGTGCTTTACCATTTTGGGTTGCTGTGAATCATATCAACGCCGAAACCCAACCTGGAACTTACGATCGTTTCGACACTCTTACTCCAAGTATACTAGGTCAAACTCCAGAAAGAGTAAGTGCTATTGATCCAAATACCGTACTCCCACCAAATTGGACAACAGTTTTTCCGGATTTTCCTAACCCTTTCGCAGCTGAAAATGCTGCTGCGTGGAATCAATTTTCTCAACAAATGACAACTTCTGCTTCGTCTACACGACGACAACAACTACCATCAGCTGACCGAATGGGGAATTTTGCCGCATGGTTGAGTAGATGGCGCGGTTTAGGAGTTAATTCTGCTGAACAAGGTGGTTCTGATAATGCTCCGAACAACTTTGATGAGGCGTTGGCTACCAATACTGCCGGTCCTCCTTTTAATTTAGTAAGTAATGAACTTCCAGTGTTAGTACCAAATTTCGTGAGAAATAGGAATCAAGATGCTCGTGATCAAGCACGGCGAGATGGTGATCCAAACCCTAATGCCGCCGTAGACCCTCATATGCAACAAGAAACAGATAATGATACTGGTAATATTAGATGGGGTGGAGCTGACGACGTATTAGATCCATTTTACGGTGTTGAAGCAACTGATGGTGGAGCAACTGGTGGTGGAGCAACTGGTGGAGCAACTGGTGGTGGAGCAAACGAGCCCATCGACCCCATCGACCCGAATGAGTTGGATGATCCTACAGGAACTTTTTGGTACGACGCTCTCCAAGATGAATTACCAATGGGCGCAACAGCTGCATACACCAGAAGAGAGGTAGCATTTCTTCAGTCGCAGGCAATGAGAGAGCGCGAACAAATCAGACAAGCAGTCAACAACCGACGAAGCCGTAGACAAAGGCAAGCCGCACGATTTGGACAGGGATGTGCGATAGATAGAAGAGGAACAATACGACGAAATAGAAGGGACAGGGGACAACAAACTGCTGCGCAACGCTCTGCTCGTCTTCCTTATTCAGGACAAGGAATAAGATCCTTTAGAGATCCTGGTGGTGGTGGAGCAACTGGTGGAGCAACTGGTGGTGGAGCAACTGGTGGTGGTGCGGCGATGGCGGGAGGCGGGGGAGGACCACCAGGAACAACACCTTATTTCGGCGCTGAGCAACAGGAATTTTTTATTGATCAATGGAATTCTTTCGCTCAAGCTAACGTAGATAGTGCTGAGGCACTAGATTATGGTCAATTTACTACTTTAGCAGCAACAATTGGAGGATTAGAATATGGCCGTAATTCTCCAACATTTGTTCCTTTCCTTTATTTAGTTGCTAATTTAAATGGTGGGAATTATAATACAGCTCAGGGTTTTGACAGTAATGGTGCTCCTGTAAATTGGCAAGCTAATTTTACTGATCAACAATGGCGAGAGTTAAATCAACTAGCAAATAACTTTAATCAATGGGCAGCTAATTTTGCTCCAGGATTAATTCCAACTTTAATGCAATTTTTAACAAATGTTAATCAGGATCCAGCCGATATACAAGCTAGTCAACCGCCGCCACCGGCGCGCGCTACTAGTGATACTTTTGTTCAGTATCTACAACAACTTGACCCAGCTGATTATGTTGCTCAGTTTATAAGAGATGCTGGTGGTGCTGGTGATGCTGGAAGTGGTTCTGATCAATATGATGATTTATCATGGAGACCATCTGTGGACGATCATGATCGTTCTGGGTTAAGAAGAAATCTTTTAACATGTGCTGATTATGGTATTGTTTTACCTCAAGATTTTAACTGTAGCGAAATAGGAGATGAAGATATGTGTAATGGTACACTTATGTATTCAGAAGATAATGGTAAATATAAGCATTGTAATTGGACAAACGGTGCTTGTAGTTCACCTTCAGGCCCAGCAAATATTGAAGGTGATCTAGTTTATATTAGTGATCCCGATGTAGCTTGTGGTACACCTTTTTTTAATATTAGGCTTCCAACCTCTAATTGTCTAAATTTAGATTCTGATTGTAATAATTTTTATTCTGAGACAAGTGGAATTAATTGTTGTGAATACGGGACAGACGAAAATTGTTACCGAGGTCCAGGAAGTGAAGAAGGAGTTTGTGGAGAATCAACTGGTTCAACTAACATAGCAGATGATTATCAATGTTTTTTTAGTGCAGAACCTACTTCTGAACCTGATTGTTCTACTTTCAAAACTCAAGCAGGTTGTTTAATTAATCGTGAGAGTTGTACTTGGAATCCAGATGATAATACTTGTACAGAGGGTGAAGATCCTTTACGAAGAAGTTTAAGAGAAACTGACCCATCTGACCCATCTGACCCATCTGCACCTCCACCTCCACCTCCACCACCTTCTGGATGTATGAATGATAGGGCAACTAATTATGACCCAGACGCAACTGAAGATGATGGTTCTTGTATTATACAGGGTTGCACGGACCCTAGTGCATCAAATTATAATCAACAAGCAAATACTGATGATGATTCATGTAATTTTGCAATTTGTGGTCCCATTAATCTTAATAGTAATCAGCTCCCTGACCAGAACTTGTGTTCTGATATTCAAGATGAAAATACATGTTCATTAACATATTTTAATTTAGGTTTTGATGCAAACGACGGTAATGATCCAACACGTAATACTTATACATGTATTTGGGATGAACAAGGTGGTTCAGACGGAACGGGAGCTTGTTCAGGATATATAGGTGAAACTACTACATATAATCAAGATAGTCCTAGTTATAGAGGAACACCGATAACTGCTGAAGAATTACCTAGATTACTACGCAAATGTGAACAGCCTCCTTATGATAGCCTTTTGGAACGAGATGTATACAAAAAATGTCGTGATTTTATAATATCAAAATGTGATTTCTCTGACGGAACAGATAATGCAGCAGATTGTATTACAAACGAAATTTGCGCAGGACAAGATCCAGCCGGAGGACCTCTTGTTGGAACCAGTGGTAATTTTACTGTTCCGTGGAATATGGCGTATTACTGTGGTGGTGGAGCAGGAGGTAGATATGGTCAAAGACCAAATCCAGACAACGATACGGCAGCAACTTGGGCGGATCCCCATCGTAAAAACAAACAAGATATGCCTGGTTGGCAGCTTAATAAAGTTATTATACCAACAGTTAATCAATTGTGTCATGGGTTCGGGGGAGACGGGACCATATGGGATAGAAGTCCAACAACAGACCCCAATTTCTTTGATCCACCTAGACGTGGAACTTCATTATATTATTGTAATAGTCCTGGAGTAACTAATCAAATTGACAGCACTGACTGTGATTCTAATCTTAGTTGGACACAGAGTGCTTCAACCCAAGAAAGTATCTGTAATGCACAATATACTAGTGATTATAAACAATGTGAATGGGATTCAGGAATTGTCTTAGGTGGTACATGTATAGCTGGTTCTAACTGTGGTGGTGAATGGAATAATGAATCTCCGATGTGTGGTGATTTTGGTGAATATCAGTGTGGTCTATACTCAGATGACTGTGAATGGTTTCCACCAGAAACTAGAGTTGAAACCGAAAGAGAGCGTAATCTTCCACGTGGAGTTATTTTACCTGATGGTATACAGAGAATGCCAGATCCATATTATACTATTGGAGTCTGCAGAGCTAAACAAAAATAGGATAAGGATGATTCATGTATCATAATTAAAAATCTTAATCACCTAAAGAATTATTGACATTATAATAAGTAAGTTATGCCTATCAAGAGAGAAATTATCTATCCCATATTCTTAGAATGTTGCCAGTTTACTGACGACAAATTTTGGGAAAACGTTTTTGAGGACTTAGCATATGGTAAGACACCATATGGAACATACATTTCTAAAGACTTTCTATGCTGTAGCTATAAAAAGAAAGAGTTTAGCTACAAAATAGAGAAAAAATTACCAAAAGATGTTTATAACGATGTATACGACCTTTTAACCAATAAATTAGGACTACTATCACCACTAGAAAAATCCAAAAAACGTAAGATATTCAAAGGACATAGAAGAAGATATCACAGAATCACGAAAAAACTGGAACGACATTAAAAAGAAAAATATCAAAGAATTACTCATAGAATTATACGTTACTCGAATGAAAAACAAACACTCCCTAACATTAAAACAAGCAAGATATCTTCTGTCAATTATCTTTGTTGGTATGATTTTTAAAGGTAATAACAAACAAAGACGTTCAATACGAATAATGGTAAAATAGAACATATTGATGGAATTGAAATCTTTCATAAGAAAATAGATATTAAAAAAGACTTATACAACTTAGAAAACAACTTTCACACCTACTATTGTCCTAGACAAAAAGTTTAATGTATGATAATTGGGAAAAATACTTGAAAGAACTCAAGAAAATTTCCGGACAATAAATTATATCTTTAAAATCAACTTTCAAATAAAATTGATTTTTAACCAAAGTTTTACCACTAAAAATATACAACATGGTCTCAACACTTCAAGAACTATGCTACCAAAAACTCGCATCTACAATGAACGATGCCCCTCCACTTCTTCAAGAAATGATAATGGGAAAAACAAAAGAATACTTTAAAAACCAAATAAGGTCAGAGGTTAAAGCAGAGATACAAGAAGAACAAAAAGAAATAGCATATAACGATATGATGGAGACTATCCCACTATTAGTACCAGAAATTATGGCTGATATTCTCGCATCTATGACACAAAATGGTAGAATGAGACAGGATTTTCGTATGATATACTCACATTTATCACCACAAGCAGTCGCATGTGCGATAGAAACAGCTGAACATGCCGTCAGAAACCTAGATGAACGTTATATACATAATTCTTTCGGGAATGTATCACGAGTTAATTACGAAAGTGATGATTACAGTGATGTTTCCAGCTTAGTTGATGATTATTCTGATGATGATATGTTAGGTTCTAGCGATGACGAAAATAATGACGACTAATTTCAAGTTATTATGAAACCATAATAACTTAACTTACTACTTAAGTTTTAACCACAACCGAGCATAACGAATTATATCTTCTGACTGAACAGACGATTCACCCTCCGCTGTCAAAGGTAAAGCCTTCTTTATAGCATATTCCATAGAAGCTTTACTTATATCTACACCACCACGACTTCCTATAAATCCCAACACATATGCCGTCGGATTTTTATACTTAATCTTATCAAGTTTACGAGCCGTATCTACCATCTTTTGAATATCATCCTCATCCAAACTAATGTTCTGTCCCATTAAATCTCTACTAATAGCATCAACAAACACCTGAAACCTCTCTAATGGATCTTGAAGAGTTCTGTCAATTTTACCATCAACACCTGTTATACCACCTAATTGGCCCCCAGGTAAACCTATTCTTTCAAACACTGCAAACTCCTCACCAAACTTGGGCTCATCATCTTCAAACATGAAATCAAAATCTTCGTCATCACCTGAAATACTCATTTTATTACATATATATAATAAAATTCTTTGTTAAATACTTATTCATCGTCTTCATCATATATTTCAACATTATCCCTATTGATTAATCCCAGAACTCTGTTCTTAAATTCAACATCTTCACCACATAATCCATCAATCGTATCTTTCCACTGCGACCATTGGGTATTTTGGTCAGGAGTATAATCATATGAACGTATCTGGTCATTCATATAGTGGTCATACTCAATCTGAATAATAGTCTGTAAATCAATTCCTAAATAATTAGCCAACTCTTGTGATAAAAATCCTGGCATAAAAGTATCAATAGGATACATCTCAAGTCTTTCATTTCGGGGAGGTGGTTCAATCAGAGAAAATCTATTTGGGGTAACTATATCAAATAATGTCTTACACACAATATACCAGTCTAATACATCCTGTGCTTCTCTAAGTTCTGGTGTATTATGAGCCTCGTTATATTCTTCTTCAATAGCTTCAACATATTCTTGGAATTTATCTTGATTTTTTTCTATATATTCAATTAATACACTACTTAATGGAAGCGTTGGTCTAAGGGTTCTAAATATTATCACATTACCATCACTACCCAACACAGTATTAACAATAATACTTTCTGGTACACGTAAATTTTTTCCCTCTTCTGTTCTTAGTTGGTCTTCTAATACATCAGCACTCATACCATTTTCTACCATATTATCTAGGGCTTCTTGAAGACTCGCACTACCATCAACTTCTGCCATTCCCACAGTCTCGCCACTAATGTTCTTTATAATTACTACAACTTTACCCTCATTTCCTCCAACCATTTTACTTGTCTTGGTCTCCGAAACGAAATAAGAACCATCTGACATACGAGATACCTTATAATCAGGTCCTATTTTTCTGTTAATTCTTTCTAAGAAATCTCCCATTTATATATTTGTATTATAAATTTGAATTTTTATAATTATAAATCATGTTAAATTAACAATGGATTCTTATATATTCTTCTACGGACACCATCCCAGAAATGGCCCTAAACACGTACTATCTAACTGGACAGATTCACCCTTTATCAGCGAAAAAGAACTCGCAAACCAAGAAAACATACTCGTGTACCAAAACAATGAGGTATGGATGATGGCCGAAAAAGCAAGACTATTCAACGACCCCTATGCCCTTCAAAAGATTCTATCCAAACCTGAACCAAAGAATGCCAAGGCGTGGGGTAGAAAAGTAAAGAACTTTAACCAACAAGTTTGGAACGATAACTGCGAAGAAATCGTAACTGAAGGTTTGTTCTACAAGTTTTCACAAAATCCTGAAATGGGAGAGTTCCTACGTAGCACTAAAGGAAAGATATTAGTTGAAGCTAACCCATACGATAATATATGGGGTATAGGAATTAGAGAATATGAAGCAAAAAGAATGTCCCCTGATGAATGGCCTGGAAAAAATCTTCTCGGTAAGTGCCTAATGAAAGTCAGAGAGATGATATGAATTTGAATTTATTTAAATGATTAACAGCATTTAAATAAAAATGTTTGAACTCATAGTCGCGGTAGATAAAAACTATGGTATAGGATACAAAGATAAACTTCCATGGAAATGTCCTGAAGAACTTAAACTCTTCCAAGAAAAAACAATGGATTCTATTATCGTAGTTGGGACAAAGACAGGCGAGATGCTTACCCCATCTACCAAATAGACAAGTTATTTGTCTTAGCAGAACTATACCTAATACATCATCTTGGAAAAATGATTCTATAATTATTAGTTCGTTATCAGAAGTTAATCTGATTGACTACAGGAAAGTATTTATAGCAGGAGGTGCCGAAGTCTATAGAACCGCCCTAACAGTTGATACTCTTGTCTCAAAAATTCACATCTCTATACTAAAAGATACATACCAAGTAGATACTTACTTTGACCCGAAATTAATCAGGAATTTTGTAATTACGGAACATACAGAGTATGAAAAGTTCGATCATTATGTAATGGAGAGGACTAAGGACGGTGAAAAACAATATCTTGATTTACTCTCTGATATTGTTAATAATGGTGAAATCAGGAAAGGAAGAAATGGTCTTACCAGAAGTCTTTTTGTTAAAAGTTTTAAGTTTGACTTGAGAAACGGGTTTCCACTACTCACAACAAAAAAGATGTTTCTTAGAGGTATTCTTGAAGAATTCTTATTTTTCCTAAGAGGTGATACCGATACCATAATTCTTTCAGATAAAAAAGTTCGTATCTGGGAAGGTAATACATCAAATGAATTCCTGGACTCAAGAAAATTACCCTACGCAAAAGGAGTAATGGGACCAATGTATGGTTATCAATGGAGACATTATGGCGCCAAGTATAGACTAAACAAAGTTGGGAAACCTCTTGAAACTACAGAAGGTATAGACCAACTTGCTAACGTAGTTAATCTCATAAAAACTGACCCAGGTTCCAGACGAATCCTAATTACTACTTATAACCCAGAACAAGCAGAAGAAGGTGTTCTATATCCATGTCATTCAATTACTATCCAATTCTACGTCCAAGATAATTATCTAGACATGTTTTGTTATAACAGAAGTCAAGATACTTTTCTTGGTGTTCCATACAATATAGCTTCATCTTCCCTACTTCTAATGGTCGTCGCAAAACTTACACATAAAATTCCCAGATTTTTTAACATGACGATGGGTGATACTCATCTATACGAAGAACACATAACCCAAGCAAGAGAACAAATGAATAGACGACCATTCAACTTCCCTACACTTAAAATACCAGATATCCACAACATTGAAGATATAGATTTCCTTGAAGCAAGCCAATTTATACTAGAAAACTACCAATATCATCCAACAATTAAAGCTGACATGATTGTATAACAAGACCTAATAATACAACAACAACTATTAACAAAAGTTTATAATTAATATTAGTCCAAAAGTTCATATTTATTATGGTTTATAAAATCATAATAAATAATTAAAATATGACAGACATTAAAAAAGTTGTTATTATTGGTAGCGGACCAGCAGGTTATACTGCAGCCATCTACGCCGCCAGAGCTATGCTAGAACCTCTATTAATTACTGGACCTCTCCCTGGTGGTCAGCTAATGACTACTACAGATGTAGAAAATTTCCCAGGTTATCCCAAAGGTGTTCAGGGACCTCAAATGATGGCTGATATGGAAGAACAAGCTAAAGCTTTTGGTACTGAAACCATCTCTAGTCTAGTTTCAGAATTTTCCCAAAACGAAGATAAAACATTCACAATTACTTTGTTTAACGGAGATACTATATTAACACATTCTATCATAGTAGCATCTGGAGCCTCTGCTTTATGGTTAGATGCTGAAGGAGAAGAACCTTTACGTTCAAACGGTATTAGCACTTGCGCCACATGTGATGGTTCATTCTTTAAGGGGGAAGAGTTATTGGTAGTAGGTGGTGGTGATTCTGCTATGGAGGAAGCAACTTTTTTGACTAGGTATGCTTCCAAAGTCACTATAATTACTCGTCGCCACGAAATGAGAGCAAGCAAAATTATGGTTGACAAAGCAGAAAAGAACCCAAAGATTGAATGGAAGAAAGGTTTTGTTGTTAAAAAGTGGCTCACCAATGATTCTGGAGACCTTCGTGGAGCCCTATTAAAAAGCACACAAGATCATAGTGAAGAAGAAATCTCGTGTGGTGGTGCTTTCATCGCAATTGGACATAAACCAAATACAGATTTTCTAAATGGAAAGTTAGAAACTAATTCTGAAGGATACATTGTTCTGAAAGAAAACACAATGACATCAATTTCTGGTATTTTTGCCTGTGGTGATATCTGTGAAAGTAGCATGAGATATAAACAGGCGATTACTGCCGCTGGTGAAGGTTGTAGAGCTGCTATGGATTGTGAGAAGTGGTTAGAAGAACAAAATCTGTAAATTTAATTTTGATTTAATCTAAAGTCATACTATTATAAAATAGTATAACATGCCTGCTAAACAGAAAAAATCTGGAAAGAATAAGGGTGGTTCATCTGAACCAACTAAACGAGCACTTATTTATAAACAAGACATGGAAGAATACTCACAAATTACCAAGATGCTTGGCGATCGTAGAGTTACAGTGATGTTTCCTGACAAGACTGAATTTATTGCTATTATTCCAGGACGTTTTCGTAAACGTTGTTGGATGAAAGTTGGTGATATTGTAATTGTAAGTCGTAGAGAGTTCCAAGAAACTAAAATGGATATTTTACACAAGTATAACGACGATGAAGTTAAGGTATTGCTCAAGGAATATGAAATTCCACCTTTCTTTAGTGAAGCGGTTGCTACAGATGGTGGTGATATTGATAATGTAGTAAACTTTGAAGAGGAGGAAGATGAGATTGATGTGAATGATATATAATTTTTTTTTTGATCATTTCTAATAAAAATGATCAAAAATCTAAATTCAATAAGTATAATTATTTCAATTATTGCGATTATACTAAGTTCAATATTTGCTATTTATATCAATAAAAAATATCCTTTAATTCAAAGTGACACTAGTTCATGTGAAATTAATGATTTATCTTGTCAAAGTGAATACGATATTAGTGTATCAGGATTACCTAAAAAAGTGGGAATTTGTCAGGATATGGTAAAATGTCAAAAATACCCAAAAACATCGATGATATCAAATATAAACATCGACTCAGTCAGCTCACAATTATCTGAATATAATAGCTATCTCAAATTACTATCCGAAATAGGATGTTATGACATTAACAGTTCTATTTTTAATAAATATATACCTAGTAAACTAAAATCAAAGTTTGTCTGTCCATCTGATATTAATATTTGTTGTAAAGGACAATTAGCTGTTTGCGCAACAATATATGTAATGTTGAACTGTTCTAAATACAATGTCTATCCTGGAATAGCTTATTTTTTTACCACTAAAATGTGTAAAATATTACCTACATGCTTTGATAATAATGATTCACAACCATATTTATTAAGTTCTGTCCCAGATTTTAGTGTAAATTTGTGGACAAAAAATTCAAAACTTACCTGTAATAAGATTGATCTTGATAAAACTAACATAAAGAAACCATTAGGTATCTTGTCAGGTTTAGCAGGTGGTATGATATTAGATACAACTCAAGCTGTAATATACTTTGTGGCTTTGCCACAGTTTAGTAAGATAAGATATTTAAGTTTTGTTCCTTATTTGGTTGCTAGTGGTAGATTTCCTGGAATGTTCCCAAATGATATTACATTTAATAGTTTAAATGATGGATTAAACATGTGGGACATTTATAATCGTCTAACAGATGAACAGAAAAATATATGGAATAATGGAGAATTAAACATTATGGTAATATTAACACATAATAAAAATCTAGCTAATGATATCAAAACTAGATATGAATTATTCAGAGATATTATTCCTGATAATATATTGAATAACTCTTCACAGGATAAATTTATTGTTCCAATATTTTGTATTCCATTACCAGCAGGGAATAACTCTAAATATGGCAATGTAAATGATCCATTAGGTAGACCAATGTTTAAGAATGGTCCTAATAAATTTATTACAGAAGACTCACAATTATATGATTATCAAAAAGATATAGTGTTATTACTAGGTAGATGTTCATTTAAAGAAGGTTATGATGACGATTTTACTGATTGGAAGAGTAAAATTAATACCCAAGCAAATATAATTGTTTTGGGTGTTGAAAACTGTGATTTAGACTATGATCCTTTTGAGTTGAGTGACCAAAATGGTTATTTTATCCAGTCAAATAATAATGATAATTATATCTGGGTAGGTGGAAATGAATATGTTAATAGTATAAACCAGCCAGTTAAATATCAAGATAAATATAACTGGAAACTTCAAGATGACTATAAAGATTGTTATAAAGATGATACCGAGTATAATGTTAATAATGTGATGGAAAAGATAGAAACCGAAATGAAAAAACTTAACTATAGTTTTTCAAGAGATATTCAAGTAAATAGTTCACCGTCACCATTTCCTTATTATAATGAAAAATATCCAAATTTACAGTGGTCTCAGTCAGGATCTGACATGCTACAATTTAATGTCGGAACTTTTGGTGATAACCGCGATACTTTTTATCCATCAACTGTATCTTTCTGTCTTGGTAAGTATGATGTTGGTATAATTGTATCTCAAAATTATATGAATAGAAGTGATTGTGTCAATAACAATGATTCAGATGGTATGCCGATAGGTGTTGGTTCTAATAGTTTGAACATATATGATCAGACAAATCAAACATCATTTGGCTCACAATCTGGTGATAGAGGTAAAGCTATTAACAAAAAAGTTTATTCTATGGCATTTTCTAGATCCGATTTAACTTGCCCAGGAAATCTACCAGATGATATATCTAGTTTTGTGTTTATTCCAACAGGACCACATACTAACTTATCAGCCCCTGAAAATACAACATTTGTTGCTATGAGTAGAACTTATCTATACAATGTAAATCCAAAAAGTTTTTATTGTACTTCGCCAAAGAGTAAATCTATCCCAAAATTTATAGTCAAAATTTTCTCGCCATGTGTAGATGAACAAAGAAATCCCCTTGTTTGTAATAATATATCACTTTCACCTGGTAAAGACTCATGTGTTAATAATATCAATAATAATGTCTGTGATAATGATCTTACAGTTCAAAGTAAAAATCAAGCAAAAACATTTGATACTTTAACAACAGACTTGTGTACACCATTAAGATACAATAAAACTGCTACAAAGGCTACCCTGGGTTCGTTTATAGCTGTATTCTTCGTATTACTCTTATTAATGACAATCATTCTAACACCAATATTCATAAAACTTCCAACCACAAGACCATATATTAAACTTATTATTCCTGTATTTTTATTCATAATTATATTACTAATAATTGTCACTGTTAGACTAACTAAATTTAACAATACCACAGCTTACATTGTAAATGAATCTAGAAAACAAGATAATATATCTAATTTATCAGATGATAAGGGCGGTCCATTAAGACTCTTCTAATTTCTCAAAAGTGGCCAGCTTTTGGGAACACTTGTTGGTTCGCACGCCATCCACGGAAAGGTTTTTCACCTATAAACCCTTCCACAGGGCGTTATTTGTGATGACTCCTTAATATTTAAAAACATTAAGGAATTGAAACATATTACCCTTTGAACCCACCATTTTGAAACAAAATCAACCTGGTTTTGTTCTTTAAAAAAGTACAATTTGGAAAATTTAAAACCCGTCCTATGGCTTTAAATTTATTTGATTCCGTTTTTATACCTGTCAGGAATCACCAGGTGTGTATCATTTTAACATTTTTATTATTAGATTTGCTGGAAAGTACCCTTAACACGACAGAAAACTTACAACATGAAACAACTAAACCAACCTACCGCCCCTCCCCGCGGTGGAAGACACGTTGAAGTCAGTAAATTGTCTCAATAACTAGTATTGGAATTGTAAGTTTCGCATTCAGCCGCGCCATAGATTTAATGTTATCTAGGCGCCACCGCTCACGTGTTTCTAAGTCGTATAAAACAGGATACTTAGTTCTGCGTACTATTTTTTAAAGTTATTAGTAGTTGTATTGCTGGATGTACGCTTCTTAATTATAAGAATCATTTTTTTAAATTGAAAATACGAACGAAAAATTCTTACAGCTTTAAAACGTTTAGAAAATTACGTTTTTTCAAATTTTTCTTTTTAATCTTGTACTAATATAAAATAACATGAGCTCGATAGCAACATCGAACGTAACCTCTGGTTTCATTGATCTCGCCACCTTCGACGAGATTGAAAAATACATGTATGGCGGTCAAGAAGCGACTGCATATTTCGTCCGTGAGACTCGCAAGTCGACTTGGTTCACCCAAGTTCCTGTCGTCCTTTCGCGCGCGTCGGGTAACCCAGCTTTCAACACCGAATGGGCGGTATCGATCTCGCGTGCGGGTGATTACCTCCTCCAATCGTGGCTCCGCCTCCAAACTCCATCGGTCACCCTTCTCGCCGGTAATCAATTTGGTGGGAATGGTCGCCTACGCTGGACTCGCAATTTCATGCACAATATCATCCGTGAGTGCTGCATTACTTTCAATGACCTTGTTGCGGCGCGCTTTGACAATTACCACCTTGATTTCTGGTCGGCGTTCACTGTCCCAGCGGGCAAGCGCAACGGCTACCAAAACATGATCGGTAACTTCAACGGTTTGACTGGTCCAACGGCGTCGGGTGTTGCCATCCCAGCGTTCACCCTCAATCTTCCCCTCCCATTCTTCTACAGCCGTGATTCGGGTGTTGCCCTCCCAACTGCGGCGCTCCCATATAACGAGATGCGCATCAACTTCTCGTTCCGCAACTGGTCGGACCTCCTCATCCTCGATGACGTTGCGCAGGACCTCCGTATTGTCCCAGTCGTCGGCGCCAACGCCGATATTGCGGCGGAACCAGTCCTTGGCACCACCCAAGTCTGGGCGAACTACGCGATTGTCTCGAATGACGAGCGTAAGCGCATGGCCTGCGCGCCCCGTGACATCCTCATTGAGCAAGTCCAAACCGCGCCCCGCCAAACTTTCTCGCCAAACACTACCCCTCAGCCATCGTACGACATTCGCTTCTCGCACGCGATCAAGGTCCTCTTCTTCGGTGTCCGCAATCGCACTTACGCCAACGAATGGTCGAATTACATGACCCGCTCGCCAGTCGATGGTGGTGCCGTTGTCAACTTCACCCCAGCGGGTTCGGCGGATCCTGTCCTCCAAACCTCGCTCATCTACGAGAACACCAACCGTCTCGCGCAAATGGGCTCGGACTACTTCTCGCTCGTCAACCCCTACTACCACGCCCCAGTCATCCCACTCGAGACCGGCTACCACTCGTACTCGTACTCGCTTGACTTCATCTGCCTTGACCCAATGGGCTCGACCAATTACGGCAAGCTCACCAACGTCTCGATCGTCCCAGAAGCGTCGGCCGATGCGATTACCGTCGCCACCGGCGCCCAAGGCGCAGGCTCGGGTGCCAACGTTGTCCAAACCTACGAATTCATCATCACCGCGGTCAATAACAACATTATCAGAATTTCGGGCGGAGCGTTAGGCTTTCCCGTACTCTAGACAGTGGTTCCACCAAAATGCTTATTATCTTGTTTTCGCAAAGAAAACAAGATAGATACTTATTGTGTTGTTGTTAATTTTTAAAATTGAAATCGTAAAAGATTTCAAGATTACAAACTAAAAATGACTGAAGCAGACCCTAATAGTGCTGTTGATATAGTTGGACGCACAAAGAATATGTACTATGCTACTAATTTTAAGTTCCGTGATGGATACAGTGAAAGTATAGATAATTCACTTGATAATGGTGCTGATAATATACAAATATACTTGATAAAACATCTACTTATATTTGTAGATAATGGCACCGGTATATCATATAATAAAATGCTTGATATTAGGATAGATAAAAATTCAGGTTCTCGTCCTGATAAACATGGAGCATTTGGAGTTGGACTCTATCAATCATTGGTATGTTTTGCTGGATTAGAAGGAAAAGCAACGATAATATCTAAATGTGATGGTACACAGGAAATATATCAAATGACATTTGATTTTAAAAAAATAATCGACCGTGGTGTTAAACTTTGGATACCACATGATGCAACATCTGAATCAGAAAAACTATATAATGATAAACTTGGCCGTAGTAGTTCAGGTACTATAATCAAGATTGAATTAAATGAAGAAACATATCGTAAATTACACATGATGACTAACATTAAAGATTGTACTAAGAATTTACCAATTCAATTATCAAGACGATATACAAAAATTATCAATACAGGAATTAATATTAGTATTACTTGTGACAAAAGAGAAATTTCTATTGAACCATGGGAAATGCTTGGAGAATCTACCGATGATAAAATAAAAGAAAAACATATAAAAGTTTGGACCAAAGATGGAGAATTTAATAGATATACCTTTGAAAAAGAAAAACCAAAAGAAAAACTAAACGAGATAGGATATAAAAATTACGATAACTCCTCAGTAGGGCGTTGGAACTCCTGGAGCCCAACTAAAGCTGAACAGCAAGGATGGACTTGTTGTGATGAAGCCATGGTTGTAAGGGGAATGTACAGAGAACAAGATGAATGGAATGAAATAGACAGAAAATTACTTGACGCATACAATATAAACTTTATTAAAAAGGGTGATAAGGGTGTTGTAGAACAAAAACATTTTTTTAATGGTTCGATTTTCCTAAGAAATGGAAAAGCATTACAACTTAAACCAGGTATAAAACAGGGTTCGGGTGATACGGATTTGTATAAATATTATGAACAAACACGTATCGAAATTTCTTGGAGAGGCAATGAGCAATTAGATCGATTAAATAGTTTAAATGTAAATAAATCTACAAAACCTATAGAAGAGACTGGTGAACCAGACAAAGATAATTTGCTTAATACAATTAAAGAAATATCTAAAGATATTGTTGGTGAGTTCCTTTCAGAACTTGAAGCTCCCAAGAAGAAGTCCGTAAAGAAGGAGTCTGCCAAGACAGAACCATCACCTAAGAAACCATCACCCAAGACAGAACCATCACCTAAGAAACCATCACCCAAGACAGAACCATCACCTAAGAAACCATCACCCAAGACAGAACCATCACCTAAGAAACCATCACCTAAGAAACCATCACCTAAGAAACCATCACCTAAGAAACCATCACCTAAGAAACCATCACCTAAGAAACCATCACCTAAGAAACCATCACCCAAGACAGAACCATCACCTACCCAAACTCAACCAAAACCTCAACGACCAGTGCTTCAAGAAGCTAAGAAAGATGAAGATATCAAGATTCCAAACAAAATAGAAAAAATTCAATCTTTAGCAAAAGAAATAATTGAAAAAGTATCTAAAAATGATATAAGTGATACAGATATTATGAACGCATATACATTTTTACAGGCGGCATCAGAAACTATTGATGGTAATAGTAGTAATGTAGATGATAATACATGTCAGGTAGAAATAGATTATACGATTATAAGTATAAATTAGAATAATATTTAAAAAGTTTTTATCCAATTTTTAAAATTGAAATCGTAAAAGATTTCAAGATTACAAACTAAAATGATTGCTAAACTATTCTCCAATACTTCCACCGAGAACGTCATGCCCGTTTCTGCCACAGAAACACTAAATGACAATGTGTCGGAACATAACAGTTATGATACTGACGAAGAAAGTAATGCTGATGAGGCTGTTAATATTTTGGGTCAGTCTTTGTATTTTGATGGTAATGTAGAGTATTTTCTATCCCCTGCGAGGGATTTTATCCTTAATGTCGTTCCTTGGTCTTGTCAGAGGGGGTTGAACGAAGACCATGTAAATTCTCTTGTTGAGTCTATTAAACGCCGTAAGAAAATTATTGGAACGTTTAAGGTTATTAGGAACATTGATGGTGAAGTTCGGTGTATAGACGGTCAGCATAGGACTGAGGCGTTGAAGAAAATCATGGAAAACAATGCTAAGTTTAATTGTAGTATTTTGGTGGAAGTGTATGATGTTGAGGACTTTGAGTCTGAGGAGGCGAATGAGTATTTCAAGGATGCTAATTGTGTTTTGAATATGGTGAGCTCTAATCCGAATACTATTATTCAGGCTGTGCTAAAGAAGTTGGATGTTGAGTATCCTGGGATGTTTGTTGATGTTAAGGAGGGTCAGAGGTGTAATCGTCCACGTATTAATCGTAAGAGTTTTGTGTCGCAGATGAGTAAGTTTGTGATGAATTATGATGAGGATATGATAGTTGAGTGTATGAAGAGGTTGAACAATAAGATTGGTATGTGGAGTAATGTTGTTCGTGATAAGAAGGTTGGTAAGTGTTCGTCAAAGATGTTGGATAAGGTTAAGGAGAATGGGCTTTTATATTGGTTTGTATGTTGATTTCAAGTGGGTAGATGAGTTGGAGTTTATTTTGTTGGAGACGGTGTAGGTTATTCAAGGTTTTTTTATACTTTTTTCTAAGTATAAAAATTATCAGCTCGATCGTCTGTATTTATTCATAACTATAGCCAAAGCTATTCCTGATAAACTTACTATAGTACTTATGGCTACAAATATATACCATTTATTAATTGTTCTATCTATATCAATTATACCATCATCCACTAATTGTTGTCTACGCCTATTATAAGTTATAACACCCATTATACCTATTGTTATAGAAGTTACAAACAACAATATCAATGAGAGTAAAGCTACATAGTTTTTCAATATATTTCCGTTATTTTCAAAATAAACTAAAATAGCAATACTTATTGTCATGCCTACTAACATTTGTCTCATTTGACCTATTAAGTTACTTTCTAATTCAGTTTCGGCTTTTATACGTATTGGGTCTTGTACTGATTTAACACTCATTTATTTTAAATGAATATTAAAAAGATAAAATATATAAAAATGTTACTAACGAACAAAACTTTTCAGAAATATAATGGTAGAACAGGAGTACTTATTGGAACAACATGGTGTATTGCTACAATTGCGTTTATTTGTTATTTAGCAGATATTAATAAGGATTTTTTAATGTTTGGTCCTAATGATAAAATATTGTTTATTGGAATTAAAGTAAATACATGGGGGAAATGGTCTGGATTGATGGTATATTCTACATTTTCACAAATAGTAGCTAGTATTATATCTAGCACTGTAGAACCTTTTATAACTAATGTTATAAGAGATCATAAAACGGTATGGGATCTTAAGTATTATTATGAATCGCAAAGTGTTGTATTATTGTATTATACATATGGATGGATAACAGGTATATTAGATATATTCGTATATTTAACGTGTCAAATACAATTTTGGGTACCAGCTTTTATAGCTGATTACCAGTTGGTTTCTAAAAAGGTTACTAAATCATTGGAAACTACAGAATTGATATAAGTTTTTATACTTTTTAGTATAAAAATCGTTATTTACATGGGTTTGTTAAACATCTTGGAGACTGCCTTAGAGAATACATAGTTGTTCCATCTGTCTTGTTCAATACACCAAGTGCCTAAGCCTGGAGCGTTGTTCTCGAGTATACCATTGCAGAATTGAGTGTAATCCCAGCAGTTGAACTGTTCGGCGGCTTGGGTTGAGGCGGGAACTAATGGTATAACCTTTACAGGTTGTGTTTTCGCAGGGAGGTTTTGAATTTTTTCGTTAATTCTTAGGAGTGCATATTCCCAAGCTCTGACAGGTTGTAAGTTACATATGTGTTGCCACGCATTATCTTCATCTTTCCATTTTTGGAGATCTGATGTTACATCACTCCAATCTACTAAGTAGGCGTCTGTTACCTGGGAAGGACCATTGTTGTAGAATTGGATCATGACATAGTCGCAAAGATGCATATAAGGCATGTAATCATTAAGAGATCTGTCATCAGCTTCTGGTGCGCAACTAATTTTATATGTATATCCTTGGGAAGATGTTTCTTTGAGCATGTGAAGGACATTGGTCCAGATTTCTGGGAGTTGTCTAAACGCTGCTCTGGATTCTCCTTCAAAGTCTAAATCAACACCTGTGAATATTCCACCGTATTCTTGGGTGAGGGATATGATACCATTGTATATTTGCGCGTAAGTTGGGTAGCCTGCTGTTGCGGTTGGTGGGATTTCTCTTGCGGGGTCATTTTCAACGAATGTTCCTGGTTGGAAAGTGGCGCCGCCGATGGATATGAAGATGTGTTTTTGTCTACCGAATGGGTCTGGTTTCGCTAGCCACTGCTTTGCGTCGGTCATGAGGGCAGTTTTACCCCCTTCCCAGCTTGCGTATTTTCCTTGGATGACTAAGCTGAATTTGGCGTTTTTGTCAAATTCAACGAAATTTAGAACGACGATGTTGTATATGTCTGGGAATGTATTAAAACCTCCTTCACCTGGTCCGGCGGCGGCTTCGGAGTTTCCGAAGTATCCGAATACGTCTGGAAAGTCGCTTGTCATTGTTCTAACTGGGTGGTTAGTTTGGTTGCATTGGGTTGGGCGTGGTGGAGGAGGTGGTGGGGGAGGTCTTGGGGTTGCTTTGCCGTTAACGCACCAGATGGCGTTATCTCCACAGGCTTCGCATTCTGTTTTACCTTTTACGCAGTAGGATGCGGCTTTGGGGTCAATACACATGTCGCATTTGTAGAAGGAGCAGCCACCTTTTGGTACGGAGGCGCATTTAACGGCTGGTGGGTCGGCATTGGATTTTAAAGTTCTAGCTTTTTTGGATGATTTTCCTTTTACAAGTTTAACTTTAAATTTATCTTTATTCATGAAACAGCATACTGTAATTACAACTACTAAGACGAAGAGTAGGATAGCAATTATGAGTAATGGATTTTTGAATATCTGCATTTTATTATATAAAACACAAAAAATAATATAAAGAAAAACATTATAAACACAAAATGAGTACTGATTTTCAAGTTGACCGAGAAATAGATAAAATTGTCGATAAATTGTCTGTTGATCTTAAGACAAAGTTGAAGAAGATTGTTATTCGTAGTGAGAAGATGATGATAAAGCAATACATTGCTTCTCAAAAGGATACAACGAGATCTAGGGTTGGCTCTCCACCTAAGGGGCGGCCCTCAAGTCGTCGAGGAGATGAGAAGGTTGCTCCTGAATCTTCTGGTCGTATTCGTAAGAAGGCAGGAGTTGTTGATGAGTCATCGTCGTCGGATAGTGATTAGCTAGATGGTCTAAAAGGAACGATTGTATAATAAAAATGAGTGCTAGTGAATCTAAAAAAATCGTTCTAAAGAAACTAACTAAGTTGGGGACTACATGGCATCCTGATTCTACTTGTGTGTTTAAGGCACCTGGAACTTCTAAGAAAGATAGGGTAGTTATTGGTAGATGGGTAGACGATGAGTTTATTTCTCTTGATGAAGATGCTCTAACTTTGTGTGAAGAATGGGATTTTAAGCCTGACGAGTCTTTGCTAGCGGATACTAGTGAGGAGGAACAATCTGAGGGTGGTGAGGCTGAAGAAGAGGCTCCTCCTGAGGAGGATGAACAAGAAGAGGTAGCTCAAGAGGAAGAAAAGGAAGATGAATCTCCTGTTGAAGAGGTTGTTGCTGAGCCGGTTCAGGTTGAGAAGGTTATTCCTAAGTCTAAGAATATGAGTGGTTCTACTTCAGTTAAAAGGGTTGAGACCCTAACGAGTGAGCTAACAAAGAATGTTATGGAAATTGTGAATGACTTACAGAGTCAGATTGATAGTTTGACTGTTGAGTTGGGTAATAAGACTAAGGAGTGTGATGATCTTCAGGATAAGTATAATGCCATTAATCAGAAGTTTGTGGCTATGAAGAGTTTGTTTAACTAATTATTTTTTTCTTTGCCGGAAAAGGTTTAAAAGATGTATAAAATAATTAGAAATGTTTCCGGTAATTTTTGATTCCAAGAGTGAATTTGTGACAAAGACTTCTAATAAAATTAGGATAGATGATATAAATTGTTATCATACTGAGCGTAAGTTTATAAAGTGTATGAAAAATACTGGAGATGATTTGAAAAAGTGTGTTGAGTTGTTAAATATGTGGAATACATGTATGAATAAATATTATAATGTTAGTTAATTATATTATGTTTAAAGACAAATTACCTACAATTAATCAGAAATGAACCCAGTTTATAGTGTGTTGTATATTCAGACTGATAATCCGGAATGTTCGGAGGTTTTGGGTATTTTTAGGGATAGGGAGAAGGCGATAGATGAGTTGCTGGAGAGGGCGAATTATAGGGAGAAGGATGGTGTGTTGACACAGTATATGAAGCCTACGAAGGAATATGATTCTTTTGCGAAGTTGAGGGAGATGGTTAGTAAGACTATGGAGTTGAAGGATGTAGATATATATCGTATAGAAAAAATTCATTTGGTGGAATAATATGTTTAGTAAAATAAATAGTCACATGCGTATTATTTATTTTATGTGTGTTGTAATAAGTTGTTTTAGGTATGGAACGGTTAGTCGTCGTAATTTTAAGGCGCGTTACAATCTTAAGGGGTTTGTGGAAGACCACCATATTATTCCTAAACAATTGAGAAAACATTATATTTTACTGGATAATGGTTACGATGTTGCTGAAAGTTATAATATTATGATGATGCCTAGTGAGAGGGGTAAGAATGTTTTGAATACAAAGCGTTTGGTTCATAGTGGTGGTCATAACAAATATAATGAGTATGTGAAGGAACAATTATCGAAAGTAAAATCTGTTGAGCAACTACATGATCTTGTTAGGCATCTCAAAAGAAATATGAGAGGTAATCCAGATGATATACCATGGAGATAGATATAATATTGTTTGTTGTATTATATCTGATAGATAATATATATTTAGATCGCGAGGGTAGTGTGAATAATTTGGGTGGTATTTGCTGGTTGTCCGGTAAGTTTCGAAATAGTTTGGTTATCGAGAGGGATACCACCAGACGATGCGTGGGTGTTGCCACTATTTTCGAGTAGGAATGCTGCCATTTCTTTAGCAGTTTCATTATCAGCTCCAGCAATAACGTTGATGGCACCTGTTTGTAGGACTTCGTTTGGTTTAGCAGAAGTTTGGAACCAGCCGGTATTAGTCTTAGCGATTGGAAGATCACCACGAATCATATCACCTTGGGAACGTAGTCTATTATTTCTGTTCGAGATGATGTATCTGTCGTAGACGATGGGTTCACCTTCTTGACCGGCGCATAGGCACGATGGGTCGACGGAGGAGTCAACTTTGGCGGCGGCAGAAACTTGTTGAGCCGACAATGGCATGTTCATATTACCAACTGGAAGATATGGTTCGACAACATCATTATTTTTAACAAATTTCGATTGTATCATACCATTAGGGGCAATTGCTGATTTAGACGGAACACTTGATGGCATAGCAGACCTCATGGCTGCCATAGCATTTGGATGATTTTTACCACCATTAAATCCTTCATTAACATTTTGACCGTAAGTTACCTTATTCCAGTTACCATTATGGTAATTAGAGTTCATAATTGGTGGAGCAGCATATGGTGGTAACGATGTTTTAGCATCACCACATTGTTGTTTGGGATGGTAGTTTTCTCTGGCCATTTTAGCGAATTGAAATGGTTCCTTTGCGGCTAATGGATGCTTAGGAACGGCTAGGTTTTCATGTGCTGGGAGATTATATCTGATGTCAGGACCGTAAGATTCAGAAAACATTCTTGGGGAAAGTTGGGATTGGAAATTTGGTACCGAAAAGAATTCGCCTCGGGCAGCAGCTTCTTCATTACACGCCATAACTTTTTCAGTTCGGACCGTGAATTGTGGCATACCACCAGCGCTACCAGCAAAATTCTCTACAAAGTTCTCTTTCTTATCGTAATTACAAATAACTACAACACTTGCTACTAGTGCGGCAAGGGTACATACAAATTTAGTATCGATCATGTTTTATTTATAGTCAGAAAAGAAAATTTTTAATTATTTTCAATAACTTGGATTATATCCTTGTACTTCTTAAGATATTTAGAAAAATCCTCACAATTACCTTCTTGATCTGAACCGTGTAATTCATTGATATTTTGTGTATAAAGTTGTAAGCTAAGTGTTCTAAGTGTTTTATAATTTGCGGAGTTACATATCATATTAAATGAGTTTGTTGTAAGTAATTTATTGAATATGTTTCTATAATATTCTTTTTCTTCGGTTGTTAGTTGATATGAACCACCATTATTTAGTACTGATTCAATAATTTCTTTATAATCATTAAGGTTAGTAAATTCTTGGTTATTTTCTCTGAGTAATTGTAATATACTTTCTGGTTCCAAGAAGGTTTCTTCTGTGTATTTTGCTAATTCAAGAGTTGAGAAGTTATCACTTATTTCATATTTTATTGGTGTATTCTTGAGACTATTTATTTTTTCCTGATAGACTTTTTTGAGGAATCTCATGGTACTTTCAAATATTTTTTCATATTTTGTATTATCAATGTTAAGATAATCTATAAAATACAACATATTTTCCCTGTTTGATACTAGATTATCTTCTAGACTTTGAATAGCATAATATAAACAGAATATGTTGGATGGAAGTGGTAAAGAACACCTTTTTAGTCGTGAATATACATTTACGTATGTTTGTAGTTGTTCTTCAGGAGTTGAGGATAATATAAATTCAAATACTTGACGACTATTAGATTTTTCCATTATGTTATGTATTTTATCTTTAGGTTTTCCTACTGATTTAGATATATTTTTATAGTTTTTTAGTTTATATATGTACCTGATTAAATCCAATGGTGTGAGCTGTTCTAATTCATATTTATTATCTGATATAAGACTAGTATATCTCTTGGCTTTTGTTGTAAAAGAACGGAGTTCTTGGGCACTTGTAAACTTATTTTTTCTATATTGAGTATTAGTGATAAAATTCACCAGATAAAGTAAGTAGTGAAAATCATTACTGTTTAATCTTTGTGAATTTCTGATGCTATCTACAGAAGTTATTAGTATACTTAATACATCTTGTATTGAACTAACAGAAAACATGTTTATAAAACCATGATGTTGTCCCTCATGTATAACATGAGATTTTCCATAATCAATGATTACAGGTATAATTTTTGTCTTAACTCTCAGTGTATTTTGGTCATCCAATACATAATCAAATTGTTGTATTTCTTCTGTTCGTTGTAATATAATATTCCATGGAGTCAAGTCCCAATGAATAAATCCACAATGGTTTTGCGCTACTTGAATAGCTAGAGCTATTTGTATTAAAATTAACAGGAATTCTTCGAAGTTAAAATGATCTTTGTTTTGAATATAACTATGTAAAGATTCCCCGTGAATATACTCATTTATCACGTTGTATGTATTATCTTTCTTGTATATTCCAAACGTATATATAAAGTTTGGTATATACTTGGTTAATTCATTGATACAGTTTATACCTATAAAAGCTTCATGTATATGTTCTTTGATTTTTTCTTTGTTAGTTGTTGATTTTACAGCAAATGGAAATCCAGCAAGCATATATCCGTCAATAGAACTAAGTTTATTGTTGAAAATATGTGTAGTTTTTTGGGCAAAATCTTCAAAGTAAGTATCGCTAGAAAGAATCATGTTAACAATCCATTGAACTCCTCTGAAAAGACCATAGCATCTTGAGCTTATAGGAATAAAATTAATATCATTTATGGTTTTCTCAGTTTCTGGATATTCTGTTGTTAATGAGTTTAGTTCATAATTAATCTGTGTTTCCAATACATTAGGTACATTATATACATATACACCAATTTCATTCTTGATATCTACTATTGTTTTTTGCATATAGTCTAAAATACCATCAAATTGTAAGTATTTATTGAAAAATTGTTGGGCGTTTTTAACAATTTCTTGACACCTACCATCGTTTTTCCTACACCATTTGATTTGATCAATAAGATTTGATAGATCTTCCTTAACCGGAACGTAATGGGTATATGGCTTGAGCATATCCCTATACCATATTTTCCATGGAGAATCAACTAAAAGAATAACAGAACCCATATTAAGTTCCAATGATAGACGGAATGCCGATACGTTTCCATCTACATTAACTATATACTTATAGTTAGATTGTTCGATAGGAGTTAGTTTATCAACTAACCCAAAGGGTAGCGTATTAATGTCTATGGTTTGTAAGTATTGCTCTCCCTGTATTTTACGAGGACGAAGTTGCCATTTAGTAATACCTGCGTTAAGATATGGAATGCCTTCTTCGTCGGGAGGAGTTGTGTAAGACAGGTATGATAATTTAAGACGCATGTTTGTTTCTATAGTGACGCCACAACCGGTGCTAGCACCTCTAAATACAGCAGTTGGTATTTTTGTATCCCAATCTTTGTTAAAATCTTCGTTGTAGTCTCTACAAGAGTCTGGGAACCATATGTTGTTAAGTGTTTGGACTCTTGTCCAGTCTTCCCAAGTGGGTATGGCGATGTCTGCGTATCTGTCAGCGGTTGCCATTGATAGGATGGGAATGTATTTTTGGTAGTTATGTGAAATGAGTGGAATATTTGTTCCATCCCATATGTTGTTATATGGTTCGGTCCCATCTCTCGTGATAACAGGAAAATCTCTACGATTAATGAATAGTTCTATATCAGGTACCTTACGATTCGCGCAGAGTGTTTCTAGCATATTCTTGACATTTCCAACATTAGAATCTCCCTCTGTTGGGAAAAATTTACCAGTTTGGTTATCTTTTGATAAATCACTCCTAATTAAGCAGTTATTTCCATACCATTCTTCTATGATTTGATTAACAGTGTATGGTCTAAACTTATACCCTCCCTGTTCCGCTACAAATTTTAAGAAGTCATTGATGTTAGAGTATTTAGATGGATCAACTTTCATTCTGGCAGCCCATTCATTATTAAAATGAACCTTGGAAAAAGGTAGAAATACTCTAAGATTGTTATTTACAATTTTAACGAAGATACCCTTCTTAAACTTATGAAAAATGTATCTAAATGTATTAATAACAGCTGTAGCTTTAACATCTTTATATTTGGACCATTCAGGAAACTTTTGTTCCTTAAATAAGTTATTATTTAGGGAAATATTTGGAATACATAGGTTTCCATTTGTTTCATCCCTGTATGTTTGGAACTGTTCTTCATCTCCAGCAGTAAAGTTGTTTTGAGTGAAGTGTTTGTATCTTGGGTTAGTGTTCATAACTCCTTCATAATTTTTGGATTCAGCTAGGCATTCCTGCTGTGAATTATAGAAGTCAGGTTTGTTTTGGAATTCTGCTGTGGTTATTGTCATTTTATATGGTACTTATATTTTTTAATATATATTTATATTAAAATCAATTCTATAATCAGCTTTGCGAATTTTTCAGTTTACTTAGTTTGAGTTTTGTATGTTCAACTGTTTCACCTCGTTGAGCTTCTTGTAATTTTTGATACGCATAATCAACGTCTTCAATACCAAGGGTTCTGAATAGGTTAATGACGTCTTCTTCTTTATCTTTCTTTTTCTTGATCAGATGTTTGGCTTTATGTTCCACAACTATAGCCTGACCATTGTATTTGACTCCAGTTTGCTCTTTGGATTCTAAATAGGAGGCTATGTTTGATTCTAGCTCTTTAACTCTAGTTCTAAGTTTTCTGTTACGCATGTTGTTGCGTTTGATTTCTTCATTAAGCATGTTAAGTTCATCTACATATCCTTTAATAGACATTTTATTTGAAGAATTAGACCCTTTAAATTTAAAGTTTTTCTTATATTAATATAAAGATGTCATATTCAATTATTCGTTGGGATGTTTTATCAAGCGATAACATTAATAAAGCACCAGCTATTTACGTTAAACCAGATCTTGCTTTTATGGAGTTTGTAAGAGCCAATAACTTTTCTATTATGTGTCAAATAGATGGTACAGATGGACCCTATGATGGAAAACTATGCGTAGGGATTGTGAACAAGAGTTCTCAAGTTCCAAATTGTCGCCCTAATTTCTTTGCTCAAACAGGTGATTTTATTATTACTCTTAACCTAGAGTGGATGGGTTATCCATCACCAAATAAACTTGGCAATGTCACAATATATGGTCATACTATGCCATCGCAACCTGAAAGTAATTACAGAGCTAAGCATGTAAAAAAGCCACTGCCACCCTCCAAACCGTCAATTCCACGACCCCCACCAATTAAGAAACCTAGAGAAGGTCCCAATGGAAGTCCTGCAGGTGCGGGAACAATTTCTCCAGAATTTGAAAATATATTAAATAAAAAGAAATAATCATCTCTTAACAAGTTGAAAATCAGCACTAACAAACTTTTTATGTAAAAAATATTCAAATAAAATCTTAGAATGCTTTGTAAGTGATATATTTCCATTTTTAATGTATTCATCTAAACAATCAATCTTTACCCAACCAATGCCAGTAACATCGTTTTCTGGATGTTCTTGTAAAGATACTGGGCATTCAGGTTGTTCTATGTAGAAATATGTAGCATGGTTATTTATAAATAATATTTTATTACAATTAGAAATAGGTATGTTTAACCCAGTTTCTTCCCATACTTCTCTTCTGGCGCAATTTTTGGTATTTTCATTATATTTTTTGGTTCCTTTTGGTGATCCCCATAAATTACCGTTAGATTGTACTAAAAGAACTTTTTCTGACTTAGGATCGTATATGAATATACCAGCCTTGCGTTTATTTGTAAAAGAATAGGTTTTGTGTTGTATATTTTGTTTAATCTGTATTGTACAACATTTTTTATCACATAAAATTGTTTCCATAGAAGTTTATATATTATATAATATAAACTTCTTAAATATCCACATCCTTTTCAATAGATAAATGATGAACATTCAATGAACCTATCCTACCTATTCTTTCGGCTCTACCAATGATTTGAGTCTGTGTGGAACTTAACATATCATGATATAGAATAATATCTGTTGTTTCTTGTAAATTTAAACCTGCGCTATTACAGTTAGAGTTCAGAAAAATTACCTTGATATCTCCTTCTTTGTAATCATTTAATATAGCTTGTTTAGTATTGTGATTACCTTTTAGCATGACAAAACTAATCTTGTTCTCCTTAAGTATATTATAAATAGGCTTAAATGTCTCATCGTAAGCAGAATAAATCAAAAATTTACCTTCAGGTTTCGCAGTTATGATATCAATAATCATCTCTAGTTTAGTCTTCTTTCTCTCCTTTGTGATTTGGTTTGAATCATTACTGTCATTACTCTTAACATAAATTAAATTTTTAGGATTTATCTTTATACGACAAGTTGGGCATGTATCATGTTTCTTTAACCATTCAAATAAACAATCGCCACAAAATAAGTTCTGACATGACGGCTCTAAGACTGGTTTATTAATTTTATTCATACATATAATACATGAACCTTGGAGCATCTTTTGGAACCGTCCTTCCAAGTCCCTAATCTGTCTTTCTACATGTTCTTTCTTAATTTCTAAATTACTTATTTTTTCCTTACCTGTATCCTCTGATACAGCTTCTAACTCCATTGATTGTCTAATATCACTAATTTTCTTACTAATACTCTTAACCTCATATACCTTTTTTGTTTTAACTAAATCAACTATATTATCCGTTTTAGACCCTCCTAGATAATTAATAACTCCCTCTATGTTACCTGCTTCAAGCATTCTAGAAATATCAGGTTTGACAAGTCCATCTAGGGTGTTTACAATTGGCTGAAAACATTTATGGTAATGGTGGTTTGTTGTAGGCATTTCAAATGAAAGTTTTACAAAACTCATATCATTCTTAATAGTTATATCATCAAATTGACCAACACATTCACATTCGTTTTCACCAATTATAGTTTTAATCATACTATTCCTACAACCAGAATGTTTCGTAATAATACTATTGGGAGTTGCTGTGACAAACCATATAAAACCTGCCTGTATTTCTTTCATGCTGGTGACTCTTGTATGACCGGGTTCATCAAATATAAACCTTTTCCAAGCATGTCCTCTGTAAGACATTATCAGATTATTATACATTGATGTAGTAACAAGGACAACGTCAAAATCTTCAACGTTGACATATTCTACCTCCCGTTTGTTTGTGATAAGTGTAAAACGTAGGTCGGTATTGTTTAGTTCTTGCTCCCATTGTCCTATAATTGATGATGAAACAAGAATTAGTGTCGTAGGGATGCGTTCATAACGTTTTATAGTTCTAGTCTTAATCAAACCACCAGACTCTACATTTATAATCTCATTGACAAAAGGTAAATCTGTATCCCATTCCATCTTATCTCTAATAATCAATCCAAGCATAGCATAAGTCTTTCCAAAGCCTGTAGGGTCTCCATTAACTCCTAAGCGTGTTTCCTTAATATAAGAAGAATTATAAATCAATTGTTCTTGCTCTAAACGTTCCATTTTGTATATACTTGCTAACTGATGCTTAAAAAGTTTTACTTTTATTCCCAGCGGTTGAACTGCCAAAGGAATATTATCATAACTCAAACTCATTTTATTAATTATAAATCTAATTAATAAACCTTATTTTAAACTTGGGCTCCACCCCTACGGGACTTAACGAGACCAAGGAGCAGGTTTTTCAAACCGTTCTTGACCCATAGCTAATACTTGTTTTGACATATTAGACTTCTCTGTGTTAATTGATTCACGGTAATTACGCGCGCTAGCCAACTCTGGAACAGTTCCACGACCATCAAAACCACCAGCTTGAATCTTTGGTATTAAGAAGGCCTCCCGACCATTATTAGCAGTAGTATCACCTCTGGAAATAGTGTTAGTTGCATAACTACCAGTAGGAATATTACGTTCTAACTCTCTGTCATTGTGTTCCATACGTTGATAATTTTGCGCTGTAGACGTGTTAGTTGTAGTATAGTATTCTGGTAAATTCCTTGTTAGAATCATGTCGTCATGAACATAATTGTTCTGTTCAACACCACTTAATGGAGCATTTCTTGTAATATTTATTGATTCTTTGATAGGCATATTAATCTCTGATAAGTCCATAATTTCTGTGATAGATGTAGCATTAGAGTTATTTGATGATACGTTTGTGAAAGTTTCCTTTACACTTATATCTTGTATATATGAATTCATATCAATATTATTATTATCATTAACAAAATTTCTGGAATCACCAACATTCGCATTTGCAACAGCATGTAAAGGATCATCATGAAGTTCTTTTACAGGAACTCCAACATGTTGTTGGGTAATATTCATAGTTCTGGTACCAGATGAAGCAGAGTTATTAATACTACTCTGGATATGGTATTTAGTTTCAATGGGTCTTTCCATAGGTTTTTCTAACTTGTAAACAGCTGTTGGACGAACATTAGTCTTAATTGTCTTTTGAATCTCTTTGCTTTGTTCTGCTGTAGGCAAAACTCTAATAGATTTAGAATAATCAACCATTCCTGGCTGGGTAAACGCATTTGTCCACGCACGAGGTTGACGAGACAAAGGCATGAGATCTTCCGCTCTACGAACTGGTGGTCGGAACGCACCTTCGTTCATAGCCTTATAAGGTAAGGTTGCTTGAGTATTTCCTGTAGTAATGTTTGTAAAATTCTGACTTAAACCAGCTAAACTTCCAGATGATCCACCACGTCCATTATTACTGTAAGATACACTAACCATAGGATTTACACCTCTGGCATAAACATTGATAGCCTCACACGCTCTATTACCACTGTCTTCAGTCATTTGTGTAATATCACTTGTTTGTCCTACCTTATCAATGCGTCTTGTAGTAACGGACTTGGGGGGATCTCTTAGAATATTCATATTACTTCCCCATGTTTCCACGGAAGGAAGTGTTGCGCGACCATAATTAGTAAGTCCTGAGTAAGATAAACCACCTGCTGACATTTATTTATTACTATACTTTTTTTATTTTATACTCATTTAATAAATAATATGTCCATCAAACAAGTAGCAGAAGAAAAAATATGTACACAACTTAGTATTGAACCACCTAAAGAACATACAGAGAAAATTAAACAAGCTATACTATCTGGAGATCATAGTAAAGCAACAAAACTTAGAGCTGCTTTTTTTAGGACCAAACAGTGGAATCCTACCGATACGCTTAACGTAGTTTTTGATAATTTAAATCCGGTAATTGGAACAAATATAATAATAACACCGCGAAGTAATATGGATACCACAAATGGCCCTATAGATCCATTACAAACAAAATTTTTAGAAGAAGGTAACAGTATAAATATACCAGAAGCTATTGAACAAATAGTTCAAGAACGTCTCGCTCCTTTAGTTGGTGTTAAAATTAAATTCCGTGAAAATCCTACCGATCCTGGTAATTCTCCTCTTAGAAAATGGGATGGAGAATACCATGAAAATGAAATTGTAATATCGTTTATAATTGACAAAGGGGCATGTTCTTATGTAGGAAACGATATAAATAACGAAGATACTCCAAGACCAACAATGAATCTTGGTTGGTTTGATGTATCAACTGTCATACATGAATTTTGTCATGTTTTAGGTATGGTCCATGAACACCAAAATCCTTATGGAGTAAAAATTGATTGGAATTTACCAAAATTATATCAATGGACAGAAGATACACAACAATGGGATAAAGAAGAAACCAACACACAAATAGTAGATAAATATAACCAAAGTGATATTAATGGTTCTTCATTTGATCCATGTTCAGTAATGTTATATTTTTACCCTGCTGATTTAACTAACAACGATGTTGGAACTAATCAAAATTTAAGATTATCACCTGTTGATATGACATGGTTAGCCCAACAATATCCAGGAGGTGACTTTAATGGGCATAATTCAGTAGAAGAATTTTACCTTAGTATATATTCTGATGAAAACTCTGATAGTTTTGATGATAAAATGCTTAAGTGTAAAAATATGGCAACAAAATTTGGCGATCCACAACCTATAGAACAAAATACCCCCCCAGTTGGATTTTTTAACAGAACAAATAGTATTATTGGTATATTACTTATATTACTTGTATTAATTATAACAGTGTTACTTTTCAAATAATTTTTATAATACTTATAATAAAAAATGCCGACCCAACGTAATAAACTTCGAACACCACTCAAAGAAGATGAATTTTACTGTGTAGCTTGTAATAGAAGATGTAAGTCTAGTAAAGAAGATATGTGTGTAATCAAATTTAGAAACGGCTCTCACGCACTATACGGATACTGTAAACCTTGTAATTGTGATACTTATAAATTGATCAAAGACAGTAAAGTTAACAGTCTCACCAAAAAATATGGTAAATGTTAATAGTTTCACTATAAAACTTTTGAAAATGAGTTTTAATTCTTCTTTTATGAATTAAAACAGATTTGCCATGAACATCTTCTTTCTCCATATGATACCAAGTATTTGCGCTCAATTACACTGCGATAAACATGTCGTAAAAATGATTCTTGAGACTTGCCAAATGCTTTGTTCGGCTTGGCATATTACCGACCCAGAACATAAAATATATAAACCATGCTACAAATTAGCTCACAAAAACCACCCCTGTTCCATATGGGTAAGAAGCTCTGTAAATAACTACAAATGGCTCTGCGAACTCGGATTGGAGTTGTGTAAAGAATACACATATAGATACGGTAAAACACACAAAAGCGAAGAATACATAAAAGATTTGGTTCTAAATATCCCACCGATACCAGATATAGGTTTTACTCTTCCCGCTCAAGCGATGCCTGATATGTATAAAGATAAAGACGCCATCTCAGCATACCATCATTACTATTTCTTTGAGAAAGAAAGAATGCATAGTTGGAAAGGTAAGATTGCTGGTCGTGATGTCCCAGAGTTTATTACAGAGTTCAAAAACATGTTTGAGTAAGTCTAAATTATAGTTTTCTAAGGAAAAACTTAGACTTGTAAAAATCAAATGGCAAATGTTTTAAACTTATTCGTAATTTTGCATATTGTAGCAACCTTTTTGACTCTGATTTTGAAGAATAAACGCTCATCACGGATAGTATCTCATGACACGTGCGCCATTTTTTGTACTTGTCATTTCTAGTAGGAATACTACGACCATCATAAGCATATATAATATCAATCAACTCATATGGTAAATTATACATTTAATTTATCATAAATAAACCTTTATTTTGATAATTCTATGAAAATAGAACCCATACCACCAACAACTTTTTCAGGTGGAACAGAATTCCTACTGTCGTAATACTTATCCATCAAGTAATCATAGTTTTTATCAAGATCTTTTTGTCTTACTTCCTTGGGAACAGGATATAGCACAGCCATGATTAACCTACCAGTTTTAGTTAAAATACCACTTGTACATTTACCATTCTTACACTTTACCGATCGAACTTCCTCAGGAATTTTCTTAGGATTTTTACATGGGTCCTTAATTGTTATAACATTATAATTTTTTCCATGATAATTATACTTTTCTACTCGCACATTAGGGGTTCCATTATCTTCTCTCATTAAATCGGCACAACACGGATCACAACAACGATAATATTTACCCCAGACCTCATTTCCTTTCATATCTTTGAGTTTAATGTAATCATAGTTCTTATATTTGATATCAGGTGGGATAGGTTCAACTATAGCACCGCTAACACCGCAATACATCTGGTTATATTGGTCAAATTCTTCTTGGGATAAATGTCGACCAGCCTTAGGATGTCCCTTAGGATGTTTGTATTCTGTTAAATATTTGAACCATGCGAAACCAGCAGAGTTACGCTCACTCTCTGGGAATATCTCAGGAAACATGTCATTTCTCAATGTATCAAACATTTTTAGTTTTTCATCAAGTGTAAATAACTCTGGAGAACACGAATTTCTTGACATGATAAATAGTATTACAGAGAAAATAACTAAAATTAGTATAATAGATTTGTAGTTATCTTGTAAGAATTTTAACATTTTATTAATATAGCAGAAAATAATAAATGTCTAGAAGGTGGAGTCTAAAATATAAACGTAGTATTAATTGCCGTAGACCCAGAGGATTTTCACAAAAACAGTATTGTAAGTATGGGAGAGGTTCTAGGAAACCATCTCGTAAAAAATCTAAAAGACGTGTAAAGTCAAGACGTTATTCAAGAAGTAAAAAACGTTCTAAACCAAAGAAAATATCTAAATCTCCTAAGAAGTCTAGGAAGAAGTCTAGGAAGAAGTCTAGGAAGAAGTCTAGGAAGAAGTCTAGGAACAAACATCATACCAAGAAAAAACGTAAAACATACTTTAAAAACTATGATTTGTATTCTGATGCCAACCCAAAAGATACTATAAGAATTAAGTATGATACTGTAGAAAATACAAGAAAAACCATAAGAAAACTGGAATCTCTAAGGAAAAATAAAAGGTATACTCACGCACGTATAGTTCAAGTTGCTAATGTAATGACACAACGTTTAAGAGTAATATACGATAAAACAGGAAAGGCCAAAACAAGATACGACATGTCTAAACGTTATTTTGAAAAACTAAAGAAAATCAGCAAAAAGTCCCGTAAAAAATAGTTATTCTATGTAATACTACTAATGGTATTACATATTCAAAGCAACAGATATCACTTTAACAGTAGATTTATCTTTCTTTTTAGAACCAGCTAACTTAACACATAATTGTATGGCTGTATTATCAGTTTCCTCAGGAAGTTTTTCAAAATTATCATGATGAATTACATTAATATCTTTTGTTAAAGCATAACGAAACTCTGTAAGAGTCTCGTTAGAAGATAAATCAGTTAAGAAAAAGTCTACGGTTCCAAAACCATTTACAACAATATCCATGGACTTTAGAGTATGTTTAACTGATTCCAAATAAGGACAAGTCAAAACTTTTGTCATTTCACTAGAAATTTCTACATCACCACTCCAAATAAAAGTACTTGGCCCTTGCGGACCTTGTTCCCCTTGCGGACCTTGTTCCCCTTGCGGACCTTGTTCCCCTTGCGGTCCTTGTTCCCCTTGCGGTCCTTGTTCTCCTTGCGGACCTTGTTCCCTTATAGTTGTTACAACTTCATCTACAAAAGGAGTAGTAGGTGGAGTAGGAGGTATTTGTGGGGTAAGTGTTCTTTCTGTCAAATTTACAGAACGATTAATTACAGATTGTGAATTTACAGTAGTATTAACTACTGGATTATTAGGTCTGGTAATATACATAACAGGGCGACTCATTGAAAATGACATATTTTATTTTGAATATAACTAATATTTAGATAGTAATTACAATGTAAGATTCTAACTTAAAACAATAATCAATTTAACAATAAAATGCAAAAATTAAACCAAAGTCAACTATTGCATATTGGTACTGAAGTAATTATATTAGGTATCGCAGGTTTTTATTTGAATAAAAAACATAAAAAAATCATGTCTAATATAGATAGTCTTAATCAGAAGATCCAAGAACAAGATGATTTATTAAACAAACATGAGGAAGTAATAGTAAAGTTGGTTGAACTAGTTAATGAACTTAAAACTTCAGTAGAAAAACTTGAAGAATTACAATTAAGGGAACAATATATGCCCCAAGGTATGCCACAAGGTATGCCACAAGGTATGCCACAAGGTATGCCACAAGGTATGTCCCAAGGTATGCCACAAGGTATGCCACAAAGTATGCCACAAAGTATGATGAATGAAAAACAATCACCTTCATCAGTCCCCAAGCAGCCAAAAGTGACTTTCAAAGATACTCAAGTCAAGGTTCAACCACCAATTGTTAAAATTCATACATCTCCACCTCCAAGTGCTCCACCAAAAGCACCAGAACCTAAGAAAACCACAGAAAGCATACTAAAACAACAAGCTGAAGAAGATTTAGATAAAGAATTACAAGAAGAGTTAGAAGAACTTAATATTTCAATTCAAAATAATCAAGATGTTGAGGATGTTGAGGATGTTGAGGATGTTGATCTTAATCAACATTTAAAAAAAAATTAGATAATATACAACAAGAATGGCCAGTAAACTCACAGAATTTACGGGGAATTGTGATGGAAATTCCAATAAATATGAACATGTTCCAATTCCCATTAGTAGAAACAGTAATTTCTATGGACACTATAACACCAGAAAATGTACTAGACGAAATTTTGTTCCCAAAAGACATGTTGGGAATATTAAACCAGAAGTTTGGACAGAAACCTACAGAGAACATATCGCCGATATCTATAGAATTGTTAGACGAGTAATTGAACAAAAGTTTCCAGATATCAAAATTAACTGGGAAAATCCAAGGAATAAAGATAATCTAGTAAAACTACTGTTCTATTCATCTTCAAAGCATATTCCAGACTATATGGTAGAAGAATATGATAAAGATGATTCTGACGAAGATTATGATGATTATTAAGTTTATATATAAAGTTTAAGAAAATACAGTTATATCATAAAGATGGGAAAAGCCTCTAAGGAGCTAAATGAAAACCGAAATGAGGCTTTTATCGAACTTAATCAAGATTATCATGAACATGATGATAATTCGGTAGAAGAAGATGACTATTCTTTGGAAAAGGATTTTTATGAAAAAGTAGAAACGTGTGCTCTTCAAATTCATGGAGAAATAATGGAATATGTAGATAATGAAGGAATACATATGTGTGAATTCTTAGATTTAGTTAATACCCAAAATTATGTAAATTGGGTGTTGAATTATAGGTAGTATTTTATTTACACAAAATACTACATTAAATTTACGCCATAAGTCCTAAACATTTAAGGACCGCTGCTCTTGTAGCTCCTAGTTCATCTAAACCAGTTTCATCAGCGTTTTGAATCTCTCTTAGAGTAGCTTCTATATCAATAATTTCTGTACCTTGTTGAGGTTTCTTTCTGGATGATTTTTGTTTTGGTGGTGGTTCATCTTCAACAGGTTCATCTTCAACAGGTTCATCTTCAACAGGTTCATCTTCAACAGGTTCATCTTCAACAGGTTCATCTTCTTCAGATTCATCTTCTTCAGGTTCATCTTCTTCAGGTTCATCTTCAACAGGTTCATCTTCTTCAGATTCATCTTCTTCAGGTTCATCTTCTTCAGATTCATCTTCTTCAGGTTCTCCTAAAGCAATTTTAAGAGCTTCTAAATCTTTCTTTGAACCAGTAAATCTTTTACCTTGAATGATAATTTCTTCTAAACCACGTTTATTTGCTACATCTTCATCTAGACAAATCTTAGATTTAATATCACAAACTTTATCATCGTCACACATTTTGCCTTCTTCTGGGTCACACTTACCATTAGCTTCATATTGACATAAATATTCTACCATATCATCTTTTTTGATTGGAGGTTTTCCCAATTCAGCTTCCTCAAATAGTTCTTTCAATTCAGTTCTATTCATTTCATGTAGTTCTTCCATAGTTCCACCGTAACAATTTTTGTCAGAAGTTGGTTTTTTACGAGAAGATTTTCTACCAGTAGATTTCTTTTGTTCCTTGACTAATTCTTTTTGTCTCTCTCTCAAAGTTTCTATGATTGCTTGTTTATTCTTGTATGATTTACAAGGAGCTTGGATCTTTTTACATAACTCTAAAAGTTCTGCTTTTTCTTTAGTTTCTAGCTGTTTAACCGTATTAACCTTAATATCACCTTCAATTAACTGAGGTTCTTTATCTTTAGAGGACTTTCTCTTGGTTGACTTTCTCTTGGATGACTTTCTCTTGGATGACTTTCTCTTGGATGACTTTCTCTTGGATGACTTCTTCTTAGAGGACTTCTTCTTGGATGACTTCTTCTTTGACTTCTTCTTGGATGACTTTCTCTTAGACTTCTTCTTGGATGACTTCTTCTTGGATGACTTCTTCTTGGAAGACTTCTTCTTGGATGACTTCTTCTTGGAAGACTTCTTCTTGGATGACTTCTTCTTCTTGGACTTCTTCTTGGATGACTTCTTCTTCTTGGATGACTTCTTCTTGGATGACTTCTTCTTCTTGGATGACTTCTTCTTCTTGGACTTCTTGGACGATTTTCTCTTGGACTTCTTCTTGGATGACTTCTTCTTGGATGACTTCTTCTTGGATGACTTCTTCTTGGAAGCCTCTTTTTTATGTATTGTAATGGCCTTTAGTACAGCTGTTACTAGTTCAGCATGATCAGCTGCTTTATATGCTGTTATACCAGGCACTTTATATTTTCTGGCTACAGCTTTTAGTTGTGTCAAATTCAAATCGTTTAAATCACGTTTTGTTTCATAAGTAGACATTTTATTCTACACTATAAATTATTTAATTCATTTTATAATTCACTGGTGTTGAATTACAAATCAAAAGTATATGTTTTACTGTAATTTTTTATATTATCTTTTGGTTTACCTTTTTGATTCCCTATTAACCTACAACCTTTTTCAGTCACTATATCAAAGTTTGAATGTATGTGTCCAGATATCCACACATTAACCATGTTTTTATCAAGTAGATAGTCTAGTTTAGAAGCATATAACGATATAAAATTTTGTCGTTTGTTTCTGTTATTTTGTAGTATTTTATAGGTTGGTACATAGTGAGTAACAACTATTAATTTGTATTTTTTGTCTTGAGAGTATTTGATGATTTTTTTGATATATTCTAAGTCTTTGTAATGATTGTTTTTATATTTATATGTATTCATACCATTGATTCTGACTATAAATGGTGGAACTTTACATTCAGGTTTAGACCATAAAGTACACCCCACTATACATATATTATTAATAATAACACTGTTTTGATTTAGTATATATAAATTTTTGATAATATCTTGGAGATCATACAATCTGGTTTCTAATTCGTCCATAGAAACTGGAAGATAACCAGAACATGTATAATATTCATTGTTTCCTGGGACGTACAAAACATACTTGAAACTATCAGCTATTTTTTGTAGGAAAAACGTTAGTTGTTCAATTTTATATAAAGATCCGATATCGCCTGCTAAAATAAGTATATCTGCTGCTGGTGTAATGTAATCAAATGGATTTATGTTATCGTTATTTTGATATTCTATGTGTAAGTCTGATGATATTTGAAAAGAAGTCATGAACACTACTTTAATATAGTATATCATAATAATTTCATTTTTAAATCAACTGTTATTTAAACGTCTGGAATATCATCCAAATCTATGTTAGGGCCGCGCATACGTCTTTTTTGTTGCCCAGAAGGAGCACTAGCAGTTGTGCTTGGTGAATTCATGTTATTAATCATACCCATCAGATTAGCACCTGTTTTCTTCATCATCATCTTTGATACAACAAAGAATGCTGCGTTCATTATAATCATGAACAATAGACGTAACTCAACAGGCCATTTAGAGCCCTCGGGGACGTAACTCTTTTCACCAATTTCTATTAAAAGTTTTTCATAAGATGACATGGATATAATTTGTTGTTGAGTAAAACCTTGCATGTCAAAACCCAGAAAATTACCAAAAATAAACTCACAACCCATAAAACCATATACAAGATAAGTTTTATAACTTTCCACCGAAGAATCTAGAGATAATCTTCTTACGGTATCATTATAAGCTTTTTCCATGGTTTGATATTCTGTATGAATAGTATAATCTGGTATTGTGGAAGCTGGGTATGATTTTCTTAGTAAGTCAAACTTAAAAAGTAATTCTCTCTTGGCATCTTCTTCTTGTTGTTCATTGTGATTTACTTGATTTATATCACGTAACTCATTTTTTGGTATATATCCACCTTGTTTTTCTAGTTCAGCTAGTGTAGGAGCTGTATTAACTTGATGATTCTGGTAATTTACAGGAGATTGGGGAATGGGGGCACTGTGACCGTTATAATCCCTATGTCTACTATATTTATCGTCTGGAGTAAGATTTCTTCTATATTCTTTACTATTATTATCTGACTCTACATCGTCGTTTAGTAAATCTTTTAATCTTAATGATAAATTCTCACTTGTATCTGACATTTTATCTATATTAGAATCTTTGTCAAAATCTTTGTCAGAGTTTTTGTCAGAGTTTTTGTCAGAGTTTTTGTCAGAGTCACTGTACTTATCATAATTATTATTGTATTTTTTGCCTTTATATTTTTCTTCTATTGATAAATCAGTTATACTAGAGCTAACAGAAAGTTTACTAGATTTTTTTGAAGATACAGTGCTATCATCGTCACTTAATAACATATCTAATCTATTATTTGCTGTTTTAGACTCATATTTTGGTCTAGTATCACTGGAATCATTATATTTACTAAAGTTAGTATCTATATTTGGCGGAGCTTGGTTAGTAGATGTAGGTACATATTCTTTATTGATTAAATCTTGATGAATTTTCGTTTTATTTTCAATCAGTTCTAAGTACAATCTAGGCATGCGAGGGAAAATTTGTGGTCTATTAAGTGGGGGGTCTCTTAATGGTACTTTAATGACACGAATTTCTTTTCTCTTTGAAGGTGGCATTTTACATTCAAGTTAGACCACTTTAAATACATATATTTAAATTAAATATATGTATAATAAATGACATTAATAGAAAAATATCATAATTTTATGAAAAAAGCTAACAGAAAATTCAAGACAAAAAACGATGTAATAGAATTCCAAAAAGAAATAAAAAACAACCAAGAATTTATAGTATATCGTAAATATTTTGTAGATGAATTTATGTATTCTGTAACACAAATGATGGGTGATACTATAGTTTGGTATCAAACAGTACCTTGTGTTAAACTTTACAATAAAAATAAACTTTTAGACGCTAATTACCAAAAAGTTTTGTGTGAATTACACAAAGACAGATCCACTGGAGAAGATAGTGTATTAATAGATAATTATCATTGGAACTGTATAAAAGATGATGATAAAAAGGTTTTTGACCCATATAACGGCTATCAAATACCCAAGACGTATCAGTTCTGCCAAATATACAATATGATGTATTTGACTGATAATTTACCTAAATTACGCAAGAACAAAGATTTTATCAACTACTACTATTATACTAAAAAAGCTTTAGAGTTTGCTTGTGGTGTTTTGATGGCGGATAATCTTAATTGGAAGATTTTAGAGCCTCCTCCCAAGTTAAATATATGGAATGGTCGTGATACTCCTCGTAAGATGAAGCATACAATGAAAAAATGCTTAGAAATGTGTTTAAAATACCCTAATGCTTGTTTGAATCTTATATGGATTGATTAATTACCTCCCCGTAGTCTTAGAACTAAATGAAGTGTGCTTTCTTTTTGGATGTTGTAGTCTGATAGGGTTCTTGAGTCTTCTAACTGTTTTCCGGCAAAAATTAAGCGCTGTTGGTCCGGGGGACGTATTACCCTAAGGTTTCCCAAAGGGACTAGACTATACCTTGAGCCATCACTGGAGTACACCACTCCTCTGACCGGCGACCATTAAGTCGTTGAACCCTCTCCATAGGTCAGGTGTATAAAACCCTTAGGAGTTGGCTGCGGATTGTCCAATCCTTAACGTTTTTACTGTGCCCGAGGTCATTACCCTGGGTGTTGTTTATAGTTTCCAATAAACAAGTAGTAGTTAAGGCTCTAAGGAGTTTCCCGCAATTGAGCCGCCTCGCCCAAAGATTCAAAAATCTCTGGACTAGCATCTGTGTTTTGATGGTTTATTCTTTTGTGTCTACGTAAACTATCTCTATTATTGTATGTTCTATCACAAAGTTCACACTTAAAAACTGTTCCTTTATTAATATGTTCTTTTAACTCATGCCTTCTCCGACCTGAAGGTAGGGAATATACTTTATCACAAAAATTACACTTATAAGTCTCGGGATTTCCTTTTTCTGCTACTTGAATTGCTATATTCATTTGAGAAATTTTATAAGGAATAATCATGAATGGTTTGATATCTTTAATAAACTTGAGTGCATAACAATGAGATAATCTCCATTCATACCCGACACAAATTTTTTCAGAAGCACATGATTTCCTAGTGCGTTTTGATATTGTACCTCCCCATATGTCTTGGGCTTTACATAATGGAACTGGGTCATTTTGAGAAACAGAAAGACATAAGCGGTTATTATTATGCTTATCATTTCCAATAGTCCCTTCTCCTTCGTAAAATCCAGCGAACCATATTTTAAATGTTTGTTCGTTCATTTTATATTATAAATAACAAGATTTAAACCAAAATTAGGACACAACTGTTTACCCACAATCAGAGCCTAAATAATTGTGGCAGAATGCTTTTCGGGACAACCCCCTAGTTTATCCCTTCCTTGTCTTGAATCTTCTGCTTAACATTATCAATAGTATCAGATGCTTCTACATCTAAGGTAATAGTCTTACCAGTTAGTGTTTTGACAAAGATTTGCATTTATTATACGTCTATATTATATTTAAATAACTTTTCTACTAATAAATGGGGTATCAAAAAGTTCGTAATACTTGGTCTGGTATAGAAAGATATAATTTGAACGGCAGGGAACATGATTTTAACAAGAATGTCGTTGAGAAATATGAACCTCGTATCAATCTACCTTGGAATGATTGGATAAATTATGTTAGTGGTCCATACTATACTCTTTATCAAGAAGGTGGAGTTAAGGCGAGTCCTCATCCGCCAGTTCCGTGGGGATTAAGTAGTGCTGTTGTCGGCGGTCATGTTTGTCAGGGATATGACTGTAGCAGAAACTAAATTTACATGTTTTGGTTTAAATCGTTTTTTTAGTTTATATCATGGTAGTTTAAATAGAAAAATAATTAAATATCATATAATAAATGGAATATAAGGATGCTATGAAAACTTTTGTATTAATTGCTGTAGCATTAGGTGTATTTTTAATAGTTTTAACATATTTTGGTGTTGTAAGATACTACATCATAAAAAATTCTAAATCAACAGATACATATAGCCGTGAATACTTAAAATTACCAAAGAAAACAAATGGAAAAACCATAATTACTTTTAGCACTTCTCCAGGGCGTTTCAAAAAAATTAAACCTATGATTATTTCTATTTTAGAACAAACTTATGCTGTAGATAGTATAATTACAGTATTACCAGTGGATAAATCAGAAATCCCTGACTTTTTGAAAGGAATTGTGGCTGTGGTACCATCTGGCAAAGATTACGGAGAAGGAAACGCAATTATTCCTGTTCTACTTACAGAAAAGGAATGTAATACGACGATAGTCGCTTTAAAAGATAATTTTATATACGGAAAAGATTGTATTGAAACTTTCCTAGAGGAATCAGAAAAATATAAAGATACTATACTTACAGATAAAAATAACAGTATATATGTGTTTCAACCTACATGTTTTCAAACTAATGTTATTGACAGAGACAGATCAAGTTTTGACAAAGATTGGTTTTTGAACAAAGCAAAGAATGCGAAAATCCTAAACTACAACAAGAATTATACATACTAATTAGTTTTTTATCATATTTTTATGATAAAAACTAAGACAAGAATTATTATGTGATTACAAATCAATTAGAATAGTTTTCACAGTACAATTTTCTATATTACCATAGTAAGACTTGAATAAGTATGGATACTTATATACTTTCTCATATAAGAAGGTTCTACCAATAATATTACGTTTAATATCCTGAGGATTTACTTTTTCTAAAACCTTGAAATATTCCTCTCTAACTACATTAAAATCAACCATAGGTAAAATGACGATACCTTCCCATTCTTTCCTCTTTCCAGCCAAATCAATCTCAAAAACATCAGGGCAAAAATCTTTCAATGGAGAACTTTCATCAGTTAGGAGTTTGGATAATGGTTCAGGTATTAGATCGGCACTCTTTGGTGGAAGAACACTTAAAAGTTGCTGAAAAGGCGCGCTCGGAATTGTTTGACCGTATTTTGGAATAACAAATGATTTTAGATGTTGTGATAGGATTGATGCTGGTGGAGCATAATGATGTTTGTAGTTCCATTTCCAGTTCGGAACTCCACGTGTATAGTAAGACAATACCCATTGCATTCCCTCCAGATACTCATGACATAGTTTTTCTACATCATAATCTTTTGGAAAATTAATATTGACGTAGTCAATCTTATACTTTTCAATATCCACAGTCCAATTTCTGTCAGGAGTCTGTATGGCACACTTTTCTAATATTGGATCAGGGAAAAACGCCGACTTTTTACCTAGTTTTGTCTGGAAATTCTCTTTCTCATAATGTCCTATAGTTCCAAGAAAAGCTTCCATAGAGTTCTGAATCAAACATACTTTACCATCTATATTTTGAGTTAGATGCCCATAACTTGTACAAACATCTTTATACACTTGAATCATCAACTCAATACCATCTTCTATGATTTCTATTGATGGAATATGTGGTAAAAAGTCATTTCCTACCATAAAACACATAAATATAAAATCATCTATAGTAGAATTATGTATCAACTCGTATTTGTCAGAACTCCATCTCATAATCTCTACTAATTCATTATGAACACATCCAATATTTATACAAAAATAATCATTAGCTGGATCATACATATCTTCTCGTAGAATGTAAAACTTTGGTAGATGTGTTCCTAATGCCAACATAATTAAGTCAGCATCTAAGCCATGAATACAAAATGTTTCTTCCTTGTTTCCGTAGTACCGAATATAATTAATAATCTTATGTTCACCCTCTCCTGGAGCTTTTTCATTAGACATGATAATTTGGACTTTACTCCATTCAGGGTCATCCACAATCTTTTTCCTAATGAACCAATCAATGTATTTACTCAGAAAGTCCATAAATTTAGTTCCAGGAGTAATAGAATTACTGTTAAAAGGACAATTGCCCATCTCTTCCATAGCACTGCGAAAACGGCGCTGTCTTTGCTGGTTTTGTTTACTAATTGGAGCAGGTCCATCAATACACAATATAAGGCGTTTATTAGGTTTTGTCATATTGAATATAGTTTCCACCGTTTCGCAAATGTCTTGGAATACTTTGAGTTGCATATCTAAACTGTTTTGTCTTGGTTTAATGTTTCGTGACGGAATTAGACGTCGTGGAGGCTTATGATTACCATATTCATAAATTTTTTGGGCGGAATTATGGAATATACCGTTCATATCTATCATTAAGTTGTCTATGTCAACCTGGATAGACTCAAGAGTTTGGTCTTTATTAAGTTTATGTGTGTGTTCAGAGAATTGGTTCTTGAACCACATAAAGAAATGTTTGATACCCATGTTGGTTGTTATTCTTAAGGATTTTGTCCTTAAGAATCATTTTCATAATATTTATTTTTATTACCACTCTCGGGACTTAGTCCTTTAATGCAGCTGGACCCGGACCAAACCATTCGTCGTCACTGTTACAGGCGAAATATTGGTCTTCATGTCTAGCATTAGCACCACGAACAGTTCCCTTCAACGCGGTGCAGCCGCCGAAGATGCGGATCATCTCGACCTTGGGTGGTCTGCCCCGCCGCGATAGTTCTTCGCATCCCTTGTATCCTTACTTTTTCCCAAAAGACGCCGGCGAGGTGGGGGTGGAAGTGTATCAGTCTCCTCTTCATAATCAACATCAGAATAGTCTGCTACTACAGGCTTACAGTGCTTCTTGTAAAAAGCAGTTTTAGATAGTTTCTTAACACTCTCGGGACTCAACTCTTGAATAATATTGACAACTTCAATCAACATCTCTCGCATTTCGCCTGTATTATCAGATTGAGGCCCTTTGACGCCAATCTCTTCCCAAGTAGATGGAGTATTTGGTTTATCTTCCTTCGTAATAGTTGGGCAACCATCCTGAATCCAGTTAGAGAGTTCAGGACGTTTAGCAGTCCAAAAAAGCCATCCTCCAAACTTTTCTCCTGATTCCTTATCGGTGTAATTTGAACCCCATTTACCACCCATGGCTTTGATAGAGTCCTTGTGAGGCTGAGTATCACCACGAATAACAAATGATTTGGCGGTATAATCATAGATGTAAACACTGTTGGTTGATGACATGTTTTTATTTTGGTTAAATAAGTAAAAACATAAATTCAAAATTATTTTAAAACATACCTTTCTGTTTAGCTAAGTATAATCCACCACCTAACATTAAGACTACTGCTACAATTATCAATATAATCATAAGAGTCTTGTTTGAATCGGTATCATCATCGGTATCATCATCGGTATTATCATCGGTATTATCATCGGTATTATCATCGGTATTATCATCGGTATCATTGTCAATTTTCTTCGTACTATTGGTCACAATCTTTTTTACGTTATCATTCCCGGACAATTTCTCCGCCAGCGTAGTAAAGGGAATTTCCGAGGAACTATCCTGGGACTTGATATAATTCAAACAATTAGTAAGATATGATATTAAAAACTCAGCAGTTTGATCATCGTCTGACATATTTTGTAGTTTATTGGTAAGATCATCAGCCATTGGATAATCAGCCTCTAATTTATCTAGCATACACTGAGCCAAAACATTACTAATTTCTTCTTGTTGATCGGTAGGCAAATTTTGAGTTTGTGGAACAGCTTTCAATATGTCTTTTACCATTTCGGTAAATTGTTCTAAGAGCATGGGGCCGAGCACATCCCATAATTGAGTTCCTGTTCCTGTTCCTGTTCCTGTTCCTGTTGGTACACATTCCCCACTCGCACTATCGTAACACCCAGTTGGGCACTGACCAATTCCTCCCATCCTTCCTCCCTCAGAACAACAATCTATATAAGCAACATCAGTAGGACTACTACCACTACACGCCGTTTGGGGGCTTATTGGTACAGATGGAGGGGATGGTACGTCGGTTGGTGTCCAACCAGCTGGTTTAGATATGTTCGATTCACCCAGACACTGATTAACACAATTTTTAGAGACAGGGGAAGTCATCATATCACAACCCTGAGAACAACAAGTATACATATTGGTATAAGTACGCGGAGAAACATTTCTACAGGCGGCACCATCTAATCCCGGGGCATCTCCGTCATAAACATCTTTTCCACTATTGGAACTAGTTGATTGAGACACACAAGCGCCTTGACACTCTGATGTTACATATTCGTTATTTGTACCGGGTTGCCATAAATAAAGACTTCCCCCTTCGTCTAAAGCACCTTCTGCAATACATTTATTTACCGCAGATTCACAGCATTTTTGGCAACTTCCGCTCCCGAGTGAAGACTCGCAAGATTTTGGTAATAACAAATCGCCAGCTGCATTATCAAAATTACAATTAGTAGTATCCGCAATCATTTTTATTATAACAAAATATATTAATTCATTTTATTAACTGTTTCTCTTATTGAAGGATTGTAAGACGAAGTTGAATGTCCGTTAAACATATTCTTAAATTTATCACGATTTTTGTATAATAATATAGATAGTAGCAGTATAATTACTATTATTAACAAGTATATTACTACAGACTTTTTATTTTTATTAAACCAATCTCCAATATTTTGTCCTGATGATTTGTTTTTAGAATTTGAGCTAGAAAAATTTACTGGTTTATCAAAATATAATTGTGGTTCTCCTGGGTCTACCTCTGGATTAATCTTACATTCGTTCATTTGTGATAAGAGGATTTCTGGGAATTCTGTAGGAATTGTTGATGGGTTAGGGTAAAATTGTGCTAATGAGTTGACATAACAAGTTACCATATCGTCGTTGGGTATTAGTCCTTTTTCGTCTGGAACTTGTAGTGTTTGTATTAGGTTATCGTAAAATGTTTTAAGCCATTTGGTGTTATTGTCTTTACACTTGAGATTATTTTCACACCAATTAGTTATAATTTCTTGTTCTGTTAGGGATTTACTATAATCAACGACGCATTTGTTGCTGTCATAATCTGGTTTACATCCCTTGGCGCATGTAGGACAGCTCGAAGATTTACAGCAATTTTCTCTTGAACCAAAAAATTGATTGATCATGACTGGGTCTGTACAATCGTAACAGTTAAAATCACTACCGATACCAACATTTACGTAGTTTTTGGTTAAATCGTTGAAATAATCAGCTGTTTGTAAACATTCTTGTATACACTGTTCGTTATTCTTACAATTATAGACGCAGCAGTCTTTTTGGGTATCTGGGTTTGTATAAACGTAGTTACAGCTATTAACATATACATTAGCTCCCAAAGAGTCAGCTGTAAAGCTTGTTGGTTTACAGGCTTGTAAACAAGCTTGTTTGTTATCACTTCCACATTGTTGTTCGCAACATGTAGGACAATCTGTAGTTCCTACATTACATGTCGTTGGTAAAACAAGGGAATCACCCTCCATACACAATGATTTATTTACTCCGTTATAAGAACTCATATTTATTGTATTTCAATATTTTCCTTTGAAATATTAATATTAGCAAGATTTCAAAGGGACAGAGTACATTTCGTAATATAGTAAAAAGCATATTGTTGAAGTTTGCTGGATGTACTCTTATATATCTATAATATTATTTTTTTAAACCTTAAATTTCTTCATACAGATTTGAACTCCAAGGACTTGGGTATAGGCATCGTATAGGGCGTGATGATGGTTAGTATTTTCTATATCATTCAATGAAAACTTGGAAATATCAAATAGTGTTCTAGTATCTCTGGTATTCCAGAATTTCCATGGTGGTTCCATGTCGCATGCTCTGTAAGCAGAACCTAAGACTACGCAATCAAAATCATCACCATGACCCCATACCTTTGTGTATCTGTTTGTTCCAAACCAGTTTGTAAAGTCCTTAAGCATTTCTTTTAAAGGAACTCTATCTTCCATATTGAAGGCTTCTTTCTTAGCTTCTGTGTCTTGGGACATCCACCACTTTGTAGTTTCCTTACAGTGATGTAGTCCAACTTCAATACAAGTTTGTATTTTAATTTTACGGTAGAAGGTATCAAGTTCTTCTAGGGGTTTTTGTGGACCATTTCTGTTAAATCTAACAGCACCTATAGTAAGAATGATGGCATTGGGTCTTGTGCTAAGTGTTTCTAAGTCAATCATTACGTCTGTCATGTTATAAGTTTAGTTTATGAATATGTGTCTATAAATCTTTTGATTTCTTCGTAGGGAATTTTTGGTTTAACGTGTGTTCCAGTTGTAGATATATGTTGTGTAGAGAGTTTAATTAAGTTTTGGATTGTATCGTATGGTATTATTTCGTCCTCTATGCTGTGGATCAAAAGAGTTTTTCCATTATAACCATTCAAATACAGTTCAGTGTCAAATTCTGTGAAAGGAAAAGATAAAAACTTGGATACACTGCCAAATTTTTTAAGATATTTTTTGGCTATAATGTTCATTGAAGGTAATGGAGAATCTAGGATTAGTATTGGTATTTTGTATCTTCTTGCTATATAGGTAGCTACAGGACCTCCGATAGATTCACCATATGCTATAATGTCTTTTATGTTATAGTTTTTAGACAGCATTGATACCATATAAGAAGCATCATTATAAAACTGTTGTTCGCTTGGAATACCGGAACTTTTACCATAACCAGAGTAATCAAAAATTAACACATTAAAACCTAGATCTCGTAGTGTTATAATTTTTCTGTCGTAGTATGAGATATTTCCGGCATTACCATGACAATATAGAATAATCTTGTTACTCTGAGGGTTTTTAGCTATCCAACCGTGAATGTGATAATTCTGAACTACTTTATAGTTTTCTGTGGTTGGTAATAGTTTTCTCATTGGGCGAAAATATACAAATCGTTTTATTAGTAAAATAGTAATAAATATTACTACTACGAATACTAGTAAAACTTGTATACAAATATCTCTATGAATATTCTCCATCTTTATTACCAAAAGTAAAAACTTTAAGTATTATAATAATTAAAGTTTAAAAGGTTTTAACGTTGTGTAGCAAAAAAATTGATTCTGTTATTTTTAATGATTGGAGACATTCTTAAGTTTTTGATAGTCTCTATAGCGCTTAACAATGTATTCTCAATGTCTTCCACATGGTTTAAACCATCCATTGCGGTAAATAAGTCTTGTTTATTATTTAATCGTCTTGTAGTATCCATAGTTCCTATTACTATTTTATTAACTTTGAGATTGCCTGGTTTTGGCCCCGCAGTTTGACGTAATTCTCTTAGGGATAATAATTTTTCTCTAGCTGGACCTTCATCATCACTGAGTTGGGCAAAATCATCATCGTCATCTCCATAACCGAATACTTCTTGGTCAACTTCGTCGTCTTCATCTATAGTTTCAAAGAATTGAGGATCATCCATTAGTTTTATATCTTCTTCTTCTTCCACTACTACATTTGGCACCATATCTTCTATCTCATTGGATATATCACGATTAACTATAATTGATGCTGCTGTTTCAACATCAATCTTATTTATCATATTATTACTACTGTATTTGTTGTTAAACTCTGATAAACCAGACATAATATTGATTAAAGCAGAGGCAATACAGTTGTCAAGTTCATTGTCAAGTATTCTAACACACTTATTTCCTTTGGAAACAAGCATTTCTAGTTTTGAGACTATAGCACGAATGTTTTGAATACCTTTTTCTCTAGAAAATTCAATCATAAAGTAAATCATTACCGCTATGCGCTTCCATAATATTTCAACTATATCATCACTTACTTTCGAAAATCCAGGTTTGCTTAAGACTAATACTTTAAAGTAATATGGAACGTCCGCAGTAACCTTGTCAGTCATGGAAAAAATATTAGAACATGGTTGATATATGTCATCCATAACTGATTCTACAAAGTCACTTGTTAATTCTATGTCTTTTTTACCATCTTTTCTAAATAAATAGGTTTTCATTGTGATGACTACTTTACACATGTCAGTTACTCTCATGTCTACCCAAGCCTTGAAGAACTGGTCTTTTTCTATTGTTTGAGTTATATCATCAGTAGTTAGTTGTTCTATCACTTCATCTTTACGTTCCTGATTAAAAAGATCACGTAAAACCATCAAGTATTCACCAACTTCATTATCCCCTTGGATGCCTTTAGGGCCAGTACCTAAAAAGACATCATTTTGGTCATCATAAACTAGTTTAGCATCTTCTGTAAGTAAAAGTAAATCCTGTAGTAGTCTATCAAGAAATTTATTGTTTAATCCTATGATCATATATTTTTTAAGTTTGTTCATTTTAACAATTGTAGTAGTACCGTTTAATCTAGCTGTAGCAGTTTCTGGGGATACAAAATTATCCTTATTCATACCGCCGACTATAGCATTAATACCAAGTATTTTAGAATAGGATTCTGTACTATTGTCAAGAACGTTCTGAAATAATCTAAATATAATATAGTGAGAAACAGTTGGAAAAAGTTGCTGATTTACTTTGAACATGTGATCATTTAGCGGAGATAAAGCGTTGTATTCGGGTTTCATGTTGTCATTGGGATAAGCAAAGATAACAACTGTCTGTCCCTCTGGTTTTTTGTATATATCAACATTTTTAGCTTCTTCCTCGCTACTATGTTCAATAGTATATTGTTCTGCTACCATAACATCTTGCTCACTTGGGATAATAATTTGGTTTAATATACTGTCAATAGCTTTTGTTAATTTCTTTGGTAATTTATCATCTTTATATAAAACGAATATAGCACTTCCAATACTAAGCTTTGTATCATAACCAACTTTTTGAAATTGCTGATCTATAGCTTTCTTGTAATTTTCTGGTTTAATATCTGGAAAATTTTTGACTAATTCAAACTCGGCGTATGCCATTGCTATAGCTTCTTCTCTTCTGGTTTCTTGATTTTTTTGTAATTCTGCTAAATATTGTTTTCTTACAATGTATACTAGGGACTTTGGTGAATTTACAATTTCGTAAACTTCTTTTTCAATTAAACTTTTGGAGTTGTCTGGGTCTACAATAAATTCTGGTGGAGGAGCGATTGTAGGTCTCATTCTTGGTCTCTTGTAGCTTTTTCTAGATGAACCTTCGTCTTCTCGTTCTTGATAGAACTCAGCAATTTTTGCTAAATCTTCTTCCTTCGATCTCTTATCCCAATCAACTTTTTGCCCTAGGTTTTGATTATTTGTAACACTTACCCTTTTACCACTCGTCAACGAATCTAAATATCTATCCATGTCTGTTTCTTCCTCTCTTGGTTGCTGGAATCTTACATTTCTTCCAGGAACCTTTGGTATATTTTTACGAGCATGTAACTGATTAATCACAAATTCTTTAGAAGGCGCTCTAGACATTACTTCGGAACGTCCCATAGCATCTATTACTTCCTTAGGAGTCATGTTAAGATATTCCTCTAAGGTATTTCCATTCTTAATAGCCTTAACGAGTTCTTTATATGCTACATATGTTTCATATAAGGCATCTTCGTATTCTTTGTCGGTTTTTTCCTGTTCTTGTCTCACAACTGTGGAACGAAGTCTTTGTCTGATTTGTTTGAGTGCGTTTCCATATAAATTGAGTCCTTCACCTTGGCTATTTACACCTAAGACTTTGTTAGAACTATTGTATATAATTTCAGAGTTCCCTGTAGATAATAGGATTTTAGCTAAAACTTCCGAATCATTGAACTTGGCATCAAGTGCTTCATCTACAGCTTGTCTAGTGATATTAACATCTTCATCATAAGAAAGTTTAACATATGTTTCGTATACTTTATTAACTGGAGTGTTTTTCAAAATAGTACGATATTGTGGTGTGGATAACATATTAGAATATATATAATTTGTCACCGTCAAGTATCTATTTTTGTCTATAAACATTAGATGACGATAATTATTACTTAGCCATCCAAAAGGTCTGTCTTTGGGATTAAATATCTTAATTGTCTGAACCATATTTTCTTATTACCAAGGTTTTCTTAATTAGGATAAATTTTAGATTTAAAATAAACTTAGGCAAATTATAAATGAGTGGTCTATTATTTTTAACATCAGATGACTTCGTAATCGCCAAAGGAGTCAGGGGAAATATAATGTGTAACACTATCCAAGGGTTTTCTCTTGTCTTATTTTATTCAACACAATGTCAACATTGTCAAGAACTTATACCCATCTTTAAACAACTACCTGGTACTGTAGGAGGTTGCCAGTTCGGAATGATAAATGTAAGTAATAACAAAAAATGTATTATGATGTCTAGAGATACTATAGCTCCTATTCAAGTGGTTCCATACGTAATTTTGTACATTAATGGTAAACCATACATGAGATATCAAGGACCCCATGATAGGGGTGAGATTTCTCGTTTTGTTGTTGAAGTATCTAAGAACGTACAGAACAAACAGAAGCTAATTACTAGGGAAGGAGAGGAATCAGGGAAAATTAAAAATAATCATGGTGGTGGTATACCAGCTTATACTTTGGGACAACCCTTATGCGGACCTGATGACAAGGTTTGTTATCTTGAGTTTAATAGCGCATATGGAAGTAATGGTGGAGCCGGTAATCCTTCAAACAAGAATAGATTGCCACAAGCATCTGGAATGTCGTAAAAATATTTTATTAATAATAAAATCTCAATTACTCAAGAACAGATCAATGAAGTTTATAACAATGCTGCTAATGATCATTAATGTAAATGTTGATGATGTATTATTTGGTGGCGACAATGATGATACAAAATGGCATAAGATTGAAGAAGATGATATTTCTAACTGTACAATTTATTGGCACGAGGGACATCCAATTTGTTGTAGTAATGGTGTAAAATGTGAGTATGGTCAATGCGATGGGGAAGTTTCTCCCTTTGGTTGGTAATATTGTGATTCTGAAATTGAAATTTTAAAGATAGAAATAAACTTATTATAAACATGAGCGGTTTCCCACTTTATGATAACCTCAGCAAGGATCTTTCAGCAAAGAAAGACCTCACTGTTAAACAGAAAACAGACCTTATCAAGAATATTAATTTTATTGACCAAGATGGTCAGGAACTTGTATATGCTCTTATTTATTATTACTACATCAATAATGAAACTACCAATGAAACTACCAATGAAACTAATACTCCACCATATAAAGGAAAAATAGAAGAAACACCAAAAAACTTACAAAACATCACATGGAACTTGGGTAATTTTCCAATTAAACTTCGTGTTCTTCTACATAACTTCTTAACTATGCATATGAAAAAACTAGCTGAAGATGATAAGAGAAAAGAATCTGCCATATAATATTATTGTTTGTTTAAAAAAACAATAATATTACCTAAAGAATTATTATGACAACACAAAATTATGGTAAACTTAAGATTATACCAGTTAATAAAACCGTTGTTTTCTATTCTCCCATAGAAGGAGAAGATGTCTTAGTTAGAACAGGAACAATGGGAGATGGTTCATGTTTTTTCCATGCCTTACTACATGCTTATTCCAAGGATTATCCAGTGATGGATAAAAAACAACGGACTAAGTTCGTAAGAAAACTTCGTGCGAGTATGGCTGGTAAAGTTAATAGAGAAAATTGGGAAGAAATGGGTGGCGGTATCATATCTAAAATACCATTCCAAGAAAACGTTCATGAAATACTCAAAGGATTTTATGGATTTATAGAAAATAGTGATAGAAAAGTCAAGGGTAGAAGTTCCAGACGCGTTATTCGTCAATTAATCAAAGAAGACCAAGATTTTGAAAACTATGAACTTGTTACGCAACTTCTTCCATTAAAAGTCCTAGAAACTAAGATCCTTCCAAAGTCCTACGACCAGAGTGCCGATGATAAAATAGAAGAAACCGCAAAGTTTCTCCTAGACAACGTAATGAACTATATTGAATCTTTAGACGAAATTAAACATGTCGACCAAGAAAATGTAAACTACATTAAACAACTTATCATGAACTTTGTTATAACAGTACTTGGAGAAGCTGAGGACTCAGCCTTCAATAACTTCGTGAAAGGTCTAGAAAATATTAAAGAGGAAGTAGATACATATACTATAGAGTTTATATCTGATAGATTCAACAGAGACATCTTCTTTCTTGATGGAAACACAAGATTACCATATAATAATTGTTCTACAACTACTAATATCAAAAATCGCCGAACAATAATTCTAATCTGGATTGGAGAAAATCATTATGAGATAGTAGGTAGATTACTACCTGGAAATAGAATTCAAAGAGAGTTTTCTACAGATGATCCACTCATCGAAAAACTTAAGACTTGTATCATGGAACCAGATAAAATTGCTGAAAAGTATCCAGAGTTACTTGAACCTGACGAGGCTAATATTCCAATGAATGTTGATTCATCAGGAGATGACAGTAGTTCGGAATCAGATCCTTACTACGACTCATCAGACCATGAGTCTCGGGCTGGATCTGTTTAAACATTATTTTTATTATATTTTGTAAAATAAATATAATAAAATATAATGAAATATCAAAAAAACAATCTAAAATACATAAGTTTACTGTTATTAGTACTAGTAATATTATTAGTATTAGGTATAATTTTATATCTAATATTTTTTAGGGAAAAATCACCAAATAATAATACTAACTCACAAAAAAGCTTAAATAAACAACAATCTTTACTATCATCTACTAGTGACAATGGCAATGAAATATATGAGTTAGTACAAGACAATAATATCCCTGCCATACAACCAGACAACCCTTCTACTTATGGGTCTTCTCCTGCTCCTTCTCCTTCTGAGAGAGCTTATCCGATTAATACAGGACTTAGTCCAGTATCTAGTTGGAAGAATAAAGGTTTAAAACGTGTATTTAATTTATTACCAAATACTAGATATGAACTAACCTTCAACGATTTAGCTTTAGTTTTTAAGTCTGATGATGAAGGTCAATTTTATATGAATGAAGAACAACAAGCATTACCAGTAAATTGTTTACCATATAATATAATTATTCTATCAACTGCTCAATATTGTAATGATGAAGATGGAGTCTTTGATGATTGTGTATGGTCTAGTAGTGGTGCTCCTAAAATAGAAGTAGAAGAAACTGATGACTCAATGTGTACCGAAAGTATTACAATGACAGTTTTACTGAATGCTATAATTGACAACACAGTAAGGCCAATAATTACTGAAAATCAAGAAAGAACAGTTATAATAAAGGATGGAGCTCTCAGCGTAGCCACGATATGACCGTAACTTCAACATCTTGACGAATCAATTAAATAATGCTGTAGATTGCCGCGATTTCTAAGATTTTGTCTTGTTTGTTAGTATTTAACGATTTTATTATGATTACCATAATAAAAAATTTGTTAGTATATTGAGATTAAAATAAATATTGATACCATATAAAATGGATATAACTGATATAACAGAATTTTTACCTAAATATCCGAATATTACACCCTATGAACAGGACGTTTTTAATCCATATGACAATAAGTTTTATCAAAATATATACAAGAAAAAAGAGTTCTATGATGAAAAACTTTCATTTCAAGAAGACTTTCCAGAACAAGTTGGAAATCTAATGAAACATCAAAAAATCATCGCAAGATTCTTCTCATCATACACTCCATACGACCAACTCTTACTCGTTCATGAGATGGGTACTGGTAAATCGTGTTCTGCTGTAGGAGCAATTGAAACTATCAGGGAACAGAGTAATATGTTCCGAGGAGCCTTATACTTAGCAAAAGGTCGTCCCCTACTTGATAACTTCAAGAACGAAATAGCGTTCAAGTGTACTGATGGTAGATACATTCCAGATAATTACGAGAAGTTAACCAAACGTGAAAGAGATGGACGAAGAGATAAACTTTTATCTCAATTCTATCAGTTCAAAACTTTTGAAACTTTCGCAAAGTCCGCAATCAAAGATGTCCCAGACCACATCATCAAAGAAAAATATAGTAACATGATAATTATTATAGACGAAGTCCATAATCTAAGAGAGCAAGGGAAAACAGCAGGACTTAACATCTACAACCAATTTCATCGATTTCTACATGTAATTGAAGGCTGTAAAATACTTATACTTTCAGGAACACCAATGAAAGATAGTGTAGATGAGATTGCATCCATTATGAATCTAATAACACCAATGGATAAACAACTTCCTACCGGCCAAACATTCATCAACGAATACTTTGACATGGAAGGTCCTGAGATATTTAAGGTTAAACAAAGTAAGAAGCGCGAACTTAAACAAGTTTTTAAGGGTAAAGTATCGTTTCTCAAGGCAATGACTTCTACTGTTCCAAAGATTTATGAAGGAGAGCGCATTGGGAGACTTCGTCATTTGAAAGTTGTTCCTGATGTGATGAGTAAGTTTCAGTCATTAGCTTATAAAAAATCATATGAACTAGATAGACAAACAGATAGACAAGGGGTGTATTCTAACTCTCGTCAGGCATCTTTATTCGTTTTTCCAGACAATTCCTATGGTAAAGCCGGTTTTGATAAATACATTAATGAACGTAAGAGAAAAGGCGCCTTAGTTGTTAATGACGATGGTAAAAAACAACAATTATCAAACTTTTCTCTAAAACCAGAACTTAGAGATGTGTTGAAAGCTGATAGTGTTGAAGAACAATTAGAAAATGTTAAAAAGTTTAGTACCATATATGCGGCGAGTATTCTAAATATTTTAAAAGCTCAAGAAGAAGGTAAATGTGTTTTTGTGTATAATGAACTTGTAACAGGTTCTGGTATGATCTTATTTGGGTTGATACTTGAATTATTTGGTTTTACCAAAGCTTCGGGTAATGAACCTAGTAAAAACTATAAACCACGATACATATCGTTGAGTAATGCTACTTCTACACCAGCACAAATCAAAGATCTTATAGGACGTTTTAATAATCCTGATAATGTTAATGGAAAAGTAATTAACGTTATAATAGGTTCTTCGGTGTTGAGGGAAGGTTTTTCGTTTCAAAATATACAAGTAGAAGAGATACAAACTCCATGGTTTAATTATTCACAGTTAGCTCAAGCTATAGCTCGTGGTTATCGTCTTGGTTCTCATCGTATGTTGATTGAACAAGGACAGAAACCAAATTTGCGTATATATCAACGTGTAGCAATACCCCTATCTACAGTTATGAAAAGAGAAGATAGTATAGATTTGAGAATGTATCAATTAGCGGAAGACAAAGATATTAGTATCAAAGGTGTTGAAAGATTGATTAAAGAAGCTGCCTTTGATTGTGCGTTAAATTATGAAAGGAATCATATTACAGGACTAGATAACCAGAGAGAATGTGAATATATGAATTGTGAATATAGATGTGATGGTGTTCCTCCTGAAATGATTCGTAATGAACTAGATACATTAGATTATTCTACTTATCAGTTGTATTATGCTTCTGAAAATACAGACAGAGCTATAGAATTGATACAAGAATTGTTTCGAACAGAATTCAGTTTGGATTTTAATTATTTGTATAATTATTTGACAAGGTATAATTTTAAGTCATTTGAGATACTTACAGCTCTCAGAGAGATGATTAATAAGAACATACAAATTACTAATAAGTATGGGTTCAAATCTTACTTGAAGGAAGAAAACAATATTTTTTACATTGTAGATAGTTTATCAGTTATTGGTACATTATTTTCTGATTACTACACACAATTTCCTAACATAACACAGAGCAAGACATTTTCTCAGATTCTTCAACCTATTTACTATTCTACTTTACCAGGAATTGTTGAACAAATTTGTCAAAGCTCTGATATACAAACTACAAGAAGATTATTATTTAAACTACCACCAGTTATTAATGAAGAATTCTTGGAGGCGGCGTTATTAGCCGAGAAGAAGAAGATTAAGAAAAATGTCCCCCAAAGGGATCTTATAATAGAAAACTTCACTAATTACTATAAAGATTTTGATGGAACAATTGTATCATGGTATTTATATCAAAATGAAGATATATTGCGTTGTCTTAAGGGTAATACTTGGAAAAATTGTAGTGATGATTATGTAGAAAGAGTTGCGAACCTAAAAGAAGAACAACAGCAAGATATGGAACAAAATCCTTATGGATATTATGGTCAGATTAATCCAACCAATGATAACTTCTGTATTCGCGATGTAAGTCAAGATATACCAGATAAGAAACACAAACGAACATCAGGTAAAATGTGTGCTACATGGACTGCTGGACCTTTATATGATTTAGCAATTAATAAATTGAAGATGCCTCTACCGGAACAAAAGGTATTTATGGATTATTTGACAAAGATGGTTAATAAAAATAGAAAAATACGTATGCCGTCGGATATGAATAATAAGAAAGAGCTTTGGAATATTGTTAAGGAGTTGAAGGTTATTAACACGATGTATACAGAAAATTCTTTGAAAAAGTTGTCTGTGAATGATATTCATAGGGTTATATATTGGGGAAGTATGCAAAAGAAACCATTATGTGAGTTTATCAAGCAGTGGTTTGATTCTAAAGGATTATTGGTGGAAGATTTGGGTTGTGGTAGTGTTGATAAACCAAAAATATAAAAATTTTCCCCAGCAAAATTTGAAATTGAAATTTCAATCCAAAGTTCAGGAATGAAATTAGAAATCATGTCTGCCCTAGCAAAAAGCATTGATGATATTGTGTCACAGTCTATTCAGGATTTTGTTCAACGTATTGCGGATACTTATGAGCTTGACGCAGAAGATATCATGAGTTTATGGGATGATAATGTGTCAATGTCTTCTAAGAAACCTAAGTCAACACCTAAGTCAACACCTAAGTCCGTTCCAAAAGTTGTAGAGAAACCTTCTCCGGCAAAATCTACAACTAGTGAAGTTTCTAAGAGTTCATCTATTAAATCTACGGATACAGGACTTGTATGTCCATATGTATTTGCGCGTGGAGAGAACAAGGGTGAAGTCTGTGGCTGTAAACCAAAGAACGGTAACAAGTATTGTTCTAAACATAAGAAATATGAAGGAGAAACTCCAAAAGAGAAGAAGGTTTTGCCTAGTGGAAAGAAGTCCATTGTTTCTCCTTCAAAGAAGCCATCTCCCAAAGAAAAGAGTCCTGAAACTATTCTTCGCAAGCATAAAGTCTTAAATATGTATTGGCATCGTGAGACAGATATGGTTTTTAAGTCTGGAACTGAGAGGATTGTTGTTGGTAAGTGTGTGAATGACAAGTTGATGTCTTTGAAAGAAGAAGATATTGAGTTGTGTAAGTCTCGGCGTTGGCAATATGAGGTAGTTGAAGATGAGGTAGTTGAAGATGAGAAGCCAGCGGCTTATGATATTGATTTTGGGTCTTCTGATTCTGAGAAAGAGGAAGATGTTATGGAAAAGGAAATGACTAAAGCTGTTAGAAAGGTTACGGCAACATCAAAGTCTATTAATGATGATGCTGTCAAGACCAAGAAGAGTTTGACGGCTGTTATTAACGCACAAACAGATGATGTAGAGAATATTCTGTCTGAACTACAAAAACCGTCAGCTGACGACAGTGACGAGGAGTTGGAGGAAGAGCTAGAAGACAATGACGACCAAGAACTTTATAATGAGCTTGATGAACTGGAGGAAGAAGATTAGAATATTTACAAGTTAATTTGTTAATACAAATTAACTTTTTCAGTAATTAGTGTAGAATTTAACAGGTGGAAAGTAAAGATTTTCACAACCATGGCAATTTGCTTGTGGATCTAAGAGACATGCCATATGTTCTTCTGGGTTTTTCATAGCTTCATGTAAACTGTGAGAACAGACATTATTGTGGTTTTGTACGGCTATTAATTGATTAAAGTTGGCTTGATACATTATTCCTGGATCTACTAGACCATTGTATTGTCTTGATTGACTTGCTACAGGTGGTGCCCAATATTCGTTATGTTCGTCTATTGGTAAACAATGAGGAGTTGGGAAAGGTTTACGCCATCTATTAATATTTTCTGGTAATGGAAGTTGTATGCCTTTATCACACATTTATAATTATATAATATATTTAATTTTTTTGGTAATATCCTGTAATTACCAAGTTTAATATAATATTTATTTATATTAAACTTATAATAAAATGAGTGTTGAACTATTTTGCGCAAACCCAAGCCCAAAACTATGGAATAAAGTTGATAAAAAGACTAAGTTATTTTTCATAGAAACATGTAAATATTGTATTAAAAACAAGAAAGGTAATATCGGTTTAGCTAGAAATATACTAAATATAGCCAAGAAACCAAATACAGATATAGATAATTGGGAATATATAACTTTAACAAAGAATACACTATTGTATCGGGGTACAAAAACTATTCCTGGGAAAATTAATAGGGCTACTTACTATACTACGAATATTAAAACAGCTGATCAATATTTACCTTCAAATAAGAAAGGTTATCTAAATATTTATAGATGTAAGAAAGACCTAAAACTATTTAAATTTGATAGTTTAGACAATGTAAACAAACTTCTGAGAGATACTTTCACGGATAAGAAAATATTGATTCCGCCAAAGAAATTACGTAGTGGAACAGTATTACCAGGGAAAAGACTTTATGATATAATCCGAAGTATGTTTACTGGAGTAAGCTGGGTAATAGCTCCTAAAGAAGATACCCCAATAGAATTGACTGTATTAAAACGTAATAGTGTTATGGATGATGACCTTGCTTTTTCTAACTGGTTATGTGATAATAACTTCAATGGATACGACGCAAAACTTATGAAACAAAGATCTGGACATGATTTTTCTGAAGAAACCATGATTTGTAAACCTGTAGATGACTTAATTTTAGTAGAAAGCATCCAAATGACTAAATCTAAAAATCCTAATATTTTACTTAAAATTAAAGAAAGAATATCCAAGTTAGAATAACTTAAAGATAAATTGTTTTTTAAAAAATGACTAAAGAAGATAGTGTCTCAGAAGATTCTCCTGTTAGTAGTGATAAAATAACTAAAAAACCTATTAAATATATACCTACTAGAGATGAAATTACTAGTTTATGCGATACTATTATTAAAGAAACAGAGACTGAAATCAAAACAATACGTGAAGGTTCAGGTTCTACCAAGGGTATCAAGTTTTTACGGCAAATTATTAAGAATGTTAAGATTCTACGATCACAGATTATGAAGGCTGTTAAAGCAAAGAAGGCAACGAATTCTGCCGCCGCCAGTAATTCTGGGTTCATGAAACCTGTTTATATCTCCAAGGAGTTAGCAGAATTTACTGGTTGGGATCCTAAACAACTACACTCTCGTGTTGATGTTACTAAGTATATTTGTAATTATGTCAAAGAGAAGAATTTGAAAGATCCTGCGGATGGACGGATTATCAAACCTGATGTTGATCTTCAAAAGCTCCTAAAAACGTATAATCCGGATGAAGGTGTTTTAAAATATTACAATTTACAGACACATCTGAAATATCATTTTCCGAAGGCGGTTGAAGGCGAGAAAGGTTCTGGAGTTGTGGAAGATAAAGAAAAAGTTTCTACGAAAAAGAAGAGTAAGAAGAAGAGTAGTGAAAAGGACGCCGAGACAAAGGACCAATCGGATAAAGATGGAAAAACTGTAAAATCCAAGGATAAGAAGGATAAATCCAAGGATAAGAAGGATAAATCCAAGAAAAGTTCATAACGTTGTTGAGAATTATAATACAAGAACACAGACAGCGCCTAACTCATGTTGTTGCCCCAATGATAACATCAGAGAAAATTTCCCAAGGTCGCCACGACGGGTGAGAAATCTTGGACAACCACGACCATGGAACGCACCCCAAAACGATATGGGTAGTTGTTCAGTAATGTAATTATTTCATGTCAAGAGTTGTTTTATAATGATTTTCTAATTTAAGAATTGCCTGAAAACAAGTTCGTCTAATTTTGTTAATGCTACAGTTAAAATCAAGTATTTTACTTATATCAGTGTAAGACATTACATTACCGCCATATAATCCGTATTTCAGTGATAGAATCAACTCTTCTTCTGGGTTGAGAACGAGTTTCATAGTAGTTTTTAACATATTTTGATGATAATCTTGAAACGAATTCACTATGACTACATCTTGTAGTTCTCTGTTGCTTTTTGGAAGTTTGTAGTTTAATGATTTTACGTTATTAACGATATTACATATTTTCTTGTTATTTTTGTTTAATCTGGCAGATTTTGGTATATATATGATGGAGCGGTGTTTGTTGATTCCGTTGTCTATGTGGTTATCAATCCAATATTTTGCGTATGTGGAAAGTCTGGTATTTTTAGTTGTATTGAATCTGTCTATTGCTTTGATAAGACCTAAGCGACCTTCTTGTATTAGGTCATCCTCGTGATTTTTAATGATTTGTTTTATGGTGGGGTTTTTGACTTTATTTTTGTATCTGTTGTAAACCCAATTGACAAGGGGTAAGTTTTCTGTGATGAGTATATCTCGGGCAAATTGATTATGTTTGTGTTTTAGTAAATGTATTTCTTGTTGATGGGTTAATAATAGTAGAATATTAAATAATAATAACATGTCTTATTATTATGTTATAACTGTTTAGGTGTGTTAGTTGTTGCTCCACGGTGTTCGCCTTTTCGTAATCGTTTTGCTTCTTCATCGGCAAATCGTATGTCTAGGGTTCGTTGGTGGGTGTAGAGTCCTGCGTCTTGGATGGGTAGGACCCATGCGTCTTTGGTTCCCAAGTTATGGTGTGAGTGCCACCATCCGGGTGGAGTTACGAATACTCCTCCGGAGCGCCATGCTACGTATATAAATTAGTTCATAATTTATATAATAAAGGAAATATATCATCTATAAAATGATTCAGAATACTGGATTGGATAGAGATACATTAGACAAATACCACACTAATCCTAACATTTCCAGAGATTGTATTAATACTATATCAGAAAAACTTGAAATAACAACCAATGATTTAGTTATTGAGCCTGGAGCAGGTAATGGCTCGTTCATAGAAGGGATTAAGACTCTGACACCTCACTACTATTTTTACGATATAGAACCAGAGCATGAAGAGGTTATACAACAAGATTATTTAACATTTGACTATAGTTTCTTAATCGGTAAATATAGAAAAATACACATAATAGGTAATCCACCATTTGGTCGTCAGGGAACTTTAGCCAAAAAATTTATCAAGAAATCACTTGAGTTTTGTAATACTTTGTCGTTTATTCTACCGAAGAGCTTTAAGAAACAAAGTTATATGAAGATGTTTCCTCTACAGTTTCATTTAATACATGAATGTGATTTACCAAAAGATTCTTTTGTAATTAATGAAACGACGACTTATGACGTCCCATGTGTATTTCAAATATGGGAAAAGAAAAATTATATGAGGATGATGTCTGAGATATTAACCCCTAATAATTATAGATTTGTCAAGAAAGGTGAAGAACATGATATATCGTTTAGACGTGTTGGGTTTAAGGCTGGTGAAATAAGTGTCAATACTGAAGATAAATCTATACAGTCTCATTATTTTATTAAGTTTGATGTAGATTTGTCTGATGAGTTGTTTGATAAATTATCTAGTATTGAATACCCTTGTAAAGATAATACAGTGGGTCCTAAATCCATATCTAAACAAGAGTTGATTAAAGAATTTAATATATATACTGTATAGATAAAATGAGCGTATATGACAAAGATACTACTTCTGAACTATTACAACGTTGGGATTCTGCTAAAAAAGATTTGGCAAATGTAGAAGCGCGTATTGAAAAATATAAGAAACTAGCTAATAAAATTATGATTAAAACTGGTTCAAACGTTATTGAGTCTGATTCATATATATTGAATAGACAAAAGATATCACGTAATAGTATATCAAAGAATGATGTACCTCGGGACATTTGGGATAAGTATTCTAAGTCATCATCATACGATGCTTATTATCTTAGGAAAAATAAGTAAAACTTGTGGGTGATAAAATGAAATTGAAATTTAATCTAAGGAAATGATGTAGTAAATAAAACACATAACATGCCAGCTGATAACACACAAATTACCCCTATTGAGGGATATGATGTATCGCGAATTGTCTTCTCGGAACCAATTTCGGGGGCTATTCCGGATAGTAAACCAAAGATTGAATTCAAACGGATTAATATCTCTACACGTAATGAAGATGGAAGTGTCGGTGAGCTAATTCTGCCCACTACTCGTCTATTTTCTTTTGGTGTAAGTGAGAATACCAGCCAAGAAACAGGAAAAGTCAATGGTTATACATTTCCAATTTGTCTATGGGACCGTGAATCTCCTACTGAAGAAGAGAAAGCATGGACCGATACCTTTGATAAGATCGTTGATCGTTGTGTTGATCATCTTATTGATAACCGTGAAGAAATTGAGATGTTTGACCTTACTAAGTCTGACTTGACCAAGGCGAAAGGTGGTCTTAATCCGCTTTATTGGAAAAAGGAAAAGTATACTAATCCAAAGGGTAAGACTGAGTTGCGAGTTGTTCCAGGTTCTGGGCCTACTCTATACACTAAGCTTATCTTTTCTAAGAAACATGATAAGTTTTTGTCACAATTCTTTGACGTAAATGATGAACCATTGAATGCGCTCGAGTTGATGGGTAAGTATTGTTTTACGACTGCTGCTATCAAGATTGAGTCGATCTTTATCGGTAGTAAGATTTCTCTACAAGTTAAACTTTATGAGGCTGTTATTGAACCTCAATCTTCCGGTATGAAGCGTCTACTTGCTCGCCCTAAGGCTCATAACTCTCGGGTGCTAGAACACCAGAGCAATGGTTCTTCAGCAGCACCAGCAGTAATGTTGAATGAAGACGATGATGTAGATGATTCGGGAAGTTTGGTCGGTTCTGATACTGAAGAAGCTCCTAAGGTTTCTGAACCTGTTTCAGCAGAGAAGGCACCGCCAAAGCGACAAGTTAAGAAGGTCGTTAGGAAGGCAGCTTAAGAAGTATTAGTGTTTTTATTTCATCAAAATGAAATAAAACTGTTATGTATCTATTTTAATAGGAAATTGAGGACTTCCCATTTTTTCCCAATATTTTTTACCACCTACTTTTTTATTAATAGGTTGAAAGATTATTTTACTTAGATGGACACCAACATCACTAGCATTAATATATACTAATTCACCATTATTAAGTGTTGGTTCTACACAGTCTCTGAAAACATTTTGTTGTCTGGGATGAATATTCGCTAGTTTATTACATTCATTTTTTGCTTTATCTAACCATAATTGGTTTATTTCAATAGAACGATCACAACTTTTCCACACGATAAAACCAGCATTTATAGTTCCACTACTATTTTTTATCAAAAACATTTTATCTGGTGGAGCATACATAACAGCATTATTAGTAACAAAACTATTCAATATATCGTCTAAAGTTTTTTCTGGTTGTTTTATACCTATATCAGCATCTATGTTTACGATAAAATCTTCTTTATTATTCTTAATTGCTTCTATAGCAGCTATATTTTTCGTAAAATTAACATGTAAACCTTCTATAGGTTTTCTAACACATGTAAACCCATAACCGTGAGACTTGGCATATTTATATAGACTATTAACTCCATAACCACCAATATCATCGTAATTTGGTGTACATACTACAACAATATGAAATGTATGGATATATAGTTTATTTTCCCGTGTTTTACAAAAATTATTGCGTTCTATCATATGTTTTGGTTTTCCAGAGTAAGATCCAGTTTTTTCGTCAAGACTTGTGATGTTCATAAAATTTCCGATTTGTTTTGGTTTTTCATTTAGGTAATGTATTACAAAATGATTTAGAGTTAAGTCTTCACCATTACCTTTAGTTTCTTCTAGGTGTTTTCTATATAACCGGTCAAAGTTTTTAAGATATTTTTTTATGACATTAGTAGAGGTCATAAGGCATGGTGTTAATATGTAGTTATAACTAGATAGATATAGTCTTTCAAAAAACGACTTATACCCATTTTCATTACAAGTTCTCGCTAAAGGTCCATATATTGTGTTTGGGTTTTGTTGAACTTGGTATAATAGTTCGTTAACAAGTGATTCTGATGGTATGGTATCATCGTCCAGAAATAATACATAAGGAGTATTAACATATTTTATAGAAAAAAATCTTTGCCCACCACCTATTTTACTATTAATTTCGTAGTTTTTAACAGATTTACACCCGTCTAATTCAAAATAAGTATCTGGATTTCCATGAGAAATTATTATATCTTTAATATTCTTGTATTTTTTAATGATAGGCACTAGTTTTTTGATATTATGAGGTCTATCATAACTAGCTATTATAACAGATGTTTTTTGGTTATTTTTCAACTTTCTATGAGTAAACCTTGATTTGCTTATCACATTTACTATAATATATACAATTAAAAAAATAGCTATTATCAATGTTATACCTAATAAATAATTTAGTAATTTATTCATTTATTATATACATATAATAAATGAATAAATTACTAAATTATTTATTAGAGTTTAAGTGTGGATTACCTTTCTTTACTTTACCATCACGTCCAGTATACCATACATGCCCCTGAGCACATCGTTTATCACTATGAACACATGGACAGTTATATACCGCCAAATCATTACACACAGGACAATTATTGTCTTCTACTTCTTTATCGTTGTATGATGTGTAAACACTACCTGCCACCGTTTTACCAAATGTTTCTTTCTTACCTTCCCTTGGCTTCTTATCTGAAAAAGTTTTATACACTCCTCCACGAGCTGAAACAGCAACAGAATTACTATCTGGATGTTCATATCCAGGTATTGAGTCAGGTCTCCTAGGTTCTGTCATTTTTATTCTAAAAACGTTTCTTTAAAATAAGTCAGTATAAATAAAGTTGAATTAAATATATAATTTAATATATTTAATAAAACAATGGACAAAAAAATAGCAAGTATAACAAAATACTCAGACAATAAACTCCAAGAATATCTTAACAAAGAAAAGCTTGACGTACTTCACAAGATGAAACTATACGCCGACGACTTATATTACAACCTTGGAGAAGACACTGGTTTTACCGATGAACAATACGACATGCTCAAAGAAACTCTACAAAGAAGAGACAAAGACTACTCAGTCCCAATTGGAACCACGCTCCGAGAAGGTGAAAACAGAGTTGAACTACCATTTTGGCTCGGTTCTATGAATAAATTTAAACCAGAAGACTCTGAAGATATTGCCAGGTGGTTAATCAAAAATAAAGCATCTGAATACGTTATAGAAGATAAATTAGATGGAGTGTCTTGTCTTGTAATCATCAAAAATAATAAAATACAATTATTTACTCGTGGTGATGGTGTTATAGGAGCTGATATATCATATTTGTCTAAATATATTAAGAGTATACCCAAAACTGTGAAAAGTGATATTAGTGTACGCGGAGAACTGATCATACCTATTGATGTTTTTAATAAGAAATATGCTGATAAATACAAGAATCCACGTAATATGGTTGCTGGTTGTACGGGAGCTAAGAAACTTAAGGATGGGTTACAGGATATTGTTTTTGTGGCTTATGAAATAGTTGGTACTGGAACTATGGAACAACCTACGGCTCAGATTGCCGCTATGGATTACGCAGGTTTTACCACAGTAAGATACAAAATGGTAGAAGATATTACTATTCCAGTATTGATGGAGACTTTGATTGAGTTCAAAGATAATAGTCCATATGAAATAGATGGTATTATAGTTCAACCTGACAAACCATATGTTAGAAACACTGATGGTAACCCAGATTATGCGTTTGCTTTCAAGATGAGATTAAAGGATAACTTGGTTGAAACAGAGGTCGTGGCTGTACTATGGAACGTCAGTAAGTGGGGACAGCTAAAACCTCGTGTTGAGATTAAACCTGTGGAGTTAAGTGGTGTAACTATCACATATGCCACAGGTTTTAACGCAAAGTATATTGTAGATAACGTAATAGGTCCCGGAGCAAAGATCAAGATTACTCGCTCCGGTGATGTTATTCCTTATATAGTTGAAGTAGTTAAACAATCCGACTCACCGGAAATGCCAGGTATTCCGTACAGATGGAATAAAACAGGTGTAGATATTCTTGCCGAAGAGTTTGGAGATACTATGTGTATCAAACTAATAGCTAATTTCTTTCATAAACTTGGTATTAAACAACTTGGAGAGAAAACTATACAAAAAATGTATGAGAATGGGTTAGATACTATACTAAAAATAATAAAGGCACCTCAAGAAAGATTTGAGGAAGTTGAAGGGGTTGCGGCAAGAGGTGCTGAAAGGGCTTACGAAAACATTCACGAGGGTTTACAAAATCTATCACTACCTGTAGTCCTTGGAGCTTCAGGTATTTTTGGTTTTGGTTTAGGTAGGAAAAGAGTTACTAATCTATTCAATGAGATGCCTAACTTACTTACAGATTATAAGAAGATGAGTAAAAAACAATTATATACACGTATAATGGAAATAGATGGATTTTCAGATATAACTACCAAAAGTATAGTAGATAATATCAAGTGGGCAGATAAATTTATCACAGAGTTAAAGAAATATGGAAAATTCCAGAAAAAACGGAAGGTTGATAATAGTTTGGTGGATATGACTATTGTTTTTACCGGTAAGAGAGATCCTAAACTAATGTCAGATATTGAAGAACGTGGTGGTAAAATTACAGGATCTGTTACGAAGAATACATCTATACTAATTATAGCAGATGGGGGAGAGCGTCAAGGCAAGGCTGTGAAAGCCGAGGCTTTAGGCGTGCCCATATTAGAAAGATCTCAGTTTATAAGACAATATATTAAGTAAGAAACTACATAAGACCTAGATGAAATTGAATTTTAACTATAACATGTTAGTTAAAATCAGAAATGGATAAGACAATTATTGAGAAACGTATATGTTTAGAATCTAGGTTTTTAGACTCTAACTATGAACAACATATACTAAACAAAGCTAATCAAGACACAAAGAATGAATGTAGTCAAAAGTATGGATTTATAATTCGTATAGTCAAAATAGATAAAATTTTAGATCATGAAATTAATAGAGTAAATGCTGATAATGTATTTACTGTTAAATTTGAGGCAGAAACCTTGAAACCTGAACCTGGCAAAATATTTAGAGGTTCTGTGTGTATGATATATAAAGATGGTATATTTATTAATGTTTTTAATAAGCAAAAAATATTGATTCCAACATGTGTACTTACTGATAATTATTCTTTTAACGAGGAGAAAAACTTATATGTTGGTAACGAAGACCATGATGATATTATTAAAGAAGGAACTATTCTAAACGTTAAAATAACAGCTTCTCAGTATAATAACCTAAACTTTAGTTGTTTTGGAACTATTGTTTAAAGATATACTGGTTAAACTTAAAAAATGTCGCAAATTCAAATATTAACAGAATTTAAGAAAAATGCTATTATTTTTTTTGATGAACTGATCTCTCTTTTTCCAACACAAGGAGACTTAGTTATAGCAAGGTTGTTTATAGCCAACCAGCTCCCTCTGGAAGAAGCAATGAACTCATTCATACACAAACTTAGCCTAAATAACTCAGAATGTCGTACAATGATCAAGGATCGTAATGAAAAGTTTTTCCTGGAACATGAAGTCCTACCCATTGGAGATGGAAACAAAAGCTTCGATGCTAATATTTTCAAAACTATGTGGATGTCTGGAAATCTAGAGGATGAAGACAAACAAGTCATTTGGAAATGGATAGAAACCTTTGTATATTTTGCTGATAAATTTATCAAAGCCAAAAACCAAACTTAAATATTTATAGGTTAAAACCTATAAATATATATGAGTTCCATACACAACAAGACAAAGAGTATCTGTATGTGCTGTAATGAACCAAATACGTTTATTATTATATTACATAAAACACGTAGACAAACACATGGATTTTGTATTGACTGCGCAGAAGGTTATATTAACCCTATATTAGAAAAAATCACTCTTAGTATTAAGAATAATCTAGGGGTTCCAAGTCTGAAGATGAAATGTCCAGGAACTTACACTGGACAACATAGAAATCAATGTAACCACGAGATAGATATTTTCAAAGAATTAATAGTTCCCAATGGTTCAAGTATATACACAAATATGTTACGAATAACATTGGCATTAGATAATCCTAATGTATTTATATGTCAAAATAATAGATGTCTGGATATAGTTGAAAAGATATCAAGTATAGAATCATATTTTATGGAATGTCATACGTGTAAAACCACATGGTGTTCAAACTGTTTATCTCAACCATACCATTATGGACTTAACTGTGTTGAATATGATATTAAGACAAGTGATAATAACGATTCAAAGTATCTAGATCAACTTAAGAATGATGGAGAACTAAAATTTTGTCCTATCTGCGCTGTTTCTACAACAAAAGAAAAAACTAATGAAGGAAAAGATGTTGGCTGTAATAAAATAATCTGTTCCAGCTGTGGAACGAAATGGTGTTGGTTATGTAACCAGACCAATATTGATTATGACCACTTCAATAGCAACGCCAAGAACCCTTGCGCGAACAAACTATGGTTAGGTGTAGATGTACAAAATGATATTTAAAGGCTCAGAACTTATTATATAATATATAAATTTACCGTTTAATTACGTAGATAATTATCTGAACATGTAGAACCCCATATATAAATCATAATAATTAAAAAACCTACATGTTCCGGGACACAAGTTAAAGTCTAGATAATTATAAATCTACATTTCAAAGAAGGTATGTTAGACTTGGAATTGTGAGTTGATAATTGAATATTAGTCTGGCCAACTAATAGGATTTTAGCCTCCCTTTCCAAGTATAATATATATACTTTGTAATATATTTTGATATATTACAAAATTACTCATGGGATACCATGGATACAGTATTTATCAGAATTATCTCTACATTCTGGATCATTTGCTGGACAGAAAAAGTAATAACCAGCTTGATCAGGAGCTTTTGTAGTAGCACAGTTGTGTAATTCCAACCTTTCAATACGGTCATCATCACCACTCCACTCAATCTCAGCACAATATGCCGAATTGTCGTCAGCGCAATTAGATTCACCTGGTTCACAGGCAAAAATAGAATTTGGTACAGGCGCGCTTACTGCTGGATTATCACCCAGTTGATGACTTTCCCAACCTGGTGTGCCATCTCCATGAAGATATACGTTACACCTATGTTGAATTTGGTGAGTACCAGCATTAGCACCAGATGTAATTACGGTAGGACAATATCTACTTGAGCCATCACTACAATCTCCAGTTCCTGTCCAACAACTGAAAGTATTACTGATTTGTTGGTTTGCTACATTTATTGTATTGAGATTATTAGGTAAAGTAATTGATATAGACGCCAAGGTATTATCTACACCACCACCACTAATGTTTGAACCACTTACGTCTATAGTAATTACATCACCTGCTTGGTAACCAACTGCATATTGTTGATTGATACCATCTCCGATGGTTACGATCGCAATTGTGCTTAATACCCAGTTAGCACCACTTGCAACAAAAGTCATTTCTATAGTAAAATTAGTTACTCCATCAGAGACACTTAATATGTTACCGCCTCTACTAACTGTTATAGATGAATTAGCATCACCCAAAACACTTGTAAATGGTAAAGTTGTCGTATCATTTTGCGCCGCGGGAGGTCTCATAATATCAGATATAGCACTAATACTAGCATCGCCACCACCATCACTTAAAATACCAGTAATATTCCAAACGATGTCATTGACTATTGCGTTATTAGCAGTGTTAAGTGCCATTATATCACATGTATGAGTTTCAAGTACATTTGACGAACAGTAAAGTGGGTCATTGTCAGGAACATAACCTTGTGGATCATCAGGATTAATAGGAGTCACAAAATCAGCATCTCTTGGTGATAAATCGTAGCAATATACATAACCACTTTGATTGAGTTGGCCTGCTTTACAATATTTTGGAGAATCATCATAACATTCTTCTTCTTGTTCATTACAGTAAAAGTAAGAGGCTTGAATATTTCTATTAATATCCGCGGAACAGAAGTGTAATTGTTTGGGATTTCTTTGGTCATTATGACCATGACTCTTATCTTTCTTATCCTCACATGTATCTTGGAATATACCAAGTTGTTCAAGATTAGGTTCCATATTAGACCTATAGGCATCATCATGACGATCACGCCAACCACTTTCTCTTTCATACACTATAGGAACACTGGATTCGGGAACACCCCTGAACATTCTTTGGTAAGGGAATACATCTTGGTCGGTAACTACTTCAACAACATCATCAGCCGTGGCAAAATAAGGATTCATGCCTTTTTTCTTGTTAATTTGTTCTTTCACGTTCATTACGTTATTGTCTGTTAAAAACTTGGATGTAAAACCTTCTTCAACCTTGTTTGGTTCGTATTCACTTGGGTCAAAGTTAGTATTTACACCCATAGATGTTCTTTTATTTTTACTAGGTAAGGTGGAAGGAGGTTTCGTTCTTGGTATAGGTGTAGGTGTAGATCCAACAGGATCTTGATCTTGTGTTGGGTCTTGTGTTGGGTCTTGATCTTGTGTTGGATCTTGATCTTGTGTTGGGTCTTGTGTTGGGTCTTGATCTTGTGTTGATGTTAAATCTTCTTGTTCAAAATTATCTACGGACGTACATTTCTTCGAACATTCGTCTTTATTTTTGAAATTACCACCTGCTAAAGAAAACACACAACCACTTTCCGTACATTTATACTTATTTCCTCTTAGGAAGATAAAGTAGTAAAGTATTATTGCTACAACAAGGGAAAATACTATTAATACAAGTGTGCGATTGTCTGCTACAAACGATTTGAAGTTTTCTACTAAACTCATATTATATTTATAATAAAGAAAGATAGTTTTAATTTAGTATTACCAATTAAAACTTAATAAAAATCATCTAACGCACCAGAAACCTGATGAACCTGTAAACCTCCACTAGTTGGAACACCCTTGCTAAGAATATTATAATCATTCTTAGACTCTGCAGATGGGTTATTAACTGTTTGCGATGAATTAGGGACACTCTCATTATTATTAGGTGGCTCTTCAATGATTAATGGTGTATCTACTAAGAAACTATGTGTTGGATTAATGGTAAAAGACATGTTTGTTAGTTTTAAAATATATATCCTTAAACTTTATTTATTTTTTCATACCTTGAAAATACGTATTATTTTTATAAAAATAACCTAATTTAGTCCCATCAAGTTGGGAAAGACGACCAGTGGCCTTCATAGTATTATATATTCCCATCAAAATTTCTGGAGCAATCTCAGGTTTATTAAGTAATTTTTCCATAACAGGATCTGCATCTATTTCTCCAGGATTGACAGCATAAATAGGTACCATGGTTTCTGGATGACCATAAACAACTGGCTCCCAGTAATTAATAACAGCCGTGTTTGGAACATTGGGATCAAAGTATTGGTATTTCTTTGTTCCATACAACATATCAACTAAATACTTACGAGACGCAGTGTTCTTAACCAACTTTTCACCAGCCGTTAAGAAAAGACCATTGCTATTAGCCGAATAATTCATCTCATCTGGACTAATGATTTGCTTATTCATGTTAGCAACTTCACAGTATCCATCCCAACCTTGGGCACAGTAGTCAGACATGAATAACTGACATTCTCTACTCTCTGGGCTTAGTGTTACAGCACCAGAACCATGTAAAAATAACTGATTCATATTATTTGATACACAGTAAGTTAAAGGGTTGTTTGTGTCTTCTGTAGCTTCTTTAAAACCAGGGCAACCAAAATTAGTTAAAGTAGCATAACTATTCATTTATTACTACCAGAGAAATATTTTAAGTTGCTGTAAAAATAGAATTGAATTAAAGAATTGTATCCTGAATAATAAAAAAACATGTCTTCTAACACTAAATTCACTATTCAACCTGTTATGCAACGGTTCTCTCTACTTGATAATACCAAAAAGGATATTAACAACCTTACCCCCAAATTTGGGTTTAATGGTCTTGGTGAAGTAGTATTTCGTCGAACTTATTCACGAGACAACGAATCATGGAATGACGTTGTCGTTAGGGTAGTTGAGGGTGTAATGTCCATCCACAAAGAACATTTTACCCGTGCTTCCCTTGAATGGAATGATGATGAATGGCAACCTTTTGCTAAGGAAATGGCACTATCCCTATTTCACATGGAATGGCTACCCCCTGGTCGTGGTCTTTGGATGATGGGAACTCAATTCACATATGACAGAGGCTCTACAGCTCTTAATAACTGTAGCGCTACTGATACCAAGAATGACCTCGTCCATAGCGCCGAATGGACTATGGACTGTCTCATGAATGGGGTTGGTGTAGGTTTTTCTACGCATTGGCGTGGTTCGGCTTCTGTCCCAAACAAGGAAGATTATGAAACTTTTATTATTCCAGATTCACGGGAAGGTTGGGTGGAGAGTTTGATTAAACTCATGTGTTCTTATATTGACAGCCCCAAACACGGCAAAAATAAGTTCCCCAAGTTTGATTATTCCCAGATTCGTGAAAAGGGATTGCCTATCAACGGTTTCGGCGGCACAGCATCCGGACCTGAACCTCTACAGAAGATGCACGAACGTATTGAAGGATACCTTGACGCGTTTTCTATTCGTAAGCTGGAAACTACAGCGACCACATACAAACAAGTTGGAGATGAATGGAAACCAGAACAGGTTGAAGTCTCTAAGGAATACGGACACTCACGTCTTATTGCTGATATCTTTAACTCTATTGGTGCCTGCGTAGTTGCTGGTAATGTCCGACGCTCGGCAGAGATTGCCCTTGGTGATGTAGAGGACCAAGAGTTTATCAACCTCAAGAACTATGAAGTCAACCCTGAACGTGGTGAAATTGGTTGGATGAGCAACAACTCCGTTGTTCTAAGAGCTGACCAAGATTACGAAGATTTTGGATATATTCCAGATATGGCTAAGCGTATTGTTGATAACGGCGAACCTGGAATGATTAACCTCTATAACATCCAGAAATACGCTCGCTACGGAAAGGAAAAGCATGATGATGCTACCCTAGTCAATCCCTGCGGAGAGATTAGTCTAGAAAACTTTGAGCTATGTAATCTAGCAGAGGTTTTCCCACCACGCTGTAAGAATAAGACTGATTTCTACAAAGCACTCAAGTTTGCCACATTCTATGCCAGCACTGTATCACTTCTTCCAACACATCGCCCAGAAACTAACGCTATCATTGCCAAGAATCGTCGCATTGGTGTCAGTATTTCTGGTATCGCTCAGTGGGCCAGCGGTGAATCCATCATTGATACCAATGAGTGGGGAGAAATGAACTATACTAAGATGACAACCTACCTCCGTCAAGGATACAAGATTGTCAAAGACTACAACGCAGAATTCGCTAAGATGGCAGGTGTCCCAGCCGCCGTCCGAGTCACAACCGTCAAGCCCTCCTGGCAGTATCTCACTACTTGCTGGTGTCACTCCTGGAGTCCATTACCCAGTCAGTAGGTATGCTATCAGGCGAATGCGCTATCGGCAAGGATTCCCCACTTGTCCCTTCCCTCGTAGAAGCAGGTATTCCACACGAAGATGATACCTATTCGGATAATACCCTTGTCTTTTCGTTCGCAATTGACCATGGTGATGTGCGTCCATGCGAACAAGTTAGTCCCTTGGGAACAGTTCTCCGGTTGTGGCAATGCTCCAAAGATGCTACGCTGATAACTGTGTCTCCGGCAACCATTTACTTTGACAAGGAAAAGGATGCTCCAGACGTAGAGAAGATGCTTGCCTATGTATATTCCAATCCTCAAGTCAGGTTAGTATGCTTCCTCACTCGGGTCATGGATACGTCCAAGCCCCATACGAACCTATTGACGAAGAAAAGTATATCGCCCTCAAGGATTCCTACACCCTACCAAAGTTTGATAAGGTGTCTGGAAATGTCCCAGTAGGCAGTAAGTTCTGCTCTGGAGACACATGTGAGCTCTAAATATTATTTCAGATAATATTAGTTAAAAAACTAATATTATATTAAGTAAAAGTAAAATGATTCACTGTAAAAACGCCATAGCATTCTTTAATCAAGATGACATTAAAGGGAACTGTTACATTTCATCAGTGTTCCGCTAAACAACCAGTTCTTGTTCAGATTAAATTATATGATTTACCGAAATAATAATACTCGCGCTATACACATTCATGAATATGGAGATGAAACAGATGGTTGTAATTCGTTAGGTTCGCATTGGAATCCTAAAAATACAACACATGGTTGTATGTTCTTATCTGATCCTTCATCTCCAAATCAAGCAATGGAAAGCCATGCTGGTGATATGATTAATAACATTATTCCAAAGAATAATAAGTTTACATTTTCTTACATAGATGATCGTATTACATTATTCGGAAATATAGATCAAACTATAATAGGTAGAAGCGTAGTAATTCATGAAGGACAAGATGATTTAGGGTTGGGAGGTTTAGATAAAAATGGAAATGTAATAGATGAAGAAGCGAGGGAAGAAAGTTTGAAGACTGGTAGTGCTGGAAAACGGATGGCTTGTGCTATTATAGGTATAGCAAAGAATGGAAAACTAAATAAAGAAGCTTAATTATCTTTTTATATTTACAAATATAAAATGAGTGGAACTATATACAACCATACAAGTCCTACATGGTTAATATCATCAACTCCTTTATCATGGGAAAAGCCTACTCCACCATCAGCTTGGAATCCTGCTCACTGGTTTGATGACCATCCTCCTCTTACTCCTAGAGAAGGAGAAGACGGAACAGCACCTTGTAATATAAATAAAGACGGACTTGAAGAACCAAAATATTTATTGGTTGGTAAAAATGGAAAACCTAAACAATGCTTCAGAAATTACACAACAAGACATAAACGACGGTATAGCAACAAAAAGATATAGTAATAACGAGTATGGCGCACATTTTGCTGGTGTTGGTACAAAATGTGAAGATTTTATTAGTGTTCGTCCATTACAATCATATGGTGAACCAAGAAGACCAGATTTACCATTTGATAGTGAATTCGCAAGTTGTAAGACAAGAGGATGGGGGGAGGATGGCGATACTTTATGTGTTAACGAATTTGTGAATTGTTCTATAGCACCCGAACAAGTTTGGGCGGAAAACAAATCTGGTATTGTAATTAATGATAAAAAGGTAGGACCAGGAAATAAATTATACAGTAAGTATAGTAATATCGTCTGTCAGTTAGGAACAGATAGCGGAGATCCTAGATTTGGTGGTAGATGGCCGCACTTGAAAGGAAACCCGCCCGTTAGAACTTGGAAACCTATTGGACCTGTATTATATGACGGTGCTATACCATCTTGGAGAAACATATGTGCTAATTACTGGCCTTCTGACCCATACAATAATTGGAAAAATACTCGTTGTACTCTAAAAGATGATATTGACTACGAAAAACTCGTTTGGGAATGTTCAAAGAAGAAAACTCCAATGGAATGTGAAAACGCAGACCCTCTTGACTTAGTAAAAGATAGAACTCACGGTCTTGGATGTGTGTGGAAACCAGAAAAGAACAAATGTGAAAGACAAGACTGTGAAGATATGGAATCAATCAATGGATTCTGTCCAACTGTTATGTGTGATTGGAATCCACAAGATGGACCAGATACACCAGCTTTTGGCACTGGAACTAGACCAGTTTGGCCTCCACCACCAGCACCGCCACCGCCTCCAGCACCCCTATCACCTTGTCAAAATAATATCTTAGACTTGGAACCAAATCCTTTTCTACCCCCTGGTCAAGAAAGTGATGAAAGAGTTACTAAATACTATGAATACAACCAGATGTGTAAAGCTGCTGAGACTGGAAGAATGGTAGATGGCAAAGATGAGAGTGAGGAACTATGTGGTATAATGAATGACAATTACAAATCAAAGTTAGGAGTTGATTTATGTCAACATACACAGGTTGATGGCGGCAAAAGTCCTGGTACATGTAGAATTAGAGAATGTCGTGACATGTATAAAGACTCAAATGTGTGTCCCGAAGAAATGACAGGTAAGGATGGTAAAAAAGTTCAAGGGCCTTGTGTTGTCTGGGATTGGAATAATAAGTAGTATATATAAAAATGAATAAGATGATTAATTTATAGAAAAAATTAATCACCATAAATGGAGTGCGCTTCTTATTTTATTAAAAATAAAGCATTATTTGGTAGTTTCCCTACCCAAACGACCGTTAAGGAACTAGAAAGTGAAGGTGTGCGATACTTCATTAACTTAACCAATACTCACGAGAAGAAAACAATACCTTATACAACACAATACGAACAAATTTCATTTCCAATATCAGATTGTAAAGTCCCTGATAATGTCAGAGAATTTATAAAGTTTATATTTACTTTAGAAGACATTATACTACACAAGCTCAAGAACAAAGAACTTATTTACCTACATTGTAAAGGCGGCCACGGACGTTCAGGAGTGGTTGTTGCCGTATTGTTATGTCACGTGTTTGGTTTAAGTCCTACACAATCTCTTGAATACACCACAAAGTATCACGCAAGACGACCAACTATGAGAGAAAAATGGAGAAAGATAGGGTCACCCCAGACATATCAACAGAAAAACTTTGTTTATAATTTATGTAAGGAAATTCACTTCCACAGAGCATATAAAAATGGTTATACAGCAGGCTTCTCAAACATGGCTCCATATTCAGTTAATATCCCAGGTATTGGGATATTTCCAACAGCAGAAGCAGCAATACAAGCATATAAATGTATAGATGATAAAGAATATGTTGAAAAACAACTTAATGCAGAATCACCATTTGTATCCAAAATATTAGGTAATAAGATCAGAACTCCTCCAAATTGGCAAGAGTTAGCTCCTAAAATATCAGAAAGAATACTAAAGCTAAAATTTAGTCAACATCCTAATATAAAAGAAGCTCTCATTAATACAGGACTTTCTAAATTAACTTTTCATTCCAAATATGATGATTTTTGGGGAGTAACTGACAACGGTGAAGGAGAAAATATATTAGGTAAACAACTATATAAACTACGAAATTCTTACTATAAATAAGGTTAAATCATAATTTTATTTTTTATACAAATATCCAAATATAATTACAGATAATACGACACTTATTCCAATACCATAGATTACTACTAACTTCAGCGAAAAAACTTTGGTAGGAAATGCTCCATCTATACTCTCTTCTTTCATCACGAATGAAGGTTTCCACATATACAACAAACCTACACATAATACAGGCAACACTAAATAAATAAGATTATTCATATCCAAAAATGTTTGCGATTTTTGCTTAAATAATGAACCCATATTTACACCAGCAACAGGTGTAGCACTTACAAAATCATTAACTTTCTTATCCAAATCAGCAAGCTTTTGCTCCATAGTTTGTTCCATTCTATTTATCTTGAATAAATAGAATGTTTAGACTTAAAAACATCACTTTTGTTTCTTCGGATCCCAGTATGTAGTCCGACCATCTGCCGTCTTAGTCCTCTTAGCATGCTTCTGACCATATATCTTAAACTCATTAACACCATAATGGCATTCCATATCCTCATCTACCACAGATTTTATAGTCATACCCCAATTGTTATAAGATAACCTTGGTATTATTCGTAATCCTTCGTAAAGCAATTCTATCTCCCGTTGTGATAACGTAGACACCTTACGAAGTGGTGAAATATTAGAATAATATAAAACTTCAGCCTTTATATAATTACCACAACCAGATATTATATCTTGGTCCATCACAAAAGATGTTATATTACGATTCTTATATTTCTCCACCAACTCCTCAAACTTGGCTAACGTAAACTCACGTCTCATTATATCTGGACCAAGTTTCTCCAACTTCTCATCCAAAACTCCTTTATCTGTAGTAAATTTTAACGTAGCAAAACTTCTTGAGTCAGTAAACCACAACGTCTTACCGTCATCTGTCTCTACAAACCATTTAGCATACTTGTCATACCTTTTCAACCACCTACCCGTCAACATCAACGAGTGTAATATATAATACTCTTTACCACTGTCGGGTTCTGTCAACGTAAAATATATAAACTTACCCTTACAAGATACGGCGGTGAATGTCAATGGTAGAGCATCATTAAATTCCTGAAATCCTTCAGGAGGCTTATCTGGATATTTGCCTCCGCAAAACACCCAATCAGTTATGACTTTACCTTGTAAAGCCTTATTCAGATAATCAATAGTTGACCTACACTCTGGACCTTCTGGCATGTTTAGAACGTTTCTATCTTACTATTTAAACTTAATTTAAATATTCAAATTAATTTTAAACCATATTTTTTTAACGTTTAATATGATGGACATTCACAAGTCACAGCACCACATCTTCCACAACCTAAACCACCAGGACATACAGACTTTGGGTCATCAGGAGCACAACAAGGTATATTTGGATTTCCAGAACAAGGTCTCCAACCACTTGGTGGTCCCGGTGGACTTGGTGGACTTGGTGGACTTGGTGGTCCCGGAGGAGCTGGAGGACGTTTTGGACTACATTTTGTTGTCATCGGGAAACCTGGTATCTTACTACCACAAGGAGGACAATTATTTGCTCCAGAATTACAATCACATATATCTGGGAATGACCAATTACATCCAGCGTCACTAAAAGATTTTCCTACAATACCATCATATAGTGTAATCTTCATCTTGTAAGGAGCTCTGAACTGTGGAGACGACAAATAATCATCATGCGAAACACAATACGCTTGATACACGTTAGATGGTGGATTAGCAGCAGGAACAGAAGCGGAACCTCCACTATGAACGTAATCACACCATTCTCTTGTAGGTGCCTTACACCCAGAAATCCAATCACTAGGCGTAGGATTAGCCAAGTCTGCCATATTACAATAACCAGTTTGACCGTATTGACTCAAATAGTTACTAGCTGGATAAGCTTTACCACCAATAACATTCCACTCAGATGTATTAAATTGTTTTTTCATATTACCATCCTTAACTGGATTAGAACACCCTATCATACCTATACTAGTGTTATCAGCATAATTCCTAATACCATACTTACAGTGTTCAGGATTAAATGTAATAGTAGTTGGATCACCCATAGGCCAACCACCATCACCACCAGCCGTAAGTTCAAACTTAGCACCGAAATTATAACCATCTACACAACTAAAATCAGCTGTACCATCCTTTATTATCTCAAAAAAGGTCGAACCAGCTGTTGGAGGATCTACACAATATCCTGTCGGAGATTTCTTACATATCGTATAACCACCGCCATTTGGCCACTCTTTATCCCAACCAGCTCCTGGTCCTAAATTAGGAATTACTGGATTATTTTGAGCATAATATGTACCACTATACATACCACGCATTGGAGCATTCCTACCTCCAACCTTACAATTTATCGCCTTGTAAGCATCCTCACAGTGTGTCATTGGAATTACTCTCCATGGACCACCAGTAGCAGGAATCTTAACAACTATAAAACTATTGTGATGAGGTAAAAATACAACAGGATTAGCACATCCCCTTGAAGGACCACATAACATATCTGAACCCATCGCATTTGGAGTATTTACTACTTTCCAGTCATTCGCATTACTTCCTTCAAACATAATTGACATAGGAAAACGTGTATTATTTATCAATTGAATTGTTGATTCTTCTTGTTGCTCTAAAGGTATTCCATCAACCATTTATTCTATTTAAATATAATTAAATTATATTATAATAAAAATGTCAGGGTTCCAACAAAAATCTAATTGTACCCTCCCCACTCCCTTACTTTTAGGACGAATTGGTCTTACTCAAGAACGAATTAATATAATGAAAAGTAAAATAAATTTTGACCAATACACAGACGCCGCGCTGAACGAACTGTTAACGCCTCAAGATTTCTTAAAATTACAAGGCGGGCTGCCTCACTTACAAACTTGTAAAAATGTAATGGATCTTGTTAAAAGAAATATTGATTATTTTAACACTGTTTCCGGTGGTGGAAGTGGAGAGACACAATATTGTTTAGAGGTAACAGGGGGAGCAGATAATCCCAAACAAACTCATGAACCATTCCCGCCTGGCACCGCCGAGCCCAATACATGTTATTTATGTGGTTTACCAATATTAAATAAAAATCAAGCGGTGGCCACCACCGCCGCCATTACAGATGAAGAACAACAATTATATGATACCAGTAAAAGTATCCTAGAGGGATATTCTGACAGAGGAGAGATTACATTACAAACCTTTGGATTATTAGAGAATCCTATTAATGTTTGGGCTTTTAATAGTGTAGTTGCAGAGTTAAAAGTAAGTAATGATCGTTTAGCTGCTGCTAGGAGGATACTATTTAGAGTTTCCTCCGACGACGATATCAGACACATATTTAAGAAAATAAATGAATCATACCAGACCCATCCCATGTATCCTGAAGGTGAACATGTTATTGATTATAAAAGGGCAGGTTATATGAATATTCTTAGCACGCGAGACCGAAAGTATGATGAAAACGACCCCCTATCAGTGGCGTGGCGTCATCAATATGCTTGGGCACATAGGTGTTGTAATCAATTCAAAAGTCAAGGAGATTTTTGTGGTTGGATAAATGGAAAGGGTTTTTACCCCCCAGAGAATATAAATGCATTTTATACAGAAATGGCTAAGTCTGATAGTAAATATGCACACGTTAAATATTTTCATGGTCCTAATGGACCATTAAGAAGAAATTTCCTAGGTCATGTCATTCCCTCTGACGTCTCGCCCTACCCTTCCCCTTCCCTCGAGCACCATCTCAGCGTCGTGAAGGGAAATGTTATCAGTCGTGTTAATACTATACTCTATAACGTAAATTTAAATCCGGTTGCTCGTATAGAAAATATTTTTTCCAGTGAATGTCTTAACAATCTATTTGTTAACGTGGTGTTGGCGGGAGGGAAGGAGAGAGGTAACGAAATATTAACAACCTTAAATAGTGCAGAAGACATAAAAAAAGAGGAGAGTGATCTTAAGAGCAGTATAGACAACTTACTAAACGACTGGACCGCAATCGGTGCTGGCGGATTATTATTAGAGATAGGCGACGGCGAAGTGGCCACATCTCAGGATGTGGAAGATATGATATACACACTTGATGACTTTGATAGTAATAAACGCAAGTTCGACGATGGATTGGCCAGTATTGGCAACAAATCCCAGCGCGGCGATGACGTCGGGCAGACGCCAAAGCGCAATCCAAGCGCTTTATGGTCCGATGTCAACCAAAACCTAGGAATTGATCCAGTCGGAAATTTAGTCTTCAACCCGCGGCGTCAGCGCGAGCTCGTGGCCAAGTTCGAAGCAGTTCCTGTTGCTCAACAGAGAGAAAGAAGAGCCGCGGCCGAGGCAGCAGCGGTGAAGATCAAGCAGAATGCTGTGGAAGAGGCCAAAAAACTGGCGTCGTGGGAGAAAAAGGAAGAAAAGTTGGAGGGCAATATCAAAGAAGTCATTAATAAGATTAATACTTTACCACAGAGAGCGATAGGTTGTGATGCTATAGTCGAACAATTCGTGGACATAGCGAAAAATTGGAGTAACATTTACAGTGCACGTTCTGGTTTTCCAGCCAGAATCTCAGACTTACATAGTAAGTTTAAATTCATACTAATGTCTGATGGTTCCATATATGTAGAACAAAGATAAAGTTCTTTATAATTCTAATATAATATTGGCTAATAATAAATGGATTGTGACATATGTTACGAAACGGTAACTGAAGATAAATTACAGATACTTGAGTGTGCCCACGCTCTATGCAAGTCATGTCTCAGTAAACTCCGCAACCGTAATTGCCCATTCTGTAGAAACCCTATTTCCTCAATGACACAACAACGTGAGGAAACCTTTGAGACGCTATCCATTCGTATAGTAGACGAACAGGAGGTTGAACGTTATGATATTGACATTCATAATAACTTACAACGCTTCAATAGACGAAGACGAAGAGATCGTGAAGAACGTGAGCGTATTCGCGATGAGGTTTTTAGGAACATACCCAGAGAAATGAGTGAATATGAAACACAATCTATTCTTAGACAGTTTGATGATGCTAGGATAAACAACTCGCTTGTTACTATGTCTCCTATATCTATCCCAGACCGCGTCAGACAGAAACACCGGCATGAACGAAACAGATACAAGAATAATAGACATAATACCAATATAGTTTCCTAAATTGTATATTTAAAATTGAAAATATATAATTATAAACATATCATAGTAGAAATGAACTCCTACACTACAACATTCAGCTCGGATAACGTTCTTATCGGTGTTAGTGGTATTATTGGCGTTGGCAAATCAACTCTAACAGAGAATTTGGGAAAAGCTATGGGCTATAAAGTTCTCAAAGAACCTGTTGAAACTAACGAATATCTTGACAAGTTTTACCAAGATATGGGCAAATACTCATTCCCAATGCAAATATACCTACTCAACCACCGGTTCAAACAACACCAACAAATGGTATGGTCGTCAGAAAACACCATTCAAGACCGAACTATCTACGAAGACGTTATCTTTGCTAAAATGCTCAAGGAGGATGGGTTAATGGAAGATTTAGACTTTAAAACTTACTGTCAGCTCTTCAATAATATGACAAACTTCTTACACAGGCCAGACGTCATCGTTTATTTGGACGTTGAACCCGAAGAAGCTCTCAGGCGCGTCAAAACAAGATCGAGAGATTGTGAATCAGATTTGCCTCTTGAATACCTACGCAAACTCAAAAAAGGCTACGAAGAATGGCTCGCTGACCTCCGTGGCCGTATCCCAATCATCCATTTGGATTGGAACACCTTCCAAGACACTGATTACATCGTTTCTAAGATTCAGGAAGCGTTAAGGACGAAGCAAACACTTGTAGTATAAATGTGTACGTTTCTGTTATTCAAGAAATAACAGAAAATTATCTTAAATTAAACATAAAATGAAGTGTGCGAGTCCGCACAATCCTTATTTTTCGATCCACTTGAGACTATTAATCAAGAGATATCAGATGACACCAGAAGCGATGAAGCGTACTTTTCCTTATTTTTATTTCAGATTCTAAATTTGTACGCATTTTTCAAATTCTTGAGCAAATATTTTTCTTCGCGCACATCATTTTTGTGCGCGAAGGATTGAAATAATTTTTTCCTGGTTGTTTATGATATTTCTTGATTAATAGTCATTGCCATATTTTTGCTTTCTCCATTTTTTGTTCTCCATTTTGGAGCTTGATGATTTTATGATGTTTCTTGATTAATTTCATACAAGACTTTCTCCATTTTCTCCATTTTCTCCATTTTCTCCATTTTTGTTTTTTTAGAACATCTATTTTGACCTTAATTTTTCATTTTCTCCAATTTTTTTCATTATTTTCATTTTCTTTTCCCATTTTTTTCATTTTCTCCATTTTTTCTCCAAAATTGAAAAGTCTTTTTGATTAATCTCTCTTATTTCCGTATTTTTTGCTTTCTCCATTTTGGCTCCATTTTGGCTCCATTTTGTCTTCAAAATGGAAAAAGCTTTTAAAGAAATATTGTGTGTTTATAAAATGTCATCAAACGAAAAAGAAAAATGTAAATACTGTAACAGTGTTATATTAAAAAAGAATTTAATTAAGCATCAAACTTCAAAAAAATGTATTATTGCCCAAGAAACTTTAGAATCAAAACTTAAAGTTTCTCGTGAAAAAATTGGTAAAAAATATAATAATTTGAAACAGGAGAATGAAATTCTAAAAGAAAAAATTAAAGAATTAGAAAAGACGATAGAAAAATTGAACTGTGATAAAGATAAATACTTCGATCATATTGTAGATATTGCAAAGAAACCCAGAACAGTTATTGAACCTGCTACTAATACAATAAATAATAATACTATCAAACCTACTACGAATAATACAGTGAATAATACAGTAATCATGACTCCACTTGACATGAGTTCAAGCGCATTCTCTGAGAAGATTGCCAATGGATTCAGCTTAAATGACTTTCTACAAGGTCAGGCAGGTGTTGCTAAATTTGCTGTTAATAACCTGTTGCGCGATGATAATGGTAAGTTGATGTATGTGTGTACTAATCCAAGCAGGCATCTTTTCCAATTTAGGTCTCCACATGGCGTTATTGAGAAAGACCCTAAAGCTGTTAAATTAACCGAAGCGATTAGTGAGGAAATACGTAAGAAGTCATCACAGATATCAAGCGCTGATGATAATTTAGATAGTATTGGTATTGATGAGTTGGTAGATCAATACAATGATATAAAAGAGATAGGAGACCCTAACAAGAATACTGGTTTTCGTAATGTATTGACGGGATTGACGAGTTAGTTTTCAAATGTTTTTGTGTTTGAAAACTTGATATTTATTGCATGTATGGTAGTTGCATACCTTGTGGCGCCATAGGCATACCTTGTGGCGCCATAGGCATACCTTGTGGAGGACCCATACCTTGTGGAGGCATAGGCATACCTTGTGGAGGACCCATACCTTGTGGAGGCATAGGCATACCTTGTGGAGGCATTGCTCCTGGTGGCATTCCACCGGTTGGGTATGGTGGTTTATAAGATTCTTCCATAGGTGGCATTTGTGGAGGCATTGGTCCAGGCATAACTGGGAATTCTCCGCCAAAAGGAGGAGGTGGTGGCATGTTGTTATTGGTTGGTGGAGAAGGTTTTGGGTTGTTTGCCAGCATCATGGATGATGCTGTGTCCTTATCAGTGTTATTTGTATTCTTGTTCATGTCTCGTAACATCATGAAATTTAGAACAACAAAGACTAATATAATGCCACAAATTAATGTACATGTTCCTTGTAGAACTTTTGAATCAATTGGGAATAACATTTATTATATTTCAATATAAATAATTTACGAATTATCATATTGTAGGGATGTAACATTTGTTTTTGCTGAGTACATAGTGTATGCGGCTCTGAGTGTCATTATTGGTTTTCCTAGTCTTTTATTGACGTAGTTGTGGAATTCCCAGAAGAATTTGAATAGTTCTTCTCTACCACTAACGACGTTGTCTATACGTTGATAATTTCCTTCGATGTATGCTGTTGCGTGATCAGAACATTTTTCACATGGAACCATAACGGGAATACCTAGGATGAAGTGTTTCATGCGTTGTCTCCAAAGAGGTGCGGCATTTACAGGGTATCTGAGAGCACCATTGTGTAAGGAGAACCAAAATGCTGGACCCCATACTTCTGGATTTCCGGAGTTAGCGTATTCTAAAGTAACGTAATTAAGTTTTAGTGGTTTTCCTTCTATACTTGCTGTTGATGGTGATGATGGTGATGATGGTGATTGGATAATACTTGCCGGTCCTGGTATGGGGGAAGGATCATTGGATAATAACGATGGAGATGGTGTTGGTGGTAATTCATCTAAACCTGCTTCCTCAGTAAGAATTGCTGATGTTTTGTAATTTCCGTTTTTACGAGATGCCATTTATTACAAAACAGTATTATTTTTATATCTAATAATTAATCTTCTAGTAAAATAATTTGTTGTCCAAAGTTTTTCTGTAGTTGTTCCATGTTAATGGTGATATTAAGTTGCGTAATAAAAGTTTCTAATTCATCAAAGTCAGGTATACCACAGTAATCAATATATTTTATGTTACAATCTTTGAACTCTGTGAAAAGTTGACGTCCGCGTTCGTGATTTAAGATAGAAATATCGTGCTTGGTGTTTGAACCGATATTTTCAATGTTTTGATGTTCTGACAAGAGTTTGTAAGCTGTATGTGGCCCAACCTTGTTGATGTTTGTGTTATAGTCCGTTCCACACATGATACACAGGTCTATGAGCTGTTCTTTTGTGAAGTTGAGATGATTGAGTAGATTTTCTGACGTAATTAGGGTACAGTTGTCGGTTTGTGTATCCATTTTGCTTAGAATAGTTGGTGTATTGTATGCGATTAGGTCTGTGTCATCGGACATGACAGCATCTACGAGTCCGTTTATACATAGTTGTGCGCAGAACTTCTCTGCTTCGTCGGGGGCAGTATAATACGGGACTTTGAGGATATCAAATAGTTTTTTGGTGTTTGTGAAGTCTTCTGGAGCCAAATATATAATCTGTCCTTGTTTTTGTTTGATTTTCTCTTCCACCCAATTCATGTCAATGGATTTGTCTTCGGGTTTGAGGAGTCGTTTTGGTGATTTTCGTTTGGAGTAAAGGTCTTTGAGGCATTTGTCAATAGTTCCGGTTTTGTGATAATCATCTAGTGCTTCTTCTAGGACGAAGAGATTTTCTTCTAGTTTAGAACGTTCTTCCCGTCTTTTTGCTTTTTCTGAGTCTTTTTCTATTGGAGCTTTACCATCGTATATAAAAACGCAATGGACTTCATTGCGTCTAAGACTTGCTATAAGATTTATAAATGTTGTGAGCCACCTGTCGCCGCAAACGGCCTTAAACTTGAACATATACAATGATATGTCTATAGCTACTTTTTTATAGCTGAAATCTGATATGTGTATTTGTTGGAATATTTCTGGACATTTGTCTTTGAGTAGTTTATTTAAGTTCTTGATTCCCATATTTTGTTATAATAAATCTAGGGATTTAGATACTTATTTCATTTTTATTTTGTTTCTAATAATAAATGCCTTTTGTAAGTAAAGCGCAAAAACGTGCGTGTTATGCTAAAGATGATCCAAAGTGGGATTGTAGGTCATTTGCTAGGAAAAAATCACATAAAAAACCTAGAAAATCTATAAAGAGACGGAAGTCATCCAAGAGACGGAAGTCATCCAAGAGACGTAAGTCATCCAAGAGACGTAAGTCATCCAAGAGACGGAAGTCATCCAAGAGACGGAAGTCATCCAAGAGACGGAAGTCATCCAAGAGACGGAAGTCGTCCAAGAGGAGTAATACACCAAAGAGACGGAAGTCATCCAAGAGGAGTAATACACCACCCACTGTAATACCTCCACTTAGACAGTTTATAAAAAGTAGACAATTTATAGGAAAAATTAAGCAAGAGTTATCCTTTGCTGATAAATGTTTAAAGAAAATAAACTCAACTAAAAATAATCAAGATGATATATGGTACTTAAATATAGACTTAGATAGTAGAATTACGAAAGAAAAGGCTAAAAAAGTCTTATTGGGGACTGGTGCTGACGGTGTTGTTTTTAAGGTATGTAAAGGTAGTAATAATACTAATTGTAATTATGCTCTAAAGATACAGAAAATATCTAGAGCATATTATGCTGAAGCATATGGATTGGCTGATTTAGAGATGACCAATACTGTTCCTGAAATATATGAAAATTGGACTTGTAATCGTAAAGGTTTGATTATAATGGACTATATTCCTTCATGTAAAATTACTAATTTTACAGATAAGGTTAAACGATATGAAAATGCGTTTGAGTTATTAAGAATTATTAAAAATAAAGGTTGGATACATGTAGATATGCATTTAGGTAATGTAAGGTGTAAAGATGGTGATGTAAATAAATTAGTCTTAATTGACTTGGGCTGGGCTGTTAAAAAACGTAAAGGTAAATATCCTGATCATCCACTGTCTAAAAGATGGTCTTATAATTTAAACTATAAAGAACTAACTACGGTTGCTAATTATAATTTTATCAAGAATTTTTATGACAAATCTTTCAAAAACCATACTAAATATGTCCCTAATGTTGATTCAGTTAATAAACGAATGAATATGTTACGTAAGAAAATAGGAATATAGTATTTGATTATGTATGTTAGTTTTACATATATAATCCAAATGGGGGTTTGTTGTCTTTTTGTTTTTTGTTGTATTTAACGATTTCTATGGCTTCTTCAAGGTCTTCTTTGATTAGGACGAATTTATGTTCTGGTCCTAAGGAGATGACGCGTTTGGCGTGTGTGATTTTACATTTGGTGATGAATGTTTCAATGTCTCCACCGGCGTTTTCAAAGAGTTCCATGTTATGTTGTATAATTTTTTCAACTGTTTTGAGGTCTACGGCGGTATCCCAGTTTATTTCCTTAACCATTTTTAAGAAGATTTGTGCTAATTGGTTGGGGTTGTATTTATCAATGCGGTGAACCCAAGGGAATCTTCTTTTGAGGCCTTGGTTCATTCCGAAGAAGCAATCTTCTATGTCATTTTCGTATCCGGCACCTATACAACAGAAGTCGTTTTTGTGTTCTGAGAGGAAGGCGGTGAGTGTATCTAGAGCTTCTTTGGAGAAAGAGTCTCTGTCGTTGTCTCTTGGTGCTAATGAATACACTTCATCAATGAATAGGACTCCCCCTAGGCATGATTTGAGTAGTTTTTCTGTTTTGATGGCGGTTTGTCCTAGATATCCGGCTATGAAGTCGTCTCGGTGTGCTATTCGGAAGTGACCACGTTTTGAGAGTATTCCTAGGGCTTGGTATATTTTGGCTATGAGTTGTGCTACGGTAGTTTTGCCTATACCTGGTGAGCCATATATCATGGTGTGTAGATATTCTTCTGAGTTTCTTTTGTGCATTCCTTGTATGTAGTATAGAACTTGGTAGAATATTGATTTTTTAAGTTCTTCCATACCTATTAGGTTGTTGAGTTGTTCAAGATATGGTGTGATTCTCCATATCATAACTGAGTCAATATTTCTATATAATTGAATAGAATGACCAATTTCCACTAAATCGTGGAGAGAATTGATGGGAGGAGCTTCTGGTAATTGGGAACGCGAGCGTGCCTTTTTAGCTGGTTTATGTTGCTGCTCATTCATAATTGGTCTTGTTTTCTTACTCATACTATTTATTAGACAGATAATTAATTTTTATATTAATATTTTTTGTGTAATATTTTTGTGTAATATGGTTATAAAAACGAAAAAGATAAATTAAAATTGAAAATGGCGGCCTTAGATGCTGAATATTATAGGATAATGACTGCGAAGCAAATGTCTAATATTGAATTCAACAAGAAGCAGAATGAAGCTTATTCAATGATGGTGAACAGGAAAAGTATTATGATAACTGGTCCTGGTGGAGTAGGAAAGACTGCTGTTATTAAGATTTTTCGTGGTATGTACCAGCATCATCGTAAGATAGCTATAACATCAACTACAGGTACGTCTGCTATTTTGTTGAAGGGAACGACTTTACATTCTTATTTGGGAATTGGATATGGTGATGCGAGTGTTGAGCGTTTGGTGGGTAAGATAGAAGGGTGGAGTTGGTTGCGTAAGCGGTGGTGGGATTTAGAGTGTTTGATAATAGATGAGATAAGTATGTTGGACCCTGATTTATTTGATAAGTTGGAGGAGGTTGCTAGGAGGGTTCGTAAGAGTATTAGGCCGTTTGGTGGAATACAATTAATATTGTCGGGTGATTTTCTTCAACTTCCTTGTGTTGGGACGGATAAGTTTTGTTTTGAGGCGAAAAGTTGGGATAAGTGTGTAACTTCAACGGTATATTTGACTGAGATTATTCGTCAGTGTGATAAGGTGTTTCAGTCTTGTTTGAATAATGTTAGGATTGCTAATGTAAATAGTGATGTGATTGAGTTGTTGGAGTCTCGTAAGGGTGTTGTATTGACGAATGAATATGGCATTAAGCCAACGAAGTTGTATCCTACTAATTATGATGTTGATAGGATAAATGATATTGAGTTGGATAAGTTGGCTGAGGATGGTAGGCAGTTTTATGAGTATGAGATGGATATTAAGGTGTTGTCTAATGTGTCTAGTAGGCAGGCAGCTATAGAGAAGTTTGTTAAGAATTGTACTGCGCCAAAGGACTTACAATTGTGTCTTGGTTCTCAGGTGATGTTGTTGAAGAATCTTGATTTGGAGAATGGTTTGGCGAATGGTAGTCGTGGTGTGGTGAAGAGTTTTGTGGGTGAGGTTCCTATAGTTCAGTTTTTGAATGGTCAAGAACGTTTGATTGATTATGATATATGGGAAGTTGAAGAGAACGACAAGCCAATCTTGCGTGCGATTCAGTTGCCGTTGAAGATAGCATATGCGATAAGTATTCATAAGAGTCAGGGTGAAAGTCTTGATTATGCGGAGATGGACTTGTCTCATGTGTTTGAATATGGACAGGCATATGTTGCTTTGTCTCGTATCAAGAGTTTGGAGGGTTTAAGTATAATTGATATTGATTATGATAAGATCAAGTCTCATCCCAAAGCTTTAGAGTTCTATGAAAACTATCAATAAAATAATTACAAGAAAATTCCGAAAATGATTTTATCAGACAACTACTCTGATAAAATCAAACAATGACTGACTGTAGCGTTTGTTGTGAAACACTAAACAATGGGGGTAGGCGTATAGTAAGATGCCCCTATTGTGAATATGTATGTTGCGGATCATGCTTTCGCACATATCTAATGGGCTCCAGCAAACCCGGAGCCGACTGTATGTCATGTCATAGGGAACTTTCTCTTGATTTTGTATCTGGAGTTACTCCTAAGAATTTTCATAATGATAAGTATAGGCGCAAGCGTGCCGACGACCTCCTAAGTCTGGAAAAGAGTCTTCTCCCAGATACCCAACATCTTGTTGAGGCTCGTCATAGGCGTATAGAGGCTGAGAAAGAAGTTAGGGACTTGGAAGATGAGATGAGATATCTTAGACAACGAATGAGAGAGATTAGGACGGAAATATATGAGACACGGTGGCGTGCTAATGGTGGTGGAGTTGAAGAAACTAAGGAAGGGGAGGGAGAACGGAAGAAGTTTATTATGGGATGTCCTGGTGAGGACTGTAGGGGATTTCTATCGCAAGCATGGAAATGTGGGACCTGTAATGTGTATGTCTGTTCTAAGTGTCGGGTCATCAAGAATGGTCGGGATGATGAAGACCATGTGTGTAAACAAGAGGATATTGACACTTGTAAGATGTTGGCAAGCGAAACAAAACCTTGCCCTAACTGCACTGTTCCTATCTTTAAAATTAGCGGCTGCGACCAAATGTATTGTACGTCTTGTAATACTGCGTTTTCATGGAAGACGGGTAAGATAGAGACGGGTGTGATTCACAATCCTCACTTTTACGAATATCAGCGACGACAGAATGGTGGAGTTGCTCCAAGGGTTCCGGGTGATGTTCCTGGAAATGCTTGTGGTGGTTTGCCTTTTCATACGACAGTTGAAAGGACAATACGAAGGAAGAAGGAGGAATTTGTGGATTGGGCTAATTGTCATCAGATGGTCTTGCATATCCAGCAAGTGGTTAGGCATAGGTATCCTAATCGTATAGGGATGCAAGACAATTCTGACTTACGAGTTCAGTATCTGTTGAAGGAGATAAATGAGGATAAGTGGGTTCGCACCCTTAGAACTCGTCAGAAGGCGGCGGAGAAGAATAGGGCTATCCACAATGTCTTGGAGTTGCTTACAGTGTCTCTTACTGACTTGTTTAACACGTTCGTTCATGGTGATGGCACCAACTTGGAAGATAGTGCTAACAACTTGAGGCACTATGTTAATTTGGAGCTGACGAAGATTAAGAATAATTACAACAATAGGGTTCCGTATATCACAACTAGCTGGGAGTGTATCACGGTCTAAGGTGGTGGTGTAAGTATATGAAAACAAGTCTTAATATCAAGAAAGATATTAAGAAACTACTGGGCGAAAGTGTTCTTTGAGTTGTTGGTATCCGTCGGTGAACATATCCATCTTGATGGATGATTTTATGTTGAAGTCAAAGAACTTTTGGGATGCGACATTGGATGGCAGGTTGATGACTTTACATTTGTCAGAAACTTGATTAATCTTGTATTTAACTGATTGACATACTGGAATAAACATTAGTCTGTAGATGTATTCTACGGTATCTGTGTCGGTATTGTTTGATAGTTCTTCGGATGAGTATACTAAGTTAATACCTAATATGTTATTTCCAATTTCTTCTCCGATTTGAATGGCGAAGTTGTCTGAGATGCCTCCGTCTATGTAGAAACTGTGCCCGTACTTGAATTTTTCAAAGATGAGTGGTAAGTTAGCAGACATGTGAAGAGCAGTGATACAAGGAATTTTAGGATGAGTTTCCGAAGTAATGTATTCTGTTTTATCTTCTGTAAGGTTGTGAGTAACACAAATAAGTTTTTTACCGAATCTTGTTTCTAGGTCTTCTATTGTTGGTAGGTATCCAATCTTGTCAATTGTCATTTTTTCTAAAAGTTCATGGATGTAGTTGAATGATGTGGCTCCCGAGCCTTGGATCATGGCAACTATGTTGAATTGTTGCATTTTATCAAGAATTTGATGTGTACATATATAGACAAAAATTTCTACAGGAGTATATCCAATAATAAGTAGATACGATATCATTGCTCCTGAAGATGTCCCTATAAATGTTTTAACGTCTTTGAGTAGGGAATTGTCGTATAGGTATTGTAATGCTCCTAAGAAGGTAATACCTTTAACAGAACTTCCTGAAAGAACTAATGTATCGTATAGACTACTATTTGTTTTTGTATCTTCCATTTACATGTGTACTAATATTTATTTAGATTATTAATCTCAACAGATTAACAATGATAAGATTTTTAAAGCTCTAGGACTTTCTTAAGCAATAATAGGCACACTACTGATAAAATTATGATAGCCATCATGTAGATTGACTTGTCATTTTTGTATAATTGGGAACAAATAGGGCATTGAGCTATGTGATTAGCAACATCTATACAAGATAGATTATTGGATTGATTATCAAATTTTTCCATAACAGGTGGAACATAGTGTTCTGGATAATATTGTTGCTGAGGATGAGGTTGAGCGTATTGTTCATTTGGTATAGGAGTATATTGTTCTGGTGTATTCATATCATTGTATGGGGTAAACTGTGTGTTTCCGTTGATCATACCTGCTTCTTTAGGGACCGTGTAGCGTTCTCTGATAAATTTAGAATATTTTTCATTATTTTCTTGATGAACTGATGGATTGTTTTGTGCCATATTCCCTGAGTTAACTTCAAGATCATTTAGGTCAGGTAAATCATCTATCATTGTGAATTTTTGAGAATTCGCTGTACTATAACTCATTTATATAATCATTATACAAAAAATATTTAAAATACTTAATTCATGTTAGAGAAATAGGATATCATCTATTTCCATTTCTTTCCCATTAACTACCAACTCATAAGTCTGGGTTAGATATGGATTTTTCTGGTCATTGATAATCTGTCCCAATATATCAGTAAAGTTTGTTCCCTCATGAGAAACATTAGCATCTTCCGTTTTATTTTCTTCTGTTCCATTTTCAGTCTTTTTCTTTACTTTCTTTGGTTTGAAGACCACTTTTAGTCCACTCTCAACCAAGTTCTTGTATTTCTTAGTCTTTTTAAGAGCTTTGAATTGGTCATAATTACCGTTTAGGGTAAGTTTAATTTGATCTTCTGACTCTGGAATCTTATAGTTATCTATGTCTTCAACGTCCATATAAACAATTTTTTTCCTTGGAAGTCCCAAATCAATCTCTTCCTTATCGTATTTATTTTTAGTAAAAGTGAAATAGGCTATGATATTTTTATCACTTTCTCCAAAAGCATGTTGCATAGCTGCACCACTATAGTATATGTTTTCTTGTGGACTTTGTTTAGAATGTATATGACCAGATACTACATATGGATTTTCCAGAGACCATTTATCACCTTCTACAGATACAATAGCTCCCATTTTACATCCACAAAACTCTTGGTGGGCAAAAATACATGCGGCATCGTTCCAATTTTCCTTAGAAGTGTTCAGGGCTTCTTCAAATCTTCCAGGAGATACATATGGAACAAATACAAATTTTTGTCCGTTGATTGTTTCTGTTATGACTGTATCAACAACTATAGTATTGTTCCATTCTTTCATGCCGTTCATCCAGTGGTGGTCTGTAAGAAATTGTTGATTTGACATGTAGTCATGGTTTCCTACAAGTATGTAAGTTTTGGAGATAAGTCGCATGTTGTTTACAAGTTCATATGCTTTGTTAAGGGCAGTTGTGTGGATACGTTCGTGATCGTGAAGTAAATCTCCAGCAATTACGATTAGATCAGGTTGTTTTTCTGTTGCGAGATTGATAATCTTTTCCATGAAAAGTTCTACTTCTTGTAGATTGCTGATTTGGATATGTGGGTCACCAATAAATAAGACTTTAACAGACATTTTTGTTTTAGTTATACCAAATACATAAATATCAAAATTATTTATAACCTGTTGGTTATAAATATACTAATTTACTTATTGTTTAGTTAGTTTCCATATCCTCAGTCGAAGGAGTCTGGTGTTCGGTTGCCGAAGTAATGGTATTAGAACGAATCCTATCCTTACTGGTCTGCTTATTCATCATCTTATCATTATTTTCTGTGCGAAACCTCCTAACCATACGATTGATTGCTGTCGGAGTTTGTTGGTTCAAAACTTCAATAACCTTATCAATATTGATACGATTAGCGATCCTATCCATCTCGTGCCACTTATGACACTCTTTGATAACCGCAAAGTCTTCAGTTGGAACCGTAACAAACTTCTTCTTGATGAAACGTTGAACGTAAGCGTTGTAAATGTTCTTAGCAACATCATAGATGTTGTTCTCAATCTCTTCAAAAGTATTAGACATCTCCGGATACAAATAGTGTAGCATATCAACTACACGACGATTCATTCGCATCTGAATATACCTAAACTTAATACTTGGCTCATTACCCCGAGCTCGAAAAAGTTCTTGGTAATCCCTGTGAATAATCTTGTATTGCTTGTTCTCCGGCGCGAAACAGATAATTCCTTGTTGTTTACTGATGTCAATGTCCTTTACAAAGTTCGTAAGTTCCTCGGTAGAAGAGAAGGTATACTTTGTAGGATAATTAATCTTACAATCCTCAGTTGTAACTAGAACACCATCAACAAAAGTTCCAACATGGTAAATCACAGGCTCATCAACTCCAGAACAAACAATACGGTTTTCTGGTGAATTCCGAATTAGGAACATGTATTGCTTGGTCTTGTCAAGAGTATTCTGAAACCGTTCAAGTAGTCCCTCGTCACCATCTTGAATTACAGAGCGTAGTTTCTCATTCTTCTCTACTTCGTGTTCTAGAGCACGCTTGAAGGCAGTTCCAAACGACTCACGACTCGCCCACTTGCTACGGAAAGCGTTAAGCTTGCGATGAGTACTGATAAACCACCTATCTTGGAAGTAGAACATGCGAATTAGGGTTCCCTCGTGGGCATCATAAAAAGTACAATCATTCAAAATATTTCCAATGTTTTCGTTGATTTGTTCAACGTCTTCATTGCTAAACTCTACCGTATATGGAAATGCGCGCATAACAAGTGTGTCTTGATGGAAAACTACACCACGACATTGGCGGAGCATACTATTATCACTTGGATTACATTGCACATAGCAGAATAGTTCAAGATTAGTAGCTTCATCCTTGTCAGTTAGACGAACACGATTACCAAGTGTATCGATAGTCTTTCTTGTAAACTCGGATTCATCAATAGGGTCATTTACATTGGAGTCCATGTCCATAGTCTTAACAGCATCAGTTGACATATCAGTCATAGTTTGCTCAGATTCGTTAATAGTAGTCATTCGAGTGTTTTTATTTGTGTTATTCAATTCTTAAATCATCTTTTCATTTTTATTTTATTATAATAAATGTTAACAACAAATCCTAAAGGAGATACACATTGGTATGGCGACGAAGATAGACAAAAAGCATGTGCGATAAATAGGGACACTAGTATGGTAAATTTTAACCTAAAATCTGATTATAAGACATTAGAAGATAAATGTGAAAATTTAGATGCGGCTAAGTCCGAATGTGAAACCGCTTATAATCATAGATATATCTTATCACCAGAGACTCATGATAGTAACAGAAGAAGAATGGCTCGTTGTGAAGTACAGGGACATTTGTTGAGTTTACCAGGTTGTGGTCAAAAAAGTGAATGTGTTTTACCAAAAGGTGATAACAATTCTTCAGATAATTATGCCAAATTAGGTACAAAAGGAGGTGTTAAACTATCTTTTGCTCCTTGTTATCAGAATAGTTTCCCACGAACATCAGGGATATATAGGAGGATGAAAAATCCTGATACAATGGATGGTTCATGGCAAGCATGGAGTAGTGCACACGACGTATGTAATGCCGGAAATTTAGACCCTAGCAATGAAAAATGTATACATTATAACCAATTAATAAGTTGTGAAAGAAGAAGTTGGAAAGAAGATTGTGAAAAGGTAGAAGATGGTTGTAGTATGTATGAAGGTGGTTCGTGTTGTAGTTGGGATCCTAGCCAAGAGATTGGTAAAAAATGTTCTAAAAATACTAATGGTTGTAATAGATACACCACATTATCAGAATGTAACTCTAATCCTTCAAAAATGTGTAGATGGGGACCAGATGAAGAAAATAGAACCGATAAAAGAAAACCAGGATGTTATATGAATAAAGGTTTTCAAGATTCTTATTTGAATACAATGAATAATACTTGTAGATCACCTCAGTTTTTTGATAAAAACATGGTGTGGACAAGAACTGGAGAAGATGATCCAGACGGTTTTAGTATATGTAAATTAACACCTGCTCCGACTGGACCAACATCAGCACGGTTTTTCTTTAATAGGGAAGAATGTGAAGGAAGAGTGGTACCCAAGCCTGTTGATGATAAAGATAAATTTGTTTGTTTAAACACAGGTAGTGGTAAAAACTGTACTAAAGTACCCCCAGGGGTAACGCCTAGCTCATCATTTCCAACTGTAGTTGAATGTGAGATAGGTACTAATTACTGTGGTCAAGGTAAACCATCCCCACGTTTTGCGTGTTTGAATACAGGCCATGGTCAAACTTGTAATGAAATACCCGCAGGGGAACCGTTCAGCCCATCATTCCCAACTAAAGATGCGTGTCAAATGGGTACGAATTATTGTGGTAACGGACCACCATAAACTAATTGTATTATTATTGAATAATACAATTTATATTATAACTTATGCTGCGATTTTACAACAATCACAATTTTGAACTTTAGGAACACCAACACATACTATCTCATCATCTTCAATCTCTGATAGTTGTCCTAAAGTTATCATATCGTAACCGTTAGTTTCTAAGATCGCAGGAATATCTAACTCCTTACACTTGTTTAATAAGTATAACAACGAGTCAAAGCTGTCTTTCCATATATAACCTTCACCAAGACAAGCATGCCTGTCTTTCTTTGAACCAAGTGGGACCTCACTGTCATTGAGGTGGAGCAGACGAAAATTCTCAAGACCAATAATATTGTCAAAATCTACAAACATACGCTCAACTTCATCTATACTACGTAAATCATAATCACCTTGTCCCCAGATATGTGCTGTATCAACACAAATACCTACATTAGGTAGATTATCTTCGTCAATACCATCTAAGACTATTTTAATCTCTTTGAAATCACGACAAAGTTTATTCCCCTCACCAGCACAATTCTCTAAAAGAACTTGCGAACCTGGAGCAAAGTCAATCTTATTCATGGATTTTGCTATGGCTTCTAATCCACCCTCTCTGTTTGGATTGGAACCAGGATGAATAACAACACCATGACCAACTTGAGCCATTATACTCAGTTCATACTCAAGTTCTTTCAGCATAGAACGAACATAACCATCAACCGAATGGTTTCCAGACCATGCCAAACCATCAGGGGCGGATTTACCAGCAAAATTCGCTACATAGGGAAAATGAGTGTAAATACTCATAGGAAACTTCTTTGTCAGTTCTTGGGTTTTCTTGATGTCTTCATCGGTAATACGTTGTCGTTTTAGCGATTGTGGGTTACCCATGAAGAATTGGAGTGTATACATTCCAGTGTTAATTGCTTCTGTTATGGTTGGTGCGATTTTCTGAGAAAATCTGATATGGGCGCCAACATTCCATTTGATAGAGTATATCTTGCTCATTGTCTAATTTTGATTGTATATCTATCTAAATAAATCAAAATTAAAAGATGCTTTATATAAATTTTCAGGACAAACATACCGAATTTTTCTCATTTGTATCACATCCCCCCCACGGTAACTTTCCCAATCTTAGATATTTCCTCCTAATTTCATTCAATACATCTTTTTCGGCACATGTAATTTTGCGTGTTCCATATCGGTTAGATAAACAATAATGTTGTTTTATTAGCTTGTCGTACTTGTCCATATTCGCCTTCATCGCCTCCTTCTCCGCCGCCGCCGCCCTCGCCTCCTTCTCCGCCGCCGCCCTCGCCTCCTTCTCCGCCGCCGCCCTCGCCTCCTTCTCCGCCGCCGCCCTCGCCTCCTTCTCCGCCGCCGCCCTCGCCTCCTTCTCCGCCGCCGCCCTCGCCTGTAAACGTGCGAGTTCTTCCGGGGGGAGAAGAGGTGCCGGCTTGTTTGGACTACTCTCTTGCTGACCGCGACAGTTCCCAAAACAACCTAAGGTAACCCTAGATTTTTTTTGGAACTTTTTTTTTGATACCTTTCTGCGGGACTTGGACTTCCTGCGGGACTTCTTTCTCGATACCTTTCTGCGGGACTTGGACTTCCTGCGGGACTTGGACTTCCTGCGGGACTTCTTTCTCGATACCTTTCTGCGGGACTTAGATCTCCTGCGGGACTTCTTTCTCGATACCTTTCTGCGGGACTTGGACTTCCTGCGGGACTTCTTTCTCGATACCTTTCTGCGGGACTTGGACTTCCTGCGGGACTTCTTTCTCGATACCTTTCTGCGGGACTTGGACTTCCTACGAGACTTCTTTCTCGATACCTTTCTGCGGGACTTGGACTTCCTGCGGGACTTTCTAGACTTCCTACGAGGCATTCCCATTTCCATTCCCCCCATAGCTGCTGTTAAAGAACTGACAGTTCCTTCACCACCACTGCTAGCAGGGGGCGGTGGGAGGTTGAAACTAGGTTCAGACAAGCCTGGAAATATATAGGTATTTTGTGTAGGTTGTGGTTTATTTTTTCCTCTGCTACGACTCCCGCCTCTGCTACGACTCCCGCCTCTGCTACGACTCCCGCCTCTACCACGACCCCCGCCTGTACCAATCTGAAAGTATCCTACTTCGCCGATTAATTTATTTAAGTCATCTCGGCTCTTAACTTCTTTGGCATAACCCCTGCCTGCCGCTGAAAGTGATGTTCCTCCAAATTGTTCGACAAGACTGCCATCTACTTGACGTCTTAAGTATTCCATGTTCTTTCTCTTCTGACTCTTCGCCGCCGCCTGCGCGTTCAGGAGCGCCGACGCCTCCTCCGCCGCTCTCTTAGATCCCCTTGTTGGTTGTTTACGTCGTTGTGTATCCATATTTATTATTTAAAAAGATAAAAAAAATATGTTTATTCCTTAATATTTTTATTATGTTGGGTTTTCTTAGTTATAATTAATTATATCTTATATATAATTAATAAATGGAAAACTGTGTAGTTAAAGTAAAAGAAATATATATAAAACATCCAATTTTTGATGATATAGCAGACTGCACTTATGTTGTGTTGTGTTGTGGAGATCATCCTAAAAGGTTACCTAATGTACTAAAGAATATACATATATTAAATCCGACACATACTGTAAAATTAGTATATAATAAAGGGTTTAAGAATTGTCCTATAAGTACCACAGTTGCTCACGATCTTGTTAATATACAATCTTATATATTTAGAGATGCTATAGATAATAATTATAATAGGATTCTTTATTTAGAAGATGATTTTACCTTAAAAACCCCAATAACACAAAAAGATTATTCAAGTATAAATAAGTTTATCAAAGAAAATAATCCTGATGTATATGGTATAGGTAATTTTTCGTTTCCTAAGATTAATTATATTTTTAGCTCACATGAGAAAGTATTATTAAATTTTTTAGGTATGGCACATTGTGTATTTTATAACAAAAATTATATGAATAAATGTTTAGAATATTATAGAGAAAATGCTGAAAATACAATGCCTGATATAGTTACAAAAGAAATTAATAACATAGAAGCGTATAGATATTATAAACCATTGGTTTATCAAACACTTCCGATTACTGATAATCAAAATAATGGCTGGACTAAAACTATTGGTAAATTTTTAACATCAATAGCTATTATATTTATTAAGTTAGTCGGATTAGATAATAACTTGGAACCAGGATATACAATATTGTATATGCTTCCTTATATTTTTTACATACTTATAGTAATTCTAGTTGTATTTTTATGTATAAAACGATAATTATTATCGTCTCTTCTTGGATGACTTTCTACGTTTCTTGGATGACTTTCTACGTTTCTTGGATGACTTTCTACGTTTCTTGGATGACTTTCTACGTTTCTTGGATGACTTTCTACGTTTCTTGGATGACTTTCTACGTTTCTTGGATGACTTTCTACGTTTCTTGGATGACTTTCTACGTTTCTTGGATGACTTTCTACGTTTCTTAGTTGACTTTCTACGTTTCTTAGTTGACTTTCTACGTTTCTTAGTTGACTTACGGCGTCTATCATTTGGTGCTCTACGGGATTTGTCGGCTTTTGTTAGTTTATCTCCGCCTTTGGTCCATAGATTTTTACAAGCCCAATACCTCGCGGTAAGTTTATCTTTGGCTGTATCACATCTATGTCTTGCTCTGAAGTTAGCTCTGGCCTGTGGAGAATAGTTATGTTTATACCCAGTAGCACCAAAATGTATCAGCTTTTCTTTACCGTTTGCGCACGCACGAACCATTCGTTTTTTCTCCGGTTTGTAGGATTTTGAAGGTCTATTACAGGGTAATTTTTTCGCTTTTTGGGGCATTGAAAGGTATCTATATGTCATTTCGGACTTTTTTGAGCGTTTTGAATTTTCACGTCCTTCATTATCATCATTTCGCCCATGTTTTTTCCTAATAAACCCGCCACTTTCCCCAATCATACGAGATAAATCCTCAACATTCACAGTATCGTCGGGTTTACGACGAATACTTGTTTTTTTCATCATTTTAGTTAATTGTTCATCTTCAAACCATTCTTTCCATTGGTTAAATATCTCTTCATTATTTATAAAAGTTTGATAAGCCTCTTCACCTGTACCAGTAACCGTGCTTTCACTAATTTGTTTAGCATATATCTTTGTTGGTCCAAAAAGATACCAATCTCTGTTTTTATTGAAAGCTCTTTTTAATTTTTTGAGTTCTTCATCTAAGATTTCACTTTGGCTAGGAGTATTTCCCATTTTATTATATGTTTATATAATAAAATTTTAATCTTTAGTGAGTTGTTGTTTCACAGGGGCATATCGTTCATCATCAAGAGCAGCTCTCATGATGTTATATGATGTGAAGGACTTTTCGTTCAGAATAGCCTTGATAATGGATGTAGAATAACCTGAAACCATCACTGTGTTATTCTTATCAACTGTGACAGGAAAGTCGTTGGTATTACCATTGACGTTCCAGAATACTAGGATAGGACGTGTGTATCCACTTTCTTGGTATTTCTCGTCAATTCTTTCAAAGTTTGTTTTGTTATTACTGTATCCTTCTGCGATGTTGAATTGCATATCAGATATGATGATGATTCGTTTTGGCATATCTTCTTGGGATAGCTTGGCGTTTTTGGCTTTATTGAGGATAAGTTCAAAAGTTGCTTGGATATTTGTTGAACCACCCCAGGGAATGCTTCTGATTTGTTGAAAACGTTGGTAGAGTGTTCCTTTTTCCAGAACTTTAAAAGCTGGGTAAGTGTGAAAAGTGATAACATGGTTATGAAACATTCCTTGAACGGTATTGGAAATGAGAAGACCCAATGCTGTTGCGACGTCGTGTGGTGTAAAGTTTGGTTTTTTAGTTTCCTTGTCATGGAATCCCCAAGTTGTCATAGAACCAGAAGTATCTACTACACATAGAGTATCGCTTAGAGTTCCAAGTTTTTTGGCTTCCTCTTCTAGTACTTTCCACTGGGCTTCGAGGACTGTATCAGTGCCATGTTTTAGTTTAACTATGATTTCGTGTGGGAAAAGTTGTTTTGCGTTGACTTTTGCCTCACCCTTGTCAAGTTTTACTTTCCAGTCAAGGAAAGTGTCTGGGGTGTTTTGTTCAAAGGCTTTCTTTAGGCGTAGCATTGCGCATGATGGAACCTTGTTGAAATCAATTTCAGACCACTCTTTATTACACATGTATCGTTCTACGATGTCAATGTATTTTCTGAGTGGTGAAGTAAATACTGTGCGGTAGATTTTCTTTGAGATCTTCATTTTTCCGCAAAGCATCTTGACGACGCCAAATTCGTGGTCAAGTTTGTCTTTTTCGGTGGGAGCCCATTTGGCGCATAGACTGACTGGTTTTCCTTGCATCATGAGTTTCTTGTCAAGTAGAAGTTGTTTTCCCATGATATCTACAAGGGACCATTGTAGAGTTTCAATGTGAAAGAGTTGTTCAGGCGATGTGATATTACAGCAGTAGTTTTTGTTGATGTTGTTAATGTTTTTGTAGTCGGTTAGGTTAAGAACCTTGGGCCATAGGTAGATGAGGTCATCATATCTACCATATGTGACAATTAGGTCGGCGACTTTCATAAATTCGTCGGGGTGGTTAAGGAAAAGCCATGTTAGTGCTTTCCTTCCAAGGTTTCTTTCTCCTTTACCTCCACGGCAATCACGAATGTTGAAGGTTAGTAGAAAAGTATCTACCAAGTCTTCATTAGCAGCTTCGCGTAGATACTCGTATAGTGAAGGGATATTCAGTTGACGAATAGCTTTGAAGAAAAGCGAGATTCGTCCATTACATTGACCTGATGGGTCAGCGTAAGCATAAGAAATGGCACCATTCCATGTATGAGTCATATTCATTGCTGTAGCGAAGTTTGACATGATTTTATTGTTTAAATAAGTTATAATTTTAAATTACAATTTCAAAATTACAACTACATATTTACATGTGGTGGCCGGCAGTGAGCATGGCGTGTTTAGCCATGTGTTGATACATTGGGTGTTGGTATTTTTCAGCACCGGCAACGCGAGCATGACCTAGCATACCACCTTGTGGTCTTTGATTTTGGGGCATGTATCTTTCTTTTGAGACTTTAACATAACCTTCTCTTAGAAGTGGTTGTTCGGGCATTGGTGGTTGCATTGGCATACCGCCGTTTGGTGGTTGCATTGGCATACCGCCGTTTGGTGGTTGCATTGGCATACCGCCGTTTGGTGGTGGCATTGGCATACCGCCGTTTAGTGGTGGCATTGGCATACCGCCGGCGTTGAGGAGTTTTCCCATAAGTTCTTCCTTGGTTTTTGGAGCACCCGAGTGTTCTACGCCATTTGGTCCAATAAAGTGGGGGAAACCACGAACGTGTTTTGGCGCCTTGGTGTGGGGCATGAGTTGGATAAGACCTTGGGAAATTTCCCTAGTAAGCATCTTCTTACATTTTTCACAGAAGCCACAACCGGGCATGAAGAAGAATAGGATTGCCATACCACCTCCCATCATTGGCATTGGGCTAGGCATTGGCATTGGGCTAGGCATTGGCATTGGGCTAGGCATTGGCATTGGGCGTGGGCTAGGCATTGGCATTGGGCGTGGGCTAGGCATTGGGCCTGTACCGACAACACCGAGTTCTTTCATTAGTTCAGCAGCTGGTTTGAAACCAGTGACAGATTTACCGTTAGCTTCGTTAACGAAATATGGGAAACCTCTGACACCAGGAGGAGCTTCCTTGGCGTCTTTTACTATAACTGTTCTAGATGCAATATAACTTGCGAGTTCTTGTTTAGCTTTTTGGCAGTGACCGCAACCTTCCATGGAGTAGAATACAACAGGCATTTTTTATTTATAAAAGATATATTAATTTTTTAAAGTATTTTAATATATCGTTAAAATTAATTTCTATTATTTTTACGTAGTTCTTTGTTATCTTCGCGAATTTCTTTGTATCTTTCCTTATAATCATCAAGAGCTGCTCTAAGTCTATCAGTTTCAGCGTCTTTTCTTAGTAATTCTCGTTCATGATTGAATTGGTCATTATTATGAGTGTTATTTGTGGTTTCTAACTCTGTAATATGTTGTTCTAATGTTTTAACTTTATCTGTCAAAGTCTTGTTTTCTGTTTCTAATCTTTCAGAGTGTGAGCGCCATTGGGAAGCTTTGGTTTTCATTTTCTGATATTTATCGTGATAGTCAGTCATAAGGTTATTTAAACTATAAATAATCTTCTTTAAATTAAGGTAATTATTTGGCACATGTGTTAGTTCCTAGGTCAGTTGATTCTGCTACAATGTGGCCATTTGCTTTAATTGCTTGGTATATATCACTATTCATTAATGTTTTTGTGCCATTTTCGGAGTTGATAATAAGGGAAGTAGCGATAATTTGATCTAGATTATTGTTAATAATCTTATAAATTTCTGGATAACAATCATCACTCATGCTTTTGATACCTGCTTTTCTTGCGAGTCTAACAAGGGATGGTTTACTAATATGTTCCATTTGTTTGTAAATGATATTCCTTTTAAGTTGATATAAGTTATAAAGTATATATCAACTTAAAAGGAATATCATTTAGCATTAAACACAATGGAAGCGACTATGACAGCAGTACCTAAGGTAGTTACGAAGAAGAAAAAGACACGTATGTTTGAAACATACATGTTAAGGATTGTTAAAAAGATATCTGAGTCAAATGGTATTACAAATAATGCTAAACAACAGTTAAATAGTATTGTTAGTTCTTTGGCAAAATTAATATCTGAAAAAGCTATTGAATTGACTGAAATTTCTAAGAAAAAGACTATGTCGGATAAAGAAGTTCGTAACGCGATTAAAATTATATTTCCAAACGATTTTTCTAAAAATATTATGATTCTTTCTGAAGAATCTATTCAAAAATATAGTAATTCTGATGTTGGTAAGAGTAGTAGACAAGAAAAGGCGGGTATTATTTTTCCTCCATCTATCACTGAGAAATATCTACGTAATTTTGGTAATTCTAAGTTAATGGTTACTGATATTGCTCCTTTATGTCTTGCTATTGCTTTGGAGTATTTTGTTGAAGAAGTGTTAAAAAATGCTATTGAATATAACAAAGATAAGAAGCATATTCGTATTTCAATCAGAGATCTTGAGATGGGGGTCAGAAATGATGTTGAATTAAATAAGTTTTTTAATAGGTATAATATTAAATTTTTGGGGGGAGGAGTTGTCCCTTATATTCATCCAACATTGTTTGCTAAAAAGCCTAGAAAAACTACTACAAAGACACAGAAGAATGATGATGAGAAGAAAAAACATAGATTTAGACCTGGAACTGTAGCTTTAAGAGAGATTAAAAGATATCAAAAATCATCCAATTGTCTTACCCTAGCTAAATTTCCTTTCCAAAAGTTGGTGCGTGATTCTGTAATCAAGTATATGGGTGATGAAGCTGGTAGTAATATTAAAATTAGTAAAGATGTATTTATTATTATCCAATACTTTATTGAACAAATAGTCATAGATATCCTACACAATGCTAATTTTGCGGCAATTCATTCGGGAAGAATTAAGTTAATGCCTAATGATATTACTTTTGTTGATTTTCTTATGAATAAAACATCTGTAAATCCTTATGAAAGTTGTATTAATGAAAGTAATCCTTTGGAGCTTGATAATTTAAGTGAAGAGGGTGATGAGGAGGAAGGAGAAGAACATAATGACGAAACGTAAATTCTTTTTAATAATATAGTTTAAAAAAACAAGTTATCATTACAAAACCTAATGACAACTTCAATTGAAGAATTAAATGATATTGTACAAACTACTAACATTTCTGTTGAAGAACGAGAAGTAAGTTCAAAGAAGAAGGAAGAACCCGAACCCTCTCACAATATGGAGGGTAGATATGTTGCTCTTTTAGAAACAAATGGTGAAGAAAATGAACAATGGTATTATTTTATTCGTTATGAGGGTAATGAGGAGAATTTACAACATCTACAGAATCAATTAGAGAGAGTTGATTGGTATGTTCTTGATGATTTAAGTACTTTTGATTTGGATCTGGAACATTTTGTTTGTGCTCAAACTGCCAAGGAAATGACTAAAGTAGAGTTAAATGTTCACTGGAATAGAAAGTTTGACGGAAAACTTCAGAAAATTGACTTGGGGTTTAAGAAGAAAGATAAGAATGACAAGATGATTACTAGAACTTTTGATATGCTTGGGTATGGGCAAATTGAAGATTTTATTGACGATGAAGATATTGATCCCGAAGATTTAGCTGATAGTGATGAAGAATCAGAATCAGAATCTGACTCGGAAAATACGGAAAACGAGTCGGATTCAGATGATTCCGAATCATCTGAATCTACTCCTCCACCCAAAAAAGGTAAAGATAAAAAGGAAAGATCCAAAGGGATTCCTCCGGCGTTATTATCCGACACTAGACCAGGTTGGGCTAAAGCTAAGGGTAAAAAACATAGACATAAAAAATAAATTTTATATATAGTATATAATAAAAATATGAATAATAAATTAATATATACACTTGTACTTTCTATATCTGTAATTTTGGTGTTAATTGGTGTTAAACTTGTTAAGGTTTCATCCAAATCTTTGTCATCTCCCTTAGAACTTCTTGGTGGTGGTTATGGTATAATTGGAACGGGTTTAGGTTTAATGTTTTGGATTGTTTTTAAGAACAAAGATAGTATATTTAATAAACGGAAAAATCCAAGTCCCAATCCAAGTCCCAATCCAAGTCCCAATCCAAGTCCCAATCCAAGTCCCAATCCAAGTCCCGACCAAAAACCAGATAAATTTGGTTATAGAATAATTTTAATTTTAGAGTTATTAGTATTATTATTAGGTCTTACATATGTTCTCTAAATTTTACACCATTTCTACGTAAATCAGTCTCTATAAAAGACTTTATGTTCTCTAGTTTTACATCATAAGGAACTGTTATCAATAGGATTCCATTTTCCTTACAGATACGCCGTTTCATCTCATCCCTATATTTTTGATTCTCAAATTGATCCTTATTCCTATGGAAAAAGTTTGAGAATTTATAATGCTGAATACCATTATACTCTACAGCTATCCTCAACTTTTCATTAAAGCAGTCAAGTTCTAAGTTATAATTACCACCAGTTACATTATTTCTAAGAAAATCTGGTCTAGAAGATGGAAAATTATGACCAGGAAATAAGTATTCTAATACTCTCCTACACTCTATTTCTCCCTTACTTTGTCTAGGAGCACCTTTGCGAAAACTATTGTCATGAGTAGATGGTTTAAGAAATGAAGAAGTGTGTTTTTGGTTTGGATGTATAAAATATCTTTGTTTGGAGTATGAGCCTTTTTGACCAATTATCTTATTATATAGTCCAAAAATTAAGAAAAAGGCTACACATAATCCTAATAAAATCTCAAATGCGTTATTTTTAAAGAACATTATTGTATTACTACCAAGCATTTTATTCTAACTCGTCATTTTCTTTTTTATCTATAACAGGTATATTGGTTCTACATACTGGACAAGCTGTGTTATAATGCCCCCATTCCACCAAACAATTACTATGAAAATAGTGATTACAATTGGTGATTGATACAATTTCAGTATCAGTAAAATTACTACAGCAAATAGGGCACTCAGTTCCGGTCTTATCCGTGGTGCTGTATACTATATTATTTATATCCAAAACTACTTCTTCATTACGTTCTAGTTGTTGTGGATTATTATCAAGCGTCTGTGCTATAAGTTCTTCTAGATTGGATGGATTATTCTGACTAGCATCTATAATTAGTGTTTCCATAACAGGTGTTGATAACATAACGGTTGGTCCTATACTATTAGCCATATTTACTATTGCTAATAATGAGGTTAAAGAATCCTGGGGTTCAGTCGGTGGTGGGGGAGGTATTTGGGGTGAGTGTGCTTGGGAATATTCTGGGTCGGTGTTATGAATAGCAAAACTTACTTGTTGTTCCATTTATATCTATATAAAATATCATTTAAGTTTTTAATAAAAGATGATAACTCAAGACCCAGAAACTGAATTACAAATAAGGTTTCAAAACAGCTGTATAACGGCAACTGAACTATATAACTTAACAGAAAATGAAGAGAATCTTCTCTATGGCCTACGAAGACAAGCAGAGGAAGGTGACAATTATACTCCTACACCATGGTTATTCAATATACCAGAACGGTGTAAGTGGGAATCGTGGAACAGACAACAAGGTAAATCTAAGATAATGGCAAAATATGATTATATTAACGCCGTGGCGAATTTTCAGTTAAAATATAGTTAAACATTATATTATCATAATAATATAATATTCAATAGAAAGGTGTATGATTCCAACCTAATTCTTCAAAAAGTTCCTTACAAATTTCGTCGTGAAAGAATTTCCTATCTATGGTTTTCAAGATAATAAATTCCTCTTTCTTACAATTATGTTTATGGCGTTTAAGAAGCTGATACAAGACATATTGAGTGTTAATAAAATTTTTCCTGTTAATATGTTTAAACTTTTTATCATACAAATCGGTTAGAGCATCAAAGTCATCAAGTAATTGATCTTCTAAATACGTGATATCATCTGGTTTCTTCCTAGTAAAATTATAATAAATTAGATTTACATTTTCATAGTGATTAGAATATCCCAACTCCTTAAGGAATAGCATAATATGGTTTTTAGTAATATCTTTGAAACGTTCTTCGTTAGGAGTATTCTTATCTCCGTGTAGTAAATGATGATTTTGGAATTGTTCCTCCAAAGATTCATAAACTTTTGGTAAAATAGTGCTATTTTGTTTACCCTGATATTGTTTGATACAATCTCTGAAATGAATCTTCCTATCATACATATATTTTGTAGAAATATTGATACGATCTATATCATTATAGGATGATACATGTTTTAATACCAATTGTTCACTGAAACAGTGCTGACATATGTATATATTTTTATCAATTATATCAAAATCTTTCTTATTACTACAATTAGTACAAATAATATTATCTTCCATACATTTCTTACTAGTTGAACTTATATCAGTATATTCAGATGCTAATTCCATAAATTTATTGATTAATTCATGTTTTTTCTTGTTATTTTTAGCGGGTTTTCCCATAAAATTAACTTTTATAGGTTTTTTAAGTATTTCCTTGTATTCTTCTATTATTGGTAATGTATTCATTATATAAAAATTATGATCTTTTTGTAACTCCAAATTACTAATATATTCAGATAGTTTAACAACAGATATATTAAGACTTTCCAGTAGTTTTAAATTGGTGCTATTTTCTTCCAGTCTTCTGATAGTTTCATGTATTTTTTCTAATTTATCTTTATATAATGGTATTTTCTTGTATTCTTCTTGGAAATTAGCACGAATTTTTGTATCAATGCTAAGAATATCTATTTGGTCAGACATTTATATTTTCACATCTATGTTTAAACTTCTTAACTCTTATTTCCCCCCGATAGACATATCTTCCAAAATAGATGTAATAGCAGCGTTTATTTGTATCTTTTTGTTGATAATATTATATAATAATACATCCCCGGAAGATACAGATTTCTCCGGGTCCAAACCCTTTGGTATTGTCAATACCATGAAGTATACATCAACTTTACGTTGAGGCGCTGGAAGATGTGTGTGAGATTTATAACGAATAGCCCTACCAACAATCTGTTGTAAACCAGCATCATTCCAAGTAGGTTCCATAACTACTACACTTCTAACACCCTTTAAATCAAGTCCTTCTCCGCCAGCTTTAGTTATGATTAGAGTATCAAACTTATTATCATTAAAATCATTTACGATTTTCTGACGTTCTGACACCTTAGTATCTCCAGTAAATACTCTATACGATATCTTATTCTTTATTAATACTTCCGTTACCGGTTTTATTCCAAATTCAATCCAATTAGTATAAACTATAGATTTTCCCTTCTTCAAAATAGGTAGAGCTTTGTCTATTTTAGCACTAAAATAGCCCTTTCCGGCTTTATTTACCGCTCTTCTATAACCATTATAAAATTTCTCTGGATTACTAAACAGTATTCCAAATGTCTCTAAACCTCCAACTATACTAGCGTATTTATCATAATAATCACGAGACATTTCTATTTCTATCTTATGGTCTGTTCGTCTTGGAAAATCTTTGGAATCTCTTTTATAAAACACATCAACCTTATCTCTCAAGTAATACTTAATAATTGCCAAAGAATCTTCGAACTCTAATGACCCAGTAGATATATATTCATTAACAAGACCACGATCATAATCTTCTTTGGTACCAACAACTATTTTACCATAAATTATATTAATTAACGGAATAAAATCACCTAAATTATTAACAAATGGAGTTGCTGTTAAAAGCAAGCATTTATCAGCTTTAAAAGATGATTCTACTATAACCTTAGATTTTACCGAATTTGGATTCCTTAAATTATGAACTTCGTCTATAATCAATAAGCAGTCAGTTAAATCTACAGGATTTCCAGCTTTATCTCTGTTGTAGAACGTTGTAAATGAATAAAAGTCATAGTTACTCATATCTACTTCATCACTGTACGCCTTTATTTCCTTTTTAAAGTTTGCTAATAATGATGTAGGACCAACAAATACTACTTTGTTACCAGGATTTTTATCTAAATAACACTGAGAAGTTGCTACAGCTGTTAATGTCTTACCAGTTCCCGTTCCATGAACAACCAATAATCCACGATGTGTGTCCATAAATTGAACAACTTTAATTTGCGTATCTCGTAAAGGAAGTACAGAACGTTTTATACAATTTCCAAGAGGTTTTTTACTATATCTATACCTTTTGCTAGTTTTAGTTTTATACTTTGTAAGATCACGACTTTTTCGTTTATTCTTGGATGACTTCCTCTTGGATGACTTCCTCTTGGATGACTTCCTCTTGGATGACTTCCTCTTGGATGACTTCCTCTTGGATGACTTCCTCTTGGATGACTTCCTCTTGGATGACTTCCTCTTGGATGACTTCCTCTTGGATGACTTCCTCTTGGATGACTTCCTCTTGGATGACTTCCTCTTGGATGACTTCCTCTTGGATGACTTCCTCTTGGATGACTTCCTCTTGGATGACTTCCTCTTGATGACTTCCTCTTGGATGACTTCCTCTTGGATGACTTCCTCTTGATGACTTTCGCTTAGACTTTCTCTTGGATGACTTCCTCTTAGACTTTCGCTTAGACTTCCTCTTGGATGACTTCCTCTTAGACTTTCGCTTAGACTTCCTCTTGGATGACTTCCTCTTGGATGACTTCCTCTTGGATGACTTCCTCTTGGATGACTTTCTGTTTTTTGCTGTCTTCCTAGTCTTTGGTGACTTTCTAGATATTTTCCTAGACTTTTTAAGACTCATTTTATATTATAATAATATAAAATTTAGTATAATTGTTTTTAATTTTGTTAAGATTATTCTGTGTATTAAATGTTAGGCTCAGTAGGAGGTTCGGGAGGATTTTCAGTAGGAGGTTCGGGAGGATTTTCAGTAGGAGGTTCGGGAGGATTTTCAGTAGGAGATTCGGGAAGAGCTGTGGGAAAAGGTTGGGTATTTTGTTGGTTAAGTGCACCCATCATAGGTCCCATCATATTTAACATTCCTGACAAATCAGGAGGTGTATCATTTTGTCCATTCTGTGCACCAGCTTGTATGCTTCCCATCATAGTATTGATCATTTTCATGGCTTCGTCACTTTCACCGTTGTTATTCCCATGTTCTTCATTCAGAGTAGTAACCATCTTCTGGACGGAACCCATTAATTTCCCTAAATCTAGAGTGCCATCTTCCAAACCACTACCCATTCCTCCTACTAATTCTGTAAAAATACCAGATTGCATTATAGACGAAACAGCTTCCATGGGATTAGCGTTTGGATCTACATTATCTTCAACTTTTTGAATAATATTACTTAGAAAATTATCTTCTGAAAGTTCAGAACTATTTTTCTTAGATCTTAGAATTTCCTTGGCTTTTCCAGTAGGATCAACTAGAGCATAAATAGTGAGAAGATGTTTCCAGATAATTTGTGTTGTTTCACGGTCAGACTTTGAAAAAATAAAAGGTATATCAATGTAAACTCTGTTAGAATATATTATTTTCTTGTTATTTTCATCAATTTTAGTTACATCTTTTTCTACTAGGGAATCTTTGTTTGCTATACAGAAAGCTTTAAAAGCTTCAATATGTTTAAGGATTGGTTTCTCATTAATTAAAGCAGTTTTATTAATAAGATGCGCATAAAGTTTAAGAGATCTATGTTCATGACCGAATACATCACTCAAACAAGTAGTAAAGTTAGATATAGCTTTGAATATCAATAGATTACTATCAGATAGTGTCATTTAGTAATATTTATATATCATTTTAAATGTCATTTTGAACTTGAAATTTGTTCTTAAAGATTTAATATTAATACTACAAATATAATGAGTGTCCAATGCGAATTTTGTCTAGAAACATTCAAGAATAATACACTATTAAAAACCCATCAAGCACGCACCGCATATTGTAAAAAATATAGAGATATTACATTTTCATGTGATTGTTGTGGTTTCTTTACTAAAGGTATTAAAATGATAGAACGACATGATCAAGAATGTCCCGGTATAAGAACACAATCAAACCAAAGTGTATCTGTAGATACTCAAACAGATACAGTAGAACTTGAAAAACCAGATACTACTGAAATAGATACATTAAAACGAAATTTGGAACTAGAAAAACTGAAAAATAAAATATACTATCAGCTTATTATTGAAAATACAACTATCAAACTAGAAGATGTTATGATAGTAACTGATGATAGTATTAACTTAAATCTTAGTAAAAACATATCGGTAGTAATCCAAGAGTATTTAATGGGTAGGAATATAACAACAGAGGTTAGGGAAGAGGTTAGGGAAGAGGTTAGGGAAGAGGTTAGGGAAGAGGTTAGGGAAGAGGTTAGGAAAGAGGTTAGGAAAGAGGATGTTAAAGAGGAAGATACTAAGAAAAATGAATCAAAAACACAAAGAAGATATAGAACTATAAAAGGTATATTTGAAACCACAGAATCACATGGAGAGTGTCACGATGAGCTTATTGCTAAAGTTGATGAAAGGAACAGAGAGGATTTAGAGACTTTTATGTCTTTTGAGGAATCACAAGGGATATTTGACGAGTTATTTGATAAACTACGAACAGACAAGACTTACACTAAAGTATTATCTACACTAGCAAAAACAAGAAGTAACATGATTGGAAGTTTACATATTACAACATTTTGTGAATTATTGAATGAGCATGTTAAAAAGATCACGGAAATTCTCTATGAGAGAAAAGTTCCTGAAAGAAGAATTAATATGTTAATTTCTAAATCTCTAACACCTTTAGAGAGTCGATTACTTATGGATGATAATTGTAGCAATGCTCATATTCAAGCTGACGAGATAGAGAAGTTTGCTCAGTGTTTAAAACTTCATATTAATCATCCAAAACAATTTGAACCTTATACAGATGAGAAATTTATCAATAATTTTTATCACTATGGCATAGCCTTATTAACTCTGAATAATTTACTTGATATTTATCTTTTTAATCCGTATAAATTTAATAACGTAATTTATGTTAAGTTACCAAAGTCAAAGGATGATGATCCTTTTAGTTTTTATACACTGTCTCAGATTAAGGATAATAAACGATACTGGGCTATGGATTGTAGACTGGAGTGTTTTGCTAGTAATATGATTGGGGATTTACGTCAAAAATTTGTTAATCAGTTTAGGATTATATATAATAATGTGTTTGGAGACAACGTATATCGTAATAACTTTACTGAAAAATGCCAGTTAGCTGAGTGTGATTGTTGTCAGTTAGCAAGTAATATATTACACATGGCAAGACCAAAACAATTCTGTATTATGTTACAAAACAAGGTGATACAAAAGGCGACATACACACCTACTGATGATGATAAATTTAACTTGCGAGGTGATGATACCATTCAACGACAAGAGTTTCACAAGAATGAACGTATTTTGGAGGAGAAGGAAGAATTGTATGATGTAATTAGGTCTATGTTTGATGGTATTAGTAAAGAAGATGCTGAGATATTCTACCAAGATAGAATAACTTAAAAACGTTTCACTATATAAATAAATGCCTAATAAACGTAATAATAATAATGATGATGACGAAACTACTCCCAAGAAACAAAAAATGATGATTGATGATGGGAAGGAAATAGTAGAAGTTAATGAGGATAAACCAGAAAATACTGACAAAGATGATGATAATGAGGATGAAGATGATGAGGAAGAGGATATTGATGATGAGGAGGATGAAGATGATGAGGAGGATGATGAGGAAGATGATGAGGAAGATGATGAGGATAAGTTTGATATAGAGGAAGAGTTGGCGGCGCTGAAAGAGAAGGACCCTGAAGTTTTTGAGAAATTACAAGAAGTGAAGAATGAGTTGGAGCGCACGGAACCAAATATTAAGGAACTATTAACAACACCTATGCGTAATGAGGATAGGGCTAAGCTGTGTCAGTATTATGAGATATATAAAACTCATATTCCAAACACTGAAGAGTGGTTGGAATCTCGTACACGATACAATTACATGTTGAAGAACTATAAAGTTGGATATAGGGAACATTCTAAATTTACCGAAGAGGAACATCAGAAGATGAGAGAAGAGGAACTTAAGTTGAGTAGTTATGATAGCGAATTGTCTATCAAATATAAGATTTTAACCCTGAATACTTCTATGAAGAACAAGGCTATAATCTATCGTCGCTATGAAGAGTTACTTGGGTTGGGAGGACATATTGGAGATGAATACAGTAAGATTAAAAATTGGTTGAGCTGGGCTACGAAGATACCGCATGATAATATTAAACAGATGAAGGTTAATGACGTGAGTAAGTTTATTAGAGATGCCTCTGAACGTTTGGATAAGGAGTTGTTTGGTATGGAAGAAGTGAAGGAGCAGATATTGTTGTTTATTAGTGCTAAGTTGATGAATCCTAACATGAAGAGAAGTAATTTGGGTCTTGTGGGACCACCAGGAGTTGGAAAAACGGCTATTGCTAGGTTGATTGCTGAGTTGATGGATTGGGGTTTTGAACAAATATCGTTTGGTGGTATTGACAAGGCAGATTTTTTGAAAGGACATGAGTACACTTATGTTGGAGCGCAACCTGGAGCTGTTGTTAAGTGTTTGAAGCAAATGGGTCATAAGAATGGTATAATTTTTCTGGATGAGTTGGATAAGGCAGCAGAGCATCCAGATATCAGGGCAGCGCTATTACATTTGGTAGACCAGTCTCAAAATCATGATTTCAAGGATAATTTTCTTGGAGAAGTGAGTATAGATTTGTCTAAGATTTGGTACATTGGTTCAATGAACAAGATCCCAGAAGATGATGCTTTGGCAGACCGTTGGTGGATTATAAAGATTGATGGATACACGAAGTCAGAGAAGAGTGAGATTATTGAAAAATATTTGATACCCAAGGCTCTAAAGAACGCAGATATGGCTGAAAATTCTATAGTATTTGACAGTGTTGTAATAAAACATTTGATTGATAAGGTTTGTAAGTCTGGTGAGAAGGGTGTTAGAACTATTGAGAAGTTTATTGCTGATATAGTGAATAAGATAAATTTTGTGGTTGTTCACCAAGATGAGAATGGTGTTTTACCGTTTAAGACTACTTTTAAGGTAAGTAAGAAGTTGGTATATCCTATACATCTGGATAAATCTATCTTGGATAAACTTACAGCTAACAAGGAATTAGATACTGTATTGAATATGATGTATTTATAATTTTTTTTATATATTTATATGAATAAATGGAAGAAATTGCTATAGATCCATGTTCTAGTTATATTATAGATCCATGTACTGCTTGTAAAATGAAGTTTGGTAATGAAGATGTTAACATTAATAAGTTAAATAGTTGCGTAACTGAAACGGCTGCCGCTTTTACTGAATTTCCTACTAACTTAGCTGTTGAAAAAGGAGATTCTATGATAAATTGGTCTGAGTGTATGAAGGAATCAATGGCTAAAGTTGGTAGAACTCCCTGTGATTTCCAGTTAAATCCAGCCCCCGTATTTGCTCAATACCCACATTATTTTCCGACGTTGCTTTTTGATTTAGGAGACCGCCAGAAAGCTCTTGAAAGTTGTGTTAGGGAATGTAGACGTAATAATGATAGTGTAGAATGTATTACGAACTGTAAAACGGATTATGATGCTGTAACTTTATTAGAAAGAAAGTCACAAGAGAATTTTATTGTTCCAGCGTTAATATCTAAACATTTAGCTGATAATCGTAAAAAAAGTTCTTCGGAACCATTCAAACATAAAAAGATATCATTTGATGATACTGTTAAGGAAACTTATAACGTTTCTAATAATCGAAGATCTAAAAGGAAAAATAATTCAGCCCCAAGTCCAGGTCCAGCACCTGTAAGACGTTTTACTAGGTTTTCAGACTATTATAAGAGTAATCCTATTCTATTTTCTGTTAGTTTTTTGATTGTTTCTATTTTATTTGCGATAATCTTGTGGGGATTTTTCGCAACTATGACTATGTACTAGAAGTTTTTATTGATTAATCAATAAAAACTTGTAATAGTAATTAAATCTAATACAACAGTTTACATATACTTGACAAATGTGAATCCTAATCCAATACAAATGGCGATTATACCTATAATAACTGATATACGATTATTTTTATTCTTAGACGGCGCAGGAGAAGGAAGTGGTGTATCATCATTTCGTAATCTTTGTTCGTATGCTATCATTTCAGAAATAGATATAAAAGCAATACCTATACCAAGGCTTCTTAATCCCCATGGACCTTTAACTTGTAAATTTTTAGTATTTAATATCAAAAACATGCTTATTGCTAATAATATAGTTAGTGGTAACAGCCTAATAGCAATAGCCAAATTATCTTTGGAGTCAACATTAAAGTATTCTTTGCTCATTCTTTAGTATATAAAATAAATTAATTTTGTTCATGAAAACGAATACTCCTGGGTCTATTAGGAATTATAACTATTGGTTTAGGTTTTTTTCTAGGAAATCTAACAGAAGTTGGATGTTCACGTTCTCCGAATGTTGTATCCTGTTTGAAACACATACTTATACATAAACCCATTTTATATTATATGAATAATATAAAAAATTTATCCACGCTCTCTCCAAGTAGCTTTACATGCTACACATTGAGCATAAACACTTGTACCTTCGTCTGAAGCCCTATCTTGTTTAGCGTATGAATATACACGTCTACTTCCGCATTGCTTACACTGGAAGACACCCTCTTCAACCTCAAATGGGTTTTGAATGAACTCATTCTGTTCGGCAATTTTATATGCCATTTCAGAATAACTGGGGTGTTCCCAGCCAATTTTACCTTTTTTAATATCTTCTAGAATATCTTTAAGTTTTTTCTTGTCTTGTATATCACACACAATTTGATATAAGTTTGTTTTATATTGTACTTCAATGTCATCCTCATTCTCTACTTGAGAGACGGTTTTGTTGTATAAAGCTTTTTCTAACGTATTAATATTCTTTTCTTGTTTGAGAATAAGTTTAAGAGTTGAAATTCCTTTTTCACGATAAGTCATCGGTCTAATATTAGTTAAGAAATTATTGTATAAATTCAAAATTAAATCCTCCTCCTTAAGAGGATATAAGGAGAAGAAAATATATCATAAATGACAGAAAATAACCAAATAGAACTAGTTATTGACATGCGAGAGCGTGATCTTGAGCTTGAGTTAGACAAAACAAAGAGTATTAGATTCAAGGTTGAACAACTTGATTTGGGTGATATTGTCTTTAGGAAAGGAACAGATGTAATATTAATAATTGAACGAAAGACTGTGAATGATTTGAAAGCCAGTATATGTGATGGTAGGGGGCGAGAACAAAAAGCAAGGTTGTTAAACAGTGGTATTCAGAGAGACAGAGTGATGTATTTGATTGAGGGTAATCTTGATAAAAGTCTTGATTCTAAGGTGAGTGGGTTGCCTGTAAGTACCCTTGTTGGTAGTTTAATTAATACGCAATTACGAGACAATATTAAGGTCTACAAGACTGCTTCTATGAGGGAAACGGGGGAATTTCTTATAAAGTTGTTGGATAAGCTAAATAAAGATGGTGACGATTATTTTAGGGAAGGAGAGCAAAAGATTTCTGCTAGTGAGTATTCGGCAACGTTGAAGAAAAAGAAGAAGGCTAACATGACTGCTGAAGTGTGGTTTATCAGTCAGCTTGCTTTGATTCCTCAAGTAACTGAGAAAATATCGGAGGTTATAGTTGAAAAATATAAAAATGTCATGGTATTGTTGGAAGAGTATAATAAAACTCCTGAGCATCTCAAGGCAAAATTGCTTTCTGATTTGAAGTATTCTATAACCAATGGAAAGGAAAGAAGAATTGGAGATAAAATTTCTGAGAGGATTTATAAGTTTTTCCATGGAATTGTTGAAGATGAACAAAATAATGAATAAGTTTTTATCTAATCTAATACTAAATGAGTAGTAAAAAAGAATGGTTTAATGATATTACGTTAAGTTATATTATTGGTTTCATTATGATTTGTATTGTTGTATGGATGATTGTAAAACAGATGAAAGAGTATTATTTAACAGACGACCCTATGTTACAAAAACTAAAAGACTCATTTGAAAAGTTCTTTGGACAACAGACTTATTGGACTAGTGAACTACAATCATTAAACAGTTTTAATCCTATGACAAACATTAGTTTGTATAAAGGTAAACAAAGCTACACTATTAATAAGGAACAAGTTCATATGTGCTTAAAAGATGAGAAGGGAGATTATTACCCATTTAATATGTTAGTATATGTATTGGGTCACGAGTTGGCACATGTAATATGTCCTAACATTGGACACACACCTGAGTTTCATGCTATATTTGATCAGCTCTTGGAGGAAATGGCTCAGTTTCCTATTGATGAAAAGGGAACTAAATTATATGACCCTAATGCTGAAATTATCATGGATTACTGTGAGTATGCTGCTGGAGAAGAGTAATTTATATATAAAGACTTATATTTTCTTATTAAAATGACGACTAACGTAGAACATCCAGAATGGCAGAAAGAGAACTCTCTAACAACTCCAGAGGAGAGGGATCTAGAAAATCGTTGGAGACCCGAACAAGGAGCACCAGCGTTAAGCGAAAACGAAGTTAATCTAGCAATGTCGGAACTTAATAATACCGCATATACCGAAAAGTTTCCACGTGTTGACAGGACATACGCTGATCCACCACCACCAATGCAAACTATTGGTCTAATTTCTTTTACTCCAGCTAAGGGTGCTAGTCCTAATGAGAATGGAGTTTTTGGTTTTGCTAAACTACGAGGTAATTACAACACTCCCCAAGAGGCAGACCAACGTGCTGAATTTTTGATCCGTAATGTTGATTCTTACCATCAAATTTATCACACATACGTTGGACGACCTTTCCCTATTACTGCTAGTTCAAAGTATTCTGCTGAAACTGCGGAGATTGATATTCGTAAGGAAGCGACTCAAGCTATTTCCAGTAACATCAAGGATAAAAAGGTAGAAGAACAGAAAAACGTAGATGATATTAAGAAACGTGAGGAAGCTCTTCTAACAGAAACTAAGAATATTGAAGAAAATGGTGTTGATCCATTTGATGAATACATTACTCTTCGTGTTAAGAAAGCTCAGCTTCTATGGACTTACCAAGAACATATTAAGAAGCTAGAAGAAGTTCGTGGTCTTATCCTTAAGACACGTGATAGCATCTCTGAGATGGATGAAAAGTACGATGATTTTAAGGATAAGTACTTTGACAAGTATAAGAAGGCACGTGAAGATGCTGGTATTAAGGATACAAAGGAAGAATTAGAGACGAATTTTATGTCGTTCCTTGTTCAAGAGACAGAACTTCCTGGTCTTGATACCGAATATCACCTATCTGCTATATATAACAAAGAATCTACACAAGAAGGTGGTGAAGAAGATACGCCCAAGTTAGATTAAACATTTTATCAGATATTTTATATACAATGTATATAAAATTAACCTTTGAGTTTCATAGCACATTCTTCGCATCTTGTAAAATACCATATAGCTACTATAATAGAAAGAACAGTTATAATTATACTTAACCAAAATATTACTTTACCTAATACTGATTGGTTGCCATTAGCACCCTTAGTAGTTCCAGCTCCCGCCATTGCCAATGGAACAGCAACACATGCTGGACAAAAATCTTCTCTAATTTCTTCTTTATTTTTCATTTATTTGTGTAAATATAATAAATAAATGAATGACCCTACAAAAGTTAAAATAGTACCAATATCTTCTTTCATTGCTGTTTCTATTATCACTATTTTTTCATTGTATATAACTAATGTTATAAAAACAGTACCATGTGGAGACACAGTATTATCATCTTTTTACAGTAATTTCTTACACATAGAACCTTCTCACTTGATCGGGAACTTGACAGCTTTATATGCTCTATCCAGAGTAGAACGAGCCATAGGTTCAAAACAATTCATAGCTTTAATTGTATTTTTACTTGTATTTAACTCTGTAGTAGAAGCTATACTTCATAAAAGATATCCAAATATTCCATGTAGTATTGGATTCTCTGGAGTATTGTTTGGTATTATGAGTTGGGAAATGGTAACTAACAGTAAGTTTGATGCTGTTACATTCTTATCAATTGTAATGATGGTTATAGCTCCATCTACACAGGACTCTAAGGCTTCGCTATCGGGTCATGCTATTGGAGCTACGTCTGGTATCATAGGTGGTCTCATGTGGACACAGTTCTCTAAACTAGTGTAAATCATATGATAATTATTTTTGTAATAATTATCATAGTAAGATAGATAGTAGATTACTTCTTGCTTTTAGCCTTCTTTGATACCCTCCCTTCTATATCCTTGAGCCAAATCATATACTTCTTCTCAAACTCCTCAAGCTCATTCAACCAAAGCTTTGATTCGCTTGTAGCTCTAAGAGTATCTAACTTTGTCTGAGAACTCTCAACATCAGTCTTGAGTTGTTTTATCTTATCTGCTGTGAATGTCCGCACCTGTAGTCGTAGTAGATAATCATAACCTCCAGTCTTAGGCTCTTCATCATATTTACGCTTCTTTAGCTCATCCAAGACTTGCTCCTCTGGGACATTCATGATGGTTAGTTTCTTGTCAATAACTTCTTGAATGAATCTTTCTTTATTACCCAAATGCCTAATCTCATTCTCAAGATTCTTAATTTGATACTTCTTACGCTTAACATAAAAGTCATACCGAACTTTACAAAAATTATCAACGATTTCATCTACATTATCATACTTCTTCAACTGGTTCTTCTCATTGAACAAAACCATGTTAGAAGTATAGATATAACTAGTAAGTTTTAGATTATCAACATTACACAAGATTCCATCTCCAAGTTCCGACAATACAAAGTTAACATCCTTGGTAGTAGAGTAGTTCTTCATGTCTTTGATTTTCTTATCCTCCAACAAATCTTCACAGAACTCTTTGAACTTGTTAGTCCACATACTAATTGGTAATTCTGTTACATTTTTAGTATTTTTAGCTCCTTTAGTAACAATTCCTTCTGTTGTGAAACGATTAAGTCCATCCTCCCTAATCTTACCTTTGAATCCACGATACCAAGGAATCAAAGTAGGTAAGATAGACGTCTTCTCCCCGTTATCAGGGTCTTCAATAATAACCTCACCATCATTCTCCAACCAGACACGAATACACTTAACCAAATCAAGAGGATTATAGCACGGAATATTACAAGACCAACCTGTCCCAATACCAGCTGTACATCCGTTAACCAAAATCATAGGAATAATAGGAACATAATGTTCCGGTTGAACCAAATCACCATCATCATTTACTTGTGTAAGTAACGGTGTATCCTCATCCCTAAAGATACAATCAGTCAATCCTTCAAGCTTTGTAAAGATATACCTAGCACTAGCGGCATCCTTACCACCTTCCAACCTCGTTCCAAATCCTCCATCAGGATACAACAAAGGAATATTATTAGTTCCAGGAAATCCTGTCGCCATATGAATAATAGTATCTTGTAAATTCTGCTCACCATGATGGTAGTTAGAATGTTCTGCTGTATATCCACTAAGCTGAGCTACCTTTAGAGAAGTTCCTGAATACTTAAGATTACGCTTAAAAACAGAATATAGAATTTTTCTCTGAGACTCCTTCATACCATCAATACCATTTGGCAAACTCCGAGCACAATCCGCATGAGAGAACTTAATCATCTCGCCATTAAGAAAGTTAGATATCTCCATCTTACAGACTTTATCTTGGTCGTCAAGACAAAACGAATAATTAGTAGGATCATATGATTCTAACCATTCTTTTCTTGCGTCAGCATACTTTCTGTGGAACACCTTATTCATATTATTGGAAGAGTTATCATCATTAACATACTCAACCATCTTCAAACCAAAAGTATCAGGAACGTCTTCCTCCCTAGTAGTTCCCAAACCCTTGTAATACTTCGCATTGACCTTGCCTGTCTGCTTCTGTAGATATTCGTTGAATCGTCTTTCATCATAAAACAAGATATCTGACTTCCTTGGAACAAATACACGGGCAATAGGAGTCTTCATTCCCACAATGTATGGTATAGGACGGTTTAGCAAACTCGGAAACAAAGAATGAATTAGATTCATGATAAGTCCTTCAATGTGAATACCATCTACATCAGCATCAGCCACAATAATCACTCTGCCATATGAAAGAGTCTTGAAGTTTTCCTCCTTAGTATAATCAACACCACTCTTAAGTCCTGTAGTCTGAATGAACGAAACAATAACCTTATTAGCTGCGATAGATGTTGCTGTTGCATTACGAACATTAAGAACTTTACCAGTTACAGGCAACACACCAAACCAATCACGACCTTGCTTACCATATACACCTGTATCAATACCAGCAACTACATACGTTTTCGCCGACAACCCCTCACAGACAAACAACGAACACAAACTAGAAAACTTACCACCAGCATTGTTAGCCGGGTCAAGTCCATCTACCTTAACTACCTTCTTTTTACCTCTTTCAACCTTCTTCAAAGCCATCATCTCCTTTGAACGAATAATATCCTCAATATTATCCATCACAGACCATTTACAGATTGTATTGATATGTGTTGATTTAACCTCGGCTTCAACAGATGGAGACTCCAACTTATTCTTATCCTGACCATCAAACTCAGGACGAACTATAGTAGCAACCACAAAAATACGGAAAAACTGTTTAACATCATTGATATTAATCTTTGGTGTTTTGGACTTAGCTTTTTTATCCTTACCATTGAACTTATCTACAATAGGACGAAATAACTCTTCAACCCAAGCATCTACATGCTGACCACCAAGTCTGGTATATACACCATTAACGAACGAAATAGCCTGAAACTCTTTCGCAGGAGTAATCAATACATCCGCACTCTTTGTCTTAATAAGTAGCTTATCATCTGTAGGTGTATTGGTATAAAGTTGAGAATACTGTGTCAATGATTTGATTGGAATGACTTTATCATTCAGATAAACTGATATTTTAGACAACATAGCAGAATCCAATACATGTCGCATATACAAAGCTATGATATCATCGGTATAACCCTTAAGACCAAAATGTTTAAAGTCTGGTATCCATGATACTTCAGTAAAACCTTTAGTCTTACAAGCTCTAATAACAGGTTCTGTAGTATCCCGCATATTATTAGTCCATGTCTGTGTAAGAACTTTCTTCTTCTCAGGATCACAACCTTTTACAGTAAATTGTGTAGAAAAAACATTTGCCAATTTTATTCCAAGTCCATTGCGTCCGGCTACAATACGTTCTTCTTCATCGTCATAGTTAGAACCAGTAAGAAGCTGACCAAAAATCATACTATGATTATAGCAACCCTCATCCTCATTCATCTCAATAGGAACAACATCACCGTCGTTCCAGATAGTGGTTTCCCCTGTTTCTTTGTTAATAGATACTTTAATCTTGGTACATGGTGTAGTGGTTGAACGACTACGTTCCACGTTATCTATAGCGTTTGACAACGCCTCAACAAAGATACGTAGAATAGCAGGAGAAGACTTGATATCTCTTTGTTGAATTTTGTATGTATCATCATCTGACAACTCCGCCACATATTCTTGGACAACACGAAGTCGTGTAGAACCAACATACATATCGGGTCGGTCTATAATATGTGAAATAGGGTCTTTTTTCTGATACCTCTTTGTTGGAGTTTTAGCTGGCATAATTTTATTTATACCCTGGAAGTTTCCTTTTAGAATCATTTTCAAAAATTTGTGTTATTGGTTAATAACACAATTACAAAGCTAAAAGTATAGTATAAAATGGTTCGCCTTCTATCTTATACCCCAAGACATATATATTTCCGCCGCCGCTCTCTTCATGTTCCGTAATATCTACATTATTAACATACGAATACAAGGTAAAACCTGTTTTAATTCCACCCATCTCATCTGAAAAATCAGTCATATTGTATCCATTTTCGTTCCAGTTCTGAGAGACTTCTAAAGCCACAGCCAAGTCGTTTCCCATGTTCTGAGCTAACCAAATCTTATCATTAATAAGGGAATTGGAAAAGAAGTATGGAATAGTTTTCTCTAACTGTACTGAATCATACAACTTATACTTTTCTTCACGTTCATCAATCCACTTTTCTACAGAATCAGTTCCCTCAAGGATTACCTGTGTCTGATATTGGTCAAAGTCAGTTATATCTTCGTAATAGTTGTCAATCACGGTTCGTTTGTGGTAGTTTAAGATATTATCTTTGTTTCTTGAGTTAATGCGAAGAACATACATTAATCTCTTAAGTGTTTCTTCCGACTTCAACACAAGTTTTCCTTTATTCATTATACCACTGTTCATATCAAATTTCTTTGGGACATTCCCATAGACAAAGTCAGGTTCTATAGTTATAGCTTCCTTTTGGAATCTATCAATGCTATCTAACCCCACAGGAAGATTTTTATTGACTAAGAAGTTAGAATATAACCATAAGACATACGATGTGATATATCTTGCTAATTTTTTGTATAAGTTGTAGTTTGACATTACAGATTGTCTAGACATATCACCAAATGATATTGTTTGTTCTGTTGTAGTTAAGTCACTGACTGGAGATTCATCTCTTACAGGAACTGTGACAGAAACATTTCCTAATTTCCCAGAGAATGACTTTACTGTATTTTTCATGACATTTTGTTGTTTTATGATAAGTCTTGTCGCAGATGCGAAGGCCCGAAGTTGTTTTGAAGAAACTTTGGTAACCTCCCAGTCTTTTACTTCTGGAATAGGGATTGGGGCTATTGGGAATAACAAGAGTGTGAACGTAGTTTCTTTATAGACTACACGAAGCATTCTACATTTTCCATACGAATCAATACCTTGTTCTGTAATTTTAACATTTTTGTTACTTAGAAGTGGAAAGATTGTTTCTGCTATTGATATATTTAAAGCCCAAGACTTTCTCAAACGGTTAAAGATGTCTTTCATACCCCTGGCTAAAACTGAATCATAATCGGCATTATATGTGACATCATCAGCATCACCCTTCTTCCACTTAACAATAAGCTCACACTTTGGAGTATCAGAGTGGTCTGATTTAGCACCCATGTGTTGATAGACTAAGACGCAAGGTTTTCTTGATGCGGTCTTGTAGAAAGCTTGAATATGTCTTGGTAAACTTAATGATGTAGTATTTTTTCTGGTAAATACGTATATATTACAGTTAAGGTAATTTTCTAATAAACTTGTAAAATACTTTGGATCTAGATACTTATCGGAGTTTAGAATATCTATTATTTCTTGGTCGGTAAAATCATACATTTCCTGTTTACATGATGCAATGTATTTTGGTTCTGCGAGTTTACGTCTTTGTCTTATAAGGTAATTTTCACGAGACCTATCACTATTTAGTCCCATATCTAATACACCGGTCTGTTCCCAAAGTCCTTCCATAACACAGTCTAGGAAACTACTATTCGTGTTATATACACCCTTACGTAGATACATGTAATTATCATCATCGTCAAATAATTTGATAGTTTTTTCTATTTCATCGGGTAATTTACCATATTTGTCGTATGTTAGAAATTTGTTAGTTATGATAAAATCTTGTTGGTCTGGGTTTATGTTTTGTTTGAGTTCTTGACCGAAGAAGTAATTTCCATATGGTTTACCTTCCATATTTGCGTGGTCGCTAACATAACAACATGGTAGCCATGGGACCAAGTCTTTGTTTCCAAGCTGATTATCTCTAAGTCCGGGATATTTAGCATCACTATGTTCGCATATGTAATTACGTTGTGGAAATCCTTCGTCTGGGGTCTTAGGATAGGTCATAACAGCCTTACCATCTGCTATAGCTTGTGGAACCTCTTCATCTTCTATGATGGTTGGTTGTTTGGGACATTTTGGTGGATAACCTTTGACGAATACTTCAGGTGCTATGTCTTTTAGCTTAAGACTTTTTGGTAGTCTTGGAGCTCTTTTAGTTCTTTCTCCAAATTTTGGTAAGAACTTACGATAAAAGGCAACTATCTTCTTGTATTGATTATTATAAATATACATCAACTTACTGAAGATATTCTGGAAAAGTTCGACTGAAGTCATATTATCAGCTTTGGTGATTTTTACTCTTACGTAATCAGAACCATAGGGAAATATATTCATGATATCTTTTCCTTTCAATACTGGATCGCCTTTTTCTGAAACTTTTTCTGTAATATTTGCGGTTATATAACCTGTATTAGCACTTTCAAAATGAACATATACACTAACTTTCTTCTTAGTAGCTTTATCACGTTCATCAATTGCTAATAACGAAGAAAAGAGAGGATTATTTAATATGATATCAGCTATTACGTATTTATCAAGAGTTTGTTTGGGAAAGTAGAATGAACCATTTACATTACTTTCTTTAATTTCTGTTATTTTCATGTTTGGAACTGTTTTGAAAAGTTCTAAGAATGAGTCGATATATTCTTGTCTTGATACACTTTGACTAGAACTGGTTAGGGACATTTCAACAACTATATTTTCTTTGTCATTATCTGTGTTAATACCCATAGCTACGGTAGAGTAATCTTCGTGGACAGCGCCACCTAATTCTTTCCGTTGAAGTATCTTAAACAGAATAATGTTAGGTAAGCTGATTTTTGTTTCATCTCCCCATTCTGGGAAGGGTGTAAAGTCTTTTAGAATCTTGTAGAACGAGCCAATATACGCAAGAGGAACTTTAGGAGTAAGTTGAATAGAATTGAATAGTTCTATAGTAGAAATATTATCTGCTGTGAGAATAATAGAAAAGTTTGAGCGTTCAAGTTCAAATTCTGTGTATGGTAGTTCGTCGGCGTCGGCGAGTTCCTTATACATTTCAAGTTGTTGGTTTGTGTCGGTAATGTTCTTGTTAATATTATATTCTAAATCTTGTGTTATTTGTTGTCGATTATCCCATATACTTTTAACATTGACTTTTTCGGTGATATTTTCGTTTTTGTCAAGTTCTGTTTGTATTAAGAGAAGAATAGAGCCTTGTAAGTTGTCGGGCATACCACTTACAGCTTGGTTAAAAACGATAAACATCTTAATTACGTCGTTTTCAAGACTAAGTTTCTGTTGTTTTAGTTTATCTTCAATTTTACCATAAAGTGTCTTAAACTCTGGTTTGGTAGATGATTTCTTGATAAAATCTAACAAATCTTCAACTTCTATATTTTTCTTTGTATTAAAATCAGATTGTGTTGGAATACCTTCTTTAAAGTAAAGGTATTTAGGTAGAGTCTTCATATTCATTGCTATCCTATTGATTATACTTTGGGTGGTATCCATATCGTAGATTTCAAAAGTTTTACCATTGATTCTCACCATTTTGTTAATTAGCAAGACTTATTTAGAATATAATAAAGTTATTATATTATCCAATTGGATTATTATTTCTGTTTGAAATTAGTTCTTTTATGGATTCTTTGGAAAGGCATTTGTGAATAGGTCTGACAGGACTGTACATCTTAAGTATTATATCTATGATATGTTCATCTTTTTTTTTCTTGCTATATAGTATGCTAAAATCTAACTTTTCACTCAGAAGAGGTCTAATACCTTTCAGAAAAGTAAAAATTTTACCAAGATAATAAGGAGATGGAATCGCCCCGTTATTACAATCAAGTATAAAAATTGCCCTTTTATCGTTATTTGACTTTAATAGCTCTACTACTTCGTTTAAAACGCAATCAACAAGTATTTGTGTGTCTGGAGAGTTCCAGTCATCTGATGATTTACATTTAAGGATTTTATCGGTTTTCCATAATACTTTGTTGAGTAAAAGCATTTTGTTATGTTAAAACTAATTCTATAAATATATGATTTAAGGTATTAATAGATTTAACTTAAAATGCCAGTGTTATTCAAATGTAAGACAGGAGAAGCATACTATATCAAAGTACTCGCTGAACTACTCACAAACAATCTTAAAACAGGTTGTTTCGAAGTATCTGAAAAAAGTATTTCACTACGAATGTTTGATCATCACCGTAAAACCATGGTAGACCTAGAACTACTAGCAGAAAATTTTTCGGTATATAAGTATAAACTAGAGAATAACTTCTGTCTAGGATTAAATCTTAATCATTTCCATAAAATGCTTAAGTCTATTAAGAAGAAAGATTCTCTACAACTTTTCATTGATAGTGATAATTCTACAGAACTAGGTATCAAAACTATTCCTAAAGAAAACACACGTATTACAACCTCAGGTATCAAAATTCAAACTATCCAAAACTTAGACATAGATATTCCCGAAGGATATGGTAAACCAGTAATTGTTCTGTCATCTGAGTTCCAAAAAATGTGTAAAGATTTGAGTAGTATTGGTAGTACTAATATTACCGTTGTAGCCAAGAATTTCCACATTGAATTCATTGCTGATGCTGATGGTATCTTGAAGAGAAAGGTTGTGTTTGGAGAGAATGATGATTCAAGTGACGAAGATGATGATAATAATAATTCTAACCCAGAATATACAGCTACATTTGCTACAGATCAGCTTTCACGAATCACCAAGTTAGCGGGGTTAAGTGGTAATATGCAAATATTTCCAGCCTCTTGTAATCTACCTTTATTGTTTCGTTCCAACATTGGTAGTCTGGGAAAAATAGCAATATTCATCAAATCTAAGGAGTTATTGGCAAATGAAGCATCCACCTTTATATCTGATGATTCTGATTGTGATTAAAAATTTCCCAAGTGATAATAAATGTTAGATATATCTGAAGTCAAAAAAACATTTATTATCATACTTACGTTATTTATGTTCTGCCTAGCATTCTTATATATATTTAAACCATCATGTATAATGATCGTAAATAAAAACACTGGTAAATTTGAATTATCATGGACTTTATTAATCTTATATTCAATAATATTCAGCATTATATCAGGAATAATATACATTAGTATGAACAAGGTTAAGAAAGAACCAGAAGAAATACCTACAATTACAACAGAAGGTTACTCAGTGAATTAATCTTCTTCGGTTATCAAACCACCACCAAACCCAAATATTACATATAAAACCATAAAAGCTATCATAGATATACTAAAAGCTACTACAAAAGATATTAATAAACTTTTTATGCTATTTTCTGGTGTAATTATAACATGGTCATCATGTTTATTGTCGTCATCAGTATCTGTGTGTGTTACATTAATTTGTATATATTTATCAAAATAATCCTTAGTAGCAATTGTCAAAACAATTACTAAAGCTGATTTCAAAGAATTTAGTAAAAAAGCATTTGTCCGATTGGTTGACTTAAAACCCTTAATTAACGGAATATTTACCATTTATATTAACCTAACAATATAATTAAAAGTATTTAAACAGGACTATATTAACAGTAAAAATGAGTAATACTGTTAATATAGAAATTAGTGAGTTAGATCCAGATATTATCCCACCCATTACACGAAAGGCATCTGATGCTAATTACAACGGAGGTTGTAAGCTTGTAATAGTTGGTAAACCCGGAACAGGTAAGAGTACATTAATTAAGGCGCTACTTCACTCTAAAAAGCATATTATCCCTATAGCAATGGCTATGAGTGGTTCTGAAGATAGTAATCACGCATATAGTGAAATAATGCCGAGTACATTTATTTATAATGAGTATGATGAAGATAAAATTACTGATTTTATCAAGAGACAAAAAATAGCAATGCAACATCTACCAAATCCTTGGGCCGCCATTATTCTTGATGATTGTACTGATGATCCCAAAGTATTTAATAAACCACTTCAACAAGCGATGTATAAGAAAGGTAGGCATTGGAAAATGCTATATATTCTTTCCCTACAGTATGCTATGGATGTTAAGCCTGTTATTCGTACGAACGTAGATGGTATATTCATTCTTCGTGAACCTCTTCTTAAGAATCGTGAAGCCCTCTACAAGAACTATGCCTCTATCATTCCAGACTTTACTACCTTCTGCGAAATCATGGACCAACTTACAGATGATTACTGTGCCCTATACATTCATGGAGCGACACAAACCAATACATGGCAAGAATGTGTTTTCTATTGGAAAGCTCCTGTTGTTTCTAAGGATTGGAAGTTTGGTTGTCAAGAGTATTGGGACTTTCATCACGCCAGATTTAATGAAAATTATAGAGATAATATTACAGGAATATAAAAGAACGATGGATGAAGTTTATTACGATGATAAGCAAGAAATATGTGAAATAATACATGTATCATCTAAATCTTCTGATGATATGATGAAAATAAAAGAAGAAAAAAACTTACCTAAGGATACAAAAGTTTTTGTGTGTCTATCATTAGCAAATCCTGAAACTTTACCAACACTAGTTCCGGAATATATTGAAAAAGGGTTCTCTACTGCGACCATAAGAACGAAAAGTCCATTAAATAACGATATTGGTATGTACATGTTGTGTTTGGAGAAGGTTGATATTAAATCTTCTGCCTTTAGTGGTGTTAAAACATCAGCAATAAATCCTAAAATAGTATATAACATTGTAGAGGACTGGTCTAACACTAAAGAATCCAACTGTAAAACAATTTATTGTATATCAAAAAAATCTATAACACAACTAAGAAAATTATGTTTTATCAAACCAACACCAAACAAAGATAGTAGTATGACTCAGAAAGAACAAGCTGGAGCAATGTATGTGTCTGGAACAAGAAATAATATCAATGTATTAGAAATTAATCAAGATAAAATGATAGAGGGTGAAGAACAGGGTGTTCCTATAGTTGAAGCTCTATATAACTTTCATTCACACCCAAAGGAAGCTTATATAACAAACAAGGTTAATAAAGCATGGCCATCGGCACAAGACTATATTGGTTTTTTACTGGCAGTTCTTGAAGATAATACGATTTTACACATAGTAGTATCCATAGAAGGTATATATATTATCTCTTTATCAAAATATTATGCTGGAAATAAAGATAAATTATCACCAGACGTTTCTTCGTTTATTGATACTCATTTCAATCAATGTGGAAAATTAGATAATAGTATATCTTGGTTTATCAAGAATATTAACAAAATTAAATATAAAGGTCACGTACTGTTTATCACACGGTTTAAGACTTGGAATAATGCAACCAAAGAGTTTCCGATATATTATTGTAAAACTAATGGTAAATGTCTGGTAAAATAAAAATTTGATATTTTATCGTAATTCTATGGTAGATTATTAGAATCATGCTTATCCCTGTTCGCTGTTTTTCTTGTGGTAAAGTTGTTGGAAATAAACAAGAAACATATGAAAAATTATTGGAAGAAGGTAAAGAGCCTAATGAAGCTCTAAATATTTTAGGACTTAAGAGATATTGCTGTCGGCGTATGTTATTTACCAACGTTGATCTGATAGAAAAAATGTTAGAATATTCTTGTAATGTTGGAGATGAAAAAAATTAAGAATAATTTTTATTCTTGTATTTATATAAATACAAAAATGACCAAGATGTCCGAAATGCCTGAGGATCTCCTCAAAATGTCGCTAGCTCCCAAGAGAAAGTACAAGAAGTCGTCGCGCAGAAAGTCGCGTAAGGTTTCGCGTAAGTCGCGTAAGTCGCGCAGAAAGGCGAGTCGTAAGTCGATGCGTAAGTCGCGCAGAAAGTCGCGCAGAAAGAGCCGCAAGTCGCGCAGAAAGTCGCGCAGAAAGAGCCGCAAGTCGCGCAGAAAGAGCCGCAAGTCGCGCAGAAAGAGCCGCAAGTCGCGCAGAAAGTCGCGTAAGTCGCGCAGAAAGTCGCGTAAGTCGATGCGTAAGTCGCGTAAGTCGATGCGTAAGTCGCGTAAGTCGCGCAGAAAGTCGCGTAAGTCGCGCAAGAGCCGCAAGTCGCGTAGAAAGAGCCGCAAGTCGCGCAGAAAGAGCCGCAAGTCGCGCAGAAAGAGCCGCAAGTCGCGTAAGTCCAAGAAGTCGTCCAAGAAGTCGTCCAAGAAGTCGTCCAAGAAGTCGTCCAAGAAGAAGTCGCGTAGAAAGTCGCGTAGAAAGTCGCGTAGAAAGTCGCGCAAGAGCCGCAAGTCGCGCAAGTCGCGCAGAAAGTCGTCAAAAAAAAACTAGGTAGTGGTAGTGGTAGTGATTATGGTTTAAACAGATTGTATGCTCAAAGCAACAAAAGTGGATCTACCGGTAGTAGCTATAGTAATGATAAGTTTGAATCATACACTTCGCAGAAGCAGAAGCAGAAGCAGAAGCAGAAGCAGAAGATGAAAAAGGATTAAACCTGATATTATTTAAATAATATTGTATAAATTGTATTTAATGGTTTGAACACCATTAAAAACAAAAAAACTCGTATAGTAATAAAATGGTAGACGTTGTGTATAATTATCCTAAATCATCATGTGATTGCTATGATTGTGGTAATAAAGATTATTATGACCAGACAGAAGGAACTCCAAGTAATTTATCTGTTTTGAATTGTAAAGTTGATAAATCGTTTGATTGTACTAACAATAAGTTGTTTCGTAGTGATATCCAACCAGGAGATAAGAGGGGGACTATACTTATTAATCCTCAAGTAATTACTGAAAATTTTGCCAGAGATTTTGAAAAAGCAATTCCAACAGATCAGTGTAAAGAGCCACAATACAGTGCTTATGGCGATTCTCGTCTTGTTAATGCCGCTCGTGCGCAAATAACTACGCTAGATCATCCACCTATAGACGGTTCTATGAAATTACATGAATTAGCGGATAGTAAATATCTTGATAACTTTGGTCAGAATTACAAGTCTTATGCTGATATTAATGCCGGTCAAATCATGTATTATAATGATACTTCTATAGAGGATCCTTACTTCGGTCCTAACTTTATTACATCTGCTTATACTGATGGTCTCTTGTACAAGGATCCCATGGGTGCTATGAAACCACAATATACTCGTGTTCCTGTTAAAAACGACAATCCTATTGGTCCTAAACGTAATCAATATGATGGTCAATATTCTTGGATGCAAGACAGTTTAAATCACCGACAAGATCTTATGTCTTTACAACAAAGAAAGAGTAATCAGCAGAGATATGTACCAAGATGGACTGGTTTATCTCCAGTAGATTCTTGAGTTAATTAGTCTCAAGATAAAATACAATATTCTTTTTTATAGTTTATACTTTCCCAATCGTCTATAATTATTTTATCTTCCATAGACATTTTATTGATTTCTTCTGATTGTTCGGCAAATTCAATTGCTTCAAGTATATAGTCATATCTATTACTGTAAAACATCCTTTTTATTTAATATAATTTTATATAAAATTATATTATGAATTAACCAAAAATACCTAAGCTCATGGAGCCTAGACTACGTTGTCCACTTGTAGTAATGGGCATAGCTCTTTGTTGCCAGGCTCTGGCATTGGCCTTACGAGATTGTTTCTCCATCAAGTCATTTCTATGTTCTAGTGATGACTGTAAGAAAGCATCGTTAGCTAGGGCCCTAATTTCTGCGTTTGATTTATTACCTAGTTCATCACCCTTGGGAATGGGACCATATCTATCTGCGAAAGGATGGGTATCAATTCCACTACGAACTATGTAGTTAGGCATTCTAATAGCATCAACATCATCGTAGAAGAACTTAGTTTGACCTAGATGTTCGTCCGTGTACGCACGATACGATGTACCATAACCAGTAAATCTTGGATCATATACGTTTGATTCGGTGGCCGTCATATCCATCTCTGGTAGCTTTTCCTTGTATAAGTCTGGGTTAACTATTCTTGGATCTAAATTTGTGAATGATAATTTACCAGTCACTGGATCCATTCTATCTAATAAAGGTTCAAATTGTTGCGTGAAAGATATACCTATATTGTTGTTAATTGGTTCAATAATTTGATTACTCGAGTATACACCTGGTTGAAGTGTTTGTTTAAACATATTTTTATTGTATGGACGCATACGTGGGTCTTGGTTGGCAACTCCAGCTGGTAAATTTGATGGTAAGCCTGAACGCAAAAGTTGAGTTGCGTTGTATCCAGATGTTGTATCAACAGCGCCACCATATTCATCTGGCAAAATAATATCAGAAGTTAGTGGTAATGATGTTGTGATTAGGAATGGGTAATCATAGTTTGTTTCGCTTTGAGAAGTATTATTGGTAGATTCTCCCTGATAGAAAGGTCCGGTACCTTTTGGGGGAATTTCTGGAACTTCAGTTGTCTTAATAGGGCCTGTATATTTTTCAATTACTGGTTTCCTATAGTTTTCATTTGAATCAGGATTTTTAGTAGGATCTGTATTAGTTTCAGGAACTTCTACTGTTGGTGGTGGAGGTGGTGGGGGAGTTGGTAATATAGTAGTTGGGGGTGGTGTAAGGGAGTATAGACTAGAATCTGGAACTGGTGTAGGAGAACCTTGATTATTACCTCCTGGAGGTTCTAATATAGTTAGAGGAACTGTTTTATAGTATGGATTTGTGGTTGGAATTGTTGTACCGTCAATTTTTGGTGGGCAACAAGTTGTTACTTGATAACCGTTCTGATATTGCTCTACTTGTGATATTTCATTGATAGCCGAATGAACAACCATGTTATTAGTCCTCCAGCTATCAAGATCATGAGATTTATAAACCATAACAGGTTGAATTAATGTTTTTGGATTGGCAAAACCAGCTAATTTTTGGTTATTTGATACGTAGTTAGGATTATTAAAAACACCAGTTGTCTCAATTTTTCCATCACATACATTAGGATTATACTTTTCAATGGGAGAATCAAGAGTAGTTTCTATATTACAATTATAGCAACTTGATGGTGTTCCTAATAAACTTTGTGCTAGACCAGGTTTTGGTGAATATACATTTTGAGCGTAATTTGCTACTTGTGGACTTATTGGAGTAGTAGTTAAAAAGGTATTATTACATGGCATACCCTTAGTATTGCATTCAAAATTTTCTTTCTTAGATTGGTTCATCTGTGTCCTTTGTATGTAATAAAGAATAATTATTAACACTAATGAAAGTAGTAAAAATAAAAAACTTGAATGGAAATTAAACAGAATGAGTATAATAAAAACAATAAATATAAGACGAGTTATAGCATTCATTTGTTCTGATAAAATCATATCATCTAATGGTATAATATCATAACTACATAGTAAATTAATAGGATTTTCTAACCAAAATTTAGTCTTTTGACATCTGAACATTTATATTATGATAGTAGATTCTAAATTAAAAATGAATTTTACAAATTATAAATGGGTATAAACAACAAAATGAGTAAAACTAGTAACAGTAAATACACATTTACCTTGAAAAATATCAATATTGTTAAAGTTCATATGAAATATGATATTGAATGGCCACAGAATGTCTCAGATAATAAAGATAACGTTGAGACGACTACCAAACTTACAGATTTATCTAATGAGAAAGGTGTCTCTCCAAATACAATCTCTTTTCTTGACGAATCTAAAAAATTACACACATGTAATATTTCTATGATAGATTTCCACTCTAAAAAAGATGTCAATTTATTGAGATATCATTGTTATTGGTGTAGACATCCATTTGAGACAAGTCCTATAGGTTGCCCAGTCAAGTATGTATCAGATAAAATAGTGAAGAAATACTATTCCAAGATCAGTAAAGATATTTATACTATTAAGGAAAGTATTACAACAAACAGAAAAAGTATGTTAAACATAGATAATAATATACATACTGAAGAAAAAACTGAAAATCAGGATGAAATTTCTGATAAATATATGGAAACAGGAAATAATTTATATTATGAAACTGATGGTGTATTTTGTTCATTTAATTGTTGTAAGGCTTACATAATAGAAAATAAACATAATACACTATACAACAAATCATCTTTGTTACTGAATCACTTATTTAACGCAATTATGGAAACTAAAACATCCATTATTTCACCAGCACCTCACTGGAGACTTCTCCAACATTATGGAGGTCATCTTAATATTGTACAGTTTAGAGAAAGCTTTAATAAAATAGATTACGATTGTCATGGAACTACTATTAACTTACCAGTATTTTCCCCGATAAGTACACTATACGAAGAAAGAATAAAATTTTGATCATTTTAATCATTTTAATACTCATATAATAGTATTAAAATCTTAATAGTTCATATTAAATTCCATAGGATTGGGTCTCTTATTCAATACCTTAATCTTAGGATGTTGGACTAAACCATGTTCATTAAAATTGCCGTATACAGTAGTCCATACTGTAAGTTTCTTGTTATTTTCTTCCATTTCTAAATTATTTCTTACATCACTAGTAATAACTTCTATAGTTTGATCTATCATACTTTGTACATGATCATCCTCACCCGTTCCAGTTGGAACATTATATCTACCATATATATCACTGGTAGGAGGACGAAATGATTGGTAAATATCATTCATGACCGGAATAATTCTGTTATCAGGGACAATGATAGGACGATTCAATGGGTCAACACCCATAAGTAGTTCAGTAACCTTCTTAGATATAATTTTAACAGTATCAGCGTTAAAATAACGTTTAATAGCTGGATTATCTTCTACAAAACCAACATATCTCATATGATTTTCATCTAATATTACACCATCTTCAAATTTAGCAGCGTATTCCATTTATTTATACTACAATATATTTACCATTTAAATTCTCTTTTATTAAGATAATAATTTAAAACCAAAATTTTTCTGTATAAATGGAACATCAGTTATGCGTGTTATTTTATAGTAATTACTCTCAACAGTGTAATTCTATGATGAATAGTCTTAAAACATGCCCTGTTAATCTTCAAGAAATAACTGGATTAACTATGGTTTGTATTGATAATGAAAACATCAGAAAACGAATTTCTAGGTCAACCAATATCTCTTTAACAAGCGTTCCCACTATACTCTTAGTTTATAGTGATGGTAATGTTGAAAAATACGAAGGTCAATCAAGTTTTGACTGGATAACACAAGTAGTTCAAGCTGCTTTACCTCCGCCTCCTCCGCCACCTCCACCACCGCCTCCACCACCGCCTCCGCCTCCACCACCGCCTCCACCCCAACCACCAATAGAACAAGAATCAAATAATGGTTCAACAGACGAAAGTGATGTAGAAATTATCAGGAGAAAGAAAAATTTTAAATCTAAGCAGAGAAGGAGGCGTACTCCAGCGCCATCTAAGAAAACTCAAATTGAAGACTTAGATAGTGAAGAAGAGGATGATTCTATTCCCAAAAGACCTCCGGCAACTATTAGAAATGGTCCTGGAGGTTATGACATGTCTGAAAGTTTTGGTAATGAATTTGAGCAAAATAGAGATGTTTCACGACAAATTAAACAAGAAAGTTCTGAGTCTTCATCTGGTAATTCAAATAATTTAATGGCCGCTGCAATGGCCATGCAAAAAGAACGAGAAACTACATAAAATTTGACAGATGAATTAGTTTTAAAAAAAACTTACTAAGATATAAATAAAGATGAGTTCAGACAACGACAAACCTGTAATAATACTAGATTTGGATCAGACATTAATTAGCGCTGAAGAATTAGGCAGAAAAGGTGTTAAAAAATATCAGAAAAAATACCCTGATAAAATGAAGAAATTTAAACATATACAGATGGAAAAAGATTTTCTAGTTTTTGAACGCCCATATCTCCAAGATTTCTTATCTTATATCTTTGATAATTTTAGAGTATCTATATGGACTGCTGCCTCTCAATTATATGCTACATTTATCATTGAAAATCTTATCCTAAAGGATCATCCTGAACGTAAAATAGATTGGATTTTCTTTTCCTATCACTGTAATATATCCAAAGAATATAACAATGGTTCTAAGGTTATAAAAACCATATCTGAAGTTTTTAACATTCCTGGGTATGATAATGCTGATAAATGTGTTATTTTTGATGATTATCATGAAGTAAAGGAGTCTCAACCTGATAATTGTATTTTGGCAGAACCGTTTGAATTTCGTGACAAGGACAGTGAAAGTGATGTATTTCTCCAAAAGGTAACAAAAGAACTTCAAGATATGGTTGAACGTTCTGATAAAAATTTTAAAGTTGTTATAGAAAAATTAGGGTAATTTTATGTTTATAAATTAAGTTATAGTATATTTAAAAATGAAAATATATTATATTGTATTAAGTAAAAATTCAAAAACATGTCAGATTTTGCCCTATTTGAACAAGCTCTCGCCGAGTACGAGATTATTAAGTCACCAGATAAAAAAGAAGATAAATGTTCCGGAAAATGTTGTCACAGTGAAACTATATCAGATAATGGTATAATTAGTTGTTTAGAGTGTGGAGAAGAACTACAACATACTATTATGCATGAAAAAGAATGGAGATATTATGGGTCTTCGGATAGCAAAAGAACTTCCGACCCAAACAGAGTACAAATAAGGAAACAAGAGGAACGTAATATTAATAAAGACGTAGAGAATATGGGATTTAGTGAAACTATTATAACTAAAGCAGATGAACTATATAACCAAGTTACCAAAGGACAGATATATCGTGGTAATTCAAGAAAAGCTATAATATTTGCTTGTATTTTTCACGCATATAAAATATCAGGAAACCATCAAACACCAGAGACTCTTATTAAACTATTTGGTCTTAATAGGAAAAATGGTTTGAAAGGTCTTAAGATTGTTAATGTAAACGCCCCTAAGGATTCTCAAATCCATACAACATTCATTACACCCGTTCATCTCATTCACGATATCATGGACAAGTTTAGAGCTACTGATTCCCAGAAGAAAGAAGTTATTGAACTATATGATAAAATTAAAAACAAATCTTCAAAGCTAAACCGGTCTAGACCCCAATCTGTAGCGGCAGCACTGACATACTATTGGATTTGTAATAAACAATTGAGTATCACCCTGAAGGAATTTGCCAAAAAGGTTGATTTATCTGAACTAACAATTAATAAAAATACCAAGGAAGTTGCCCTTGTTTTGGGTACTTCTATAACTATTGATAAATAACTGATAAATTATTGCTTTTCATTGTTTTAAAACAATGAAAAACATCATTATTTTATGGTGGTTGTATATATTTCATACAAGGATTCGGATTATAAATGTGTAATCCTCCATACTTTGGTAGAGGTACTACTCTTGCTGGGTATAATAGATAGTTAGAATTACATACATTGCTTATTTGTAAACTAGGAAGATTCTGTTCAATCCTAAGAACAGGCATATCTTTTCTAAGAGGACCAGTATTAAAAAATTTGTTTTCTCTAATATATGTATTGACACTCATTTTTATTCTATAGTTTAAAAAAATAATTAATTATAGAATAAAAATGGCAAAATATGGTCAGTTATTGGTAGACTTTGAACCCGAGAAAGAATCAATCTATAAACACATGGTTGAATACTTTAACCATCCTGTTTTACATAAAATTAAAGATGTAGAAATTTATAGTGTTTATATGGCAAAGCTATATTGTCTGCTTTCGAATGAATGTCGTTACATAGTTGTTTTTGTAGAGAAAGACATGAATCCTCCAGGAACACAGAAACAACTGGATAATATGTTTTGGGTTTCGTTCCAAACAAGAACTATGCCTGATAACCATGATATACCACCCCATTCATATGATCCTAGAATGTATGAACCTTTGAACGTTTTATTAAAACGAAAGGAAATTTTACCTGGAACTAGTGTATACGATTGTGATAAATATTCTATATTAGTAACATTACTACACCAAGATGATACAACTAATAATAGTTATCAAGATATTGGGACTATTGTAGGTGCTCTAGAAACTTTTCAGACTATTATAACTTTCAAATAGAACATTATAATTTTATCATTAAATTATAATTAGAAGTATTTAACAAGAGCACGTAGCCGCCGAGCAGAGACACGGTGATGATGAAGATGCAACGAAACAAGCACACGGGCAGTCAGTGTAGCAAACTTCTGAAGGACATTCTGGGTGAGAATTGAGACATTGATTTTCAGTAGTAGTCTTCTTAAGAATTGGATAAATAGCAGAATTAGCAACTCCACAAGCGTTCGAACCACGTGCTAATCGCATATAACCTTTCTCACCCCAATCTTCGCCCCAACTATTGCGAATAATCCAATAATCAAGACCGTTCTCAGTGCCATACCCAACTAGAATAACACCATGGTCTTGATCGTAAGGGGATGAACTACACTGATCCTCTGTAGGATTATAAATACCAAGTTGATATAGTTGCCAATCCATATTAGCATTTACACCAACAGATAGAGGGCCGAAAGTGTATAAAGCAGAGGTCATATCGTTTTCGTTTTGAGCTACCACATCATAACTTTTGAGTCTTATAGAGATATCGCTTGGAACTGCCGCACACTCTTGATCAACAGCACTATATGGATATTGCGCAGTGGTATCATCCTTACCATTTTGATTATTTTCAAGATATTGGTAGACCGAATACATTTCACCACCCGAACAACCATCACAACATGTACTTAAACCATCAGGAGATGCGATATCCTTAACACAATCAACCATATCTTGTTCGGACAGACTAATATTTTGTCCCGTAGCTTTGATGATTTGACTCTCAAGAGCTCCAACAGCACTAAACGCCCAGCAAGAACCACATTGTTGTTGATCTTTGATAGGTCCAACAACACCCTTTGTTCGCCAATCCCAGCTATCTGGGTATTTTGTCGCACGAATAGTCTTTGTTGGTTTGGGATAATACCTTGGAGTATATCCCTTATACCTAGAAAACTCTGTATCATTCATTCCCGCAAATTTGTTATAATCAAGAGTCCATGTGTTGGTTTCGTTATAATTAGACGTAATATACATAGAATTTTTCACAAACGATGAGTAGTTTATACTATTTGTATTATTATTGGTATATTGAATTTGAATCCAGTCACCGTATAGACAAAATGGTGAAGAACATGTAAACAAGTTCAAAATCGTTGAGAAAAGTAGGTATAGTGACATTTATATATATTCCTGTAATCTTATAAATTGATTTTTGTGGTTGTTGTAGGTTTAAAAGCAAATTTTTTTGATATAAATGTCATCAATACTAGAAAGTCAATATAATGAACCTACGAGACCATTCTCCCAGAAAGAACTCAAAGATAAACAAGATTTTTTATACAAGAAACTAAGAATTGGAACTGTTATGGCTTGTCATCCTAAATGTAAGCATTTCTATCTTACTAGGAAGAACAGCCGTAAAGAACAAGATATACAAGCTAACTTAGAAGATATTGGTAATTGTTCTGTATGTTGGAAGATTAACAAGACACCATATAATCAAAAACATCTAGCACAAGATTTAGTCTATCACTACGATAAAGAATTTTCTGTCAAGAACGACAATATTACCCATTATAGACAAGATTTAGAGAAGGTATTTTATACGTGGTTGTACGAAGACCAAAATCAACAACGTCCCAGACGCCAAAGAGTCAATAATGATAATAATGAATCTATTGAAATTGTCGCTGTTTAATTATTACTAATTAGTAATAATTAAAGTTTCTAGTTATAAATAAAATGAATAAATACATACTTGCGACTATTATTCTACTAGTCTTAGATTTTCTATGGTTAGGTATATATATGGGAGGGAAATACAAAACACAAATTCGTGGTATTCAAGGAAGTGAGATGACAGTTAGACCTGTTCTTGTTTTACTTGCGTATACTCTGATGGTAATAGGGTTAACTACATTTGTTTTACCAAATGTAGATAAAAACGATGATTTACTCAAGAATAGTATAAAATACGGTGCTATATTCGGTCTTATTCTTTATGGTGTATATGATTGTACTGCTGGAGCAGTGCTAAAAGATTGGAACATTAACTTAGCTTTTATAGATATATTATGGGGTGCTTTTGTATATTTTATTGCTACCTACTTCGGTACTAAATACTCTACATAAAAGCACTGATATTTATATTACTATTGTCTAACAGATGTTGTTGAGGCAATTTACGACTCATTGTACTAAGCCTATGTCTTGTAGATAACAAACATACAGACAATTTTTCTGACACGAAATGTAAGTTCTTTGAAGTTTTACAATTTGTAATCAATTCTCGTAGGTCAAGAAGTGTAGCAATCCATTCTGGAAGAACTTGTTCGTCGTCTAATTCTATTATAATTTTTTGTAGTCCCTTACAGTTTTGTAATCCCTCAAAATCCATTCTCCTTGCCCTAACTACCAATGTTTTCAAACAAGGAAGTTTGTTCCAATCTATACGTAATATATTAGTCACCCAAGGATTAGTACAAAAATTACTAATATAAGTAAAACTTTCCGTTTTTGATACTGGCGGAGATAGTCTTTTAGCACCTAAAATACAAGAATTAAACGATATTGCCTTGGGCCATGCCTTATTATGTGAAACATAGTTAAATGGAGACTGAACATGTTCTATTTCTAAACTATCCAAGAATTTAGACTGTTCGTATAACATCAAAAAAGAAAAATAATTAGTGTTATTATTATACCTCAGACGTTTTACAATGCCATATTTATCTCCCAAGTATTTAAAGTATTTGGAAGTAGTTCTTAGATTTATCATACTCTGATTAGAATAGATAAATTTCCGAATAACCATAATAATATCTTCGCAAAGTTCAGAAAAAGACATTTACGACTTTTTTAAACTTATATCAAAAACTCATTTTCAATTTTGATATATAAAATTAACTTACACTTAAATAAAGTAATATGCCTCCAAAACAATTATCATTAATGGACAAACTTAGAAAAGCACAAAAAGATGCTAAGAAAGACCAAGAACCTAAAAAAGGTAAAGGGCCTAAACAAATTAGTGATCCTAAACAAGTCCGAAGGAAAATTCAAGAGGATAAAAACATTAGATCATTCTTCAAGGAATTACTTGAAACTACAACAGATCCAGAAGATATTAGCAAATCTGTTTATAATTTTTCTAATGACCCCAAGGCTCCATGGGGTAGATCCACAATATTAAAGGAAATCTTTGATATTTTACCTTCAAATTTTTACGCAGATTTTATGAATAGCTTTATTGACCAGGATAACGATATGTTACCTGAATTTTGGAACTCATATCGTTCTAAATCTAGTATAATTGAAGCTATTAGAAGAAAAGATGAAGATCTAACTGCTGGTGACATTGAAAGAGAACGTCTTAGAAAACTTAACCAACAACTATATGGAGATCAAGAGGGAAAACCAATTATGGAAGAACCTGATTATGTTGTTGGTGATGAATACGGTGCTGAGCGTTCTGGCAGAGATAAAGAAGAAATTGATGCCTTATTGGAAGAAGCTGGTGGTATTAGAAAACTTGAAAAACCTAGAGAAAAAAGATATGGTAATGTGAAACTATTAGACGGAGATGAAGTTAAAGATGTCCCCGAACAAAAAAGAAGAAAAGTCGTTACAACATATACTTTTATAGACCAAAATTGTATGAATGAACTTAACTCTGCCCCATGGTTAAACGCCAGTGTTGAAGGTATATTTATCACACCTGCCGACAAATCTACAAACATCAATGCTTATATCTCACAAGGAGGACAAACCAAAGAAACATACGAACATAACGGAGAAACTTGGAGCAAAGTATCAATAGGTTTTTACCAAATCATGTGTAATACATTCAAAAATCGCCAAGAACAAGATGGAGACGTATTTACAGCCTGGAAAAACTCTACAGAACCTGTAAGATTTAAAATAGCTTACAAAACTAATAGAGGTTTTATGGTTCAGGATGAAGATATGTTCAAAAAGCAAAAAGAGTATTCAAAAGAACAAAAAGCAAGTGATAAAGAAAAACTTGAAAAAATACTAAAAGAACCAGTAAATCCTGATTTACACAGATTCGGTAAAGAAAGACTATCTATATCTTTACAAAGAATAGCACCTGACATATATGATTATAGTGTAAATAGTTCTTACATACAAAAAGCTATAGATACTATCAAAGATCAGTCAAAAACTTCCAAGGAATTTATTAATATGTTAGCAAACACTGTATTATATTTAGAAGAACCTAATGCTATTGTCTTTAAGGAAAGAATTATCAGAGAATACTACCTCCCAGAGATACTAGTAAATCTTTCACCACGTGAGAAATACCCTGAAGCATTAGAAAACCAAAATCAAGAATTTGTAGACAAAAACTATAAACTTGTGGAAAGAATATCAGAAAAAGTATCAGATAATTTAGCCAAAAAATATTACAATGTTATGTTTCCATATAATAAACGCTTGGTTGAAACATTATACTCAGATATTAGTGATAAAATAATTATAGGTAGTATTAAAACAAATTGTAAAAATAACGAGAAAACTAAAAATTCCATAAAAAACGCCGAAAACTATGAGATAGTATATTACGAAGAAAATGGTAAAACATATTGTTTACTTATTGATGACTTACTTAACCAAATTTCTAACGTAAATGATTTTAGTGATGTTAAAAATCCTGAGACTGGGAATATTATAAGAGAAGACTTCATCAAACGTTTTGTAGCTCTTTACGATAATACAATAAAAGACAAAGGTTATGAAGAAAGAGTTATTGAACAAGTAAAACAAGAACCAGAAAAACAAGAAGAAACCCCAAAAGAACAAGAACTTGCTCCAGGACTTGTCACAATTATGTTAGAAAATATCAGAAAATGCCAAGTAGAAACACTAGAATGGGGAGATTCAGACGATGAGAATATTCCAGAAAAATGTACTTCTATTGTAGATGATGATTTGGAAAGTGTTGATACCCCTATGAGTGATGTCTCTTCTGTCTCTTCTGTTAGCTCGTATTCTACAGACAATGAGGATGACAGTCAGAAGAAATCAACAGATTATGATAAATCATCTAAATTTAATGACATTGATAATGCTAACCCAAAATGTAGAACATGCGGTGGCAAATGCCTTGTTCAATTACGGACTATAATCCAAAATCCTAAAGGAGAATTAGTCCCGGTTTATTTCTGTTCTATAGATTGCTTTGAAGAGGAAAAATTCCCAGAAAAATTCAAGATAAACCAATTTGCTGCTAGAGATGAAAGAAAAGCTGCTAAATCTAAGAATAATCAGTAAAATAAAGTAATTAATTTTTATTCTCTATAGAATAAAAATGCTAGCTTCATTATATAATTTTAGAAAAGAATTCTACAAATATCAACAAGCAAAAGCAGAAAGATATAATTCTGGCGAAGTAGTTATGGCGGGAGCTTCAGCTTCATTCTTATCATTTGGCTTGGTAGTAGCTACTATTTTTTTAGTCCTAGAAATACTTGTCTTATTTTATGCCATAAGCATAGCCATTCAATGTACTCGCCCAGGACCAGAAAGAATAGTTCATGTCGTCTTAGCAATAACATTTACATTACCATACGTTCTATTCAACGTAATGTTCAATAAGTGCGCCCAAGATACTTTACAAATACCAGTACAATCTGATACTGTCAAAATTACAAGCTTCCCACTATCAGCATACTAAATAGTCTAAGAAAATCACCTTTAATGTTAAAATGGATTTTGAGAAACTATTTAATATACCTTTTACCACTCTAAAACAGCTAGCACAAGAAATGGACATTGCTCCTACAAGATCTAAACAAGAACTTATCGAAAAAATGACAACATGTTTCAAAGAATATGAAAGTTACAAGGAACAAACAGAAAATAAATACAAAATTATTAGGCAGATAGGTGAAAAAGGTAAGGAAGGAACAACATATCTTGTTTCTAACCAAGATGGTCATGAATACGCAATGAAAACATTCCGTAAACATAAATCACCAGTAACACTCAAACAAGAAATTAAACTACAAAAAATAGCAGGTGAGGCAGGAATATCTCCAAAAGTTATAGACAAAGACTTAGTTTCAAAGACTATTGTAATGACAAAAATGGACTACCACCTTATAGATGTCATGAAAAAACAAAAAGGAACCCTGAAACAATCACAACAAAAGCAAATTATAGAAATATTTAATAAACTAGATGAAATAGGTGTATTCCATGCTGACGCAAACATACTTAACTACATGATTAAAGACAATAAAATATACATTATTGACTTTGGTATGAGTAAGATAATAGATCGTAATCTTATCAAGAAATTAGGCACTTCTACACCAAACTTGAACATAATGACTTTAGGACTGATTTTAAAACTAAAAGAACTTGGTTGTCCACCAGATTCATACAAAACACTCAAGAAATTTATATCAAAAGAAAATATTGAACAGTTTAATTTATGATTATTTTTCTTTCTCTATCTCTAATAAATGGATACGCTTGGAACAAACTGTTATTACTCTAATGTATTATTCTATGGAGCCGAGGCTAAAACATGCCCTATAGTATCACCAACTCCATCTTTCGTTACCCCAGTTATTCTACAAAGAACCAGACCACACGCATTCAATCAGCCAATACCTGAACATCCAACACCTCAACACTGTAACGGATATGAAACAGATATACAATGTGGTAAAGTTTATACACACGAAAACCCATCGGGAACAGAAATAAAAATGTAAAACACCATTTTAATTTATTCGTAAATTAAAATATGATCCTATCATCAGGGTGATAATTCTTACGAGACCAAGAATTTATCCTTTGACGTTCGTAACTATTTAATTTCCATTGCCTAAATATATAAAATAACTTAATAATATCATCAGATATATTAGTTTTTATACTCTTATTTACCAAAGATAACCTAACTTTTTCCCTAACATTTAAAAATGTGATCATATACTGCTCCACATCATCTTCTCCTAACATTTATTAGTGATTTTGTTGAATAGCAACATAAATATAATCCCAGAAAAATAACATCCAACATGTAAAACCGTATTATAATAGATATGAGACTTAATTATTTCCATATGTTCCTCCGATATTTTATCCTTTTCTTGCTCTATATCATCCAACTTACTCCTCAACAAATTTCTCTGAGCCCTAGCTCGCCTCAACTGATAATACAAATAATTATTTGACATTTGTATAGTATTTAATAACGTTTTAGATTAATTTAAAGAACTGATGTTGATATATAAAAATGTCAAGAATTGCCGAAGAAAAACCAGAAACTATCAGAATTGAAGCAATTGAAGAAGAACAAACAGAAAAAAATAATGAAGAAATTGGAACTCCTAAGAAAGTTGATTTTACAAAAGTTTTTAGCACTGCCATGGCTCAAATGTCTTCAAACATCAGAAAACAACCAAATAAACAACCAAATAAACGAACAAAACGAGAAGAAACCTTCTTCGAAGAAGAGGAAGAAGACTCTTCTGAAGAAGAATTTTCAGAAGATGAAGACTCCGAATCGGAAGAAGAAGATATACGCTGGACTAGTATAAATAAACTACTTGAATCACACCTAAATATCACCGAAACAATTCTAACTATGGTAAAAGAAACCAAGAATGATTAGATTTTTATATAAAATTAATATAAAAACCATACTTAACTTATCCACTCATATACAAAGGAATATCAGGAATTTCCCCATATTTCCCAGACACAATATTATTTTCTATCCTAGCCACAACATCTTTCATTCTATGTTGTAATCTTGTTTTAGGTTTAAAACTGTCCCATTCCATCTGAGCAATATGTATACTTCTACATACGTCGCAATTACATGACGAGGTAGAAAACTTTTCTACCTCCTTATCAGGTACTACTGTAACTGAATAATTTTTCTTGAGACTCATTTTATTTATAACAATATTTGTTTAAAACTTTAAAACTATTATTATAATTAAAATGATATCAAATATATTCAGTATTTTAATATGGAATACATTTCTTGTCCTATTCCTATATAACGAAACCCACATCATCATACAAAACGCTATCATACTTAAATACAACAAATGGAAAACCCTTAACGCTATGGTATCCAAAAAACACGAAAGTAAACTAGCAATAACATGCGCAAGTTTATACCTTATATTCCAAGCTTACTATATATCATTCTTACAATACCTCAACAACACCGTCAAAAGAGTCAAGAAAAATACATACCTTGTTACATACGTCATAGACGGAAAAGTATACAAAATGTTCGTAGTCCCAACACGTGGACCAGCACCTATACTACAAATCAGCGACGACGAAGGATACGACGTCACGAGAGCAGTTCTCCCATTTATGGGCCCAAATTACAACTGGCACGGCATGGGAATCACTCCAAAAAATTTGCTATATGAATCCCTCGCCTTTGAATACGCAGACGGTGAATCCCGTGTCTTTGATGCGGCAGAAACAATGATATCAAAATAATTTTGAGTTTATCTTATTATTTCCAAGAAATAATAAAAACCATGCCCAAACTATACTTTCGCTACGGAACTATGAACTCATCCAAAACCGCAAACCTATTAATGGTCGCACATAACTACCGCACACAGGGGAAAACCGCAATTCTCATAAAACCGCAAATTGACACACGTAATGGCCTTGAAACTATAAAATCGCGCGCTTTTAGCCACAAAGTAGATGTTGATATTATCCTAAATCCGGACATGAATGAAATAAAAATAGGCGAACATGTCGTTCCTGATTGTATCTTGGTAGATGAAGCTCAATTCTTGTCTGTGGAGAATGTAAATGCCTTGAGGAATCTACCTTATGATATTCCCATAATGTGCTATGGGTTAAGAACAGACTATCGCTCAAAACTGTTTGAGGGAGCCAAGAGATTAATGGAGATTGCTGATAGCATTGAAGAGATTAAAACAGTATGCGTCCATTGTAATAAGAAAGCAATCGTAAATGCTAAGTTTTACATAGACTCCCAGAGTGGAGAAAAGGTGATTTTACATCATGGTTCTGATAAAATAGACTTGGGTGCTGAAGAAAAATACATTCCACTTTGTTGGAATTGCTGGAAAGTATAAAAACTTTTTATTATTATCTAAAGTAATAATAAAATGTCTGTAGCTGGAAATCAATACTTTACCAACGTAGTTAATGTCGCTGGTCAAGCCAATAATCTTAATGTTTCATCTGTTGATGCTGTTAACCTTAACGCAATAGTTGCGCCAAATAACTCTTTAAAAAGTCTTGCTATTCAAACTCCTATCGCCGCTGCGACCGCCACAGGAACTTTAACAGCTAATACAATTAATCCTACTCTATGGGATGGTGATACAGAAGTATTAACATTAACACTCCCAGCAGCAATTGCTGGTATTCGTGTAGTAGTTGGTATTAACGCCGTCGCGGCCGCTGCTGATGACAATTTAACTATTAATGTTGCTACTGGAAGTGGTGATGTATTTGCTCAAGGAACAAGTGTTCCATCAGGAACTACACCATTTTTTGTAGCAGTAGATGCTGCCGGAACGGATAACCAACTTGTTTATACTCCCGCCGCCACCAACGCTATTTTAGGTCCTGGCTCGCTTCTACACTTAACATGTACTACAAATGGACAATGGAACCTTTTTGTTGAACATGTTCCATTAGGAACAGGTCTCGCTGGTTCTTTCGCATTCAACACAGTATAAGTAATTTTAATATAATAATTTTAATATAATAATTATTATCTAAAGTAATAATAAAAATGTCTGTAGCTGGAAATCAATACTTTACCAACGTCGTTAATGCCGCTGGTCAATCCGGTAATCTTAATGCTTCATCTGTTGATGCTGTTAACCTTAACGCATTAGTTGTTCCAAATAACTCTTTAAAAAGTCTTGCTATTCAAGGCACACCTCTTGCGGATGATGGTTCCACTGTCACCTTAACTGCTAATACAGTCCAAGCCACCTTGTTTGCCGGGAACGCTAACGATCAAGTATTAATACTCCCATCAGCAATTGCTGGTACTCGTGTTCTAATTTCTATTGGTGTCGCGACTCTCGGCGCCGCTAATACTTTAACTATTGATGTTGCTACTTCAAGTGGTGATGTATTTGCTCAAGGAACAACTATTCCATCAGGAACTACGCCATTTTTCGTAGCAGTAGCCGCTGCCGGAACGGATAACCGAGTTGTTTATACTCCCGCCGCCACCAACGCTATTTTAGGTCCTGGCTCGGTTCTAAACTTAACATGTACTACAAATGGACAATGGAACCTTTCTGTTGAACATGTTCCATTAGGAACAGGTCTCGCTGGTGCCTTCGTATTCTCCACAGCTTAAATATATTATTGATTATTATAGATTTTTTCTATAATAATACAAGTTGAACATTTTATGTTCAGCAACAGAAGAATCTACATTTTCTATTAAACTTGGCTCTCCTAGGTTTTTTACTGCCAAGACAATCTTTGATACCAACAGCAATAAGCATTCCAAAAAAATATACAAAAAATACACAGAAAACCATATTGTTTTATATTATGTAATCATAATATAAACTTATAATTTAATCTTCTTTTGGTGGTGCTGGGGCTTCAGCCTCAAGTTTTTCCATCTTTTCGGCGAGTTCTTCCTCGTCGGATAGGTCAAGGTCCTTGAGCGATTCAACTACCGCTTGAACGATAGCTTTAATGACTTTGCGCTCGGTGCCTTCACCAATCATAGGAATATCAACGGAATCGTTGAGTTTTTTGACGAATTTCTTTAAGAATTTTTCGTCTTCAAACTTTTCAACAATAAGGTCTCTGGCCATGTCTAGGTCCATGATTTTGTCAAGTAGGTGTGCCATTTTATTTACTATAAATATTTTATTTATTTATATAATAAATGACAGGAAATTGTAAGATAGATGATTGGCGTAATATTTGTGGAGCTGCATGTTATCCTATATTATCAGATACAGATCGTAAATATTGTGATAAAACTAGCAAGTATACACAAAATGGTTTAACGTGGATGAATAATTTTAGTTTGATAAAAAACCTTGTAGATAATAATGATTATTGTTGTATGACACCTCTCAATGTTAATATAGATTCACAAACGTTTCAAAATGCTGATAATATAGTTGATGCTTATTGCGAAATAGATTATGGTAATACAAAATTAACTGGAAAGTCTCAAGCAATAGGTGATTCTGATAATATAAATAATGTTAAAGTTATATTTTTAGGATCAGGTGGCAATGATGTTAGTCCAGATGATTTTAATAAAATTAACACAACAATACAAAATAATATTAATAATATTTGTAATAAGTTAGATAATTCTCTTTTTAAACCACCCACATCACCACCCACATCACCACCCACATCACCACCCACATCACCACCCACATCACCACCCACATCACCACCCACATCACCACCCACATCACCACCCACATCACCACCCACATCACCACCCACATCACCACCCACATCACCACCCACATCACAAAAAGATGATTCAAAAACTGATTCAAAAACTGATCCAAAAACTATAAATTACAAATTAATTTTAATTATAGTTTTAGTTATATGTCTCCTATGTATTGGTATATTATACTTACTACTACATTAAAAATTTATTTTATTTATATTCTATAAATAATGGTAAGAAAAAAATCTGTTAAGTCCCGTAGGAAGAGTCCAATGAGAAAGTCCCGTAGGAAGAGTCCAATGAGAAAGTCCCGTAGGAAGAGTCCAATGAGAAAGTCCCGTAGGAAGAGTCCAATGAGAAAGTCCCGTAGGAAGAGTCCAATGAGAAAGTCCCGTAGGAAGAGTCCAATGAGAAAGTCTCGGCATAAGAGTAAATCTATGAAGGGTTGGACTAAGATGTTGTCTCCAAAACCCGGACCACAAAGACGTAAAATGATGAAAAAGTGTGGAAGTAGATGTTTTTTAAGACCACGTAATCTAGGTTACCCAATATGTTCTAGAAATACTTGTAAACAATCTAGAAAAGGTCTTCTCGCGGCTGTTGCGAGGGGAAAACAGAATCATGATGCATATGTTGTAAATAAGGCAAGGCGTTTGTTAAAATCTAAAAAACGTTCAAGTATGATAAATAATCCTGTTGGATTTACGGATGAAGAGATTAGGAACAGGATACGTGGTATAGATGATAGTAATATTCAAAACGCGGTTATATTGTGGAGAAGAATTTATGATTGGTCTGTGGGTGCGGGTGCGGGTAATAGGGACCGTGAGGAACCTAATATAAATATGAGGCTTGTATTTGCTACAGAAACTGACAGACATCTAAGGTTTCTTGTAGATGCTGGTATAATAAATGGAATAATGGGGAGAAGTACATCTAATATTATACATATTGCAAGTGAATTAAGTGCAACTTTTACAAGTTTTTCTCGTTACGGAGACCATTATCAAACAAACAGTCCATTTCTTCAGGTATATGTTGATAATTATTATGATAAACTGGTTAGAAGACGGGAGGCAAATATAGCGCCTGTAGAAATTGAGTTAGAAGAAATACGGGGAGTTGGTGGTGAAACAGACATGACTGGGCTTGCTTGTGACATGGGTGGTTGTAGAAATCAGAATGGAGTTTGTATATGTAGGTTATTAGAACCATCACCTAATAGAGTTTTTGGAAAATGTGCTCCAGAGAGTTGTGGAATTACTGGTGCTATGGGTAAATTAAAACATCGCATGACACGTGTTTCTTAAAATAATTTTGTATTTAACAAATAAAATCTTATCTATATTGTGGAATGTTTAGGAAAGCATCATTCATTCAGAACCAGTTGGTTCGTATAAAGCGAGTAATAACTTGTTCCAAGTACGTAGCTGAAAAACGTAGTGAAATTATCAGGAAAAATTGTCTAAGGGGTAGTATTCCTATACTTTCTGATATTATAGTCACTGATATAAATGAGAAAGGTCATATACCTTACTTTGAGTTTATGGTAAGTCATGTGGAATATTATCTATTATCAACTGTCTTGCTTGCCCTTGTTGATTTTATGTTTGAATATAAGAAATGTTCGTCAGAAATTTGTGAAATATCTGATTGATGGATTTTATGATTATAGTTAATCATAAAATTTGAGTTTATCTGAATAGTGTATAATATGGTTTTGCTTCGTGACGAAGTTCGTCAATGAAGATGTGGTCTATTCTGTGTAATTCTGACGATTCTGGGTTTAGTAGAATAGAATCATACATATCTAGGACTTTGTGTCTAACGCAATTAGCATAGCAAGACATGTCGTTTAGCAGACAAAGATCTGTAAAATCATCTCCACGATAACCATCACGTTCTAGGAGGTTTGTAATCAAGTTGAATTGTTCATCAGGTTCGTCAAAGTCAAACAAAATTTCAATCAGATCATGTTTTGGAACATGCCGACGAATGATATTTCTTACTACACTTCTCTCTAAGATATCTAATGTATCTTTTGATGTATCCAGAAGAGGGTTAGACCATGTCTTGATGTGCATAATTGAGTAGGTTCCATTACTTCTGTCTAAATCGTAATGAGTTTCAATGAAATTGAGTAGTTTATTTACGGCGTTAGCATGTCGGTCTTTCCAGGCTGTATGGTTCATGATATCTGTTTTACCGGTTTTAGAGCTGTTAGCAACATTGCCTTTGTCATTATCGGTAAGATACTTAGCGGTAACAAAAGTCATCAGGAAACTATCGGTCATTTTGCTAAATTTTGTTGGTAAAGCTTGGTTAAATTACAATTTTATTTATCCCCTAATGTAAAATTACTGATAAAATAGTCTATTTGTGTATCGATCTCTTCGTCTAAATCTTCATTAGGGTAATTCCACCAGTCAATGCCAGATGTTGTGACCCAGTGTTCTGAGTAGTTTCTTACCATTCTTTCTAGCATTTGTTCTTCAGCTTTACTCGCGCATAGTTTTGGAGGAATGCCACGATATCTGTATACAATTTTTGGATCTTCTGGGTCTTCTTCTATAAAGGAGTTGTATTTATATGTTGTTTGTATTTTTGTTTTAAAATTTGGGGAAAAAGCGGATATAGTTGTTAATAATGTAAGAAGGATGTATTTCATATTTTTTCTAAATAAATAAAATCTATTTAGACCAAAAAGTCTAAATAGATTGCATGGTGTGGGGTTCGAACCCACGCGTACGAATACATTGGTACTTAAGACCAACCCCTTAGACCACTCGGGCAACCATGCGAATCTATATTCTATATCGTTTCTGTTTAAATTACAATTAATACCTGTAATTATCAAAATAAGATAGATGAGCATGAGATAACTACTTCAAACAGAATAAGAATCATTTTAGAAGCGAATGGATAAAAGTAAGATTAAGTACTGGTAAAACTAAAATGGTTTATAGAATTAGGTATATTAATGAAAATACAAACATGACTACTCTCAAGGCTATTAACAAATTCGTTGATACATTTTTCACCGAAAACAATCTAGAAACTGCGAAGACTATGTGGTCGTCGGATGCTACGCAAAAGGCTCTTAAGACTGTTCTTAACAAGGCCGAAAAGGGAACTAAGGAGAAGGATCCTAACGCTCCCAAGCGTGGAAAGTCGGCCTACCTATATTTCTGTAATATGAATCGTGATACGGCCCGCAAGGCGCTTGGTCCAGATGCTAAGGCTACTGAGGTTACTAGCAAGCTTGGCGCCATGTGGAACCAGCTTAAGAATGACAAGAAGCGTTCGGCGGAACTTTCTAAGTATGAGAAGATGGCTGCCGATGACAAGGAGCGTTATGAGAAGGACCGTGCCGAGTATGTTCCACCAGAGCATCTCGGTGTTAAGAAGGCTAAGACTGGTCCCAAGCGTGGAAAGTCGGCATACCTATACTTCTGCGAGGCCAAGCGTGATGAGGTTCGCAAGACCCTTGGCGCTGATGCGAAGGCTGCGGATGTCACCCGCAAGCTTGGAGAGATGTGGAACAAGCTCAAGAGTCAAAATAAGACTGGTGAGTATGACAAGCTAGCCGAGGCCGATAAGGAGCGTTATTACTCGGAAAAGGAGGCGATGGCGATGGCGGCGGCCGGTGATGCGGAACAAGAGGCCAAGGAAGCGGCGGCACCAGCCAAGAAGGCTCCAGTCAAGAAGCCTACTCCAGCGAAGGGTGGTAAGGCGGCTCCAGTCAAGAAGGCTGCGCCAGCGAAGGGTGGTAAGGCTGCGCCAGCGAAGAAGGCGGTCAAGTAAATACAAGTATATTATACATATTAAATCAATAGGATTTAATATTGTTATGACAAAGTGAATATAGGTTCTTCTTTTTCTATATTAGATTTTTCGGGTGAAATTACTGGATGATTAGGAGTTCTAATAAATTCTGGTGTCTGTTCAATATTTACTACAATAACTTCTTCATTGAATCTTACATTTCTATCATGAGAAGCCTTTCGCCGTTCTTCTTCTACACAAGTTCTAAAAAAACAAAACATTTTATACTTATTATCCAGTCTTTAATACCAATTTCAATTTTTGAGACTGTTCAATAAAGAGTTTTTCTCTCCGTTTGCCTTAGCGTAGTAATATAAAAATGGATTCTTAGACTTTTGTAAGTTTAATCTTTCTTTTCTATTGGAAAGTTTATTTGTATATTTACGAAGATCACTACTGGACATCGTTTTAAGATTGTCTATAACAGAAAAAGCCATATTAAAATCTTCTTCCAAATTAAGTTTATTCAACCATATATTAATCTTATTGTTCCAATCATTTTCTGGTAATTCATATTTTAATAATGCTAAATTACCAAAACATATCTCAAGATAAAATTTATCATATAAGTCTTTACCCAAACATTTTTCTGGTAAAGTTTCAATATTGGTAATAAAATTTAGCGCAGAATTTTGTACATCAAGTTTTGTCATATTAACATTTGGTAACTTTACAGTAGAACCATTTTGGAATGGACCAGTTATATTACTACCGCTATACCAACCATAATTATAATACCAAGTCAATAATTCTCCGTTAACAAGCACATTTGGAGTTATTGTCAACGGGACCTTAGTATCCATTTTATCAACCTTAACCGCGCCAGACTCAACATCACCTCTAACATGACCTCCAACCCATACCGAATAACCTGGAGGATTAGTAGTTGGAGAATTATTGGAATTATTAAGATAAATAACTACACTATCATCATCGATGAATGGATTTTCATCAACGACTGGTTCGTCCTCAACGACCTGCATAGAAACAACATCCTGAGTTTCTTGATTATCTTCTGGTAATGGTGTAGTTTCGTTATCATCCTCCATCTGGGTAGTTTCTTCGTCTGTGTCGCTTTCTTCAACAATAGCTAAATTAGCGAACTGATTTTTTGTTGTATTCATTTTATTAAATACAACAAAAAACTCTTAAGTTATTTTAATAATCATTACTCAAAAATTCTGTAGAATTTGGTACAATAATATAGTTTATACGAATTTTTAATTCATCTGTGGCACCGGCAGTGTAGTCTGCACCGGACAAACTAGCTACTACAGTATTTGAACCGTCAGTGCCACCACTGTATCCCGTTAAACCACCAACTTGACCTGTATCACCAAGTGATACTGAAGTTCCTGGTACAATAGCAACTAGTGGACCGGTATCGCTACCAGCAACAGTAGTTGTAGCGTTTAAATCAGTTAAAGGTGTATCAACAAACACAGAACCAATATCATCAGTAGTAGATGTGACCGCCGTCGCAGGGTTGTATGCATTAGTTACTTCAATACTAAGTAGCGCTCCGCTGAGCGAAGCGAAGGCAGTACTTCCTGTTTTACACAGGAGGGCACCTGTTGGCATTGCTCCAACAGGTAAAGTTAATAAACTAGCTTTTTCAGTATCAGTTAAACTAGCGAAAGCACCACTAGAACTTATATCAGCGGCACCAGAAGTAGTTCTAAGTGCTCGCGAATTAGCACCGTTAGCTAAATCATCAAGCATTTGAGCCGAAATATAACCAGTTACAAAACCAGATCTCATTCCGCCGTTAATTTGACCATCAACAACTAGATTTCCAGCTACATCTAGTTCAGAAGTAGTTAAAACATCAAATTGGGCGGCAGAATTATATGTTTGTCCGTATGAATTTCCAAGATATGCTGCGTCAGCTATAGAAGACATTTTTTTATTATACAACAACTAAATTTTAAACAAAAATAATTATGTTAGATTTAAAAATGAAATAATAATAATCATATTTCAGAAACAATAAAATGCGCTCAACGACCTCCGACAAGACCTATACTCTTAAGAAGAAAATAGGTTCTGGAACTTACGGCAATGTGTATTTCTCCACGGATTCAGAAAACGTTTTTGCGTGTAAAAGGATTCCTAAAAAACGTGGTGAGATAGAATTGGGAGCTCTAAGAGAGATTTCTATATTGAAAATGTTTCAAAATACCAACCAAGGTATAGTAAATCTTGTTGATATTGTGATTGATGATAAAAGCATAGGTATAATTATGCCAAAGTATGATATGACTTTGTCAAAGGCTATAAAGTTAGATATAATTCCGTTGAAGAAAGACATTGTGGAGAGGATGTTGGAGACTTTGTTATTTCTTAAGGTTAACGGTGTAATTCATAGAGATCTTAAACCTGATAATGTCCTGTTAACAGATGATATGAAGCCGGTTTTGTGTGATTTTACACTTTCTAAACTTTTTGATGGTATTGCTGGTGAGGGGACGCATACTGGTAAGATATCTACTGTTACTTACAGGGCTCCTGAGGTTGTGAATAGGGAACCATATAGTTTTCCTTCGGAGATGTGGTCAATGGGTATAATTTGTTATGAGTTGTATCGTGGTGAGTTGATGCCTTCTAAGACCGATCAACAGATTTTTAAGATGATAAAGGAAAGGGTGAAAAAGTTCAAGAAAAATTCTGTATCAACATTGATTAAAGGGTTGCTTAGGACAAAGCCGGAGAAAAGACTGACTGTTGAGGAGGCGTTGGCGAGTGATTTGTTTGACAATTACTACAAACCTCCAGTTATTAGGAAAAGCTACAATGATGTTGGTATTACAGAAGAGGTGAATGAGATGGTAGAGGATATGGAGGCTGAAAAGCCGATAACTTTACTTGCCGCGCAAGTTTATTGTAATATTACTGGTTGTAATGAATACAGTGCGGCTGCTTTATCCTCAAAGTTTCATGAGACTGAGTTGAGAAGTTTTGAGGATATAAGTGGATATCCAGATGAGGAGTTTGCTATTTTCCACAAGATGAATTACAATTTGTTTGTTTAGTCGCAACAATCAGATTGTTATACTTGGAAAAGTATAACAATGGTAATTCTAAGTTATTTTTCTGTAATTTTCTATAATATCAGAGCATTTTTCAATTAGGTCTACTAGGACTTGCGCGTGACATGTGGGAACGCCATCTTTATCTTTTTGGTGGTCGCAGAAGCATCCTAGGTTCTTTCCTTTTAGTTCGTGAAGGTCATATATAAGACCTGTATTAAGTAAATACAGTGTATATAGACTCAGTGAGTCTTTGAGGGGATAATATTTTAGTTTGAAAGGATTTTGCCATTTACTTCCTGGATAATGAAATATAGTTTTATCTATGAATATTCTACCGTGCCTACCAACATAAATATTGTTTGGATCTTTCATCCATTCTCGTAAATCAGAGAAACCTTGTTTTCTTAGGTTAGCTACTTTGATACAGGTTGCTTTGGTAGATTTTTCCATCTTTTAATTTTACTATAGAATATAATTTAAGTTATAATTTAGCTTATACCATATCACTGTCATCGCCAGACCCGGATGTTGTGGATTTACCTTCGTCTTCCGTTGATTCTTCGGAAGATTTGGGTGTTAAATCTTGTCTCACCATTTCTATTTCTATGTTGTTATTTTCTATACTATCTTCTATGTTACTTCCCTCATTACCTTCTAACAATTGCTGTTCTGCTTGTTTAATGTTGGTAATGGTGGACATTTGTTCGTGTAATGCTTTGAGTTTTCTCATAGTGTGGTGATGTTCTTGTTCTTCATCTGATACTTTGACTTCTGTAATAGGTTCTTCGTGGAAGATTGTTACTTCTGAAATAGATATGAGATTTGGTTTGGCAAATTTCTTTTTCTTGAATTTTTTGTTAAAAACCATTACTATATTTTTTGGAATAATTGGGCTTTGTTCAATTAATCTATCATATTCTTGTTTACAAGACTCAAGGAAAGAATCTCCATGAACGTTACGATATTTTATTGGCAAGTCTAATATAAGCTCAATATTTCTGGATAATTTTGAAAAACCAACTTCTGCGACTCGGTAACCTTCTTGAAGTTCATTAATACGTAGAAATTGTGATATAGTAGTTATTAAACCTGCTAACAGGTTCAGAGTTCCTATTCCCATTATAAAATAGTGTTTCCATGCTTCTGGAAAAGATTGTTGTGCGAAGTTAGCTGTTCCAGTTACTGTACTGATAACAATAACAGGTAATGCGAATCTTATGTTTTTTTCACGGTAAACTCTATAAGCTCTGTCATGCATCCACTGGTAACAAGATGCTATTTCCGCCCACTTTTTAAGTATAAGTTCTTGCTGTTCGTTCCATTCAAACTCTGTGTTACTCATTTCTTATTTAAAGAAAATATCTATCGTCATTTAATTTAAATGCTAATAATAAATGAAGTTTAGTCTATTATCTTTAATAATAAATTGTGTAAAAGCTTTACAATTTGGTCAATTGGTAACTAAACCTATCATTAATAAGCCAAGTTTTGGTATACAACCTCTTCTACATTATGGAATAATTATAGATGACAATGTGATATATGAATTTAACAATAATATATCAAGAAATGTATCGTTTTCTGAGTTTGGTAAATTTGATGTTATTGATACCCCTCCCAAAGAAGGTTGGGAAAATAGGTATAAACGTATATCATCTAATCCACCGAAATACAATGTATTAACTTGTAATTGCGAACATATAGCTCGTTGGATACATGATAATGAATATTATTGTACGCAACTTCCAAGCTATCGTTTAAGAAAATTATTAAAGAAAAATCGCACCAAAACATAAAACTAATGTAATATTACATTTATATTACATTACATTATAAATCTATTGTTTTTGGAAACACGCTCCAATCTACTTCCTCCTTATGACCGCCACGATACGATACACCCCATTTATTCTTCATATACGTATTAACTGATTCTCCTTCGTAAGATAACTCAAGCAAAAGTCGCCCATACTTGTCAAACCCATCATTCTTAGTTACCGTAACCATCTTATTCATAATTTTACTAGAAATATCTTCCTGTGCCTCATGGGCACATTTCTTTTCTGTTTCATCCTTAGAACGCATTTCTGCCGTGTCATAGCCTAACATTCTTACAGAAAAACGAACTAGTTCATCGTTATAGAGTGTGGCAATAGTTACAGTATCACCATCATAACATTTTACGATTTTACCTGTTGTAAATTGAGGAACAAAGACTTTACAATCTTTGTATGTGGCATTTTCAAGACGAGGGTCTGTCATTTATGATAAATGATTCTCCTCTTAATTAAGAATTATAAAATTTTCTGAGCTACTAACAACTCAATTACTGATATTGGTAGCAAAACAATCATAATATGGAAAAAATTTATTTGTACTTCATGCTTAGGCGAAGGATATCCGTCCCAGTTATACAAAATAAGCCCATATGTTATCCCCAAAAACAATATAGACAGTAATGTAGCTCTACGAGCAATTTGTCTGTCTTTTTTATCTTTCTCAGAACTATCCTTCTCCCTTAATACAGCTTTTAAATGAAATATTAACCCAATAGAACTACATAATATACTCAATATTTGAGTGTATGTAATTGTTCTCATTTTATTAAAAGGAGAGTTAAAGATAAATTTATATTTATGTAAATGTTTAATCCCCTCGCCGATTCTAATACCGAATCCCCAATATGGACCGCAGAACTCCAAGAACTTGTTAATAAACACATTGGCGTTGAATTTGCTAACTTTACCGCATACGAGAAACTTTCGTCTATCATGTCCCATGGTTCAAATGGCTTTACTAACTTAGCCAAGCACTTCCGTGAAGAGGCAGACGAAGAGTTGAAGCATACCAGACTTTTCATAGATTACCAAAACCGAAGGGGTGGAACAGTAAATGTAACAGAGGTACCAGAAATTAATATTAATCCTATACTAATCTCTGAGAATAAAGTAATCGCCTCTTACAAATTTGCCTTAGATTTGGAAAAGAAGACTTACAATGCCTTGAAAGAGCTTCACGAAAAGTGTAATGATCCACAGTTACAAGATTTTGTTGAAACCATGTTAGAAGAACAATTAGAAACACAGAAAAAGATTAGTGATACAGTTCAACGTTTGGTAATGGGTGGTAATGTAGCTACTTACATTCATGAAACTATTGAACTAAAAGAAACCTAAGATTATAATCTAAAAATTGGCATATCACAAGCATGAAGCATTGTAGTGAGTAATTCTTGTATATCTATTGGTTTATTTATAAAATAACTCGCTCCAAGCTTTTTACACTTTTGTCGGTCTTGTTCAATAATAGAAGCTGTAACAACTATAATGTTGGGTAGTTTCCAGCCCTTTTCATGATATTTTCTTAATACTTCGTACCCATCCATTACAGGCATTCTTAAGTCTAACAAAAGGATATGATATGGTTTATCTTCTTTATGAGCTTCCTCTATCATATCTATTGCTATTTTACCATTTTTTGCGGTGTCAATATTTACATAACCATCACTTTCCAACATGTTTATCAGGAGTGTTGTGTTATACAAGACATCTTCAGCGATTAGTATCTTAACTTTCTTGTTAAAGTTAGATGATGGCGTATCAGAACCTGATTCCGAAGATTCTTCATCGCCGATATACGCCTCTTGATTAATGGTTTTTTCTATAGTATTATATACACCGTTAAATAATTGTATTTTATTTACTGGTTTTTCTATCTTTTTACATATATTACTAACATCTATGGAACTATCATCAGAAGCTATTGCTAATATAGGCAACAGAGGTTTTTCTTCTTTTATCTGTTTAGCTAAGTCAACTCCTAAGTTATTAGGCATGTCTGTGTCAATAATTACCAAATCAAATTTATGACGATTAGATACAACCATCCTGTTAGCTTCCAAAAAAGAAGCACACACCACTGGGTACATTTTCCATTCATAGAACAATTCAGATAAAAATACTCGGTTTTCAGCTATATCATCAACGATAAGAACTGTCTTTCCAATAAGAAGCTTAATATTATCATCAACTGTTTTTTCGTAATCTTCGCATTTGTTAAAAATAACTGATATTGTAAAAGTAGAGCCTTTTCCAATTTCACTTTCAACTTTCATTTTACCACCAAGGAGATTTACAAGTTTCTTACATATTGCTAATCCAAGTCCTGTCCCATCCTTACAATTACAGTTATTATCAACTTGTTCAAACGCATGAAAAATTTTATCTTGGTTTTCCATACTTATACCAATACCTGTATCAATAACAGATATTTCTAGTATATTATCTGGTTTGTAATGAAATTCTACTTTTATGTTTCCATTAATATCAGTAAATTTATTGGCGTTCAATACTAAATTAACAAGTATTTGTATGATTTTTTGTTTATCAGCGACTATAAATTCTGGAAGTTTTTGGTCAATAACAACAGAAAAGTTTTGTTCCTTATCTTTTATGTTATTAGCCATTGCGTCCAAAACACCATCTATAATTTCTTTAATTTTAAAACATTCATTGTTAATTCCCATTTTACCAGAAGATAACTTAGAAAAGTCCAGAATGTCATTAATAATTTGAATAAGTTGTATAGAACACTGATTCATACTGTCTAGATACTTTCTTTGACATGATGTAAGATCTGTTCGTCTAAGTAACTGATTATAACCAATAACTCCGTTCAAAGGAGTTCTAATCTCATGACTCATGTTAGCCAAAAACATTTCCTTCTCATCTATAAACTTTTTCTGTTCTGCTTGCTTCTTAGATAATATCAACTGTAATAAACTAATACATGGTATAATTTCTTCAATAATTTCTTCCTCAAATCCTCCCTCTTTGTTAAATAACATTGTAAATCCCAGATTTGTATTATCAATAGTAATAGGTATACAAATGCTGTTATCTATCGAATAATTAGATACTATGTTGTCATGGTTATTTATCATAACTTTATCTACGATATTTTCTAGATTATACTTGATATCTAATGACTTGTGAGATTTGTGTAGATGTTCTAAACAAGAATAATCATTGGATACATTGTCTCTCAAAAAAATTACTCCAGCTTCTGACTTCGTAGTTTCTATGATAATATCTAATAGTTCTAAGGTGTTTTCGTTAGAATTAACGAACTTCGATAAATAATTTACAATAGAAGTCATTATGATTTATTTGTGTAAAGAAATAAATCAGATAAATTATCTTGAAGATGCCTCCTCAAATCTACGCATCTCATATTTTAACATCTGATCAGAAAATTGGTTAATCTCTGGTATATTACCCATTGTCAAACTTCTTCTATGTCCGGATGAGTGTTCTATAGACATATTTTCATCACCAGGATTTAAGTTTGTGTTATGTTCTTCAATAATTTGGTGTTTACGTGTCCCCTCCTCAACACTTATAATATGATCATACTGTTCAGGTATTAACCATCCCTCCTTATCAGCCATTGTCTTGTATTTTTCGTAGTTACCTGGTGGCAATAATGGAGCTGATAGTAGTAATTCCTCATATTTAGTCTCTAACCATTCCATATAGGTTGTCGGAGACATTCTATCTTCTCTATTTAATCCTAATTGTCGTCTTACATTTGATTCTAAACTTGTGTATCTAGCGGCAGCAGTCTTGTTGGCATTACTTACTTCATCATAACGCCCAAATTTTATAGAAGCTACAACAATACCAGATAAAAACCCCAAACTAAGTTCTATTATTGGAAAAGTTGGGTTCATCTCTGGGTTTAGGGCTGCGCTTATACCGGAGATAATTCCTGAAGCTGGACCCAATATAATACCTAGCATCATTAACCTGTTGTAATAGTTGTTAGCTTTTTGAGCTTCTTTAGTATGCATTATTTTGTAAGCTCTAGAGGTTTCACCTATATTTTTGGCAGCTTTTTCAATCTTATCATTCCACAGGGCGCTATTTTGTTTTGCCATCTATAATATTTTATTTTATGAATAATAATTTATTAGATATTAATAAATGTTAGAATCAACTCAATCAAGAGAAGCTGTATATTTTGTTATAGTATGCTTAATGATATTTTTATCACTAACATGTGTTAACGTTGTATTTGTAAAAGTAATGAACACTAAGGCTAGATACGTCTTATACATAGCAATATCTGTATTCTCGACCGCCATTTTATTCGGTATTTACAAGGGAACTGGTGTTAATGTTCAAAAAGATAATTTTCACTTTGATCTAACCATGGCCAAAAAATGCGAAGGTTATCCTTACATGACTCAAAATGGTAAACAGCATGAAGAATGTAAGAAGTTCATGGAGACCGAACAAGGAAGACAAGAATACATGAAATATAACTGTCGTGGTGGTTTATACAATGGTAGACCACTATATCTCTATACTACACCCATGTCCAACAAAAACTGGAAGAACGAAATGTGCGATTGCCAGATGGGTGGTGGTCCAGAAGTATTATAAATAGTAATTTTAATATAAACATATATTAAAACATTATAAACATGATGCGACCAATAAATTCAAGAACTTTACAAGTTCCCCTGCCTCTTCTAAATTCAACAATTGATTCAGACGTAATAATCGCAAAAGGACCAGAACCCGTAAATCTTAACCAAAAACCTTATTGCCCCCTTGATAATTACCCATATCAAGACCTGGAAACTGAAATACTCGTTCAGAAATACAAAGATACCAAAAGAACTTTAGATTCTATCAGAACATCTCTATTCAGTATAGGTATCAATCCTGATTCTATTGAATAAAATCTTTTACTGCCATGTTAAAAGTATATACACGAGCAATACCCAAAAATGGAACAAGACCTAAACGTGTAGTATGGTCTGGGACTAAGATTGTTATACCAACTCCAACTATCAGTCCAACACTTGAACCCAACATATTAATCATGGTAATCTTAGAATACAACTCTCCGATGTTATTATCTATAGCCATACTCTGAATACATTTAGCATTTATCGCTCCATAACCTATAAAGGACAAATTAGAAAATATATTAGATATACCAGCTATAGGTAGAAAATAACTAGACAATAATGGAGTAGAACATGTAGCAAGTAGTCCCATCTGTTCTATTCCATTAGAGTATTGTAGAAATTTTACAGGCTCTTTGTCAGCCTTATCACCCATTTTAGACATATACATCAACCCACCCATTTGCCCAATTATATCTTTACCAACATAATTTAAGGTTCTCATGGTCTCAGAGTCTGTGTTTATAGCATGAAGCATGCTGTGAGTGGCGAGGGCATATTCTGTAGACAATAATACGTTTGATGTGAAAGACCATTTGATATAATTAGTGTATTTGGGGTGGCATTTTCCGGTTGGAAAGAATAACTTGCGAAACATTTTTAACTCTTTGGAAGTTAGAGTTAAAATTTTATTTTCATTTTATCATATGATGTTAATTTTTTTCAATAAATTTACGAAGAATTGGTATTTGATTAGCCAAAATATAATTTATATCCGCAATCATTTCATTATCGTCATCATCCTTATATCTGAATCCCATTTTCAAGTAAATATTTGATAAATCTCTTAAAAAATATCCTTGGAATCGTATATCATTTATCTCTTTCCTTGCCGCACGGGTTGTCCTGTTTTCTCTATATCCCCTCGCATTTTCAGTATCATCTTCTAATGCTATATGAGTTTTACCATAAATAGAAGAAAGCTTAGCAAAGAGTAATATTAGATATTGACCAAACATTTTCCCCCTATATCTTTGATTTACTTCCATCCAACTAATAAAACTCTCTTGGTCTTCGTTGACAAAAAGACCTTTAATTTGAGCAATCATAACATTAGAACGACTATTGATAATTATTGTTTTTTGAACTACATTATCTCTTTCATCGTGTAAACAGCTAATTACATATTTATTTCCTAAATATCTTGTAAGTTCAAACATTCTATCATCAAAACAAAAGTTATTAGGAGGTAGTATATTTCTATTACGTGGTGAACGCATATTAGACATCTTCTTATACTTACTCTTCTTACGAGACTTAACCTTACTCTTCTTACGAGACTTCTTACGAGACTTAACCTTACTCTTCTTACGAGACTTAACCTTAGACTTCTTACGAGACTTAACCTTAGACTTCTTGCGAGACTTAACCTTAGACTTCTTGCGAGACTTAACCTTACTCTTCTTGCGACTCTTTCTACGAGACTTACTTCTCTTAACCTTTAACATCTTACCAACACCAACTCCATGTTGTAAACACATTGGAGCATTACCCATTATACTATATCCGTCAGGAAGTCCTCTTGCTTTTCCGCAATACATTTTACGTTTGTCTATGGCTTTATACTTATTTGTATAAGATTTATCCAATGGTTGAGCTAAACCTAATCCAACACCTTTCCGAAAACATTCAAACCTTGAACCTCTTCTTTTCTTCTTAGACGTAAGTTCTTTACTTAATGAATTATTACCACAGTATATATCAGTCATTTATCATATAAAATATAAATTAATTTGTATTCAATTGTTCTGGTGGTGGTGGAGGCGGAGGCGGTTCAGGTCTACAAGCTCTACCATTACAACAAAACATAAATGGAACTGTTGGAAAAAGTATCCAAAAATATAGAGTACATATCAGCATTTTATAATAACTTATTATCTTTTATATAGTCAAATTTAAAGATAATAATAACTGATAATAAAATGTCTGATAATCAAGTACAAAATAATGACTTATTTGATAATCCTATGACTAGGGCTGCTTTAGCAGCAATGTCTGACGAAGAAAAACGTAAATATGCTGAAATTGGCAAAGAACTATATGGGCATATGAATTTTGAAGATTCTGAGGTTCTAAATAACGTTCCACCACCCATGGCAGAAGCGGGTGCTTATGTAGAGAAACAACTCCAATCTGGGCTCCACCCCAGTATGATGGAAGAAAATGAAAAGGCTCTTATGGCAGATTTGTACGGAGAAGACTGGTATATTAAGTGGGGTTACGTAAAAGAAGATTTAAATGATATTGTAACAGTTGTTAAAAATTAATATGATAACTGATCTAGTGCTACAAATCCAAAATTGAGTTTATAAATAAGATTATTATTTATAATTAAAATGCCCATTAAAATAGCTTTTGGAGGTAAGATGGGAACTGGAAAAGATTCTGCTGTTAAATATATGATTAATAAATATACAGGAGTTAAACTAAGTTTTGCCGACCCAATATACGATATATTACACTATGCGCAAGAACGTTGTGGTTTGGCAGCTGTAAAAGACCGTATGTTTTTACAATTTGTAGGAACAGAATGGGGGAGAAGTATCGACAATGACATTTGGGTTAATCTATTGGTTAAGGCTACTCCTGAAGACCAAAATGCGTTCGTGTCTGATGTTAGATTTCCCAATGAATTTCGAGCAATGAAGGAGAATGGTTGGATATGTGTTAAACTTATTCGTGATCATTTCAAAGGCAGAGAGGGAACAGGTACTAATACTCATTCAAGTGAAACATCATTAGATTCCATTCCCGATGAAGAATGGGATTATATTATAGATAATAAGGGAACCGTAGCAGAATTTTATGAATCGTTAGATACTATTAAATAAAAAATATTTATAATACAATATTATAAATATGTCTGCCCAATACAGAGATGGAGGTTTTAAACCTAATCTTTCTAAATATGATACCATAGGTCAAATTAACGACTGTGTAAACTGTCCCGGAAGTTGCTCGTGTGATATGGGTGAAAGAACCACATTTGACCATATGATGAATCAATTCTATCTCAGCGAAGTCGCTGATATGTCTACTCCAGGAAGCTGGTATGACCCAGATTATCCTGGTAATTTTGGAGTTAATGTAGAACGATATGGTTGCGCAAAGAAACGTAACATGATGAGATAAATTACTTAGAACAATTACATTGTTTGAAAGGATGAAAATACATACACAAAACTATACCTATACAAATACCACCTAAAAATATCAACCCTCGTTTCCTCGCCGATTTTTTCTTTATCTTTTGTTGTTCTTCTGTTAAACTATCACTAAAAGGAGTTCCTACACATAAAGTAGCAATCATATAAAAAATAGATGCTATAAAATATACTGCCATAATGTATGCTAAGATAGTGTGAATATTACAAACTGTAAGTTCCATTTATACTTAAACAATATTAAGTTTTTTCGGGAAGTATTAATCTACTATTATTCTCTCCCGCCAATAAAGAAACTTTATTCACAATAAAATCAAGAGGCCTTCTAACTGTTGTATAAACTCCATCCACGAAACCTATATGAGTATCCATTGCTCCACAACTATTCTCGATTTTATTTAAACGTTTCTCTATAGCATTTAATTTTTCTAAAATTAAATCTAATTTATCTTGATCTGCCATACTTTAGTAAATTAAAAAGACTTTTTTAAACAAAATACTTTTCATAACTTTTTCATAACTTTTTCATAACTTTTCCTAGAAGAATCATTGTTACAGCAACTATTATACCAGACAACGCATCACTAAATATAGTAGTTATTGGTAATGGATCATAATAATATGTCTTCAAGTGCGGGAATAAACCAGAATATCTCATTGGAATACCAATTATCGCACTAATAAAAGCCACCCACAACATATAATATACAATATTATTATTACATTGGACTGGCATAGTCTTAACTATTGCTACATAAGCTACAGCACCCACAAACCCTGCTATCAACGCCGCCGCAAGAACTGTATGTTTTTGGAAATAACCTCTTAACGCAACAACCCAATCTATATTCTCAATACCCAAAAACTTTATCTTTCCCTCAGAAAACATTCTAAGTAAAACATCATACAAAGCTGTTATAACAAAAGAAACTACAATATACTGATAATTCATTTATTTTAATACGTTTATTATTAAAATATTTAGTTTTTATTCTTAACATTTTCCTTACACCTCATCAAAGCTTCGTACAACTTACTACAATTTTGTGGAGCATTCTTACCAGCAATAACACACATATCATATCTCTTCTGAGAAACAAAACACTCTAGGTCAACAATTTGTGGTGAAACCGTAGGCTTAATAACCAAATTCAATGGAACATTCATTTTATATCTAAACACTACTTTTTAAAACAAATTTGATTTTTATATCCATTATCACATATTTTTATCAAATATCATGGAAAACAAAATAGACGAATTTATCACAACTCTCCAAATATATAACTCATGGTATGATATGATTCCAGAAATTAGAAAATTCCAAAAAGAAACAGGAATTGAACTATCAAAAACCAAACTCATCGCTTCATATCGTCGTATTGAACTCAATAACCCAACCTTTTTCCAGGCTTTACTCAAAAAGAAAGTAAGAGGACAGAGTGGTGTCCTACCAGTTACCATATTTACATCCGCAAGACCAGAATACACAGACAAAAATGGCAAGCGTAAAAAACAAGCTTTCTCGTGTAAGCACGATTGCTGGTATTGCCCCTTAGAACCAGCAAACGAAAACAACAACTTTGTTGAACAACCTAGGTCATATTTAACACAAGAGCCTGGTGTTCTCAGAGCCAATAGCCATAACTACGATTGTGTTGGACAGATGCACGGTAGATGCTCTGCGTTTGTAAGCATGGGACAACCCCTAGACAAGCTTGAAGTCCTAGTCCTAGGAGGAACTTGGTCAGAATATCCATCAGAATACCAAGAAGAATATGTCAGGGATATATACTACGCTGCGAATACATTCTTTGAACCAAGAAAACAACGACTATCTCTTGAAGAAGAACAGAAAATCAACGAGACAACCCAACCACATATCATTGGTCTAACCCTAGAAACCCGTCCAGACACAATTACCCTAGATGAAATCGAGAAATTTAGACGTTTTGGTTGTACACGACTACAGCTTGGCGTTCAACACACAAGCGACCATATTCTTAAGAAATGTAACAGAGGTCATAACATACAATGCGTAAAAGATGCTCTAAAACTACTAAAAAACACAGGATACAAGATTGATATTCATCTAATGCCAAACCTGAGAGACGCTTCACCAGAAATTGATCAAGAAATGTTCAAGGAAGTACTGACATGTCCTGACCTACAGGCAGACCAATGGAAAATATACCCATGTTCAGTAGTTTCATGGAGTATGTTTGAGAAAATGTATAACGATGGTAGATACAAACCATATTCTGATGATTTACTTCTAAAGCTATTGGTAAAGATTGCTCCAACCATTCATCCATGGATCCGCGTAAACAGGATTATTCGTGATATTCCAATACAATATATCTCTGGTGGTTGTTCAACCCCAAACATGTCAGAAATCATCACCAAGGAACTCAAAGCAAAAGGAGAGTCTTGTAAATGTATTCGGTGTAGAGAAATCAAGGATATGACTGGAATAGAACGATATTTCAAGTGTCGTGTATATGAGGGTAGTGGTGGAACTGAGTATTTTCTCAGTTACGAATCAAAGGATTGTAAGTATATATTCGGGTTTCTCCGGCTACGCCTTGTCAAAAACACGACAACATTTGATGAACTGAAGAATGTCGCAATGATAAGGGAACTTCATTGTTATGGTCCAGTTAGGGCAATTAAGAATAAGAATACAAGTGAGGAAGTCGGTGTTGTTCCTCAACATACTGGTATTGGGAGTAGTCTATTGTGGTGGGCCAATGCGATTGCTTATTGTAAAGGATATAGAAAGATATCAGTAATCTCTGGAATAGGCGTTCGCAACTACTATCGTGCTCGAGGGTTTACATCAACCAGTAAGAATGGGTATCTTATCAAGCAAATATCTCTGTTTGAAATAATTTGTAATCTTTTCAAAGGTGTATATGTTTGCGATGCCCTAAAACGCAAAATTTAAAGGTGGTTTTGATCTTTGAAATATATTATAATTTGAATCATTATAATATATTTTCTTTACATATTTTAATTTAGAACACTGTCATCTAAAACAACATAATCCCCAATCATCCAAATATTCGGATTTCCCGTCGAGTTTGTTTGATCCAAATAGTATGGTTGAAGTCTTCCACCGACACCATTGATTAAATTTACAGTTCCTTCCCACATTTTTTCATACTTACTTCCAGTATTTCTCCATTGTTGTACAGGTATTTCATTGGTTTTTCTAGTGATTTTATCGCCATAATTTAACAACTTATTATTGATTGTCTTATATATATTGCTATATTCATCCTTAGTACCACGTATAAAGTAAAAATACTTTCCATCGTTGCTGTCTTCTTTAATATTTTCGTTATCATAGATAATGGTTTTTTGATCGGGTGAAACTGCAACAACTTCCAATCCTAAATCTGGTGGTGTTGGTGGTATTGGTGTTGGTGGTGGTGATGGTGATGGTGATCCAGAATGTTTTTTACTAAAAACACCACTTATTGCTAAAACACCAAAAACTAAACCTGTAATTAATAATAATCCAATAGAAATCATCACAATTTTACGGGTTTGTAAACTTAATACCATTTATAATTTCGTAAGAAATTAAAAAAAATATAATAAAATGGATTCTTCATGGGAAATTATAAATGACAACAATGATTTTGAGATTATTCTCAAAGAACTTCCACTAAAAATATTTAAACCTCGTCCAATACATAAACCTCCGCTCAAAAAGCCAAGTTTTGTCGTAAGTAGTCAACCTAAACCGAAGGTAAAGGCTTCTTGAATGATTCTCTACATTCATTACATATACTCAACCTAGATATTATTTCTAGTTCATTACTTGTATGACATACGCTATTACATTTACGACAAAAAGCTTTATATGTTCTCCTTAATCTATGTGGTGGAAAAGGTCCACTCAAAGGTGCCAGATATTCTCTGAATTGAATATCTGAAGTTTGGCGTTGCCCAACAAGCATTGTTTGTTTATACTGATAAAATTTTTAAATGTTAAAATGAATTTCAATTTTAATATTTAGAAAGGTACATAAAATAACACTAATATGTCTAAATCATTTACAACACTCGCAGATGCTGACCAAAAGTGGTACAGCCTTATGAGAAGAAATAGTGAAATACCACAAAAAACTCGTTGTTTACAGATAAAAAAAAAGTAATAACAATTAAAAAGTATAGTTCTTGTCCATGTAGACTTGATGCCTTGGATATAAGTTATCACAATGGTGTTCCTGTTGGTATCCAAGAAATAGAAACTACTACTCCTCTAGGAAAAACAAAAGTTTTGATATTCAATAATAATATTTTATTAGTATAAAATGAATCAAAAAAGTAAAAAATTATTAATAATAGGAATATCTGTGATATTATCTATAGTAGTAATTACATTGGGAGGATTTGCTATATATAACTCTTTACAAAAACAAAAACCAAAAACAGACAAAAAATGTGATGGAGGAGATACATTAAGCCAATATTACGATAAAACAACAGGAAAATGTATCAAATGTAAAGACACTCAATATGTAAAAGAAACTGATGGTGTTAAAAGTTGTGTTAATTGTGATAAGGGTCTATATTTTAATCTAACAACAGAAAAATGTGAGAAATGTCGAACTGGAACCTATTTAGATGAAATGAGCAAAAAATGTATACCATATTGTGAAACAGCTGATTCAAAAACCTTTCAGACAACTAAAACATGTCCTTCTGGAAATGTTTGTGATCATAATGGTATAAAATTAACAGATTCTGTCACAAATTCGATAATATGTTGCCCTAATATTACGAATGCTAATTATAATATTGCCTATGATGAAAAATCAAAAACATATACCTGCCAAAGACTTTGCCCTACCGGCGAATACACATATGATTCCAATGGTAACAAAATATATGATGACATTTGCGCGGATACGGGTTCGGAATTTATAAAATTCCCAGAAAATGCTGATAAAGATGATAAAGGTTATTGTTGTCAAACGGGTACTGAAGTATACCAAGGTGGGTGTTGTCCTAAAAATAATGAAAATTCACAACTAATATACACCTACGATGATTCTGATAATAAAACTGCTGTTGGTTGTTGTAAGAATAACGAAATTCCCTCATATAACAGCCCTAGTGATATGAACAATAAGATTAATACTGTATGTTGTAATCAAAATAATATACTAAACAGCGGACAATGTTGTCCCATGGGAAAAGAGACTGTTGATGGTAACGAGCAATGTAAGACAACTTGCGGTGGCTCTAAAAATTGTCCAGATGGTCAGATTTGTGTAACTTCGTATCCGGATGAAACTACATTTAGTTGTAGTGATGAAGATAAGGTTTTTACTTGTGGAAATAAAAATTATTCTGAAAATGTTGGAAATATTTATAAGTGTATAAATAATAGTTTATGCCAAAACAACAAGGTTATTTATGATAATGACGGTAATACACCAAAAGGTTGTTGTACCGATGATCAGAAAGCAGGTAAAAATGACGTAAATATAAATTATATGAATACATGTTGTGGTGCTGAAGATTCTTATGATGATACAACAAAGCTATGTTGTAATCAAGGTCAAAAAATCTTTACTGATGGTAATGGACAACAATATTGTTGCCCAAAAGGCACGTTTACTAACGAAGTATGTTGTTCTCATGAGAAGATGGTTGGTCCTGATGACAATGGAAATTGTTGTCAGAATGGTATTGCTCAATTTACAGTAGATGATCAGGGTAATATTACTAAAAAAGGTGGAGAAACTAAAAACTTATGCTATGATGAGTGTGTGTCTGGAGGTAGGAAAGTAATACATCCTTCTGAAGATAATTGGGATTGTTATTCATGGACTAGTTCCGATGGTGGTATTCCAGTAAAAATTCAAAAAGATGATATAGATCCTTTAGAAGAATTATATAATAATACATGTGGCAAAGATGACATAATTTGTTTTGGTTCAGATCCAAATAATCAAGAAAAAAGCCAGAATTCTCCTGTTTTAGTTAAAAGTTATGATGATTTTAAAAATTATTGTTGTGTATTCAATAAAGACAAAACAGAATTAACCGGTATAAATTTTGTATATAATGGTACAAAACAGGATTGTTCACACAATGAAGCACAACATTTACCAAGGACAAAATATAACGTTTGGAATCCTGACAGTAAAAAGACTGAAGTTTTTTATACTTATAGCACAGACATAAATGATAATTTTATGATTAATGGACAAGATTATTCAGAAAATTCTATATCAGATGTAGAGGATAATGTTAAATCATTGTCTGGAACTGAAGGACATAGAATATATCAATCACAAATGCAAAATTGTGGTGACGAAATATCCGGAAATTTGGCCTGCTTCACCACAATGAATATATCTAATGATGTTTCTACTAGAAGAGATAAGTTAGTAACTACTAAATATCATAAAAACGCTGATAATACTGGGTTTTGTTCAGTTTTATTTGAACCAGAGTCATCCCCCGCCGCCAGTAACAGTCAGGCACAATATTTAAATCCATTAGACGATTATATAGAAGGGCGTTTTCAACATTATGAAGCTAATATAGATAAAACGAATGGAACAATTAGTCCTGTTTTATGTGCTGGAACTAAATATAAAGTATATCCAGACGGTAGTGATAATAATGGTAGCTTTAAAACACAAACAGAAGACTCTACATGTGTGTCTAACATAGATAAAAATAATGCTTCTATCAGTTGGTGTATTAAAAACCCCAATGATTCTAACACCCACGAAGCTGGTGATAGTCGTTCATCATCTTACGGTAAATGTCAGGAAATATTTGATAAATCTGGTTGTGATGGCTTTGGAAATGTGCAAATAACTAATACTATGGGAGCTGATTATAAGGATAACAAACATCCATATTGTCCAACTACTCTCTGTTCAGTATCTACTGATTGGACTAAAACTAATATTTGGAATCCTGACAGAGGGGAGGGGAGTTTGACTATAACAGATGAGATCTGTTATCCTTCTTCTTCGGACGCTATTACATCAATAAACGATAACAATCACAAATTATCTATAGTAAATAATAGAACAGATTTTTACATGAGAGCTGAAATAAAATATGACAATGCTAATAGTAATACCAGCGGCGGTGATAGATGGAGAAAAGGATGCGGAACAATATCATCTAAAGCCCAATCGGACACTAGAGATGAAGATAAATGTAAATGGGACAAAGCAGAGCCAGCAAAACAGTTTTGTGTTGAACCTAGAAGTAGTATTAATGCTTGGGGATGTACGCCAAAATCTTCGGAAGATTTTGGGGCTAATTTTTCTAGTTATAAATGTGGTTCAGATGATGGTTGTAGAAAATTTAAATTATTAAAGAAAAATTCCGCAACTTTTAGATTTTATGATATGGGAGAAGTAACTTGTAGAAATCAAACAGAAGCTAATGCGAATGGCGTGGTCAAAATTATGGCTCTTCCAACCGGTAAGAATCTAGATGGTTTTAAGAATAAGGAAAATATAACAGATTATACTGTTCATATATCAGGTATAAGATTATACCCATCAACTGATCAAGTTTTATGTACTAGTGATGATAAAAGTAATGGGGGTCTGAATGGAAGAGTAATAAAATGGGGGTCTTTCAACGATCAAAAGTATGGAGATAGTAGTGTAGGTGGAATTGACGACGGTGTAAAAATTATATTCTTTAAACTAGGTGCGAATATCAACGATTTATCAAAGTCCGTACTCAATAATGGTTCAACAAGATCAGATTTTGAAGATAAATATTTCGCAGTTATAAACGATGATGGTGTTTTTACTGTTGGAAAGTATAATTTAACATCTACTAAAGACTGGATAAATTTAGGACTTTGGAGGGCTTATGATGCTATTTGTGGAAGTAACTGCGTCGATTCAACCCATATAGGAGAAATTTTTGCCAATTAATTTTTAACCAAAATAATAAAGTTCTCCAGGAGTATTATTCTCAGTAGGTGGTTCCAAAGCATTATAAAACTTATGATAAACAACATCTGGAACTCTACCCTTATCCCTCATCTTATTCAACTCATGACCATTACGAACAAAATATACAGTCGCCGTGGCATAACCATGTTTTTTAGCTAAATCATAGAATACCTTACGATCTTCAACAGTTGGATTCGTCGCATCTATATATATCAACTCCTCCCCTTCATTGATTAATCTCTTTACAAGATTAATGAATCGGTTCTTCTCCTTCACAATATCCCTTTCAACATGGACGAACCCATAATCTGCCAAGTAGTTCTCAAAAAATGAAGATTTGCCACTTCCTGGCATACCAACACTCACGACCATCACTTTTTCACCAATTTCAGGCTCTATTTTGATACTTGGCTTCGGGAAAAATTCATCTACATCATAATAATTTATTCCAATATTTTCGGCGAATAATTTGTCAGTATCTCTGAAATTTTTATCATTATTCTTGATTGCTTTTACACCATCGCTTCCGAATAATGACTTTCGCACAAATAAACCACCAACATAATAACATTTGTCAGGGGAACATCCATTATTGATTGTCTGCGATAGCGGTATTACTCCATTAGACGTCCTACCACTATCATAACGAATCCACTCGTCATCTCCTACTCTTGCGAACGCTACAAAATGTGTTGCTTCCATTTGAGTTCGTCTTCCCCGAGTCCAGCGTTTTAGACACCCAACAGTTCTCCAAAAACCAACTAAAACCCAGTTATCGTCGGTTGGTTTGTTGTAATTTCCACATACTTTATCACCATCAACTCTGTTATTAGCGAAATCACAGAGTTCTTGTATTGTTCCAATCTGTGCCATACTGGAACACAATACCTCTTCTCCATTAACAGTATAGTTAAATTGGTTCATAAATATCTGTAAAACTTGTTGAGGATTTTCTCCGTATTCACCATATTCTTCTGGTTTTACTTCGTCTGGTAGCAAATCGTTTATTACATCGTAGAGATTATCGTTATCCCAAACTTGGTCGGGAGATGCTGACTGGATAATTAGGTCGTATAATAAGGAGTCAATCTCACCGGCACTGGTTGGTGTTATTTCTCTGCGAGGAAGTTGTCTAACTGTGGGATTGGAAGCAATTACATATAATGAGCTGTTTAACCAGCAAAAAGATGCGCCGTTTTTATTTTTTGGGTTGGTGAGACGTAGTGTATCAAATTGTGTATTAACTTTCTTATTTTCTGCTATTACACAAGTATTTGGATTACCTGAGGCGTCGCCTACAAAGAATGCGTATTCTATTGGAATACCAATGAGTTCCTTAAACTTTTCCCACATACCTATGTTTGGTTTTCGGTAGTTATCATCACCCGTGGCTATAAAAACATAGCAAGGAATATTGAGTTTGTTTAGGAGATTAGTCATTCTCATAACCCTTTCTAATTTCTTAGGCATACTTTTGACTTTTTGGTTTGTAAACAAGGCGATGGTGTATCCTTTCTTGAGTAATATGATGAGTTCTTCTTTTCTGTTTGGTAGTATTTGTATGTCGTTTGGTTCTGCTACGTGTGGATAGAGTTTTCCTTCTGCGTGAGCGATGGTCCAATCTATGTCAAAGGCGGCTATGTAGCTTTGTGGGCGGATATCAGGAATGTGGTAAAATAGGTCTCCGTCTTGTTGAAATGTTAGTTTGTTTTTGTTATAGAAGTTAATATCTATGTTCTTGAGGACAGATATTGTCTGTTTCATTGGGACATCAATTTTCTTTAAGCATTCTTCGTATTCTGGATTGATAGGTAGATTCATTTATTATATTATTTAAAACCTTTTAAGGTTTTAAAAAAGAATGACTGATATTATTTTTCTATCATTTGGATATATTGGTGCGTGTTTAATATCAACGATGCAAATACCACAAATAAAACATACTTTCAGACAGAAGACTGTTAAGGATTTATCACTCCATACTATTAGTATGAATCTATCGGCTGCTGCGTGTATGTTAATGTATGCTTCATATTATAGGTTGTATCCTATAATGTTGGCTAATAGTTGTATTAGCACATGTGATATTATTTTGATATGTTTATATTTTAGGTATTGTAAGAAACCAGAACCCGACAGGTGTGAAATAATTATATAAATACTAATAATATATATAATTATATAAATGGACAAAAGCTATAGTAATCCATATACGAGTCCTTATTTAAGGTCTTATCCTAGACCACATTGGAGTCCATATCCAACGTTTTCTGATGTAGTCCAAGCTTCATTAAAGCCAGATTGTAATGTTGTATTACGTAATTTATTAAACATAGAGTTCTTGAGTTGGGTCGGTAAAAACAGAATTAAAACCCAGAATAGAAAGTATGAATGGATTAAAATATCAAAAATCTTAGAACTACCACCAGATATAAGCAGAATAATAGTTCAATATATAAAATAAACATGAAACATCTAAACATAAATATAAAAATGAGATTTAAGGAATAATCTAAGTGAATAAAATCAGGAAAATGTCTCTTAGTTATTCAGTAAAAACGGTAGTAGATAATGTTGTTCATCAGTTTATTCTAAAAGTAGCTGAAAAATATGATTTAGATGCTAATGAATTGCTTGTTGAATGGGAGGGTGAGGGTTGTGGTAATATTAAACCTAGTGAGAATGTAAATAATGACTTGGACCATTCCAAAATATTAAACATGAAAGTTCCTGAGTTAAAAGCTTTGTGTAAAAAGAAGGGTCTTAAGGCTACAGGAAAGAAAGAAGAGTTAATATCACTTATTCTAAAGGGTGAAACCAGTTCCACAATGGTTAAGGCGGAAACTAAACCACCAAAAACCAAGCTCCTGACACCTACTGTTGTTAAGAGGTTGTCTAATGTTAATTCTACTGTAGCTATACGTAAAAATGCTCATGGTAACCATGAACATCCAGAAACAACTTTTGTGTTTGATCCAAAGACTAAAAAAGTTATTGGTAAACAGAATGAGAATGGAAAAGTTGATCCTTTGACAGAGGAAGATATTGATATATGTAATAAGTATAAGTTTCTATATGTGTTGCCAGATAATTTGGATAATAATGCTAAGCTTGAAGATGAGCATGTTGAAGAATTAGATGAAGATGAAGATGAAGATGTTATTGATTCAGAGGATGAGATAGATTTAGATGAAGACGAACTTATAGATGATGATGAGGATATAGAGTTAGATGAAGATGAGATTGAATTTGATGAATAATTTGTTATATTTTTATAAAAATATAACAAATTAACTAATACATTGTAAAGTTACTTTATTTCCATTAATAAAACACATTGGATTAACATTTTCAGTTTCTCCAGTCATAGAATTTTCAATAACTGCGTTACAATAATTAGGTATAGCCGCATTACATCCTTGCCCAACAGGCTGACATTCTTGAACATCCATACCATCATAAACACAAACACCAATCCTACCCTTATATTTACCATGTTTAATATTACATCTTGGGTTCTTGTTAGCAGTAGTGTTCATCATTGTACATTCATCTACAACATCCATCGCATCTTCGGCGCCGTTAGAAATTACTTTTTCTCTGTCAAAATCATTATTTGCTTTAGTCATGTCATACCATTCTGGATGAGCTTCAGCAGGATCAGTTACACACTCACCTTTCTCAATACAAGTTTTCCAATCAGAAAACGAACACAATCCATTCTCTATTGTCTTACCACCTTTGTACTCACACCAATTATCACCACCTTTACAGTATACAATAGAATTTGGGAAACATCCAGCCGTTCCATCATAACATTTGAAATCCTTACCAGATTTACACTTGTATGCTGTTACTTTTGGAATAAAGTTAGATGTTGGATGATTTACATGTTGAGGATCATTAGGAACATTTGTAGATTGCGAGCAATAAATTGGTGAGTCATTTTCACAACCAAATTCACTAGATTTACATGTAAATTCTGTACCGTCCGAACATATATGAGTTACCATGTCTTCATCAGATGAAGGAGTATCATCTACTGGTGTATTTTTATTTCTTTCATCATTATCACAATATGTTGGTGAATTATCATAACATGTTGGATCATTGTCATTACATGTAAAGGTCTTATCATTATTACATTTATGAAGATTAATATCCTCTGGACAGAACTTTAAGGAAAAATCTTTACAATCATCAGCACCTGTTTCACACGTAACTGTTGAACCATCAGAACATAAAATAGTTCTATCATTAGCAGCAGAATTTAATGTAGATTCATAATTAGATTTATTATATATTACAAATAAACCAACAGCTACCACTAAAATTAAGGCTAATATTAAAAAAGGCTTTGTATATTTTCCTAAAAATTTACGGAACTCTATTATTAATACCCATAAAAATGTTAAAATTATTATCTGTAAGATTGTTAGGACAATTATATTCATTATTTACTTTATTCTAACATAATTATTTATTAATAATTATGTTGTCAAATTATTCCAACTGTCTATTTCTAACAATTGAACGTGTTTAGCCTTAGCATTATTACGAACCTCGACCCAAAATGGGCCACCCTCTTGCTCCTGGAAAGCAATACCATTAACACTCCAACCATCCTCCAAATTATTATTTGGATGAGATCTTTTTACCTTGAACGTTTTACCATATCTCTTTTCTAATTCATCAATACTTTTTGTAGTTTGTTTCATAACAGAATTAAGAAGTTCTTTACAATTATTAGAACAATAACAAAATCCCATAAACTGATTTACCTTGATAAAATTAATATTAGAATCACATCCGCAAATATCACATTTAATATTATTTTTTCCTAGAGATAGTCGGTGCGGAAACACTTTATTCTTTGACTCCATTTTTATGTTAATAGAATTACTTTAGATTTATTTTCTTCTACGAGATTTACTTTTTCCGGTTACCCTCTTTTTAGGCGAACTTCTCTTACGTCTACAACGTCTATCTATTTCAGCTTTACTGAGTTCTCCGGCGGTCTTTGGTGTTCCTTTATTAATACGTCTTCTAGGCCTACAGTAAGGATAATTCTTCCATTTAGCTTTACTTCTACCACAAGGAACTATTTTGGGTAATTTACATACATTTATCCATTCTTCAGCAAACCAACGACCTAATCCTGTTTGGTTACTTCTTCTAGATTTTTTTCTACTTTTACCTCTAGATTTTTTAGGGGATTTACTTCTTTTACGATATTTAGAAGATTTCCTCCTCTTCCTAGAAGATTTCCTCCTCTTCCTAGAAGATTTCTTCCTAGAAGATTTCTTCCTCTTCCTAGAAGATTTCTTCCTCTTCCTAGAAGATTTCCTCCTAGAAGATTTCCTCCTCTTCCTAGAAGATTTCTTCCTAGAAGATTTCCTCCTCTTCCTAGAAGATTTCCTCCTCTTCCTAGAAGATTTCTTCCTAGAAGATTTCTTCCTCTTCCTAGAAGATTTCCTCCTCTTCCTAGAAGATTTCTTCCTCTTCCTAGAAGATTTCTTCCTCTTCCTAGAAGATTTCCTCCTAGAAGATTTCCTCCTCTTCCTAGAAGATTTCTTCCTAGATTTAGATGTAACCCTATATTTACCACCACGTCGTTTGTACTCTTTTACTAACCAACCGCTACCGTATGCGCTAGGCCATACCTTAAATTTACGTTTAGCTTCTGCTTTAACACGAGCATATAATGCTTTATTTGTCGGAACACTTACCATTTTATATTAAACTAATATAAAATGTTACAATAATTTATCCAGCATCTGTTCCAGCTCCCCCACCACTGCCAAATCCACAACCACCCTCTATAGAATCACCATAACAAGCATTAGTATAAGTATCCGCGTTTTTCTCTAACTCAGCAAACAATACACTTATCATTATCTCCGTCTTAGCTTTAGCATCACCAGTCAAAGTCTTGACCTTTCTTTTCATTTCTTTCAATTTATCATGTGCTACATCCTGATCTAGACGAGCTAGTTTCTTTGCTTCTATAGTTGCTTTCAATTTTAAACGCAAATTTTCCTGTGGAGGTTCTTGATTAGAGCTTTCTTTTCTCCTTGGCATTTATAGTATATTATATATTTTTTAAATCTTGTCTATCAATGTCAAAAGACGCAGAACGAACTCTAGTAAGTGTTCGTATAGATAATTGTAAATTAGGAGAATTGTATGGGTTTTCTGACAGATAAGAATGTAATTCGCTAGATGTAACTCTCTCTATTGGATTTACTTTATGTAATTTATCTATTATACCAAGTTCTGTCTCAGCAAATTCAGCCTTAGCTTTTAATTCCTCAGTTGTTATAACCAAAGGATTAAACATTCTAGAACCAATATTAATCTCAAGTAACACACATAACAATGACCAAAGATCACATTTTTGACAGATTCTATTAACTGTTCATGATTCAAAGAAAAAATGTTATTTGTACCTAAATCATGACTAGTAAAAATAGACTCTTTTTACTTCTTCTACCTAATAGATACATTTTATAAATAAAAATACTAATTTTCTTAAATTAATAAAAACATCTTTGTATTAAATAAAATGTCAAACTGTAATTCTTATCGTGCTCCACCTTGGTCTGGTTTCAGAACAGATTTTGATAAACAACTCCAAGCTAAATTTTCTACATGTGACAGTGTTATTCCATGCCCTGGCCCAATGCCAATGCCAAGCCCAATGCCAATGCCTGGCCCAATGCCAATGCCAATGCCTGGCCCAATGCCAATGCCAATGCCAAGCCCAATGCCAATGCCAATGCCTGGCCCAATGCCAATGCCTGGCCCAATGCCAATGCCAATGCCTGGCCCAATGCCAATGCCAATGCCAATGCCAATGCCAAGCCCAATGCCAATGCCAAGACCTGGCCCAATGCCAAGACCTGGCCCAATGCCAAGACCTGGCCCAATGGGTACTAAGGTTGGTGCTCCAGAAATACATAGTTGTGCTGATGGTACTATCTTTAAATGTAATGGTGGAACACAAGGATGTAGGAATGATTCTCCACTATATTGTTAAAGTTATAGAATTAAAAACTAATCTAAATTTTTCTTTATTATTTTAATAGTAATAAAGAAATATGAACCAATATTGTTTTGATATTAAAAACCCTGATAACATTCAAATAGTAGCTGATGATATCAAGAATTTTGTCCGAAAACTGTACATAGGAACAACAGAACCAAAGTATCCAAATAAAGAAGAACTACCATTCATAGTGCTTTATGGAACAACATCAGAAAATAATGTGTGTATTCAAATGACTAGTAAGGCAAAAAAACATGTAGAAAGAATAGAAAAAATCAATAATTCTTTGAAAGGTTCTAAACTTGTTTATAAAAATAGCGTAACTCTTAGCAAACCTTACAAATATGAATTAGATGCGCAGGCTTGGTGGGGTGGAGGTAATCTAAATATTGGTGGTAAACGATGGAATACCTTAAAACATCGTGGTCCCTATTTTACTCATCTCATGGAACCCTACAAACCCTTAAAAGCATCATTAATTTATGAAGGTAAAAAATATCAACTAAATCCCAAGGAAGAACAGGTTGCTACATATTACGCTAAACGTAAAATCAGTGAAGCTGCCGGAGGCGTGGTTGATGAATGGACTAAAGATAGAACATTTAATCAAAACTTCTGGAATGATTTTAGAACATATCTAACACCTGAACACAAAGCAGTATTCAAAGACTTTTCTAAAATTCGTTGGACAGATGTTATTAACAAGATTGAAGCTTCTAAACCATCTGAATTAACAAAAGAAGAAAAGATGGAAAAACGTATGATTAATGAGGAAAAGAAGAAGACATATGGTTTTGCCTACTTAGATGGTGTAAAAGAAAAACTAGGTAATTTTACTGTTGAACAGGCAGCTATTCTATATGGTCGTGGTGATAACCCTCTTCGTGGAAAAGTTAAAAAACAAGTTAATCCGGAGGATGTGACTATTAATATTGGTGAGAACGACCCAGTTCCAAAACCACCTTCAGGGCATAAATGGGGAGCTGTTGTTCATGATCACGATAGTGTTTGGGTAGCTAAGTGGAAAGATAGTATTACTGGAGAAAATAAGTATGTTCAATTTAGTGCCGAAGGTAAATTCAAAGGAGAATCAGACTTGGTAAAATACGAAAAAGCCAGAAAATTACAAAAACACATTGATACTGTCCGGGAAAAGTATATGGTTGATGCTGTTTCTAATAATGGTGTAAAGAGACAACTAGGAACTGTTCTCTGGTTAATAGACAATCATGGTGTAAGAGTCGGTGGAGAAAAGTCGGCCGATGAAGCAGATACTGTTGGAGCCTCTACATTAAGAGTAGAACATGTAAAATTGGAAGAACCAGACATTGTAATCTTTGATTTCTTGGGTAAAGATAGCATTAGGTTCTACAAACGTATTAAGGTTCCTAAACTCATATACACAAATTTTGAAAAGTTGTTAGCGAATAAAAAGGGGAACGCCCAAGTATTTTCAGCTATTAACTCTGCTACTATCAATGATTATCTCAAAGAATTTGACAAAAATTTTACAGCAAAAGTATTTAGAACCCGCTTAGCATCCTCCATCATGTTTGAAGCATTAAAATCAGTTAAAGTACCAGATGGTGCTACTAAAGCTGAAACCAAGAAATACTTCAACAAAGCAAATGCCAAGGTAGCAGAAATCCTAAACCATACTCGTAACGTATCAAAGAAAGCTCGGGAATCAGTCAAGAAAGATGAAGAAAAGTTAAAAGAATACAAGAAAGAATTGAAACAACTGGAAAAAACTGGTAAATCAACTGCCGGTTTAGAAAAGAAGATAGAATCTGCTAAAAATCGCATAGAAGCTAAAACTGATGTGTTGAAAGTAGCTATCAGCACCTCATTAACAAACTACATTGACCCTCGTATAATTGTAGCATGGTCAAAGAAGTCTGGAGCTGATTTAACAGCTATATACACGGATGCGTTGATGAAAAAGTTCAAGTGGGCCATAGAAACTACCGACAAAAAATGGAACTGGTTAACCAGCCCACTCCAAGGAAATCAAGATCTAGAACCAAGTGAAAACCATGGTAATACTGTTAATAATATCAAACCAGAAAAACCAACAAATTATCATAAAAGTCGTAGTGTTAAGAAACTTACGGATGATAAGCCTAAAAGACCAGGTAAGGGTAAGTTGAGTAATAAAATTTTCATACAACAACCTAAAAATATAGCAGATGTTAAGGTTGGTTCCCTAAAGGATTGGAAGTTATTAGTAAATTTATGTGAAAATCCAGAGATGTATAAGACCCAAATATACAAAGTTGACAAAGAAGTATTAGAGTGGATATACCCATTCTCTCAATATTTTATTGAAAAAGGCTCTGAAGTTCAAGCAAATAATTATATTGTTGAGTTTTATAAATTAGCCTTTGAAAGATGAAAAATTTTAGTTTAATATTTATTATACTGGTAAGTTTAGTAATATTAGAAATAATAGCAGAAGTTTGTATCAAGGAATACAATAAAAGTTCAAAAACTAAACTTATACTTATTGGTGTATTCTTGTATTTATTTATTCCATTACTTTTTCTTGCTCTCATAAAGCAAACAGATGAGTTAATAATTGCTAATACTTTATGGCAGGTATCTAACATTATTTTAGTAGCAATTGTAGGATATTTTTATTTCAAAGAAAAATTGTCAAAATATCAGTGGGCTGGAATAGTATTGAGTATATTTGTAGTTGGTTTATTGATGATTGAACCAAAAGAATAAAATATTTTTATAAATAAATGGAATATCATACGATAAGCGATGGGTACAGATTCAGAAACCTAAAAAGTTTTCAAGGTTATGACTGTCAAGCAAACACAGAATGTGCCAGACCATTAGTTGGTAATCCAGCTAATTGGGGAAAGTGGTGGCCACAATCACAAGGAAATCCAATGGACTGTTTAGCATATGGATGTAAGTGTAATTCGTTTAGTGGTTCAGACTGTGGTGCCAGAAGACAACACCGCAAAGATGGAACACCAAAGGATACCGCACAAACACTATTCTGTGGTCCAATTGATGGTTTTTGCTCTTAATTCTTTATAATTTTGACAATTATAAAGATTCTATTATTCTATTATTCTTTTATTCTTTTATTCTTTTTCTTGGAAAACTTTCAGATTACGACCTGATGGATCTCCACCATGGTCCACCCACTTGGGCAACCAATATTCAGACTTTGGCTTATAATTAGGGAAAGACACATCAAAAAGTCTCTTGTAGTAATATGCCTCCTTACTCGGAAAATCAGAACCATTAATCCTGAAATCTTCATCACTAATCTTCTGATCTACAAAATCTTGAATCTGTTCGTACCACTTCTTACCAGTGTTTCCTGATACACCATCGGAAAATCCATCTTTTTGTCTAAACAAAATACTGTTTGGAAGATAATTATTGGTAAAAGCATTTCGTAGCAAAGTCTTTTCAAGTCCATCCTTAGGTCTCAAGAGCTCACCACTCGTACTCATAGAAAAATCAACCATATTTCTATCCAAAAATGGAACACGAAGTTCCAAACCATGAGAAGATATACAACGGTCTGCTCGCAACACATCATACCAATACAACTCCCTAATCAATCTTTCACTCTCATTAGCCAAGTCAGTAGGAGTTGGGGCATAGTGAAAGTACAAATACCCACAAAACAACTCATCAGCACCTTCACCAGAATACAAAACAATATCATCAGTGTTCTTACTAATATACTTAGCCAACAACCACATTCCTACACTTGCTCGTACAGTCGTAATATCATAAGACTCCAAATCACGAATAATATCAGGAATTGCCTTAAAACCCTCTTCGGGGGTAAAAAGAACTTCAGTATGAACTGTGTTCAAATAATCAGCAGTTTCCCTAGCACACTTCAAATCCTTAGAACCCTCCATACCAATGGAATATGTTCTAACCTTATCAGGACCTATCAACTTACAAAGTATACTTGTAATCAAAGAACTATCCAGACCACCAGACAACAAACAGCCAATCGGACGATTTGACATCAACCTCTCTTCAACAGCTTTTTCCAAAGTTTCACGAAGTTTTACTTCTGTTGTCACTGAATCTTTTAGACTTCTGAGTTTTGGTAGTGTATAACTGAAAAGAACTACCTCGCCAGAACTAATATCATAATAACCCCAACCCGGAGGGACCGGATTTACTGTTCCACAAAAATCTTGTAGAGCACGAGCATATGAAGCTACTGCGAAGTTTCCATCCTTAGTAAAACCATAAAAAAGAGGACGAACTCCAATCCTATCTCTTCCAAACCAAACCTTCTTATCAGAAACTGAATTAACCATTAGAGCAAAATCACCACTGAGTGTATCAATCATTTTCTCAAAACCAATCTTGTTAAATAGATGTATAATACACTCACAATCACTCTTAGACCTACATTTAAGATTATAAGTATGTTCTAGATGTTCGTGATTAAATATCTCCCCATTACACATCACAGAAACATCACTATCATGGAATGGTTGTTCTCCCATGGAGCTTGTATCCATAATAGCTAATCTACGAAAACCCAATAACATATTTTTCTTGATTACAACCACTCCACTATCTGGGCCACGATTATACAACATTTTGTATGAATTAACAATAACATCAACATCTCTTTGCTGATTTCGCAAATATATAGCTAGAATTCCACACATTTTTATATAATAATCTACTTTTTCTTAAACCTTAATGTATCTTGGTATCATACGCTCTCTGCGACGTTCAGTATGCTCTAATTTCTTTCTATCCTTACCCTTCTTCTTATACAGATTATATACATCCCTATAATACTCATGAATTAACAATACACCACCCCTCTGTTTCTCAAACAAAGTCAAAGGCTTAGTAAAATCAGGTTCTTTCTCCCCAAAACAAGCAATACCTCTCCAAAAATATCCCTTGGTATTTGGCATATCTTTCAAGTTTGTTTGTATATATTCAGGAACAGTACTATCAATTTTCTTAAAATAATTATAACTCCTATCCATTTCTCTCTTGAGATTCCGTTCCTGTCTATCTGAATCCCTTGTCATATTATTATATGACATAGACAACTTATGATTATCAACATTCCGCAATCGTGATTCTTCTTTTTTCTGCTTCTGTATCGCGTTCTTATTCTTTTGTTCTTGGTAATTAGTCTTGTTTGTAGCAACTATTTCACTATCAATATCACCACGAGATATACCCTGAATTCTCTTCTCCAAATCATTAATTTCTTTTTTACGCTCATCATTTTTACTTGTAATCTTAGCTATTTGAGCCCGTACATACGGAATATCTCCTTGTTGTTTTAGAGCTTCCATCATACCCTCATCAACCTCAATACATTTATTCAGATCACGAATACGTATAGTGGCTTTATTATGTTCTGATTGACGACTAATATCCATGTTTTCCTCTTTTATCCTTTATTTAATGGATAAAATCTTTATGCCTCTTTTATTATGGTACTTGGAAAGTACCATAATATAATACACATATATCATTTATACGTGCCCCCTGAACTCGGCTTACAAACTAAATTACTCACTTTATCTTTAATAAACTTTCCATCTTGCGTAGAAAATATTATATTATTAATACCCACATCTAACAAAGCTCTCTGACAATTTATACAAGGCTTAGAACTCACAACCTTTCCATCCCTAGACCACCTTATATTCCATATAGTATATTTTGACATTTTCCGTTTATCTTCTATACACATCTGTTTCAACACTGCTATCTCTGAATGACAAGACTTAGACTTACCCTTGTCCGGAGAAAACTTAGAAGCCCCACCTAAACTGGACTCCCCATAAGCTATAACTTTACCACCCTTAGTTATAGCACTTATATGCCGTTTAGGATTATTCCAGTCATCTGGCGGGCACATACCAGATAACTTTTTGTTTAGACGAACTTCCATTATTGTTTTTTAATATAATTTCCTTAAATTAAATCATTTTCATTTATATGGCCTTCCTGCTTCACAGTAAGGACATATCCGACGAGTTATCATATTCTTCTTCTCTTTATCAAACAAATCATATAATTCTACCTGTTCATTAAAGTATTTCCTCATAGTTGGATACATATCTTTTATATGACCCGGCCATAATGGATTCGGTTCTGTCTGATTATAAACATATTCGGCCATTTCACCAGGATTACACTTAAAATACTCATTCCATTCTTGAATACAATATGGCTTCACTATATCAACCAAATCATTAACAAACTCATTACGGAAAAATTTCTTAAAACAACCACCACATACAGTATGGTCGGTATTACCACAAAAAGGATTAACAACATTCACAACACTCTCCTTAAAACAACAAGGACATTTCCTCTTCTCATACACTATAACCAACTTACCTACCTCATTACGAGACTCAAATAAATCTATCATCATATCAATAAACTCGTTAGGTCCAAGATTAGCACTTGGACTTAACTCATAAACAGCGCTAGGTCTATTAAAATTACTTAACATATAATTCCTATGTTCATAACCCCATATTGATGTATTACAATTAAAACAAACTCCATTATGAGTATTATCATTATTCTTACATAAAATATAATTAGGACACTTAATCATAACATATCTTATAACTTACATAAGTTATAAAATTTCATTTTTATTAAAACTCATCCTCCCAACACGATGACGGAACCTTATCAGAAGAATATATAAACATCGCACTCTTGCCAAAAGACAACTTACACTTCCAACCAATATTAACCAACTCTTTCTCTACCTCCTTATATAAACTCTCACGTTCTTCCTCAGATTTAACACCAATACTATCATAAAACTCTGTAATATTAAAATAATTGTTCTCTGTTGAATGAACCTCATGATTACTGTCGTTGTAATCATATTGTAGCATATGAAGAGATATAGCTTTACGTAATTCTTTTAATGCCCAATTATACCTACAACTACCTAAATTTAACTTATTATCTACATGTAGATATGTTGGAAAAGATTGCATTTATTATAACCTATTGATATTCTTAAATTAATTACGCTTACTACTAATATGATTACGCAACTTTTTGTTTTCATGTTTCAGTATCTCAATTTTACTCTCAAGTTCTTTGATTCGATCAAACAATTCCTCTTGACCACTCTTTGTCTTACGCTTAGGAGTAGATGGGCTGGGGAAATCATCAGAAGATTCCTCTTCTTCTGAAGAGGTTGAAAGCTCTTCACTACTGCTACTGCTTTTACTTCTTTCAGCATATAATTTCCTAAAATCAACAGGTTTTTTATTAAAAGACTTATAGTAATCCAAAGGTCTCTCCATAAAAGCTTCGTGATGAGATTTTAAACTTGTTGTGACACGTTGAGTCTTATTTTGTTCAGTTACTTTACTATGTCTGTCATCCCTATGTCTGTCATCTCTAGGCTTTACATCCCTAGGCTTTACATCCCTATGTCTGTCATCTCTAGGCTTTACATCCCTATGTCTGTCATCCCTATGTCTGTCATCCCTATGTCTGTCATCCCTATGTCTGTCATCCCTATGTCTGTCATCTCTAGGCTTTACATTCCTGTATCTGTCATCCCTATTATTGTTATTTTGAAGATTAGTATACCTATCATTATTGTTCTTGTGACGTCTTTCATTTTTTTGTTGTTGTAGCATTTTAATATTATCTTTTAATGTTGGTACTTTATTCTCTGTTATTAGAGATTTATTATCTGATTCTTTTAGTTTATTTTCAGTTTCAATCAAACTATTTAGAAAAGGAATAATTTCTTTTTTATCCTTAGTTTTTACTTTACTTTCTTTAACAAAACTATCTTTATCGCTATCATTGGCATTCTTAGTACTTTTCTTATCACTATCATCGTCACTATCATCGTCACTATTCTTAGCACTTCTATCGTCACTATCATCGTCACTATTCTTAGCACTATTCTTAGCACTTCTCTCGTCACTATCATCGTCACTATTCTTAGCACTATCATCGTCACTATCATCGTCACTATCATCGTCACTATTCTTAGCACTATCATCGTCACTATTCTTAGCACTATCATCGTCACCATCATCGTCACTATTCTTAGCACTTCTCTCGTCACTATCATCGTCAGATTCCTTCTTGTCAGATTCCTTCTTGTCAGACTCCTTTTTGTCAGATTCCTTCTTGTCAGATTCCTTTTTGTCAGATTCCTTCTTGTCAGACTCCTTCTTGTCAGACTCCTTCTTGACCGATTCCTTCTTGACTGACTCCTTCTTGACTGACTCCTTCTTGACTGACTCCTTCTTGACTGACTCCTTCTTGACTGACTCCTTCTTGACTGACTCCTTCTTGACTGATTCCTTCTTGACTGACTTTGACAATGATTCAACTAATTCTTTTATAGAGTCTTCTTTGGATCTTGGAAGAAGCCAACCTTCACCTCCCTGAGCTTTACCATTCCATCTGGCTCCTATTTTTTTCATAGCATTTGTATATGTCGCCTTATCGCCCCTAATAACTAAACGTGTCTTGTCATATATTTCGTAAGATAACATTTTGTTAATTAAAGGCTTTTCCTTAAGTAATATTTTAAGTAATATTTTGTTAATATTACTTAATGATTAATTACATTTCTGATCCGCCACCACCGCCGATGGAGACATAGTAAATTTCACCTGTTGTGGTATCGTAATAGAGTGGATTAGTAGTACCGCTTCCGGAAGCGATTGGTTTTACGTAAAATTTGCTTCCAGTGGTGCCATTTAGAGCTAAACCTGAAGCATTGAGAACAATACTGTTAGCACCTTGACCGGTTTGACCTGCTACATTACCTATTGCAATAGCATTACTTCCTTGTTGAGATCTGCCAGCCTGATAACCAATAGCTATACCATATTGTCCTTGTGATGAAAAACCGGCTAAACTTCCGACAGCTACAGCGAAACTACTTTGGTTATTACTTCCGGCATTTGAACCTAATCCTACTGATTGAGCACCTTGACTTGTTTTGCCAGCATTTTGTCCCATAGCTACAGCGTAACTTCCTTGTGATGCCCTACCAGCCTCGTGCCCAATACCTATAGCACCCGTTTGTTGATTTTGAGCACCTGCTGTTTCACCTATTGCTATAGCCTCAACTCCTTGAGATGTTTGACCCGCTTGCTTTCCTATAGCTATAGCATCAAGACCTTGTGATACTTGTCCGGAATTGCTACCTATAGCAACAGAGTTTGTACCCTGAGTGCTTCCACCTGACAACTCTCCGATAGCAATAGAGTTTGAACCCTGATTTGTTCGTCCAGCATCATGACCAATGGCAACACCTTCAGAACCTTGATTTCGATTACCAGCGAAGTCGCCGATAGATACAGCACTAAAAGATTGTGTTCCTGCTCCTGCTTGATATCCTATGGCAACAGAGTTACTACTTTGTGAAGTTAGACCAGTAAAATAACCAATAGCTACAGAGGAGGATGATTGTGTATATCTTCCTGCATCATGACCGATAGCCACTGCATGAATAGATTGGCCCTGATTTCCTGCGCGATCGCCTATAGCTACGGAATTGCTACCTTGAGTATTTGCACCTGCCGAAGGTCCTATAGCTACAGAGTCCGCGCCTTGTGCGACGGTACCCGCCGAAGTCCCTACAGCTACAGAGTTATTACCTTGGGTGTTTCGTCCTGCCAAAGATCCAACAGCCACGCCAAAACTTCCCTGGTAGTTAGAACCTGCTAGATTACCCATAGATACGGCATTACTACTTTGAGCTGTATAACCAGCATTCCTACCAATTGCTACACAACTGACACTCTGAGATTGTCTTCCAGCGTCTTCACCTATTGCTACAGCATAACTAGCTTGTCTTGATTCACCAGCAAAACTTCCGATTGCAATCGCATATGTACCCTGAGATATATTACCTGCTGTATATCCAATAGCTACAGAGTCGGTACCTTGAGTACTCTGTCCTGCGAGATTACCAATAGCAACACAATTAGTTCCTTGAGAAGTTTGTCCGCATTGTAATCCTATGGACACCGAACTAGCACCTTGTTTGTCCAAACCGCTTTGGTCACCTAATGCAATACAATTATCACCCTGACTATTAGCACCAGATGATGGTCCAATAGCAATAGACCTAGTTCCTTGACTTGTTTGTGCGGCTCTTCTTCCGATAGCTACAGAAGTGACACTTTGTGTGTATCTTCCTGCTTCTTCTCCAATAGCAATAGCATTATTACCTTGATTTAAGTTTCCAGCATTAATACCGATAGATACACTATCAGTTCCTTGATTTTGCCCACCTGCTGCATTACCGATAGATACAGAATCAGTACCTTGAGATGTTAAACCCGAATTAAGACCGATAGCAATAGAATTTTCACCTTGAGTACCCTGCCCCGCGTTATTTCCAATTGCTATAGCGTAAGAAGACTGAACGGTTTGTCCTGCTTGATAACCTATGGCAACAGCACGAGCAGATTGACTGGCAATACCGCTATTAGTTCCCATAGCAACAGCATTGACACCTTGATTCGTCTGTCCGGCAGAACTACCAATAGCTACAGCGTTACTTCCTTGCGTTCCTAAACCTGTTTGATAACCAATAGCAATCGCTCCAGCACCTTGCGTTCCTAAACCTGCCTGATAACCAAGTGCTACGGCCTGAGTACCTTGGGCTGTGGCACCTGCTCGATAACCAAGTGCTACGGCCTGAGTACCTTGGGTCCCATAACCTGAATAAGCACCCAGAGCAACTGATTGTATACCTTGAGCATTAGAACCTGAATAAACTCCAACTCCAACAGAATTATTACCTTGTGCAGAACGACCAGACCTATATCCAATTGCTATTGAATCATAATCTTGACTTACATTACCTGATTCTTGCCCTATGGCTACAGACCGAGTTGCCTGTGTTTGTTCTCCTGCCCTATAACCAATAGCTATAGCATAAGTTCCTTGACTTGTTTTACCTCCTTGTTTTCCTATGGAAACAGCGTATTCTCCCTGAGCATTATGTCCTGCTGTCTCTCCAATAGCAACACCATATTGTCCTTGGTTAAATTGCGCTGCCGAACTACCTACAGCAACTCCTCCTGTAGCTTGTGATGTTTTAGCAGCAAAATAACCAATGGCTACGCCTAAAAATCCTTGACTCGCACGACCAGCATCTTGACCAATAGCAACGGCAGCACCACCAGCTCCTTGGGCTACGGCACCTGCGTTAACACCAATAGCAACAGCATCGGGACCTTGAGTGCTTCCACCTGCTAATGCTCCGATAGCTATAGCATCGGCTCCTTGGGCTGTTATACCGGACTGGTCTCCAACAGCAATCGCTTTAGCACCTTGTGTGGAAAAACCGGCTTTATAACCAACAGCAACTGACGCAGCACCCTGGACAGTGCCACCTGCTTGGTAACCAACTGCTACGGCCTGAGTACCTTGGGTTCCATAACCTGATAACGCACCCACAGCAACTGATTGTATACCTTGGGCAATAGAACCTGAATAAGCACCAATCCCAATAGAATTATTACCTTGGTCGGCACGACCAGACCTATATCCCATTGCTATGGAATCATAACCCTGACTTGTATTACCTGATTCTTGCCCTATGGCTATAGACCGAGTTTCCTGTGTTTGTTCTCCTGCCCTATAACCAATAGCTATAGAATCAGCTCCTTGACTTGTTTTACCTGCTTGTTTTCCTATGGAAACAGCATATTCCCCTTGAGATATTTGTCCTGCTGTCTCGCCAATAGCAACACCATATTGTCCTTGGGTTCCTTGTCCTGCTGAAGAACCAATAGAAATTGCTCCTGTAGATTGTGCTGTTGCAGCGGCTGCGGAACCAATAGCTATACCTAAAAATCCTTGAGTCGCACGACCAGCATTTTGCCCAATAGCAAGTGCGTCACCACCGGCACCTTGCGCAAATCTACCTGCGTTTTGTCCAATCGCAATAGCATTAGCACTTTGAGTACTTCCACCTGCTAATGCTCCAATAGCAACAGCATCAGCACCTTGGGATGTCTGTCCGGCATTTACACCAATATGAACTTTATCTGATGTTTCCGTAGCCCAAGCCGAACTATCTTGATCCCAGTAAGCATAATTACTATACGCCGTACCATCTGGTAAACTAGTTCCACCACCGCTAGTATCATACGTTAATTCTTTTGTGGTAGAGTTATAAAATACAGTGTTAACATTTGTTGCGTTTCTAATTGGATTAACGAAAAACCCTGCTTGACCACTATTTTGCACTGAACCCGAGGCATTTAAGATGATAGAATTTGCTGTTTGAGATGTTGTTCCTGCTTGATAACCAATAGCAATAGCATTAGTACCCTGAGTTCCAGCACCAGCAAGATAACCTATAGCTACAGAACTTTGACCTTGGTTTGTGTTACCAGCACGATTTCCAAGAGCGACACAGTTAGAACTTTGATTAACTCCTCCAGATATATTACCAATAGCTACAGAAGCAACACCTTGTGCTGTTTCTCCTGCTTCATTACCAATAGCAACAGATTGGTTGTTTTGATTTGAATAACCAGCCCGATAACCGATAGCTACAGCATCAATTCCTTGATTATTATAACCAGATTGGTTACCTATTGCTACAGAATCATCATCTTGTCCAAAACGACCAGCAAAATACCCCATAGCTACACAATAATTACCTTGTGTTTGATTACCAGCACTACTCCCAATACTAACTGCACCAGTCCCTTGACTTGTTCTTGCAGCATAACTCCCAATCGATATAGAATTGGTATTTTGTGAATATTCTCCACTAAGATAACCGATAGCTACAGATAATTGTCTTTGAACGACTCTACCAGCCTGAGTTCCTATGGCTACAGAATGTTGAGCTTGACTTTGACCACCTGCGAACACTCCTATACCAATTCCATATTGTGCTTGATAAGTTCTACCTGCTTGAGTACCAATAGCAACTCCATATTGTCCTTGAGTTGAACTACCGGCTTGATCTCCAATTGCTATAGCAGTTCTACCTTGAGAAGTTTCTCCTGCTCTTCCTCCAATTGCTACAGCCCAGTTACCTTGTTCCCATTGCGCTGCCTCGTCTCCAATTGCTACAGCCTGTCTACCTTGATTCGTACGACCGGCGAAAGGACCTACTGCTGTAGCTAAGTCTCCTTGTGTGGTAGAACCGGCTAAGCGTCCTATAGCAACAGCATCTACATCTTGGTATGTCTGACCCGCATTTGCTCCAATAGCTATTGCTCCGGTTCCCTGTGTTGAAAGACCAGCATCTGGACCAATGTGAACCTTGGTTCCTGTTTCTGTCTGCCATTGACTTCCAGCTTGGTCCCAGTAAGCATAATTACTATACGCTGTACCATCTGGTAAGGTAGTTCCACCACCCCCTCCGCCAGTAGTATAAGTTAATTCTTTTGTAGTAGTATTGTAAAATACACTATTAGTATTTGACGTGATATCTGACCGAACTGGATTTACATAAAATCCAGAGTTAGTTGCTGAATGTGCTATTCCAGAAGCATTTAAACAAATAGAATTATCTGCCGAAAATAATTCAGAGGCTCCCTTACCAATAGCTATAGAAGATTCACCCTGAGTTAACTTACCAGCACCACGACCAATAGCTACAGCATTTCGTCCTTGTCTTGTTTCGCCAGCATTTGTACCAATAGCTACGGCATCTTGACCTTGATTGTCGGTAGCCGCAAGATAACCAACTGCTACAGAACTATTACCTTGAGTTCTTTCTCCTGCCGCTGTTCCAACAGCAACACAATTAGTACCTTGCGCCGTGCTACCAGCTAACGAACCAACAGCAACAGAGTTATTTCCTTGATTGTATTTACCCGCAAAACGACCAAGAGCAGTTGCTTCTGTTCCTTGAGCAAATCTTCCAGAGTCTTGACCCATAGCTATAGAATCGGTTCCTTGGGTACTTAGACCTGAGTTAAAACCAATGGCAATTGCTCTATCTCCTTGAGCAGTCCTAGCACTATATACTGAATTTATAGAAGCATCTGTGCCACCAATACTTATGGCATTATCGCCTTGATTGTTAGAATTAATACTAACAAAGTTACTACCAGTACTATTAGCCATAGAACTTAACATTTGATTTGGATGTTGAAAATTCATTACTGGTTGAACTGATGAAAAACCTTCATTTCCCGTTGGCATTATTTTATTATACTAAAATAAAATAATAGAAATTTATTAACCATCTATAAGTTCATTTTCATCATATTCTTCCTCGTCAAAATTACTCTCCATAGCCTCCATTATATCTCTTTCTAAAATAGCCTTCTTAATTTCAGCATTAGTCCTGGCTACCACAATTGGTCTCACAGGCTTATGTAGTTTTAATACAGTGTTAAACCGTACTAATTCATCATCCCTTTTAATATACACAATCGTAAAATTCAACTTCTGAGACAACAAGACCTTATTCTGATTAAAGAACCCAAAAAACTCCATAAAAACTTTAAGTGGTGGCTCTTCTCCCTTATTACAGTCAATAAGAACAACGGCTGGTTTTCCCTCAAGTTTATCCAACATTTCCTTAGTCTCATTTAATAAACACTTAACCATCAACATGGCATCAGGAGAATTCCAATCTCCACTTGATGATATCTTAACGATTCTATCAGTTTCCCATAAATCTTTGTTAATCAATAACATTTATCTAATTAAAAATTTATTCATAAACCACTTATAAATTTGATTTTTTAAAAGAACATATTATAACCAGCCAAATGACTACTCACCTCAACGACCACGGACCATGGTATGAAAACCAACAAATATCTTACCAAAGTATTGTAAGTGATATGAAGACTTTATTCAAAATTGAGAACAATGAATCATTAGAATACCTTATCAACCGAGCTTTTCTAGAAATATCAGACAAAAGTAAAGTCCCTATATCCAAAGAAAAATCTGGCGTATCACCAAGGGGATATTATACTTTTATCAGACAAGATCTAATAAATATAATGACAAGACTTCAATTACACGGTAATTAACCAATACAAGTTTAAAATTGGTTTTTATATATAAATTATATTATAAAAATCAGAAAAATGACTGAAACTTATATAGAGTTTTTTCAATTACCAAAGGATATATCATATACACCAGAAGAAATACATGAAATTTGGGAAATGAGACCCGAAAAACCCCACGAAATAGTAATTTGTGGAAAACTTATACCATGTCCAAGACTACAAAAAACACAAGGTCATAGTTATACATTTAGTGGTAATACATTAGATTGTGAACCTATTAGTCCAATGTTTGACAGACTTATTGATCATCTTAACAATAAACTAAATTGTAATTTTAATATGTTAATGATTAATTGGTATAGAGATGGTAATGATTATATTGGAGAACATTCAGATGACGAAAAACAATTAGAACCAGGTTCTCCAATCGCAACAGTATCGTTAGGTTGTACTAGGGACTTTGTTCTCAAAAATAAAGAAACTAAAGAACGTATCATATACAAAGTTAACAATAATAGTGTTTTAGTCATGGGTGGAACATGTCAAAAAACACATAAACATGCCTTACCAAAACGAAAATTAATAAAAGACTATCGAATATCTATAACTCTAAGAGAGTTTAAATAACATTTATCTCAGTATAGATTAAATTTGATTTTATAGGACTCCATACCCTATAAAATTCGAAAATGGCTTATAACGAAGAAGCAGACCAAGGATATCTTGACTTACTTATTCAAGGATATACCATAATACCTAACATATTATCTACCGATGAGGTAGATAGAGCAAAACAACTCTTCTACAACTGGAAAGACACAATCCCAGACCACGACCGACTACATCGCCTAATTGACCCACACGGTATCTACAAATTCCACGAAGTCGGACACCAAGAACACGCCTGGTTTATCAGAACCAGACCAAGATTACAAAATATATACAAATACATATACGACACACAAGAACTTATTAGTTCATTTGACGGTTGTTGCTACATTGACAAAGACGATAACCGTATTGACAAAATCTGGACTCACACCGACCAAGCCCCAAAAGATAAAGATTTCAAGTGCTATCAAGGTTTCGTCTCTCTAACTGACAACACAAAAAGAACCTTGGTAGTTTACGAGGAAACACACGACTATCACGAACAATACTTCAAAGACAAAGGTATTAACCACGCAAAAAACTGGAACTTAATAGACCATGACACCCTACTTAAATTAAAAGATAAAAAAAGAGTTTTAGATGTGCCCGCCGGAGCCTTAGTAATGTGGGATTCAAGAATATTTCACCAAAACCAATTTGGCAGAGAATCTACAAAAGATAAGATTCCAAACGAAGAACGAATTGTTCAATACGTCTGTTTCTTTCCTAAAAACCACGAACAAAATACACCAGCTATACAAAGAAAAAGAAGAAAATATTATGAGGAAAGACGAACTACATCTCACTGGCCATGTCCCATACACGTTAATGGAAAACAACCACAAACTTATGGTAATAACGACAGATTTATAGATTATACAACACTTAGGACATCAAATCTCTCAGAATTAACCATAAACATTCAAGAATTGTTATAATTTAATATTTTTATAAAAATATTAAAATATAATATAATTATAAATGGCGAAATCTGGTCCAGCTCCAGATAATGGTAAAAAACCAAATAAGCTATACATTTCTCTTTATTCTGTTCTATTATTTTTCGGTGTTTTAGTACTAACTCAGTATGTACCACTTATGTCCGGATTAATCAAAAATGTTGGAATGCCACTTTTACTTGTCCAATGTTTAGTATTCTTTGGTGTTGTCTTGCTCAGTATGCAACCTTGGAAAAATTGATTTAATTAAAACATGTATAATTATAAATTATACATGGAATTCCCGGATGATGTATGGAAGTATATTATATCATTTTCAGAGATTAATACCAGATGGTATCACGTTATATTATTCAAAACTAACTTTAAACATAATAAAACCTCTAGCAGAATACAGTTACGAGAACTAATTAATTCAATTAATTATTATAGGAATAGTTATCGAGGAACTATTAAAGAACACTGTACCATTTGTGAATCAATATACTATTTTCATAAAAATTACAAAACTAAAAACTTAAGACATAATTTAGAATTGAATATTCAAAATAAATTCTAAAACAAAATCAAACCATGGAACGTGCTCACGAAATCTGTCTAGAAATGCTAGAACAACGTGAATATTCCATTATAGAAGACGAACCAGACCGTATCATAGCACTAAAACCAGACAACAAACAAATGATTGTTTTCTTCTCGGATTCACCCAAGTTTAATGTAAAAAATATCCAAGTGTATATATCCGTTATGAACGAACTTGAAATCTTCCACTCTATTATCATATACAAAGACGGTGTGACATCTTTTACCAAGAAAACTATAGACCAGTCTCTTGAGATGTATTTTGAACTCTTTTCGGTAGAGGATTTACAATATAATATTACCAAACATGTTTTACAACCAAAGTTTGAACGATTACCTGAGAAAGAAGCCATAGATTTCAAAAAAGAATTTGGACTAAAATTTGGCATCATGAAATCAGACGACCCAATAGCACTATTCTACGACTACAAGAAAGGTGATGTCATCAGAATCACAAGGAACTCCAACAAAACACCTTATATTACATACCGGATTGTCAAAGGATAAACCAATTTAACCATAATTTATATACATAATAATAAATTATGGTATGGAATTCGCAAACTTGGCAGATAACCACCTTGATCTTATCACAATTAAAACAAGAATAGAACTCAACCTTGACAACTTCTTACTCCTAATCAAAGGTAAATCATACAACTCATCAACCATCAGGTCAGCCAAAAATTTCTTAACATTAATACACACAACCCAAGAATTAACAGAACAAGCCATACAACATATCACAATATCCAACGACTTGGAAACTATTAAACAAGAAATTATCCAAGATACCATAAAATTACAAGAGATATACAACAAGTATAACGACCACGTTGAGGGTAGGAAAACAAGCACACCCCTCAAATCCCTCAGAGTTCTTATACAAGACGTTAGTTAATTATACTTTATTTAAAACACTTACTATATAATTCTAAATGATAGAATTATATATCTCCAGTGAAGTTCAAACCTCACCACAGGAAATAGCCACCAAATTATCCGAAAAAGATGTTGAATGCCAAATTACACCCAACTACTCAGCAAACAAAGGACGACAACTAGAAGAAGGATACCAAATCAAAATCTTCCAAATGGACGAAGGTGCAGAATTCAAGGAAAAAGTCTGGAATACACTACAACCATGGCTCAACCTCACATGCGCTTTCGTCAAAGTTGAAAACAAATACATGGGATGTGTCCTCAACTGGCCCACCGTATTCGTCAAGAGCAACTGCCCCATTCGTCAATCTGATTTACAAAAACTAAACAAAGACTTACCAGATAATCCACCAGAGTGTCAACACAAACATTTTTAAATTTGAATTTATAAACTAAGCATTAACAGTATAACAAATATGTCCGAAACAGATTTATACAATATCCTTGGCGTATCAAAGACCGCTAAACCATCAGAAATCAAGAAAGCATATCACAAATTAGCACTCAAAGAACATCCAGACAAGGGTGGAGATGAAGAAAAGTTTAAAAAGATTCAAATGGCATATGAAATCCTATCAGACGAAGAAAAACGACAAAAATATGATAAATTTGGATTAGAAGGACTTAACGACTCAGACGCACCAGAAGGTGCTGCCAACCTATTCAGCCACCTCTTCGGCATGAGGAGACAACGGAGTAATAAACCAAAAGATACCATACATAAACTAACAGTAACTTTAGAAGACCTTTACAATGGAAAAACATCAAAACTATCTATCACACGAACCACTACAGACAGAAATTCAATCCAGAAGTGCCCCACCTGTAATGGTCAAGGCGCTCAAATCAGAATAGTACAACTTCAACCAGGTGTTGTCCAACAAATACAAACTATGTGTCCTACTTGTCAAGGACAAAAACAAACTTTCAATACGATTCAACAAAGGGAAACGATAGAAGTACACATAGACGCAGGTTCGGGGAATGAAACACAAATTCGTGTTAGTGGAATGGGAAACGAAGATATAAATAAACAAGCAGGAGATATTGTATTTGTAATCAAAGAGAAGGAACATGATACATTTGAAAGACGTGGAGACAATTTACTCATTAGAAAGTCTGTATCCCTTGAGGAAGCTTTGTATGGTTGTAAATTCACGCTAAAAACCCTAGATGACAGAACCCTCTCCATCAAAACTCCAGATAATCACATTATTCTCCCACATGTTATAAATAAAACCTTAGTAGTTCCAAACACTATGGTCATTGTTGGAGAAGGAATGCCTAAATCAAACACTGGTGGTCTGGAAAAAGGAGACTTGTACGTCGTTTTCTCAGTTGATTTTCCCACCTACAACTCGGAAACATACAAAAAACTCCAAGAATTTTTCCCAAAAGAACACAAAGACCAAGAAATACAAGAAAACAAAGAAGAATATACACTACAAGTAGGTCATTACAGAGACTACGCAAAACCAAGTATTAATAAGCAAGAAGAACACGGTGAAGACAATGAACCTCACGTTCAACAATGTACACAGAGTTAAACACTAAATTATTCTCATTTTATACTAAAAACAAGTATAAAATGTTTGATTAGCAAGATAGATTTAGTGCTTTTACTGATACAGTATTTACACCAAATAACATATGTAAGACGATCCCGAGTATAAATACTCCTATTGTTGTTAGAACGAGAGGCCATCCAGTAATGGCAGTAATTAAGAACGCTAATACTATAGTTAAAAAATAGTCAACTAGACTTGTTCCTTTGAACTTCAACGCATGAACTCCCTGACCTGGAACTCCAAAAATATCTCTAAACTTTGAAAAGGGACAAGTATTCATTTATATATTGCTATTTTAAAATATAAAATCTACTATTATCTAATGGAAAATTACTGTAAATCATCATACACCGTCCCAAACATAACATCATCCCTCATAATCATCATACCATTATGCTGGGGAATATACGAATTTAGACAGTTCAGAATACAAACTGAAGATATCAAGAAAATAACATACAAAATACATGATGCTATTACAACAAACGAAAACTTACAACCACTACTACAAAACCTAAATACCCTAATCACAAAAATTAACAGATTCTAACAAGCATTTATGGTCTATGATCGAATTCACATCTTCTCAAATCACTGCCAAAATAACAAGGGTTTCCAGGGTTATAACCTCTGGAAGATTCCCAATGAAGACCATGATTATCCCTCCCAGAAGGTTTATAACCAGCAGGACAGGCTTTTACATTTGACCAAGCACAGCTCACATCACTCAAAAAAGGACTACAATCTTCGTCATCACAATATACAATATCTGCGTAAGCTTCAGAAACATCCTTATTAGATTTTCCATCACAATACATATATCTATCAGCATCATCATGTTTTACTTCACAATGCATACATTGCTTCCAATTATCACTCCAATAAGTATCCATTGGACAATGTCCGTTACACCTTTCACCAAAATGATTGCCAATATGGCATCGGCAAGTTGGTTTATGCGTTTCCTCATCTACAACACATGTTCCCTTATGATAACAATAACTATCATCCCCTACTTCTTGGCATGCATCTCTTTCACAAAAATAACCTGAATATCCAGGATCACACTCGCATTTTCCAGAATACGGATTAGTACATTTACCATTATCACATCTTTTTTTGATCAATTTACCATTTCTCTTATAATAACAAAGATCTTGTTCGTCACAATTTTTACCTCTAAAACCAGGATTGCATTTACACACTAAATTTGAAGAATCACCAAAGTTTAGACATATTCCATTTTCACATGTTTCTTTACAACTCATTTTATATTACGTAATATAAAATGGATATAGTACAAAATTTTTGTAAAACAAAAAACCCAGAGTTATTAGATGATTTACCATACCATATAAAACATTTTTTTATAGAAGCAGCAAAATACTCACTAAAATACAAGAAAGGTCATCAAGATATAGCGAAAATTGTTATAAATCAACTTAACATTAAAGGTGATGTTGTTATAGCACGATTAGGTGGGAGGGGGAAAGCATGGCCATCAGCTCCACAAGATTTTAAAAACATAAATATCACAAGCGGTTCAATGAACAAAGCAGGACCTTATCCTATCAAACAATTATCTCCAATGTTTTTAGGACCTGTTAACAAGGAAGTATGGCCGATGATAGGCAATGACACAGCTCTTTTATTTGAAAACTATTGGCAATACTCCAAAATTTTCCCAGATATGAAAAAACCACATTTGGATTCCAACGGAAATGTTACCAAAGAATGGAGAGAATGGCGTAAAAAAGGCTTCTCCGAAAGAAAAGGACATAGACATCCAACCGGAACAAAGACCAATGAAGTAATGTACACGGATAGTAAAGGCAGAAATAATTACAAATACCGCACAGCAATCAAGTCCCTATACGGAGATGAATACATGGGTTATATTGAATCAAGGAAAAAGATATACGTTCCTCTATATTATAAGTTAATAACAAGTACCCAAGCTTTCCAAAACCTAAAGGAACAAGTCAAAAACGGTAAAAACTTTCAAATTCTAGACTTTGATGCGCCGCCAACAACAGAACAAATTACCGTAGATATGCTAAAATGGGCAATCAATCAAACATCACCCTTCGGGAAACCATTCGGACATGGTTATGTTATAGCTGCCGCACTTCTCGGAATTACACCAGAAGATTACACAGAATAATTAGTATCTATTATTCCTAAAATAATAGATAATCATCTAAAATGGAGTGTTAGGCCGACTCTCCCTCCAAGCCGACAACTTCTCATTAGCACCAACAGTCTCAACCAACTTCTGGAGCTTAGGGCACGACCTCATACTAAAGGCAATACCCTCCTTGTCATCAAAGAAATCAACAAGAAAAGAATAAATTACAAAATCAGCTAGAGTTAGCGACGAACCAACAGCATAACCACCGTCACCAATCAACTTCTCAAAATCACTCAACTTACCTACCAAAGTCTCACCAAACCACTTCTGCATAGCCTCCTCCTTGCTCTCCATCTTACGAACCGGCTGGTAAGCATCCTTAAAATCACGAATACACTCACATAGGGAATCAATCTGCGCAGCCTCCAAATCATTACCACCCATAAAACCAAAACGACGAGCCAAATAACGCTCAATGGCCTTAGACTGACACAAAGTAGTCTCAACACCATCATCGCTGTCCTTCACAACCAAAAAAGGAACCTTACCCATTGACTTTTCCAACTTACCTTCCGACTTATCCTTGTTAAACTCCTCCCTAACCATGTTGAAAGTAGCCCAATCAATCACCTCCAAAGGATAACGAAAATCCTCATATTCGGCACTAGCAACCGCAAGAATCATACGAGAGGTCTCAGCGAGACCCCTACCATTGAAATAACAAAGTTTTAGCATTTTAATTACTATCTACAAATACTTAAATTGGGTTTTCTAGTTAGGTAATTAACAAGTGGGGCGGCGCAACCAATCATCAACATACCATACCAATTTTTTAGTTTATGCTTACCAAGTTTATAACGATTTTCGAAAAATATACAATAAAGACTTACAGGAAATAATGCTGTTAAGGCATTACCAGTAGGTTTCATTCCCAATAATATCAAGAATGGAGCTTGATGAAAATTCAACTCAAGTATTAAATACTCATACCAGGTAATATCAAAGTCTTTCCAACGCCAACACTTCTTTTTATAACTATCTACCAACATAACCAATCCAGAAAAAGATATACAAGAACTTAACGCCAATAAAGCACGAGAATTTGTAGAAGTAAATCTAGGGCAACAGAGCATAACCATATTCCAAGTCGTAAAGTAGTTGAACATTTATAATTAAGATTCTTAACTTTAGAATAATTATGATTTTTAATTAAATTTAAATACCAAAAAAATATATATAAATGCCAATACTTACTCAGGGAATATCAACTATAGTTATACTGATGGGACTATTTATGTGCGTTTTTGTTGATTGGGAATATGTATATGAAAATTGTTTTTGTGTTCAATCAAGAAACCGTAACAATAGTTCCATTGAATGGGGAAGAGAAGGTTTATTATGTGATATAACTAGTGATACAACTAGCGAAGTTTCGATCGTCTAATTTTTTCTATTCTTGTCTTGTTGTTTTTTCAGGTTATTCAAATAAATTATCCGACCAATAATAACACCAGACAATATTAATGATATAAAATTGGCCCCAATTACAGATGGTAATTTAAGTTTTAAACCATAAACTAACCAAAAAACTAAACCGATAAAAAGTATAATATAAGTCCATAAAGATACATCATTATTTACATTAGTGCTTTTGTATAAAGTATAACACTGAGGAACATGTGCTATAGTAGTTAATGTCCCAGCTAAGATACCAATTATTTCTATATGTTTAATCATTTTATTATTATACAATAAAATGAATAATAAAGTTAAACTTCAACTCCAAACTCAAGAAAGAGCTCTAATATATATTAGAGATGCCCTATCTTTTTATCTCACAGACGTCAGAGTTAAAAATAACCTATACAATATCATTATTATTGTAGTCTCAATGAGCACAGCCTTTTTTGAAACTTTAAAAACAGAATTTGAATGGGATACAGCATCTAAATCATGGCTACAGAGCTTCTCTACAATACTACCCATAGGTATGAGTACTTTCATAGCATTCATATCATCTATGATGAAATTTGAACGCCTATCAGACAAAATGGAAGACACAACAAAGTCAATAGAAAAATGCCACTACGCAATCAATAAACAAAGAGAAATAAGAGATTGTCTAACATCAGACGAAACAGCCATAACTGAAGCTAACTTGTGTTTTAGAGAAGCTATAATGAACGCTGAAATGCTATGGTTATCAAGAATGGATCCAAAAACAAAAAGACAATTCTTAAAAAGAAGTGATAACATTCATGCCGTATTTGATACATTAGAAAACGACGAAGAAGTTCTTAAAGTGATAGAACAGAGTTTTAAACCAGACACTCCAATAAGAAGATTCGCAGGGTGGAACTTCTTAGCGCCAACACAAAAAACACAACTCAAAAAAGAAGCGGCAAGGCGTGCTTCACCTACAGAATGGAAATTAATGAAAGAAGAAAGAGAAAAAAATCGTCGTGAACAACAAGAAACTTCTTCTACCGAAGATAGTAAAGTGGAGAGTATAGCCTTAGATATAGCCGACCCTCCAAAGAAAACCAAAAAATAATATTGAATTTATAACTTTTATTATATCATATAATAAAATCATGGTAAGACGTAGAGAAGACTTAAAAATAACATGTTATCCGCTGGCTATTTATGGTTGGAGATTAACAGATGGTGATATTCCACCAACACCTAAATTTTACTTACCAATACCCACACAAGAAGAGTATATAATAGACATGTTGTATTTCAGTTCATATAAGACTAAAAATTCACTATTGCCAGAAAATCAAATCTACGACAACCAGAAAAAAAAGAAAATAACATTATCTAACCTAATGTGGTCTTGATAGAATTTCTTATTATTTATTCAAATAATAAGAACATTATCTTATATTTCATCAAAATCACTTTTCTTAAGATCAAACTTTTTAGATTTTGTAACCTCTTTACTCTTAACTTTCTCCGGAATTACCGCCAAAGATCCACCAGGTTTAGGTAGTCTCTTCAAATCTATACACAAATCTATCATACCTGTCCCTATAGATGCCCTTTTACCACAAATAATAGACGCAGATACACCCTTTGTTGGTTCTATTTCACCCTGAGCGGCCGCATTCAAGAAATTATCCATTGTTTCCTCAAAAGAAGCCCTACCAAATGGCCCAGATTCATCTTTCTTCATTGTATAACGAGTAATACTCGAAATACCACCACCATGAGTCATTCTATCCACAAGCAAAGATGTATGACAAGGATTAATACCATCCATAATCTCCATAAACTCATTTATCAAAAACTCCCTAGCTGCTTCAATCCCTAAAACTTCATATATATCCCAAACATTATTAGATATAGTATTACTACTATCAACTTGAGAAGTTCCAAGTAAATTTTTATAATTTATAAATTGAGAAGATATACTCCGAGAATTAATACCATTTGTCTCGCAAAACCACTTACCATCTTCACCTTGTGTATAGAAAATCTCACTTATACCTTGTATTCCACATATATTCATAGTTTCTAATATTGGCTGAACACACTCCTCCAAATATATCTCAACTGCGTTATCACTATCCACAAAACAAATACGATCCTCAGGTAACTCCATATTATTTACATCAACAAATATATCAATCTGACAAACTTTCGATGAAGAAAATACACAATACAAATCATCATACTCAGACTCAATATACTTTGCTATATCTTCCATACTTAAACGATAATTAAACAACTTATCTATATCCAACTTGATACTCACACAATTAGAATGCTTACTAAAACTATCATCATACAACATCTTATACAACTCATACCAAGGTTCATCCTCCTTATCCAAACAAATATCTATAGACAACGCTATATCCTTGAAACACAACCCAATAATATCATGTCCAACAGTCTTACGCAACTCCTCAATACTATCATTACCCCTATTAAAATATATCTTATGATTAACAATACGAGGCTTCTTTGTAGCATTTATCAACTCCTGAAACCGTGGAACACCTGAAGTCATGGTTTTCTCTGACATACCCGCCTTATGAAACGTATTGAGAGTCGTCTGAGTCTGCTTCTCACCAATACTCTGAGCACAAATAACTCCTACACTCTCACCAGGTTGGACCAAACTATCTTCAAATGTTTTCTGAAGTTGCTCCTTCAACTTAGGTATTATTGAAGGATATACCTTCTGTCCAACCAACTGAGCTCTAAATCGCTCCTTATTCGCCTCAACAACAGACATAGCAGTATCCAATGGAATACCCTCTTGTGGAACAATAAAATCCAATAGATTCTCAATATCTTTCTTAGTCAGTACACAAGTCATATCTATATTTTTAACATATTCTTTCGTTAAAATTCAATTTTAATATACCTTCACATAAAACTATTCTAAAGAATATATGTATTATTAATAAAAATGTCATACTCAACATACGGAAACCTTGGAAAGACCGAAGAGGAACCACCAACTGAAAAAGAAAACTCTATGGTCAATATCATCCAAAGTCAACAACACAGAGAAAACATCTGCCGCAACAACAAAATCGTCGTCATTGACAACTACACAGTTTGGTGTGGACCATGTAAATTTATCGCTCCACAATTTATTAGAATGGCAGGAGAATATCAAGGAAGAGTTGCTTTCTGTAAGGAAGATGTTGATAAGCCATTTGAAGGTAGACCACCCATTCGTGGCGTACCATGCTTCCACTTCTACGTAAATGGACAATACATGAAAGATCTAACTATCACAGGAGCAGACATAGAAAAGGTTAAAGAAACCCTTGACAAAATGTTTAAATAAATTAATTTAATGTTATTTTATATAAAATCTTATATAAAATGAAATTTAGTTTCCAAACTAACTATTCCTTGAAGCAACGTCTTGACGAATCAAAACGAATCTTAGATAAATACCCAGATAAAATACCCATTATAGTCGAAACAAACGACAAAGACCTACCAACCCTCCTTAAAACCAAGTATTTAGCCCCAAAAGACCTAACTTTCGGTCAATTTATATACGTTATACGTGGAAAACTCAATCTTCCACCAGAAAAAGCCCTCTTTATGTTCGTCAATAATACCATTCCAGCCACATCAGACCTTGTAGAAACAGTCTATAACAAACAAAAAGACAAAGACAACTTTCTATACATAACAGTTAACAGTGAAAATACATTCGGATAACAGAAATTACTCAGTTAGCATTATCATTAAAAAAGATAAACAAGTTATAAAAGTAATATAATCAAATATCATTATCTAGTTAATGGATTCCAAGATAATTTTTTACGGTCCAAATAAATCATCACAATATCATATATCATTAATGTAGCAACTGCTTCATATCGGTTTATTCCAATATGACTCAAAGTCATATTAAAAAAATCATTAAAAACTCTAGACTCGTCATAACCACATTGTTTATTAGTAATTACTGTAAATTCACACCTATTATTATTTGTCTTCCAATGTATCAATACCCCAATTAACGAGAGAAGATGATATACAGGGTTAAACAAAAAACAACCAAAATATCCATACACAGATATCATATGATGAATAAATAGAAAAGATTGACTTTTTAAAGTATTACACTTTTTTGTAACTGTTGTTATATCAATAACATACTCAGTTATTACCAATAAGAAATATATTACTACTTTCTGGTTTATTGTTAATTTCATTTATATTATAAACAAGATTTTTTTCTAAATTTTCTTTAGGAATCAACTTAGGAACAAACTCCGGAGTTCCACCATTCATATAACGACAAGAAAACTTACAAGTACAATCAGGACACATATCCCTATCATCAAATAACCAAGGCTTATTAGCACAAGTTAACAGAGAATTACAAGTTTTTGGCTTATTAAAAGTCATAGGTCTTACCATGTAAGAATTATACACCGCAAAAGCATTAACAAACGGACGAATCAATATCATTTTAATTATAATCAATTATCTATAAATATTATTCATTTTTATTTAAAAAACACAAACTTATAATATTAAAATGCTATCTTATTTAAGCTCCTTACTACCTTTTAACATTAAACGTGTTAATAATATAACACCACAAGACTCAAGAGGTTTTCCAAACAAACCAGCATGGGGATGGAATAAAGCACCAGCAAAAAAATCACTCATTGACATCGGTATGGCACTCACAGCTTCACAATTTTTCCTAAATATCACAGAATTAGTCCATTGGAGCCCAATAATACCCGCTTTCCTAATGGCTTCTTCCATACTCCATTACTCAAAAGATTGGACTAATTACCTCGGAGGAGATGAAACTCGCACCCTTCTACTCCTACTATCACCAGTAATATCATTCTTCGGCGGACTCCCAGGTATAATGATGCACACATATGAAGGCTGGCAAGTTGCCCCTTTTGAAAACCCACTTGGAGGAACAAACGTAGTAGTTTCACAAAAAAATAACCAATGGCTAAGAATCGTAGCATATTTCTTCATCTTCAACATGCAATACATAGGACTACAAACTTTCTCATACGCCATACTCGGACCATCCATGTTCGGTGGGTGGCATAAATTTCTATCAATACTCGGTTTCTTTACCGCATACTTAGGAAACCAAAACTACAAAGCAACCTTCTACTTCCAATGGAAAGGAACCACCGGTGGCTCAACCTTCCCCATCGCTTGGATGACCGTAATACCATTCATCATATCAGCAACCCTAAACATATACACTTTCTCACAAGTCGGACAACTAGCATTCAAGGGACCCCTTTCAACCCTTCAATCCATTACCCCTCCAATACTCATAGCACTAGGTGGAGCAGTAGAAGGAATCTTTGCGGAAACAGTATTCGACCAGAAAATACACATATTCGCCGTTATTTTATTCAACATGGGATTCTGGCTACAACTAAATCTTTTAGAAAAAGCAGGAATTTCTTTTCAATAATCTCATTCTATTATTTCCAAAATAATAGAATTTTTAGATTTTCTTAACATCAAAACCACCTTCAAAATCTCCATTTTTGTTGCTTTCAAATATATACACCTTTGAAAATTAGTTAGCACAATTATTAGTACCCATGATACACGCATCTTGAGTTGGAAATGATGGTTTAAACTTAGCACCTACAGGAAGTTGCGAACAAGTTTTTTTCCCAGTACCAGGATTCAAACAACCCCATCTTGGAGCTGGTGGAGCCGCACAAGCTGTATTACAATCAGCCAAAGTTCCGTATTCACCACTTCTACCAGATATTTTTGAACAGGTAAAGGTATCTTTGTCACACGCCCAAGTTTGCGCTGGTGGTGCACTACTACCCTTTATGACAGACCTACATGTTGGCGCTAAGTAATCGTTACCACCAGGAACAACACATTTACCCGGACCACCTACATTATCAGCATCTTCGTGCCAAGTTACCTCCGAATTATAAGGAGCAGTTCCGCTGCCAGCTGCCAAAGCCATGTTTTTCGAACAAGACCAATCACTATTACTCGACGCTTCACAAGGGAAACCATCGTAGTGAGGACAACAAAAATCACCAGCATTATATCTACAACTATAACCCAAGGCACTTCTATCAATATCAATATTACCATGTATATCTTGAGGTATGGTACATACAAAACCTTTAGGACAATTAGATCTTCCACAAAGCTTTCCAGGAGTAAGACCCGTACCTAAAACACACTTACCAGTAGTCCGGTCAGGGACGAAATTAGGCATACACTGACAACCATTTTCAGTACAAATCCCATGGGGACCACAGTAATCTGGTGGATTTCCACAATTAAATTTCCCAGGATCATCACGCTTACACCACACATATTCACCCCCTTCGTGACCAATATATGGATCCCCAACTTCAGGAACTGGACCCGTACACTCTTGTTCCGTTGTTGGAGTATTCTCACATATGTATGGAACTTTCCCAGGACAACGAGACTCAGTGTGCCCTGTCATTAATGGAGGACACAATACTGATTTACCATCTACAATACAGTATGTCCCAGGTGTACAAACATCACCCGCACGCTGTCTAATAGTTCCTTTCTGAACACAAAACGCACCATTTTTAGAACCTGGATTACAGGTTGGTGGAGTTCTTTTCGCATCAAGCTGCGCCGCTTTAAAACAATCGTCATCTTCAGTATTCCAACTCATTTTATTATTTACATAATAAAATCTAATTCTTACAAAAATTTGTACCCTTCTCACATTCTTCCTTCGTATTATACGGACTATCAGCACCTTCTGGGTAAAGAGTACACTCCTTACCTTTACCAGTATTCAAACAACCCCACTTCCTTTGAGGACCCCTACCACAGTAATTACTTTCCGTTTGACAAGCTTTAAAACTAATATACGAAGGGTCAAACACAGACCCCTGAGGAAGCTGAGTACATTCTCTACCATTCCCCTCATTCAAACAAGCAAAACGTGGTGCTGGTGGATTTCCACAATAATTAGTCTTTTGCTGACACTCTTCTTTACTTGAATGACCAGGGGAACCTGGGTCAAGTATTCCACATTCTTTAGGTTTCTCGCGCCCAGAACTCATAACACAAGCCCATCTTCTATCATTACAATAATTTGTTCCCTCATTACATTCTTCCAAAGAATCATATGTTTTAGAAGGTTTTTCACCCTTACCAACTTGCCGACAAACTTTTACGCCACCTTTATTGGCAAAACAAGCAAATTCTGGTTTACACTCTTTATTACATAATTGTTGACTAGAATATGTCTCATCTTTGTCAGAATAATTTATAGTTTCCTCGCTACAAGTTAATGTTTCTTTATCACATATACTCCTACCATTCCAATAACTCTCACATTCAAATTTACCAGAAAATACTTCGTTTGCCTTAACCGGTTTATTAGTTGGAAGACAAGGTGACCAAGTGGTAGTACCTTCTACCCGTTTACGAAGTTTTCCTTGTTCCCAATTAACGTCAGGCCTAAATGAACCATCGGTTTCAAACCAATAATCAGAACGTGGAACATTATTTGTGGTATTCAAATAAGTATCTTCCAGTAAATTATATTTAGTACATAATCCCCTTTTCATACGATCTATCCCAACCACCCTTGAGTCCCACCAACACAAATGACTTGGATGACTCTCACAACTTTCTTTACTTGTTAAATCATTACATAAAACATTTGGCCAACATCCTCTATCAGAAAGCGCGGTAGATTTATCAATCCAAGTACACAAACTCCCAGTTTTTGTAGGATATAAATCAGTATCGCCCTCAGATTGTTCACACGAATCCTTATTTCTCTTTGAACATTCTAACTCTAATTCCTCAATACCTTTAGTAGTATTCGTATTTAGTTTTTCAAGACCTGCGGCATTACAGATGTTTTTTCCATTGGTCCATACTGGATGGCCACTTTGATCAAACCCATCAGGATTTTTTGGACGTCCTAGAACTGGCTCTTGTTGTCTCATACTTTTTATAGGATAATGTGTTTCACTTACTCTTGCAATATCACATAATTTAGCATAATCTTTATCAGTAAAATTACGTGAATATTTCAACTTTCTAAGCCCAGTTGAAGGGTCAACTACTGAAGGAGTATTAATTGAACATCCAATGCCTGAATCCATACAATCATCCTCCCACCACCAAAAACCTAGTTCACATCTATTTATATATCCAGCTTCTGAATTTATACCACTACCAGCACACGTAGTCTTAGATAAATCAGAACATTTTCCAATAGTTTTACCACTGTTTTTAATATCTGCAAATACATGTCCGTATTGATTAGAATTACAGCTATCAGCACCTATAATATTAGTAGGCAACGACATTTTATATTTTACAAACAAATAATATTTTCGTATTATTAAAATGTCGTTGCCAACAGATAGGACCCTTACCTAATTTATTGGAGAATGATAATAACCCAACTATAAGTCGGAGGTTAATTCCATTTTATAATCTTTTGATTATAAAAACTAAACTTACAAACTCACAACATTATCAAACGTTCCAGATATAACCTGATGAGCTATTATCAACACCAACTTACCATTAAAATTATCACGAATACCATCAAACACAACATTCGTCAACTCCTGATCCAAACTCGAAGTACACTCATCCAACAACAACAACGGTGTATTAAACATCTCCGAAAGAGCCAACGTATAAGCCAACACTATACGAGACATCTCACCACCACTCAACATACTCAACTCACACTCCATACCCTTATACTCTATCAACACATTTATACACGGCTTCGTCTCCTTCTTTGTCTCCTTAAACGACTGTAAATTTACACTTATCGGATTATCAGGGAAAAAACAATCCAAATAACCACGAGCATGCGTATTTATCATATCTATCACATTCTCCATCGCTATACTCTCTGCCTCCAATATCTTACTCCACAAAGACATCGCAGCACCATAACGATTCTTATCCTCCTTCTCAGATTTTTCCAACACATTAACCTTATCTTTCCAAGACTTCAACACATCAGTCGCCTCCTTCCACTTCTTCCACTTCTCTATCTCCTCCAACACCCTATACAACTCCTCCTCCTGAACCTCCAACTTCTCCTTCTCAAACTCACACTCAGCAACCTTCTCCTCCATATCACTAATACTATCCTCAGAAACATCACTACTCAATATCTCCTCACAATTCCTTCTCTCAACCTTCTTCTTCTGAATACTATTAGACAAACTCAACTTACGACCCATCTTCTCCTTCTGAACTCCTATCTTCTCACGCAACTCAGTCTCATCAAGCTCACTCAAATCAATATCACTACTCCTACACTCACGATACTTAGACAACTTCAAATACATACCATCAACACGACGCTTCATAGAATTATACGTATTTGACAACTTATTATCCAACAATTTACCCTCCAACTCACTTATCCTCCTCATACGCACTCGTTCCCTCTCACCATACTCACGCAAATAATCAACATCATCACGCAACTCATTCACATCATGATCTTCCTCATATTTACCCAAAAAATCACCAATCTTCTTCTCCAACTTAGAACACTGCTCCAGTATACTCTCACCATCACTAATCATCTCACGCAAGTTACCAATACACTTCTTCATATTTAACCTCTTGGCACCCAACTCAACCAACTCCTCATCCACATTCTCATCAACATCATCCACATTCTCATCAACCAAACTCAACACACGACAACTACTCACACGCAAATTCACATTACAAGACGGACACTTATACACATTACGAGATATCTCCCTCATATTATACAACTTATTATACTTCTCATTCACATCCTCATACTCCTTCAACAACTTATCCAAATCAACACGACTTTTATTAATAAACTCCTCATCACAATCATATTCTTCCAACTCCCCACGCAACCTAACTATCTCCTCAAAATCTTTCAAACATGTTTCCGTACTTTTCAACGTATCCTTAAAATCTTCCTCACTACCATCATAATCTTCCCACAAATTACCCTTGATTCCTTCCAACTCTTCCTTCATATCAGATAACTCCGATTCACGAATCTCCTCCAACTTCTCCAAATTCTCCTTATACTCCTTCTCCAAAGAAAAAAGCTCCCTCTCAGCAACCAACGCTATCAATTTATTCTCCAATTCCGTCAAACTATTATGACCGATAAAATCATTCGCCTTATACTCCGCCTCCATCTCCGCCAAACTATCATTTATCCTCCCCAACTCCTCACGCCGAGCCTCCAACGTAGCACTCAACACCTTCATCTTATTCAATTTTGACACAAACTCCTTCATCAACTTGTCATTCCGCTTCAACAGCGTACCACAATTCTTATACTTCACAGTCTGATTCTTAATCGCCTTCTCATAATCAGACTTCTTACATTTTATAGGAAAATTTACCTTCTCAGGTGGAACCTGACACTCATCCAACATATTCTTAGCCATCTCCAACTGAGACGTCGTCGTCACCAACTCATCATTCAACTTACTTATCTGAGCCTTACAACGAGACTTTATCTTACCCAAATCAACATCCCGAAAAGCAAACTGTTCCAGAAAACACAACTTATCACCCGGACTCATCATAATAAAACTCGCCAAATTACTCTGCTGAATATATCCACTCGTCTTAAACGTATTTCCAAACTTCTGATTAATTATCTCCTGTGCTGAAGCGTCCTCATGAATATCATTTAACACAAGCCGATTAGGTCTCTTTGTCCGGAGAACTTTCATACCGTCAAACTCCAGCTCCACGCTACAAGACGTCTTTCCATATGATTGAACTTTCGTCCCTTCCCCAAACAAAGCAAAAAATATAGCACGAAGAATTGACGTCTTACCAGCCCCCGAGGGACCAGATATCAGCGATAGACCAGTATCACCAAAGTCAAACGTTTTATCCGTATAACATAAGAAATTTGTTAGTCTAATCTTCATATTTATCTGTTAATATGAAGACCTTAAATAGAATCATTTTCAAAATATTATAAATTAGGTTTCAACACACAATGACTCTGAAAAGTATCAGGCCATAACCAATGAGTTATTTTATGATATTCAGGACCACCAGATGGATTCGTATATTTTCCCTTAGCAACAAAATTATCCGTTCTTGCTCCACAGTACCCCCATCCTTGCCTACAACCAGTACTTTCCACCCTAAACAAATTAGGATTCTTATCACTTCTATCAGGATATGCCAAATTTTGACTTACCTGTGCGTTATCACAACTGATAACATCACTTTTAGCATTAGAAAATAACCAATTACCACTATACTTATTATTAGGACCCCAACAACCAGAATTATCACACCATATTTCATTTGGAGCACAATACGAACTATCAAGGTCAGAAGTACCATTACATCTTTCCATTAATGTTGTATTACCCTTACAATCGCCTGGTGTTAAACAAGTATTCATGTAAGGAATAGTACCTCCACCCCTAGGTACTCCTGTACCCGGAGCAACACATTTATTATCTACAAGAAGATAGTCTTGAGGACATCTATCACAATTTTTACCAACCCATTTACCCGTACATACACACTTGTCATCAACACAACTTCCATTCTTACACGTAGAGTCTAAACAGTCTCTCTCAATATTACAGTTTTCACCTTTATAACCACGTTGACATACACACTTGTCATCAACACATTTTCCATACCGACACGTATCTTCACAAGTTCTAATCATAGTAGCGCAATTTTTACCTTGCCAACCAGGATAACATACACATTTTCCATCAACACAATTCCCATACTGACATGTATCTTGACAATTATTAATTGGAATATCACAATTTGTACCTTCCCAACCTTCTTCACAAGTACAAACTAAATTACTACTATCTCCAAAATTTAGACAAAATCCGTTTTTACATGTTTCTTTACAACTCATAGTTTATTAATAAACAGAATTATTTTTATTATATATTACATACATATATTGACTTTGGTTATTAGGATTTACCCATAATTCTTGTTCATCGCCAACACCCCTACCTAACAACATAAACCCTTCAGGAACATTAGGATATACATAACTATACCACCATTCATTCTCAAATAAACCACCACCAGAACCAGACGATAAAAATACACCGTATTTCAACTCCCTATCTGGAAAATTATGTTTCTTTTCCGCTTCAAGGGCATATACACGCTTTTCCAAATCTAATATATACCGAAAATCCCTAGGTGGTCGTTGCCAATTTAATCCAGAAAAAGCTACTGAATTAGCACACAGAAGGAATAAATAATATAAATAATACTTCATTTATATTTAGATAATTTATAATTAAATTAATTACAACCTATTCTATACCAGCAACACCATAAATATTATTATTTAAACCACTATTAATAGTACTCCAATTCTCTCCATCAGTAGAACTTAAAAATACAGGTGTATTTTCGTTTGTTGTTCCACCAACATGCCATCTTCCGTTACTGTAATTTATACAGGTAACCATACGACTAAATTCACTACTCACAGGAGTCCAAGTTTCTCCAGAATTACTAGAAATTGCTAAAGTTTCTGTAACCGCAGGATCTCCACATGTATCTGCTACACCATCACCTACTAAACCATCACCAACATCATGGAACCAATTACAACCACCATTGCTGGCATCTTCGCAGCCAGTACCAGCATCATCATTATCATAATTACAACCACCCGCCACAACAGCAGTTCCAGTAGAACCTCCTAAAATTTTTTCACCATCTGTCCCCAACATGAAAATAGCACCTCCATCATCAGGACCTCTATTATTAATTCCCATCATCCAGGCACTTGGAGAAGACACTGTAGTCCATCCCGCACCAGAATCTGGACTACTAGTATTATAAACGATCGCAACTTGCCCAGTAATATCAGTAACTCCACCTATGATCCATCTATTTCCACTATAAACTACAGACAAAGCCTGTAACATTCTGTCAGTAGCAGTATATGGTAAGTAAAGTTCAGACCAATCAGTTCCATTAGTGGAATAAGCAGCAATAACTTGCGAACGTTGGTCAGTTGGACAAGAACCATCAGCATCCGCGGCAGCGCAAGTGGTGTTATCAAAACCTCCAACAGCGACCCAATACCCATTTCCATAACATACATCTCTACCATAACCACCATTTGCATTATTACCATTGAAAATATTATTACTTACTATATCCCAGTTTTCCCCATCATCTTCAGAATATGCCAAAGAATAGGTACCTCCAGATCCCGGGTAACAAGCACTTACCCATACACCATTACCATTACTACTTTTTGAACGGAAAAAAGGCCTGATAATTTGTTGTGAAGTGGAACACTGAGTCCAATTTATACCATCTTGACTACGAACAAAATAATATTCATCATCGCTGTCATTTAAACCAGCAGCAACCCACCAACCATTACCATATCCTACACCGAAACCTACAGAAAATATATCAAAATCTGTCGCATCAGTCCAATTTATACCGTCTGTAGAATATATAATAGATGAACTAGTTCCAGAACCAACAGCTACATAATTTATACTATCATCTGTATATTCACAAGAACCATCATCAGTAGTTGCATTACTATCATAATTAGTAGCAGTACTATCCATACAACCTGAATACTCGTTTGTGTATATACAAGATCCATCATCAATAAAAGCATTACTATTGTAATTTGTAGCGGAACTATCCGTACATCCAGTACGACTCAATAACTCATTACCAGCCGTCCCACCCGTAGCTCCACCACCGCGAACAAAACTATTTGAATTTGTTCCCGGATTTACAAAAGTTTTATGCTTACGATGTATTATATCTAACAACCTATTAGCTTCATCTTTTCTATCATCTAAACTCAAACTATTCAAATATTTACTCCAGGGATCATCCACATCTCTTCCAAAATGACTAGTTTTATCAAACTTCTTACGTAGCAATTCTAACTCGTGTCTAGCCCTTATCTTATTATTTTTTAAACTTTTATCAGTAGGATTATCATTAGGATTATCATTAGGATTATCATTAGACTTTTTATCTTTTCTAGTCAGATACTTAACTAACAACACAACTAAATAGATAAATATATTTGAAACAATAATAACACCAGAAACAATAAATAATAAATTAGTATTATATTTTATCATTTATTAGTGATAAAATATTTATATATTTTAATTAATTAAAATGGATCCAGCTAAAAGAAATAGAATCATAAAAAATATACTCATTATAATATCAGTATTCGTGTTCATTGCTATCATTGGTTATGGTATATACTCAGCACTAAAATCCATAGGCATAGATAAACCAATCTGTGACCCCGGGCAAACTAATTACTCTGAATATAATGACAATTGCTATGAAGAATGTGATGATGACCAAGAACCATGTCCTTCTTTTGACGGTGATGACGAAACACCAACAAAAATAAATTGTGTACCAAAATGTAAAGATAGTGATAATTATGATTTTAACCCGAAATTTTGTAATAACTACAACAAATGTACTGAATCAGAACCAAATTGTAAATACTACTGTGACCCAAGTAAGAGCTGTAAATCTGGAGACACCTCTGAATATTCAGAAGAGAATGGATGGCAATGTATGACTCCTGATAAAAAGCCACAATTTATTAATTGTCCAATTCCAAGTACTGTTTTTTCATCTTCATGTGATGCTAATAGTATAAATATAGGTGATAATACATGTACAAAACTTTATTCTACATCAACACCTACTATTTTAATAAATAATACAAACATTAAATTTGATATAACTTTATATTATACATTAAGTTGGGTCTTACCAGGCACAACAGGCGCCCACCTCGAAACAGAGAATAAAACTTATTCTACAATTACTCCTATTAACAGTATTTTTAATGGTAAAACCTTAATCGATTATATCAACAATAAGGTGGTAACCAAAAATAGGCAAATCACTAACAAAAATATAGCACCAGCAGATAAGAAACCTAATGATTTCTTGTTGTCTGATGATAAACAATTTAGTAGTATTATATTTTATAATATTTCCAAGAAAGATGACGAGGCATCTCTACAAACTAATTTAATTAAATCAATTAATACTGGAACAACATATTCCTCTATTTCATTAGTAGTATATAATGATAAACTTGTTACGAAAACTCCCTCTAAAGATGCCTCCCCACCTATTTCAAAATATCCATTAAACAAAGGCTGGTGGCAATTCAAAAAATTTGGATGTAAAGTCAATGGAGCGGACGAGCCCGTTGACTTCGATGAAGCCCTCGGACCGTCTAATTTAATTTTGTTCCAACTTGAAGATGATCCTTACAAGTGGTATTTTGGTATAGTTACCACTTCAGAAAATGTAATCAATAAGGATGTATATATCGGTAAAAGTGGTATGTTGTATTTTGGAGACTATTGTAAGCTAGTGGAAGCTGATTGTGACAAACTAGGTATACCAGCCAACTTATCAGAAAATGATTGGGATGTATCTAGTTAAATTTAAGTTATAAAATATTTATATATTTTAATTAATTAAAATGGACACAGCTAAAAGAAATAGAATCATAAAAAATATACTCATTATAATATCAGTATTAGTGTTCTTTGGTATTATTGGTTATGGTATATATTCAACACTAAAATCCATAGGCATAGATAAACCAATCTGTGGCTCTGGACAAACTAACTACTCTGAATATGACGACGGTTGCTATGAAAAATGTGATGATGACCAAGAACCATGTCCTTCTTTTGACGGTGATAACAAAATACCAACAAAAATAAATTGTGTGCCAAAATGTAAAGATAGTGATAATTATGATTTTGACGATACAAACTGTAATGATGGTACTTGTACAACCGACTCCGACAAAGATAATTGTAAATTCTACTGTAAAGCAAAAAAGTGTGATTCACCAAGTAAACTACAATATTCTAAAAAAGACGGATGGTATTGTGGCACTTCTGATCAACCAGAATGGAGTGATGATTCATGTCCAAACACAAAATGGAAAGACACAAATCCTAAAGAACTAAACATATGGGAAACTAGGGGTAGTGTATCCTGTGATTTTACAAATAAAAATCCTATTATTTTTATAAATAATACACGTATTAAATTTAATATAACACTAAACTATGTATTAGGTTACGTGAAAGTGACGCAAAAGGGCGGAGGAGGGGAAACGTTCGACAAGTACTCAATACTTTATAAGGATAAAAAATGTATATTAAACAATGTGGTTGGGGAATCTGGAGTATATAAAGCAGATGAAGTGTTAGCTTGCGCGCAAGCAAATAACCCCAACGAAGCAGTCTCTAAACCAACTTACGAAAGTATAGCACCAGGGAAAAACATCTATAATGATTTTACACCATCTTCACAAACAATCAGTGTTCTTAACTTTTATAGTCTTACACTTAACAATGATAATAACGCATTGGTCAAAACACTAAATAATAGTTATTCCAATAGCAAAGGAACTAAAATATCATTAGGAGTTTATAATACTTCTGAGTATAAAAAAACAAAACACGACAAGAATTCGGATCTTCAAAATTGTAGTGCAAATAAGTGTTTTGATGAATTTCCGTTATCAAAGAAAAAATACAACACCGACAGCGGCACTTCAGGGTTCTGGAAATTTGAAACATTTGGTTGTAAATTGGGTGATGCCACAAACCCTGCTGTTCTAAAAGGTAATAATAATTTTGTCACATTTAAACTTGAAAATGATACAGGTTATTATTTTGGTATAGTTACTACTTCAGACAATGCAATCAATAAGGATGTATATATCGGTAAAAGTGGTGTGTTGTATTTTGGAGACTATTGTAAACTAATTAATTCTGATTGTAACAAACTAGGTATACCATCTAACTTAGGAAAAGATGATTGGAATTATGTAGCTAGTCAAATTTAAGTAATAAAATATATTTATATTTTATCACTAATAAATGGTTCCAGTCTGATATAAATTAAATATAGTTCAGTTTATAGGTATTGGAGTACTTAAGTAAAATAATAAAAATATAATCAACATACAAAATGATCCAGCAATATAAATACTATTAAGGGATACTTTATTATTGATAATTACATTATTATAATCAACATAAGAATTCATCTCTTGAGAAGTTAATTGTACTTCTTGAAATAGCTCGTCTGTTACTTTTACGCTGTTTTGAATAGCGTTTGTCATTCCTACAGTATTTGCTGTTTGAATTTTAGAATTAATATCTTGTAATTTAGTCTGTAATTTGTCATAAGGACTGTTTACCCATCCTCCTGCGCCATATAAATTTAAAACTGGTTTTACTAACATTTCGAGAAAACCACTTCCCACTTTGCTACCTACATCACAGGTCGAACTATCACTCATTTATTAATTAATTTTATTTAATAAAATTTTTATTAAATAAAATGGCAGCAATAGGAGCAGCAGCAGCAGGGGTAGCAACAGAAAATGGGATCTTGGCATTTGCCACGCAGGCAATGTTGCCGTCTATGATCCTTTCCGGTATGATCAATGGTGGTATAAATATGTCTAAATACAATGAATCATGTAAAGCTGTTGATAAAGCTAAAAACTCTTTAGAGGAAACTACGGATAAATGGCAAAATTTGCTCAAAGATCAAGCACTGACCTTAGAAAAAATACAAGACGCCAAAAAAGACCTTCTAAATTCAATATCAGGACTTAAAGCAGCAACTGCTGTTGCGGAAAAAGAATATAAAGAACAAATACGGTCAACTGAAATTTTGTTGGCAATAATGATATTTTTAATTATAGTATTACTTACTATTAAACGTTTTAGGATTATACAAAAAATAATTGAAATATTTAAATAATTTAATATCATAAATGGTAGAACCGTCTGAACAATTTGATCGAAAAACCGCAGAAAATACAGAGGCGGCGGCGGCAGAAGGGGAGGAGGCCGCGGCGGCGCGAGGCAGAGGAAATTCAAAAGAAACTGGATAATGGCACGTACAACGAGGATGAGGCGAATGCGCTGCAATTGCGAGCTCTTGCGGACAAGGCGAACCCGAATACAAAAACTAACCAAAGTATTTTGGGAGAAATGGGTAATGTTTTTGGCGAAGGAGTCAAGAACTTTGCAAACGGAATAAATTCGGTATTTTCAGATGTATTAAAAACAGTTACAGGGGGCAGCGACGGCAAAGGCGGCACCGACGCTAATATTGATGTAACAACAGAGGAGGAGGGGGGAACGACGAATTCCACCAAGAAAACCGTTGATGCGAATACCGATCCAGGTGAAGTTCAAAACAACTTACTTGATACTATCACGGATGCTTTGGGTAAAGATTTGACAAAATTAGGAAAAATCAATAAAATTACAATAACGACTGCAAAAGGTGTTCGTGTTGAAATTGATATCAATAAGATGGGAGATGAAATTACTAAAAATACGCCAAACTTACCGACCTCAACTCAACAATCTGTAGATAACAAAGCACAGGAAATATCTGCCAATATCAATAGTACTACAACCCCGGAAGAAGTCGTGAATCAGGCGGAGGCGGCGGCGGATAGTGTAGCATCTGAGTCAGAAGTTGAATCGGCTGTTGAGGAAGCAAATAATAAGGGAGCTGATAGCACAGAAGTTAATAAAACCCCACAAGATCCAAACAAAAACTCCAATTGGGCGAAGGCGTGGATATTGTTCAAAATTCTAGGGGCCTTGGGGATTTCGGGGCTTGTGTTATGGGCAATCATTTCCAAATGTAAGGAACTGACTGGATGTTATAAGGTTTCAGGGTCAACGAAAGGACCAATTAAACAGAAAATTATGTGTAAGGGTAGTGATAGTTATTCACGAAAATATTGTAACTGTTATGACTCAACAAAATCAAGCAAAGATTGTAAGAAAGACGTTTGTAAATGTTATCCTGATCAACCACAAGGTAATCCTGCTAAAGCAAAATTTCCTACATGTAATACTACAGATCCAAACGCATATGTATACTATGATTATATAGTTTGTACACCTCTTGACGCAATAGGAAGTATAATAAGTGATGCTGTTGACTTTTTTGCGGACTCTGGTAGCTCTCTGTTTAGTAAAGTACTTAAATGGGGATTGATTATATTAGGAGCAATATTAGGTTTATTATTAATTTATTCTCTGATCAGAGTTCTCGCAACGAAAGAAATAGAAAAACTCACTAAATAACCAAGATTTACCATAAAAAATAATAAATTGTATGTTTTCAAATATATTCACCTTTGTAACTTTAAAAAACAACTTTTTTAAAGTCAAACTTGTTCTTTAAAAATTTTAAAATTGGAGATTTTTAATATGTTTTTATTAATAAATGTTTTTATCATTCAAAACAAGTGAAAGTGTTAGAAATCCAGCATTTTTTTGACTTCCCATGGTCTTTGATACATTTTTGGATTGGTATCCAAATAGCCATAATATTAAAATATTTCAACTGTACAGATAAATTAAACTTACTTATAGCATTTATTATACATACTATTTACGAATTTTTTGACTATTACCACACATATATACTTAAAAAATACAAAAAAGATAGTCCAAGTAGTAATTCTTTTAAAAATTCTATAGGTGATACAATATGTAACTTAGTTGGGATAATGTTATATTTAAAACTTTCTAAACAAAAACCATCAGGAAATTAGTAATATTGTCAATAATTTTTACTGTAATATTTTTCCATTTTTTATATATTATTTTGGTTCTGGGTGGGAAAAAACATACAAAGCTATAGTTGACAAGTTAAACATTTCTTAAAATCACCAACCACTTTTTCAAAACTCTTTTCCTCGATCACCCACTCAAAATTACTTTCAACAACCCTATCAAACTCCCTCTCATCATCCATCAAATCAAACAACTTACCCAAAGCCCTATCCTTCCACTCATCACTACTAGCATCACCCGGAATAACTACACTTGAATTCTCCTTCAAAGCACCTAAATCGTTAGATATCGCCAACGTCCTAGACGCAGCCGCTTCATAAGATGTTAAACAGCATGTCTCCGCAAATGTACATGGGTAAAACCAAACACCAGACATACTCCAAAACGCATTCAACATCTTCTGATTCACCCAACCATGATTTACCACATGTTTTTTCCTGATCTTTCACCAAAACCTTTATCTCCTCAATTTGCCCACTATGGTGTTCCAACAACCAACTGTTCTCCAAATCACAAAACACATTCAAGACCGCATCCGGATACCTCTCAACTATACGAGGAAACATCTTCAACAACTCCAACAAACCACGATTCGCAAAACTTGAATATATAAACCATCGCTTGTTATTAGGAATCTTACTCATAACAAACTTATCAACATCAATACCATAAGATATCACCTTCGTCACATCACGAGACACATTCTCAAAAATACCATGAAACTGCTCCCTAGCCCAATTACTTATAAATAACACACCCTTCAAATTAGGAAAAAACGGTATCATTTGCTCTGGGGAAGCAATATCATGATACACAAAATACACATTCTCAATCCCCGCCTCACGCAACACATAAAGATGCTCAAAATACCTATTTACTATACAATAATCAACATGATTATTGGCTAGATACTCCATATATTCATCCACCTTCTTATACAACACACCATTATAATACTTATCCTCCACACAATCACAAAATACTATAACACTGTAACCAAGCTTCCCCAACCATTCAGCATATTTTATACTAAATGTTTCAGAACCACCAATACCACTTTTATACAAAGTTTCACCATCCCACTTATCCCATCCACCATGAGACAAAAACACAACAGACTTCTTACCTATCACATATTTCTTACTCTCTACCCCGTTATTAATACTCTTAAACCTATGAAGCAAACTAAAAATTCCATACCACACACGTGTATTCCAATCCGCCTTATACCCCAACATTCTTTCACACGCTAACATTCCCAATTGCGGGTCTGACTTAACATAACAAAGTTGTATCAACCACTTGGGTAAATAATAATTATATTGGTCTATCTTGAAATTCATATTGCTATTCAAAGGTAAACCAATCTCAAACGCCTTCTTTAAAAACATGTAAGCCAAATCATAATTTACATCATTATTATAATAATGACTGCCTATCATGAAAAAACTCTCTGGACGAGAAGTATCATATCTGTAAGACTCAATATACATTCCCATCACCACATTCCAATCATATCCCAAATGTAAATCAGCCATCACCGCAGCCTTATACATGGCATCATACTTCTCCTCATTAAATCCTTCAACCCTGTGTAAAACCCTCTTATTATAATAATCAAACGCATTCTTCCAATCCTCCATCACAATATACGTCTCAGCTATATAATACAATATCCTAGGGTCGTCAGGATCTTTCTCGTGTTCTTCAAATAACAACTCCAAATCCTTAACCTTACGCTGTACGGTCCTACCTCTCATATAATCAGAATGAATATCATTAATAAAACCAAACTTCTCTGGTATCAAAGCACTCGTATCACAATCCGGTATCTCATGAATCTTATACTTATACCTAATACCAGACTCCGGACGGAACAATCTAATAGACGAATATAACACGTCTACACCAGTTATGTAAATACTCAACGAGGGAGCTTCATCATCACAACGAACCTCAGTCAAGAATGAACGCAACTTATCACCATCCTCTATTACATAAGTATCATCCAACATCATCTGAAAAGCACATTTTGGCAACACTTCACCACCAACCTTAAAATTATCAGCCAAATCCATCAACCTATTCCTACTCGCTCCAAAATCTATAAAAGACTCCTCATAAACATTCACAATATCCTCACAACCCAACTCCCTTATCACATCAGCAACCACCCTCAATGTATTATCAGTTGAACCAGTATCCAATATCGTCACTCTATCAGCATACCTAAAATTCTTCATCAACACATCCCTAAAACCATCACCACTATCCTTTATCATATAAATCACATGTAACAAATTATCCAAATCAACATCAACACCATCAACCCTCAATAAACCAATAATTTTATCACATGAAATATTATCATTCTCACCCTTACTCTCCCCAACACCCACATCAAAACCACGAACAAACAAATACCTCTCCCCCAACCTATACCTCCGATACCCTTCTACATCATCAGAACTAGAACAAACTATCACTAATGGTAAATAATTCAACTTACAATTATCAACATCCGTATCAACACGTAAAACCAAATTATTAGTCGCAAAACTTGTTCCACCCAAGTCACCAACAACCATAGAATTACCAAAGTATTCAGAAACGTTCTTATAAACGTATTCTCCATGAGATACACCATAATTCACAAACGTTAAATCCGGAAATACACTTCCCAAACGTCGCAACACATAATTCTCCCTATCCATCTGCGATAAATCCTTACGCATCACTAACGGAGTATATTTAGTATCATCCAAGAATTCCTTCTCTTTAACAACATATTCTACGTCGTGTATTAAAATTTTACGAGTAGTCATTTATCAAAATATCATATCATTTTAAACTACGTTCCATCATCGTCTATTTTAATACAATAACCAATACTGGTAGTATCATACAAACCCCGGAAACCATTACAACAGGGACACCCAACATTTTTAACCAAACTTTTCAACAAAATTCCTCTCGCTCGTACCATTTATTACAATATACTTTATTTAGAAAACTCCCTAATCAAAATTAAAGTAGGTAACGCATCCAACTCCCTCTCCGCCCGAGTGATACCCCGCCATTTATTCCACTTATTACTCCGCAACTTATTAAAAATCTTCATTAACTCTTTATGCGTCCTCTTAAATTCCGTTATCTCCTTGGAAGCAATGATAGACATTTCTTTTGCCCTCTTCAACTTATCCAAAGCTTTTCTAACCTCCTTAGGACAAGACTTTCTCCTACCCAAACGTTTCCATAAACTTATCCTACCATTACGACTACCCATATTTATACCAAAAATGTCATCAGGATTACTTCTACACAAGGGACAATTTGTCTGATTAGTCTGCCGATACCACTGTAAAGCACAATTCGTATGGAACTTGTGATTACATTCAGGTATCGTATAAATACTCTCATCGTCAGTCATCTCACAAAGACAAATAGCACAAGTGTTGTCGTCAGAACTCATTTATAATTAACAATTAATAACCTTAAATAAATTTCAAAAAAAATACCATTAAATAAAATGGACCCCCCAATACTAACCGACGAAATTCCTCAAGAAAACCCAGAAAACCCAGAAAACACATCAACAGAACCAGATACTACTACTACATCAGAAGAATAGAAATTTTATATTAATTTCTAAATATATATCTATTTACTAAAATGCAATCTCCTATACAATGGGCTTATTCACCACCAAACGCAGATGGTACATGTCCATATAATCCTGATACTCATATGTTAATCACAAGTAATGCGCCAGGTTCGTGTTTTGTGGAGGATGGACCAGGTCCATGTATACAACCAGATCCATTAAACGAGGCGAACCACTACGGTTTTATTAAACAAACAAATAAAGATTATGCCATATGTGCTCCTGCTTGTACTTCTCCAACAGATTGCCCACCTGTAGGAGCCGATTTTAGGTCAGGAAAAAACCTTCAGGGACAACCTACTTGTACTTTTATGCCAAATATGGACAAGTACACAGTCAAAGGTCATTGTGTTATTACCCCTCCAATCTTTACCCAAACAGATCCTAGAATACCTACCCAACATTATGATGAATGTGAGCTAATCGGGGGAGATGAATCCGCCAAAACCCTTTGTGATATTAGGGCCGATTTGCTTCATAGATCTCCAGCAGATAATTTCTTACATATTGATGACAAAACAACTTGTGAACAACAATATACCAACTTTTTGAACACTAATCCTAGGGGAAAATTCCTAAAAAGTTATTTACAAGCTGATAACACACGTTATTCTAGATGGTTATTAAATCCGTCAAACTGGTGTTTGGTTGACCCTGTATTTCCACAAGGAACTGTTGTAGATGGCGCAGTTTCAGCCCAACACGCCGGCGCAAACGGACACTGTGATGTAAAACAAGGTACATTACCTTCATCATGTAAAGACGTAGACTGTAATAGTTACAGTTTAGCATTTAACGAATTGGAATGTAGAAACACAAATAAAGATTGTTGCCAATGGTACTTATACGAAGACCCAAAAGATCTGCTCAATTTTGGTACTGGATACTTTCCAATCAATAAACCAACTCCTCCACCACCACCACCTCCTTCAGTAGAAAGATTTAAATGTTAATATAAAAATATACATTTTATATTAAAATGCCACAACCCAAAGAGGAAACAAAAACGGAACCCAAGGAGGAACCCAAGGAAATCCAACCAGAGGAAGATTCCAAAAAGGAATGTAAAGAGAAACCCAAAGATAAACCATGTTTAACATGATTCTAAACGAACAACTGTTAAACACTAACCATTAGCAAAGAATGACTTGGTAACAATAACTTATCAAAAATTACCAATGATATTTGCTAAACCTTAATCGCATTCTTATATAATCCAGAATTCCTTAATTTTTTGTAATAACTATTCAACGCCGCCAACTTCTTAGTATCACCCTTAGCTTGGGCTCTACACTGATTATACAAAGCAACAACACCATTCCTTATCTGACCTGGAAGCTCATTACCATTCCAACTATTCCACTTTCCAACATATTCCTCCGAAAAAGCAACACTCGGTATGGACTCACACTTCAACTCACCACTCGTAGGATCAATCTCACCAGCATCTTGGCGAGCTTTATACAAAGCCCAAGCACCAAGACACATACAATGATTCTTCCCCTTCCTACCCTCAGACCAAGAACTTTGCCCAGTATCCGTAGAAAAATTCTTCGTATCATCATTCACATCAAAACATATCTGATGAACGCCACCACCCAACTCAGAACACGTTCCATTCACCTGAGAACCCTCAGTGGGTTGCGTTGGCTCGCAAGGCATCAACTTCTCACCATAAACATTTACTTGATTATTCATCGGAAACGAAGACCTCATAGCTTGCGCTAGTGTATTATCCACCAAAGTTTCTTTATCGCCGCTAAATAAACCATAAATTTGCTTAGAAACCCAAACAATTACTAATATACCCAACACCAAAAGAACAACGTAAAATAAAAGTTTTAACACTTTATTCATTTTATATAAACATTATATAAAATAAAATGTGTGATGAACTCGATAATGCTTTATGCGAACCAGGAAAACCATGGTCCGCATGTATGAAAGACGAAAAATGTAAAAACTCAACCGCCTACCAAAGATTATATGACCCAAAGTACAAAGGTTGTATAGAAAACACAGAATGCGCCACCTGCTGCCCATATGGTAGCAGAAACCTACCCATAGAAAAAGCATGTACGGGGGGTAGACAATGGAAAGATTGTAAATGGGACAGAGAAGACGGCAAATGTATCAGAAAAGAAGACGGACATTTCTTAAACAAAGAAGATTGCGACACCCACTCAGGAGCATGCTACGACGCATTAAAAGAAAAATGTGGTAGATTCATCAACAACTGTTCTCATACCGATGGAACAGAAACAACAAAAAGCTCATACGAACAACTACAAGAATGCCTATACGGTGATAACTACACCAATAGATACGAATCTTTCCTTAAAGGAAACATAAGCACACAACCAGAACTTGAAATACCAGAATGTAAATACTCCACAAACGTCGTAAATCGCTTTATCAAAACAGCATGCGGAAAAGAATTCGTCGGAAAATGCGACTGTAATTACCCAGGGGAAGTATACGCAGCCTACAATGGCGGCCCTTCTGTGTGGGTTGATAACTTAGACTACTGCTACGTTGCTAACGCAAACAGACAAAAGGCTTGGTGTGATGGATGGATAGACTCCCATGGATTATGTAGAGGAGTATTTCACGGTGCCGTCATATACCGAAATTTACCAAGAACATCATGTACCAATCAAGAAAATTCATACTTCTGTAATACTGCTACACACCAAGGCAGACGAGGTTTTGAAAAACAATGTAATTGGAAGGGACCCAAAAACCCATTCCCAACCCTACCACTCGGTTATGATTGTATGAACACGGGACACGGACTAGAATGTGTGGGCGTTACTAATTATACAAGAGATGGACGTCCAGAGTTTACATCTGTCAGAAAAGTCGATGGTCTTACCTTTAACGACCCAGGGGGCGCAAAGAAAATGTGCGAAGAATCATGTAAATCTGAGAAAGATTAAGATTGGAAAACCAAATACAATTTTATAAAAATAATATTATTTAAATATATTACATAAAATAAAAATGTTCAAAAACATGACAAAAACGGAAAAAATTTTATTTTGGGTAGTAACAGTTATAGTTCTATTAGCTCTTTTAGGAGTAGGTTTATTCTATTGGAAGAAAAACAAAGATATAAAAGACATGCAAACTAGCATGTACAACAATTTGGCCGACAGCCGCTGCTCGAATGCCGCCCGCCAAAAAGCTGCGGATTGTGTTGTAGACAAGCTAATACAAAAATATGGTTACATACAAGCAAAGGAAAAATTCTTTGAAGGTAATGATAGCACAGCCACCGATGCAGAAAAAAAGATACTTCTAAATTTTGAAACAAGTTGTCTTACACAAAATTGTCCAAGTTTTTAACAATACTTAAAATCATATTTTCACAAAAACAAAATATGATTAACAAAGTTATATTCTCCCAAGCAGACAACTGCTACATATTCAACTGCCCACACTGTGATAACCTAATACAAGTAGAAAAAAACCAAATAAACTGTAAAATATTCAGACACGGACAATACAAAAACAACGGCGAACAACTACCACCCCACAGCCCAAAACAACTATGTGATGAACTATCAGCATCAGGCGCCATACACGGTTGCGGAAAACCATTCAAACTCATTCCAGACGAACAAGGAATTATTCACAACCGTAGAAATATGTGACTATATCTAAAACCTTCTTATAAAACACAACAAATACAATTACTATTAAATTATTTACAACCAACGTATAAAACTTTATCATATTCTCATCCTATGATCATTCAACTCAAACATTGAAACTTGTCTAAAACAATATATTTCTACTACAATTTTGTTATTTAAATTCTCTAAAATTTTTTAAAATCTTTTGATAAATTAAATGACAGTTTTATCATTATCCTCAATGGTAAATGCATTAGCTAAATACAATAAAAAAAGAGAAAGATATTCAGACTCTGATTCAGACTCTGGGAAAGACGATGATACCGAACTTTTTGGTCTAGGAATTGGATTGTTTTTAGTCCTCCTTTTAATAATGATTGTAGTATGGGTTTGGGCGTTAACAATCCTAGTTAAAAACTGGAAAACCTTACCAGACTGGGCTAGAGTTATAGGCGTTCTAGGTGTAATTCCAGCAGTTCCTGTAGGACCATTAGTCACAATTATAATCGTCTACATCACCAAAGGCACTAAAAAAAATTAAATACAATATAGTCATATTCAAAACTTTAAAATTAACAAATTTTAAAGTCTAGTTTGTTCTATGATTATTCTATGATTATTCTAAATTTTACATATGTTCTTTAATATAATTCACAACATGCTTCACAAACAATGGAGGAATAGCATTCCCTATCTGATTCACCTGCTCTATATACTTACCCAATATCTCAAAATCCTCAGGAAAACCCTGAATCTGTTGAAGCTCCTTTATCGTGTATGGTCGCAAATACACTCCAACCCCATTCCGAACAGGAACAAACAAACGAGGCATCCTACCATAAGAACACAATATCGTCCTCGCAACATCATCCTTATCAACCACACAACTCCAAGTAGGCTTACCACGAGTTCGAAACGATATAGCATCCGTATTATAACACTTCACCAAATTAGTAGGCGGAGTTAAACACGGATCACTCACATCCTCAAGATCCTCAATACACTGATCATCAGGAATTATATCCAACAAATTTTCCTTCTCAACCAATAACGCCCTCTCCAAACTATACTCAACTATATCACGATTAAACCTAGGTGGTAAATGACTCAACCCACCCAAATCAAAATCTATACTCAAATCATTACGAATACCATATATCAAAACTCGCTCCCTTGACTGAGGAATACCATAATTCCTCATATTAAACAAATTATGTTTAATAGTATATCCCAACTCCACAAACTCACCCATTATAACATCTATAAACAAACGACCATCCGTCATCTTCCTCTTCAACAAACCCTTCACATTCTCACCCAATATAAACTTTGGACGAATCAACCTCACAAACCTAACAAACTCCCTATACAAAAAACCACGCGGGTCCTCAGAATCCTTCTTCCCACCATGACTAAAACTCTGACAAGGAAAACCACCAAACAATATATCTATCACATTCGCATAAGTCAACACAACCTCGTCAGGAACACTACAAATATCCTTTCCTATCAACTTACAATCAGGAAAATTACGCTCATGCGTAGCAATACAAGCCTTGTCATACTCAACATATCCAACAATATTTACATCAGCCAATAGCATACCCAAGGTATCACCACCAGCTCCCGCAAATAAACTTATCGCTGTCAAATCGTTCATCGTGAAAGTTCCCTATTTAATGTTGTAGCAACACAACATTAAATCATTTTCATTTCTTCAAAAACCTACTTATATTCGCCGACCAAGTTGGTCGTATGTAACACCTCATGATACCCGACAGATTCTTCTTGTTATCACCCCTAGCATACTTATCATTAATATCATTAATACGTTTACGCACAACATCAGCCCAAACACGAGACTCCCTACTAAACGCATCCCCTTTCGTGCATATCATCTGAGGCCTATTCCTAGTATTCCCACCATAAAAAATAACATAGTAAATATTCTTTGTCGGAAAAGTATCATTAAATACCACAGTGGGAGATTTGGTCTTCTTTATCTCCAATGAGATCTTCACCAAAGGATTCTCAGGAAAATGAACTTCCCTAAAATCTTCCGGCTGCTGACTACCTGCCTCAACATAGTCCAAACCCATCTCATCTAACACACCACGAACCTCACTTATCGTAACACGTTCTCCACTTTGAGTGTTGCCATTCTTAGTCTTTGTTTCCATTATAAACTCCTCAGAAATTCCCTGCTGAAGATAAAAAGTAATTAATTCAAACAACTCATCCTCCTCCCGTGTCACAACCTCTTCTTCCACAACCTCTTCTTCCACAACCTCCTCAGAAGTTTCAAAACTCAGCAGAAGTTGTGTAAATTCTTCCAATATCACTTTGGTATCATTGCCACGATGATTCTCAAAAAACGACCCACCGACACCATGTGTCGCAAGAAATTCAACAATATCCCGTTCCTCAATACATTCACACATACTTTGATTTTCGTATCAAAACATCATAAAAAAATTCAAGTTTATTTTCCCGCGATTTTTAGTACGCAAGAAAGCCATACCCGATTTGGGTATGGCTTCCGATACGCTCCACCCGAAGGTGAAGATGTTTATTTGGTGTGTGCCCCAACCATCGCACACACCTGTCGCTGTCTTCACAACGTCCAACCACCTAACCTAACCTACCTAGACAATCTCAACACGCACATTCGTCCTACCACTCTTCATCGCCATCTCCAAAGCCGACATATAACCACTCTCCGACACCCGCAACACCAACTCCGGCTCAACCTCCTTCACATCCTTAATACCCTCATTGATTATCTCCTCCAACTCATCAGCCAACTTGTTCGCCTCAGCCTCCTGACGCTGCTCCTCCAACTCCGCCAAACGCTTCATCTGAAGCTCCTGAATCTCCTCAGGACTTGGTTGCTTATACACCAACTTCGGCTTCGGAGCCCACACACTATTGTTCTTAGAGTCGTTCTTAGACTCGTTCTTAGGAATGTCAACCACATTCTTCTCTACATTCTCCACCTTCTTCGGCGGAACCACCACAGGCATCTCCTTTCCCGTCCTCTTGAAGAAACACTCCTGAGTCTCACCCGGATGAAGGTGATTACAAAACTTACCCGCGTTGTTAAAGTAAATACCATCCTGATTCCTATGACGACGCACAAACCTACACCGGTCCCCAAAGAAACACTCCGAGATACGCAACTCCGACAACGTGTGTGCGAACCTACACCGGTCCCCATGAGGACACGCCTCACCCGTCTCCGTAGACCTACACATCTTCGTCTTCAGAAGATTCGCACCACCCTTCTTCCTATCCTCCAACATCTCAAACGCCTTACTACGTTGCTCGTTTGTGATTGAAGGACCCGCCAAAAACCTTTCCTTCACATCCTTCTTCGCGAACCCACCACGAAACGAACCCAAGACCTCAACCTTCGCCTCAACCTTCGCCCCAGGCAACGGAAAACTAACATCACTAACCTCAGCCCCCGCAACTACCTCAGGCATAACCGGTTCGCCCTCATCAGAAATAGTTGAGATAGTATCATCATCCTCAACACGCTCCTCCCACGACTCATAGTCGTCAACAACGGCAACATTCGCCTCAACATTCGCCTCAATATTCGTCTGGTTGGTGATAGACGCCATAATCCTATTTCAAACCTACAGACTTGACCCAGAAAATCAAAATTATTTTTCCCCATATAATTTCTACTTACACTTCTCGCCGTTTTCCCCTACCCGTGGTTCCACGAGGAGGAGGACCAGAAGGACCACATATATATGGGTCATCACAACTTGGGTCCCAATTACATAATTGGGAATCGCAAATTAAATCGTTTTGAATCATGCCCTGACATGTTTGCCTCACACATTCGTCATGGGACTCTAACCATTTACAACCAATTACATCGTCACAACTGTTTTTATCTCTAACAGTCTTACACTTAGGCCATTCACGACCCGTATTTTCCTTACACCTCATAGCCCATTCATTTCCCCATCTATTTCCACACATATTATCCATAACAATATCATAACCGTCATAACCTGCCGGAGTAATATCATTTACCCTTGGATTAACTGGAAAATATGTAGAGGGTATTTTAGTACGAAGATCGTTAGGAGGCTTCTCACAAGTCCATCCTAAAGTTTCCCAAGCACTTTTATCAGCAAAATCATACTTCGAACCTGCATTCATCTCTAGTCTGCAGCCTTTTGGACTAACTAATGCGTCACGACAACCATCAGAAAATGTATCATTCGTACAATGGTGAAATTCTGGACGAGGTCGTGAGGCCCCAGAATTATCAGGATAATAACCAACATAACCACCGCAATTTTTATCTCCACCGGTAGGTACTATTTCTTCACAAGAAGCAGGTTTCTTGCCATCTTTATTTTGAACTTTCATATTCGTACTACAATCTGGTTGTAGAGGCCATTGGTATGGATAGTAAGGATATTCAACCATTTATTTATTACTCACGATATTGTTTTACTTTTAAAACAATATCTAATTTTTAGGACAGTCATCATAGTCATCACACTCCTCACCATTCTCACACATCCATCTCTCACACTCATATATCCCCTTAGTATTGTCCCAGCAAGCTGGCTTTTTCACATTTGATACTCTACAGTTGTGCTTATACCCAAACCAAGGATTTTTACTTAATTTGGCGCATGCAGCGGCAGCAGATGACTTCGGTGATGAATAACCGTAATCTTCACACCCATCACCAACAGGAATTCTTAGATGGCTATCAGGACCAGCAACACAACATGGCTTTCTTCCACTCCCCGACTTCAAAGTAAAATTATAATTCACATAAGAATTTGGATCTTTGACTCTTTGCATTTATTTTAATACAAAGAATATTTGTACGCAAGAAAACCACACCCGAAGGATGTGGTTTTCAATACGCCCGACCCGTAGGTCTAGGGATTTTTATTGGAGTGGTGTGTGCCCCATCCATCGCACACACCTGTCACCATCTTCATGATGTCCATCCACCTACCCTACCTACGAACCTATTATCTCTACCCTAATATTCGTCTTCCCACTCTTCACCGCCATCTCCATCGCCTGGAGGAACATCTCCTTCGGCACACGCACCACCGTCTCTTCCTCCACCACCGGCTTGGGAGGCTCCGGTGTAGGATGCGCAAAACGACACCGAGCCCCATGCCTACACGGAACACCCTTCACCACCGACTCACACACCGGAACCACCCTCTTAGTCGGAGTCGTCTTAGTCGGAGTCGTCTTAGTCGGAGTCGTCTTAGTCGGAGTCGTCTTAGTCGGAGTCCTATTAGCGTCATGCGAAAACCTACAGTTCACACCATGCCTACACGGAACACCCTTCACCACCGACTCACACAACCGAACCACCGACTCACCAACCACCTTCGGTGTAGGAGAACGCCTCTGAACCGTAGTCCAACCATCACCAGGAACAGGCGCCGCAACCTCAACCTTGACAGGAGCATTCAACTTGCTCATGTCCCACCCCCTAGACACCTTAACCGGCGGCGACACCTTAACCGGCGGAGACACCTTAACCGGCGGAGACACCTTAACCGGCGGAGACACCTTAACCGGCGGCGACACCTTAACCGGCGTAGGCTTTTTCAAGCCCGTCCGCAAGTAAAACGCATCCCGCTCCTCTCCCGGATGAATGAAATTACACACACGCTCACCACAGTTCTTGTAGCAACCACCAACACGCTCAACCCGCCGACACTCCATCCCAAATACACACTGACACGCAACCAACTCATCCAGAGAGTGAGCGAAACGACACCGCCCACCATGCCTACACACCGTCCCCATCTCAACCGACTTACACATACGAGTCTTCGTCAGAACCTTCTCCATCTCCTTCTTATCCGACAACTTCTCATGCGCCACCATCCGCGTATCAACCTTCATCGGAGTCCGCTTGCGCATCGCCTCCCGATGACTCGTCTGACCCATCTTCAACACCAAGTTCTTCTTTCCAGAAGACCGCTTCACCTCCGTCCACGCCTCCTCAACCGCCTTCTTCTCCGCTTCCTTCTTCTCTACCTTCTCCTTCTCTTGCTCGGCAATGATACGCTCCATCTTTGTCGTCTTATCCTCAGTAATCTTACTCGCAACCAACCCAACCACCTCCGACATCGCCTCCGCCTCCGCCCGCTCATCCTCTTCCTCAACTAGCTTGGACGCATCCACCATGTTGAACTCCTCCGAATCCTTACCAGCCGCAACCCAAACCACCCGAGCCTCATCCTCATCCACCTTCTCCACAATCACCGGCTTCTGGAACTTGACAACAGTCGGAGCAACCACGCGACGCCGAGCATCCGAATCCAACTCCATCTTCCTGTTCATCGTTGCCGCTTTCCTCCTCTCCGCCCGCCGCTCAGCAACCACCTTCGCATCCACCTCGGCTGCATAACGACCCCGAGACTTACCACCGCCATTACGCCGATGACCGAAGGAATTCTGCTTCCACACCTTCTCCTTGGCAGCCTTGGCATCAGCCTTCGCCTTCTCCTCAGCCTCCTTCTTCAGGCGCCGTTCCTTAGCAGCCCGCGACTCCGTAGGCAGAGTCGCCATCACAGCTTTCAGTCGTAACTCCTCCTTCATCTTCTCCTCAGCCTCCCGTTGCTCTGCAAGCCGGTCAGCCAACTCCTTCTCCTCAGCCTCCTTCTTCGCCTTGTCCGCCGCCGCAAACTTCGCTTCCATCATCGTCTTGAACGAACTCGTCCTCGCTGCCAACTGAACCGGCTTGGGCTCCAGCACAGTCATCCCTCCACCACAGACCTTATCCAACGAGGGTTTCTCAGACACGCAGGTCCGTGAAAGGAACGAGTCATACTCGTAATCACGGTTTTCCCACGCATCGTCATTACCGGCGTACGACTCCTCATCGTAATCCGACTCATAGTCGGCCGACTCATAGTCGTAGCACCCCTCGCCATCATAGGCATATCCATAATCGTTTTGATAGTCATACATATCCATAACTGATTTCTCCCTCCCAAGTTGCCCTTTAAAATCAAGTTTATTTTTACAGTAATTTTGATATATTATCTCCGATGATAATATATCTATCACTAATGGTCCCGACAATGCTGTCCATCACCACAATACCATCTTCCCGGACGACGAGACCCGTCTCCTCCCTTCCACACACAATCATGCTTGGGTCCAACAACTGGATTCTTAGTTCTTGCAGCACAACCATATATAGCGTCATGTAAACTTTCAAAGTAGACATCACTGCAACTAGTTCCGACTGGAAGACGAAAATGATCTCCCGCACTTGGACCCGAAGCACAATATGGTAAGTCCGAACCTACTTGCCGAGTAGAAGGGCCGTGACTCGTATAATTTACGATTCTATAATTATTAGGATCTTTAGGATATGGCATTTATATTAACAAAACAAAAAATTATCCTTTAATTTTTAGGTGTTGGAGAGGACTGACAAGCTTCAGTAATACACTGCGCACAATAAATTCCATCACAAACATAATCTTTACAACAAATAGATTTTGCGTTATCACAAAAATTTTGAGCTGTACATTTATCATCCCCAGAACAAGTTGGATTATCTTTACATGCTTTTACACCCTCTCTAGGTCCGTTACAAGTGAAGTGTTCATTTTTCTCCTTGTCCCAACCGGTCGTTGCCCAAGTCATACATTCTCCTTCACATTTGTGTGACTCACACCTATATAATTTATCATTATGATGTACAAGTGTTTTGTCACATTGATCACGCATACCATCCTTTGAGAATTTATAACAATAATCTTCTCCTTGACCAAAATGAACTGGAACGTCTCCAGATTTAAAACCCAGACAATCATCTCGATCATGCGTGGAACCTAACATTCCAAAATTTATAGATATATCTTTGTTAACAGTTTTGGATTTTGATGATTTCTTTCCAAAACTAATAACGTTATTAAAATACAATATTACCAGAACTAACAAGATTAAGCCAAAGAAAATCATGGCCTCGCCAATAATGTTATTTTTCATTTATATCAACACAACAAAAAAAACGTACGCAAGAAAGCCACACCCCGAAAGGTGTGGCTTTCCATACGCCCCTAATGGGGTTAGTGGTGTGTGCCCCAACCATCGCACACACCTGTCACCATCTTCATGGTGTCCATCCACCTACTCTTACTTGACCCCTACTTAACCCTCTACCTCCTCCTCCGCCCTCTGCCGCCAACTCTCCTTACCCTCCTCATCCATCTCCTTCCAAGCCTTCGCCAACTGCTTCGTAATCTCAGCCCCAGACATCTCAGGATTCGCCTCCTTCATCTCCGGCCGTTGCGTCTTAACGAAGCAAGTGTAGGCACTCGGCTTCTTAGCCGACGACGCCCTTAGCCGAAGACGCCTTAGCCGACGACCCCTTAGCCGAAGACGCCTTAGCCTCACTACCCTTAACCGCACCCTTCTTCGGAACTGCCTTCTTCTTTGGCTTCTCTTCCTCCTCATCACCACCCTCACTCGGTGGCACATACTCCGCCATCTCCTGCTGATAGCGCTCCTTGTCCTCCGCCGCCATCTTCTCCAACTTCTCCAACTCCTTCTTTTTCTTCTTGTCCGTCTTCAGCTCGTTCCACTGACGACCCAACTCCGCAGTCACATCCGTAGGTTTCGGATCATCCATCTCCTCCTTCACCTTGGCACGATACTCAGCACAGAAAAACATGTAGGCGGACTTGCCACGCTTCGGTGCGTTCGGGTCCTTCTTCTTCTTTTGCGAAGACAACTTCTCACTCAACTCCTCCTCAGTCAAAGGAGTGTAGTCCGCCTTCTCAGCCTCATAGCGCTCCTTGTCGTCCGCCGCCATCTTCTCAAACTTCGCCAACTCCTTCTTTACCTTAGCGTCAGTCTTGGCCTCCTCACAAAACTCCCGCCACATCGCACCCAACTTCGCAGTCACATCACTCGTCTTGAAATCATCACCCTTCTCCTCCATCACCGCCTCCTTCGCTTCAGGCCTCTTAGCAGAACTAAAAAAGATGTAGGCAGACTTGCCACGCTTTGGCGCATCCGGGTCCTTGGGCTTCTTCGCCTTCTTCTCCGACGACTTCGCAACCAACTTGGAAAGCTCACTCTGATTAGACTTCGCGCTCCAAGCCTTAACCAACAACTTAGTCAACTCCTCGACAATCACACCAACCTCCGACTCCTCATGTTCCTCGCAGAACCTCTCAAGATCATCACCACCATGGGTCTTGATGAACTCGACCATGTGAGCATTGATATTTTTCATCTGGTCCGTGGAAGACATTATACTGATTTTAACCTACGCACTTGTCCAAAAAAATCAAGTTTATTTTTCCCACAACAAACCCCCCCTATCAATCCTAGTCAAAATAGACTAGACCTAGAGGATGACCTAGATGGGAATTCCCTCCCTATGACGCCTGTCTCAGTGGCAATAACGCAGATTATTGTGAATGGAAACTTTCAGTCGGAACTACAGGTATTGCCTGTACAGTTAAGAATAATGATTTGGCTAAGAATTTAGCTAAGTCGGGAAAAGGGAACTGTGAAAATTGCGAAAAAATGCCAACTAGTCCTCTATGTACGGGATTAAAGAAAAAAGTTGATTGTTGTCGAAAAATAAACTCAGAGGAGCCTTTCCGTCATTTTCCGATACCGCTAAATTCAAAAATTATATTTTAATTAAAATATAATTTTACTGATAAAATAATTATTATTTATCTATTATAAATGACTAAAAAATCTCTTGGCGACCAAATCTACGAGGGAGCTGGAACATTTGGGCATATCGAAGCATGGATTGGGGCTATTTTTGCCAGTATAATAGGAATTGTATTCATTATTATTGGAATAGTATCCGTTTCCCATAAGACTTCTCTTACAAATAAGGTACAAGGAAAAATAACTACAGCAACTTGTGGATCACCATACCAGAGTGATAATCAACAGTTATATAATTGTTCATTATCTATAGAGTATAATGTTGATAATAAAAAATATACTATAACAACAACAACAAATGATAATTTACAACATTACCAAGGAGAAAATATTAATGTTTATTACAACCCTAGTAATCCAGAAAAAGGTGCCATACAGTCTGATAATAGTAAAATGATGGGTATTATTTTTATTGTAGCAGGAATAATTATTCCCGCTTTTGCTTGGTTATGGTTATGGATCACATATAAATCTAAGTTTGCTGCCGCTGTCGGTGGTGCCGCCGGAGCTTTTAACATGATGAAAAATTAAAGTAATTATATATCTCCATTAATTCATCTAACCACACCGACAGAATCCACCATCACCGAAACTTCCACCAGGTTGTTCCGCACCACCCATACAGGTTGATAAACCACCAAAGGCGTCAGCACAAGCTGCGTCAAAAGCAGCGCAAGAGTTGGAACCACGAGCCTTACACATATCAAAATACGCTAAAGCATCAGAACTAACATCTTCTCCCGCCGCCAAAGCCGCAGCTATTTCTGGAACAATCTCATCACATCTCTCATCCTCTTCCTGTGACAACGTACGAAACATACAAGCTGTTAAAATCTCATGCTCAGTATCACTTAAACCAAGACTCTTACACAACATGTTTTCTTCTTCAGTTCCAAATCCATCTGCATCAGCCGTCACACAAGCTCCAGCATCAGTAAACGGGTCCGCATCATTTCCAAGAGCATCACCATTGGCATCCAACCATTGGCCGGCTCCATCGACACGACGACCACGAACTATACGTGTTAATCCAGCCTTGGACCCCCTTCCCACTTCTACAGCGTTAGGATTCATACGAAGCATCTGCGCCTCCCGTTGTTCATCCGTACATACAGGTTGCCCATCAGCACCCACTCTACGAGGCCAAGTTCCATCCTCATTCATAGATCCCATATCACAAAAACCTTCAGTGTTATAAGTTTTGAGAAGTAGGAATAACACTACCAAGAAAAGCGCAGAATTAACTACTAAAGCTAAAGTAGGCCAACATTTGTCTTGAGTACATTTCACGCAAAATGTGTTATACAATAATTTAGAGGTAGTAAAAATACCTATATTACTCACAAATAATAATAACAATAGCAAGATCAGAATCGAAAACAACAATTTATTTTTCATTTATATTACCACAACAAAAAAACGTACGCAAGAAAGCCACATCCCGAAGGATGTGGCTTTCCATACGCCCCTACTGGGGGTTGTGTGGTGTGTGCCCCAACCATCGCACACACCTGTCGCCGACTCAATCAGCGCCCACCAAACCTAAACAACAACCTATTTTTTGTAAGGACAACTCTCACGCATCTCCTCCCAATCAACAAACCTCTCCATCGCCGCCGAGGCCAACTCCCAATCCGCCCACTTCTCCTTCTCCTCCCGGCCCATACTCCGCCACCCAGCCGAAATCTTCCGCGTAATATTCCTTTTAGAAAAACCCTTACCCTTGTAATGAACCCTGTAGTGATAGGCATAGTTATTATACGCACGCTTCACCTTTGACTCCCCAGTAGGAACATCCCACACTTGGCCGGACGATTTCCAATACAATCCAGGATGCTCCGGAACCGTTCCTACAATACGACCACAACACACACAGTTATATACACCACGAATATTCTGCTTCGTACAAACCAAACACGTCCACTTCTTCTTCTGATATTGACTACCACGATCACAACTCTCTGCCACCTCATCCATCAACTCATTATGCTCGTCTATCTTTACTACCCTCTGCTTCTTCCTCTTCTCCTCCTCCGTATTGTGCTCCGCCAACCGCTCCTTCCACAACTCAATATAGTAACTCGCCGGCCACACACTCCCTCCAACATTCATCCTCATCAGCCTAACACCATCATCCGTTGTCAAACCAACCCTCAACGCCTCACTAAACAAATCCTCCAACTCTTGAGGAACTTCAAGTCCAGAGGTTGCGGCGCCGTCAGACCTACGCGACTCCGGCTTCGCTGGGACGCCCGCCCACTTCAAACCACTCATAGAAATAGCGTGCTCCTTCCGATACGGAACATGATACGAACGAAACTCGTCATACCGCAAAGGGTCGTTCTTCAACGCCGTCCAACGAGGACCCAAAATACGATACGTCTCCTTCCTGTTCGCCGGATCCGGATTCTCCTTCTCCGCATCACGAAAATTCTTAGCACAAAACAAATTATACGCATTCTTAGACTTATCCAACATCTCCTGAATCTCCTCATCCGTTGCCCCCACACTCCGAACTGACGCGCTAGCCAACTTACCAATAACCTGCCCATCCACAACCACATCCAAACCCACACCCATCTTACCAAGCTCCATGAGCTTCTCCACAATACCAACCATGTTGGCAGGGATATTCATAACAGTCGTATTAGAAGACATATTTCTAACATTACCCTACAAAGTTGCCCAACAAAATCAAGTTTATTTTCACCACTCTGCGGACAGACAGTCCGCGTCGTAAGACTCCGTACGCAAGAAAGCCACACCCCGAAGGATGTGGCTTTCCATACGCCCCAACCATTATCGGCTCAAGGGGTCATACTTAGTTTGGCTACCTACATACGATAACCATTCAACCGGTCTTGCTCGTTGAAATAACGTCGCAACTTCAACAGAGGACCCATCGGAATGTCAAACACATGACCGACACCACGATGCCATCCCCACTCCTCAATCACCACCTGATTGACCAAGTCGTTAATCGTCCCATCGGTGGTCATCAACACCCGCGCCCGAGGACCTTGGACGTTCGCCCCAACCACAATCTTCTCAATGCCCTTGCTCCGCACAGAACGCATCAACGTCTTACGCTCATCGCTATCCATGTCCCGCGCCATCAAGTTGATCTCATAGATCAACTCATCAGGCAATGCCTGGAACAGCGAATATCCCATGTTTGTCGGTGTAGACATCATAATCTACTTTCCTCCTCAGAGTCGTCCCAAAAATTCAAGTTTATTTTTGACATAAAATTTGTCTATGGTGCTTCACACTCAGTTCCAGGCTGACACACCCACTCTAAATATTCATTTTGATACGGAGTTCCATCACAAATCTTTGCGCTACCAACCCAAGGGTCATTATACCAACTAGAACACAGCTCCCTTTTATTTTCTACGATTTCTTTGTATGGGGTAGAATCTATTCTATATTTAGGATCTTTGGGAAACACTTGGTCCGAACAATCATCCCAAAAATCGGCTTTGTTTCTGGGAAATCCAAGCCAATCAATATAAGCATCGCATGCTGGTAATTCTGCGGATGACCCTACAAAATTAACCCTCTCGTATGAACTTTGTGACATTTATCTTCACCAAGATTTTTTTCCGTACGCAAAATAACCACACCCCGAAGGATGTGGCTATTCGCGGGCCGCCGCCTATTATTTACATTCCTAGTCCTCCCTGGGAGGATTCCAATACGCCAACACAAAACACAAAGATGTAACATCCTCAAGATCCTTATAACACCAAATAAGACGTTTTTTCGTGCCTTCGTTGATACCCGTCTTCCAATACTTCTTAACTTCCGCTAAACTCCATACCTTAGTGGGCACGCCTTCGGAAGCAATGTTACACATATAAAATCCAGATCCAACAACCTCCTCCACCGCCTTCGGCCAAGATTTTTTCCCGGCCGGTCCGCTCCCCTTCCCAGTATTTGGAAGAATACCTTCTTTGGTCAACTTTTTCTCAAAAGTTCTCAAGTTCTCAAGAGTCTCAAACACCTCCGAGATGCTAACGTACTTCAATTTAGGTTCATCTTTCACTTTATTAAAGATGCTTTTCACCTTTTCATCTGTCAGTTTCCGAACTTCCGGATCTGGATTTTGAGCTAGCTCAAAAAATCCTTGTAAAATTTTTTCATATTTTATCACTGATTCATAATCCTCCTTACAACAGACCAAAGTTGGTACTTTACCTGGGGAATACGTATAACCAGCAAGACGATTAAAAAGTTGATATTTTTCCACCACCTCTTTACCACAATATGGACCAAATAAACCAACAGAAATACTATAAGTTTTTGAAGAAAAAGTCACTCCTCGTCCTAGACATTTCCTACCAATTATTACTACCCGTCGTCCTCCCCCAAGGCTGTTTATATAGTTTGTTATAATTTCATTGATCTCTTTTGAATCTGAACCAAGATCTTTCAATAAAACAACATCCCATCCTTTTTTGTCATGTGACTTTATTTTAAGAGACCTAAATCCTCTCACCTTGCTATTAATCAAAAGAACATCAGTAAAATATGGTTCGCCGGTTTCTGGGTTAATCTCGTAACACACATCAGCAGCCTCCTCATGAGAGGGACAATCATTCGCACCCGGAACTAACCACAACTCACCAGCAACAGGTACACGTTTGGAAAAATAAGTTAGTATGTAATTTCTAATTCGAGAAGACTCAACATCCTCATCTGGATTATACTGCATTTCCTTTGAATGTTCATAAAAATTGCTATTAGAAGCAAGATGATAATTTTCACCATGTAGAGGACCATCTATAGGTTCCAAGATCATATCAACTCCATCTGGAAGGTCTTTTCCCACCCAAGTCCTAACTTTGGCCCAACTATCAGTAACGTCACATGGAGTAGCAGTGATGAATTTTAATTGCTCAATGAGCAAATTTCCATCTGATGCCCGAGACTCCAACCATTTTTCTAAAGATCTCTTCCTATTTCTCATAACCTTATCTGCTTCATCAATCCAAACTGATACACGAAAAATGTATCTTGGATCTCTACCAAGTTCTTCCAATACCTTAGATATATCACCATCAGTCTTGATCTTTGTGGAATGACCACAGTAAAAATAAGTGTTCTTTGCTGCCTTCCGAACATACTCTAAAGGTTCAGGATCCGCACCAGATTTATAGTTTTCTCCTGGATCCTTGCGAGCACTGGAAATTCGAAGCCCCAGCTGTTTTTTCTGGATGGCTACTAAATGCTCACAATCATCAAGACGCAACTTGGTCTGTCCAGCTAACATCAAACTATTATCCACAATAACTATAGCCAAAGAAATAATATTAGAATTTTTATATTTTTCATGAAAATCATATATTCCCTTAATTATTATTGCCGTTTTACCAGATTGACAATACCGAACTATCAACTGAACTTCGCGGTTAAATGTAACCATGTCTCTTTCATATCTCTCCCTCTCAGGAGACTGATTTCTAGAAGAACTCCCATCATAATGCTTTTGCCCCTGCCCCGCAACTTGTTCAACCTGTGGTTCAACCTCATCGTGCTTCGTTTCCTCTACTCCATCATCCTTCTCAAACAAAGCCGGAGGAAACAAGGCACTCCACTTTTTCTTTTTTGACGGTTGAGCGAAGTTGAGCTCATTTAACTTGAGATAACGAAAATCCTCCTCCAAGTCCCCGATTGTATATTCATCGAAAGAGTCATCAATCTTCTTACGTAAATATTCACCAATGGAAATATCCTTTTGACCTTCCTTAATAAGGATATTAGCCACGGAACCATGTTCCCTTATCCACTCGTTGAGTGTCTGTGTTTTATCCATAATATCTACATTCTCCTACCAAGTTCCCCAAAAACTCAAGTTTATTTCCACCACCACACCGTACGCAAAATAGCCACACCCCGAAGGATGTGGCTATTCGCGGGCCGCCGCCTATTTCACTTAGGGAACCGAGCCCTAAGAACTAATCTTCCCTACCACCTTGTCCCAGTGACTACGCACCTCCCCATACACCCGACCCTTCGCCAACTTAGGCTCCATCCCCCTCTTGTCAAACATCACCACCGCACATCCCACCGCGTCAGCCAACGCAGAGTGCGCCACACCACAGACCGTGTCAAACGTCCCCTCTCCCAACCCCAGGTGGACCTTCCTACCCCGCAACGCAATCCGCTTCGGGTCCTTCAACAACACATTCACTATGGCACTACACGTCAAACGAGGCAACCCCGTAGCAGTCCTCTCAGGCCACTCCTCCTCACCCAACTTCTCCTCCGCATTCGGGCAGTAGGGAATGTCCTTATACTCCCTAATCACAGACAACGTGTCCAACGTGTAACGCACCTCCTTCGGCATCGCCAACCCCCACCGCCACATCTCAGCACACAGAAACTGGAAGTCACAGGAATCGCCGTTATGCGCCACCAACACACCCACATCACCATCACCACCTAAGAACGACTCCATCCAGGTCACAAACTCAACACCCACGACACTGAAATCCAACTCCGTCTCCAAGTCCTCAGCACTGATGCCGTGAACCGCCTGAGCCCTAGGATTGATTGGCACAGTCGTCCCAATCCGCTTGCTAAACTCCTTCCCATACACATCACCCCTCGCATTCACCGCTATGGCCGACAACTCGATGATGCGGTCCGTCGCCTTGCTCATCCCCGTAGTCTCTATGTCAAACACATAATAAACCACCTTGCCCTCCACCTTCGGCAACGCCACAAACTTCTCCTTCACCACCTCCTTCTCCTTCTCCTTAGTCACAAACCTAAACGCATCCACCAAGTTGGAAAAGAACTTGCCACACTTCACCGGACTCTCCTTACCCTTCATGAACTCCTCATACGTCGGCAGGTCAGAGTCATCCGAAGGCGTGGAACGCACCACATCACCCTCTATCATCACAAAGCTAGAGGGACTCCACCCCTCTGACGTCTTCAACCGCTTCATTGGACGAAGCGGAGAGGTGGTCGGCTTCCGAGACCCACCCCGCAAGATCCGCAACAACTGCTTACACCACTCCTCATTCTTACGAACACTATCCCACAACCTTGTCGTATCCGATAAAGGAAACGCCTTCCCCATCGCCATAGCAAACACAAAACTCACCACCATCTCCGTCAAGACCGACTGGATCACCACGATGAGCAACTTGGCCGCCATCAGCACCAACAACATCTTGAGCACGACCTCATAGGTCCGCTCAACCGACACATCGTCAGGCACACCGCTCATAGCGGTCTGGGTCCCATTATTCGCCGAGTAGGTAGTATTCGACATTTCTACCTTTCCCTCCAGGGTTGCCCTCAAAAATCAAGTTTATTTTTGACACAAACTCTACCACGCCGGACTCCGTACGCAAGAAAGCCATACCCGAAGTGGGTATGGCTTCCATTACGCCCCATTGGGGTTAGGTTATTTAGTTTGGTATATGCCCCAACCATCGCATATACCCATCACTGACTTCACAGTGTCTGTTACCATTCTACCACCCTCTACCCAATAACATTGTCAGCCCAACGCTCAAACATAGAAATCTGCTCTACACCAACAGGCACTGGCTCGGGTTCCTCATCGTCGTCATCGTCGTCGTCATCGTCGTCGTCCTCATCGTCGTCGTCATCGTCGTCCTCATCGTCGCCCTCTTCCACCTCTTCCATGATGCGGTGAATCAGGTTGGGGTGACACATCGTAGGCTTGAGGGCGTAAATCACACCATCGTCACAATGTATATCAAAATATTGAGCAAACCTCCAAGGCGCCTCAGCCATCATCACCGCCAACCACGCAGCCACCAAGTCGTAAGCAGGAGTCATTCCAATCACAGGGTTGGACTCCATCTGATTGATGAACGCCTGAAACGGTCCAGACAGAGCACCAGTCTCAAGCCCCTCCACACTGAACTCCGAAGCAGATGAACTCCATACCTCACCCACAGGAACACCAAAGAGACGATGGAAAGCAACCAACATCCTAGCCATCCCATCTATCTGCTCCTCGTTATACGAGGTCCCGTAAGCCTGCGCTGCCTGCCGCGCCGCCCTCGTAATACGCAACCCATCAAAACTACCTTCACCCATGATACCATCCGTGATAGACTTCGCAGTCTCGTAGTTCGCACCACCCGGACCCACCAACTGATTCAGGGAAGCCAAACTGGGCGGCGCCCTACCCAACGTGTTCTTGAACCCAACCCTCATAATCTCATTATACACACCATCAGGAAACCACTCAGCATTCCGAGCAGTGAAAAGCGGAATCCGCGTAAAACCATTCACCTTGGTAGCAACTACCAACGCCGACGTTGCGCTCGCCATCATCTGCTCCGCGAAGTGACGCGGAGCACCGTTTGACGAATTGGTAGTGCCCAACATTCCAAGTAGGATGTAGTTGTAAGGACCACCAATACCCGAGATGAACGCACTCACACCCACCTCGTCATTCACAGGACCAATTTGCAACACCATGCGCCTTGACGACACATGCGACCACTTAGGAAACCCACTCACCGGACCCATCTTGAAGTTCGCCGTCTCTTCCAACCCGATACAGTTCCTACACCGTGCCAACCGCGCACTCTCTTCCATCTTACCACCCACACACAACACCTCCACAAACAAATCCGAAGTCGTAGCCGCCGCACGAGAAAGATAATGAAGCGCCGACTCATCGTCGCACTCCTCACCGACATCGGTGATGACCAACACATAGTTGGTGTATAGTTCCATTGTGTTAAACGAAGCCATATTTTAACTTATCCCTCCCAGGTCGTCCTGAAAAATCAAGTTTATTTTGACAGACTCCGTACGCACGAAAGCCACAACCCCCTAGTGAGGTCGTGGCTCTCAGTGTGCGTCCCTAGACGGATTTTTGTTTGGGGTGGTGTGTGCCCCAGCCATCGCACACACCCGTCACCACCTTCATGGCGTCCGTCCACCTACCCTACCTACGACCCTCTAGTAGTCGCCCTCCTCTTCCTCAACCTCCTCTTCCTCCTCACCCTCACCCTCTTCCTCCTCACCCTCTTCCTCCTCACCCTCACCCTCTTCCTCCTCACCCTCACCCTCTTCCTCCTCACCCTCTTCCTCCTCACCCTCTTCCTCCTCCGCCTCCGCCCACTCCTGCTTTTCCTTCTCGTCCACCTCCTTCCACAACTCCACGCACTTGGCAAGGAACTTGGCCTGAGTCAGCTTCGGGAAGTCCTCCTTGATCTCCTCTTCCTTCTCCTTCTTCCACAACGCAAACCCCGTCTTGGCATTCGCCTTGCCACCCGCAGCCTTCTTGGGCGAAGGCTTCTTCGCCACCTCCTTCTTGGGCGAAGGCTTCTTCGCCACCTCCTTCTTGGGCGAAGGCTTCTTTGCCACCTCCTTCTTGGGCGAAGGCTTCTTCGCCGCCTTCTTCTTGGGCGGCTCGTCCTCGTCCGTAGAGGGAGGGGTGTAGTCCGCCATCTCCGCCTGGTAGCGCTCCTTGTCGTCGACCGCCATCTTCTCGAACCTCGCCACCTGCCTTCTTGTCCTTCGGCTTCGTGCTTTCCTTCATCTCGTTCCACAACTCGCCCAACCGACTCATCACCATCTTGTTCTCGAAGTCGTCGCCGTGCTCCTCCATCAGCTCCTTCTTGGCCTTCTCCCGGTGCTCCTGTGTGAAGAAGATGTAGGCGGACTTGCCACGCTTCGGCGCGTTCGGGTCCTTGCGCTTCTTCTTGGACGACAACTTCTCGCTCAACTCCTCCTCGCTGGGCGGAGTGTAGTCCTCCTTCTCTGCCTGGTAGCGCTCCTTGTCGTCCGCCGCCATCTTCTCAAACTTCTCCACCTCCTTCTTGTCCTTCGCCTTGGTGCTCGCCTTCAGCGCCGACCACATCTCACCCAAGCGGCTCATCACCATCTTGTTCTCGAAGTCGTCACCGTGCTCCTTCATCAGCTCCTTCTTGGCCTTCTCCCGGTGCTCCTGTGTGAAGAAGATGTAGGAGGACTTGCCACGCTTGGGCGCATCCGGGTCCTTCTTCTTGCACGAAGACTTCTTGGAGGGAGTCAGCTTCTTCGCCAAGCCCTCCAACTTGGCCTTGTTGTCGTCATCCTTGACCGCCGCCAAGAGCATCTTGGTATACTCCACAATGATGTCCGTCACCTCCGACTCCGCGTGTTCATCATAGAACTCATCGAGGTCGAGACCACCATGGGTCTTGATGAAAGCAACCATGTGCGAAGTGATATCCTTAGTTTGTGCTGCCGAAGACATACTCTGAAATTATCCTAGCAAGTTGTCCGAAAAAATCAAGTTTATTTTTGACACGAATCCGACCGCGTCGTCAGACTCCGTACGCAAGAAAGCCACACCCCGAAGGATGTGGCTTTCCATACGCCCCCTAGTGGGGTTGGGTGGTGTGTGCCCCAACCATCGCACACACCCGTCACCACCTTCGTGGTGTCCGACCTGCTATCCTACCTACCTACGACCCTATGATCTCTACGCGGATGTTGGTCTTCCCACTCTTCATCGCCATCTCCATCGCCTGGAGGAACATCTCCTTGGGAACACGCACCACCGTCTCTTCCTCCACTACTGGCTTGGGGACTACTGGTTTGGGGACTACTGGGGGAGCCGCCGGTGTGGGGTGAGCGAACCGGCATCGAGCCCCATGCCTACAGGGGATGCCAAGCGCCACCGACTCGCACACCGGGACTGTCCTCGGTTTTGGGGGAGGGACATACTTCACTGGGGCTGTCGGGACCTGAGTGGTGTGGGAGAACCGACAGTTGGCACCATGCCTACAGGGGATGCCCTTGACAACCGACTCGCACAACCGCAACGGCTTGGACGGAGACGCCTTCACCGGAGACGCCTTCACCGGAGACCGCCTCTTCACCTGAGTCCAACCCTCACCGGGAAGCTCCTTCGGTGCCTCAACCACCTTCGGTGCCTCAACCACCTTCGGGTGCCTCAACCACCTTGGGTGCCTCAGTGAGCTTGGACATGTCCCATCCCTTGACCGGGGACGCCTTGACCGGGGACGCCTTGACCGGGGACGCCTTGACCGGGGACGCCTTGACCGGGGACGCCTTGACACACACAGTCGGCTTCTTCAAGCCGGTCCGCACATAGAACCCCTCCTTGTCCTCACCCGGGTGGATGAAGGAGCACATTCGGTCCCCACAGTTCTTGTAGTGCCCATCCAACCCACTCTTGATCCGCCGACACTCAGCCCCGAACACACACTTCGCCACAGCCAACTCCTCGAAGCTGTGTGCGAACCGACACCGCACCCCATGACGACACACCTCACCCGTCTCCAGAGACTTACACAGCCGAGTTTTCGTCAGATTCTTCTCGATCTCCTTCTTGTCCGACAACTTCTCGTGTGCCTCAGTCCGCGCACCCTCCTTCGTCTCCGCCCGCTTCGTCTCCGCCCGCTTCGTCTCCCGATGGCTGGTCTGCCCCATCTTGAGCACCAGGGGCTCCTTGGATTTGGTTGACCGCTTCACCTCAGTCCATGCCTCCTCCTGTGCCTTCTTGTCAGCCACCGCCTTCTCCTCAGCCTCCTTTTTCTGCTCCGCGATGATGCGCTCCATCTTGGTGCTCTTGTCATCGCAGATCTTGGTCGCCACCAACTCCACCACCTCGGCCATCGCCTCAGCCTCGGCCTTCTGCTCCTCAGCCTCAACAAGCTTGGACGCATCCACCATGTTGAACTCGTCGGAGTCGTTGCCAGCCGCAACCCAAGCCACCCGAGCCTCATCCTCCTCCACCTTCTCCACAATCACCGGCTTCTGGAGCTTGACAACAGTCGGAGCCTTGGAGATGTGCTTCGCATTCATGTCCAGTTCCATCTTCCTGTTCATCGTAGCCGCCTTGCGCCGCTCCGCCCGCCGCTCCGCAACCACCTTCGCATCCACCTCGGCCGCATAGCGCCCCCGAGACTTGCCACCGCCATTGCGCCGATGACCGAAGGAGTTCTGCTGCCACACCTTCTCCTTTGCCGCCTTGGCATCCGCCTTGGCCTTCTCCTCGGCCTCCTTCTTCAGCCGCCGCTCCTTGGCCGCCCGCGACTCCGTAGGCAGAGTCGCCACCACAGCCTTGAGACGCAACTCCTCCTTCATCTTCTCTTCAGCCAGCCGCTGCTCTTCGGCGCGCTCCGCCTTGGCCTTCTCCTCGGCCTCCTTCTTCGCCTTGTCCGCCGCCGCAAACTTCGCTTCCATCATCGTCTTGAACGAACTCGTCTTCGCCGCCAACTGGACCGGCTTCGCCAGCACAGTCATCCCTCCACCACAGGCCTTATCAAGCGAGGGCTTGTCAGACACGCAGGTTCGCGATAGAAACGAGTCATACTCGTCATCGCGGTTGGCCCACACATCGTCATTACCGGCATACGACTCCTCACCGTAATCTGACTCATAGTCAGACTCCGACTCATAGTCGTAGCACCCCTCGCCATCATAGGCATATCCATAATCGTTTTGATAGTCATACATATCCATAACTGATTTCTCCCTCCCAAGTTGTCCGAAAAAATCAAGTTTATTTTTGACATGAAATTTGACTACGGCCGGGTCATCGGACTCCGTACGCAAGAAAGCCACACCCCGAAGGATGTGGCTTTCCAAGTGCGCCCCGGGCGCCTAGTGCGCCCCTAATGGGGTTAGTGGTGTGAGCCCCGACCTCGCCCACACCCGTCGCCATCTACATGGCGTCCTTAGCCTCTCCTACACCTACCTAATAGGAGTAGAGCTCACCCGTCGGCCTGGAGTTCCTCCTCTCCCAGTATTCCTTAACGAGCTCATCACAGGCACAGTGCTCCGCATCCACCCACTCCGGGTCCTTGGCCCCAACGAACTTGATGAGGTAGCGGATGCCACGTCCCACGTATTCCCAGTGAGCGAGCACCTTCTCTACCTCAACGTGGTCCTCCGGAGTCTCATCCTCAACTACCACCTCCTCCTTCTTACCCTCCTTCTTACCCTTCCTCTCCCAGTAAGCCTCTTTGAGCTCATCGCAGGCGCAGTGCTCCTCATCCACCCACTCCGGCTTCTTTGTCCCAACGAACTTGATGAGGTAGCGGAGCTGGCCGTTGGGCGGCCAGAAGTGCGCGAGCACCTTCTCAACCTCCACGTGGTCCTCTGGAGTCTCATCCTCATCCATACATAATCCCTCGTCCTTCAACCACTGCTTCTCAAGCTCGTTCCAAGACTGAGGAACTTTCGGCTCCGCCTCCTTGCTCTCCTCAGTCCCGACCTGCTCACCATCCCCAAACCCAACCGATGCCTGATAGTTAATGTGATTTGCCTGGTCGGTGTAGAACCGAAAGGCGACGTCGTCCAACTTCGTCTTCTGCCACTCCGCACCCAGATACTTCCACAGCTCCTTGCTCTCCTCTAACTGTGCCAACCGCTCCGGCTCACTCACTCGCATCGTGTTGAGTATGGCAGAGCAGAAGCACTGGTAGGCGGACTTCTTGCGCTTCTTCTTAATAGGGGATTTAGTAGGGGACTTGACCGCCTGGGACTTGACCGCCTGGGACTTGGCATCCTCAGCCGCCGCGATCTCCGTCGCCGACATGCCGGTCGCCTTTTTCTGCTCCTCCATCCAGTTGGCCGCCGCGATGATGGACTCCTCGCTGAACTCAGCGTTCTTGCCACCGTCGAGAAGGGAGGGCTGGACTTCTGTGGGGGTCATAGTTTGTGTGGGGGTCATGAGGCGCAGCTCCATGAGCTGGTGAATGAGGGGGACCATGTCCGTGGGGATATTCATAATCGTGGTCTGGTTGGAAGACATATTTTGAAATTGTGCTGGGAAGTTGTCCGAAAAAATCAAGTTTATTTTTTACACTCCCGGAGGACGGTCTCAAAGGCCTCCGGGACCATGTTGTTGGAGACCTTGAAGTCGGGGTAGCTGAGCGCCCGGTATTCCTTGATGAGGGCTTTGCGGTCCCTGTCCCGTATGTCCACGTCAAAGGACTTGTCGTATTTGTCACAGAAGGTAATGTAGGTGTCAATTATGTCATCTATCCCCTCCACCTCCTGACTGTGTGGAAAAGTGATGGCATGTGGGATACAGTAATACCTGGCGTGGTTTGCTACGGCCATGAAGTTCATCAGGGGATTGACTTCCCTGGGGAACACGGAGCGAAAGGTGACATTGATACGGGGTTTGAAGTGTTTGTAGTTGCGCTTGGCGAAGGGCTGGACTCGGTGCTCCAGGCTACTTGGCATAATCATGACGCTATTGTGTGGAAGGTCAACCTGTTCCCACTTACCATTCACCTTGACCTGGAACCGTGCGTATTGCTCCGGCTCGCCATCGGGGTAGAGCGTGATACTGGCAAAGACGTTTCCGGCAATACACTCTTCTGGATACCATGGGTTGTCGTCTGTGTGGGCGGCTATGTACATGTCGGGTTCGGTGTAGTAGTTACAGACACCGATGCTGAAGGTGTCGTCGGTGAGTTGGGCGTCTGGGTGTGTTTTCTGAAAGAGTTTCTTGAGGTGGGGTATCATATCTTTGAACGAATCGGGAAGGGGGTTGGGATGGGTGTGGAGGGTGACTGAGGCTGACTTCATTTGGGCGGTCCAGTGTGTGGTCTCATAGCCACTGTTGCCGAAGGCATGGACTTTGCGTTTGGGGCTGTTGGTGAGGAATCCTCCAGGGACTCCTTCAAGCCAGTGGTCGGAGGTAATGAAGTTGGTAAAGTGGTTGAGGACTTTTTTGGGAATATGCGTTGTCATATCATATATGGCGACATTTTGTATTTCAGACATAGTCTCTTTTTTTCCTATGGATTTCCATAGAAAAATCAAGTATATTTTAGTGTTGTGTAACTGATATATGACCTTTATTAGAATTAGTATCAATGTAAATATTAAAGTATGGAAATGACGTAGTAAAAACAGAACTTAACCACAGTTCTGCTTTATTCCAATTGGGAATAAAGTTATATTCTGTATCAATGTTTTCTGTTGTTCCATCTGTACTACCAAAAAAATACTCATTGTTATTGTTATAACTGTATTGGAAAGTCATTGTGTTGTTTCTTTCTTGGTTGAGCATTTTAAACCCTCCACGTATACTGTCGTTTTGTATAGAGTGTTTAATAATAAATTGTGGTTGTTTATATAGGGGATTCCAACTTATTTTCATATGATCACCGTTGTAAATAAGACCATAAGTATCAAGACTAAAAGTATTTCTGAATATTGTATTTCTCATCTCCGGTGTAATAATTGGATTAAGTGAAAATGAATCAAAAACAGCGAATTCGGTCATTATTTATTATAGCACTAATAAAACTTATTTAAATATATTATTACTTAGTTTAAATATATTTTAAGAATGTCTGACCTATGGTTTATATTTGACAACAATGGTGAATTATTATTCAAAACTAATGATAAAAATAAGACTATTTTAAATACTTTACCTACTAATTTTAGAGCAACATATGTTATTAAAAACCCAAAAATTAATCCTTTGGCTTATACATACAAACTTAATCTTACAACAAAAAATGTTGAATCAATAACACAACCATCTCTAGAAAATACTAACAGTACCGAACTTGGGAGTGTAGAGATTCATAATTACGTAGAAAAAATTGATGAATTTACAACAAAAATATCTATTTTACAAGTAGAATTACAAGAAACAGTAGAAGAACTTGTAAGAACAAAAGACGAGTTAACAAGAACAAAAAACGAAATTAACCAGGTTTCAGCAAGAACTACTTCTATAATTAATACAGTTGATTCGGTTTTAACAAATACAGAATAATTTTTGAAAAAAATATTGTGTTATAATAAATATGAGCACAAGAAATCGTCTTAACCTTACTTCTTCAGGTGGTCAAACCCTTCACCTTTCTCAACTCGACTCGGGAGCTGAATTAAATGCAAGCCTAAATCTTCTTTTGACAGTCCCAGCCCTTAAGGTTGTTTCGGGAGATGACACCGTTAATAACGTAGCCAACAGCATTAACTCTAACGCTGCCAACATCCTCCAAGAGGCCAGTGATAGAGCCTCTGCCGATACCACCCTCCAATCCAACATTGATACGGAAGCTTCGGCACGCGCTACCGCTATCACATCGGAGGCCACTACCCGTTCCACCGCTGATAGCACCCTCCAAACCAATATTAACGCCGAGGCTACCGCCCGTGAAGCAGCCGATGACACTCTCCAAGGCAACATTAACGCCGAGGGAGTAGCTCGTGCTGGCGCAGATAATGTTTTAACAACAAAAATTAATACTGAAATCTCTGATCGTGAGACTGCGGTTTCGGCTGAAGCGACTTCGCGCACCGCCGCCGATACTACCCTCCAAGCCAACATTGATTCGGAAGCCGCCACTCGCGCTGCGGCCGTCACCTCGCTTCAAAGCGATATTACTACTGAAAAGAATCGCGTTAATGCTATCCTCAACCTCTCGCAAACCGAACTTGACACCTTCAAGGAAATCTCGGATGCGTACCAAGCGGCCGATAGCAATCTCCAATCTCTCATTACCAGCCTTACTTCCGACTTCAACGCACTCAAGCTTGTTGTTGATACCCTCGCTACCAACACTGGTGGTGGTGGTGGATCAAGTGCTTAATCTTTTGTAATATGTTTAACATATTACAAGAGTAAAATTTAAACTAATTCAGTTCGGCAATTCGTCTCCATCGCCATATGGAGTAATCTAAGACGGGACTGTTAGGTTGTGTATAGAAGTGATGACCGATTGGAAAATGGGAAGCGCTTTGAAGATAACGGTGAATTTTTAACCAACTAGCTATTGGTATGTTAAATCTGGTATACAGAGAACTGTTATGAATAGCCGGAGGCTCATCAAGAAGTTCGTTAATAGTTGCGTCGACATCAAGGATTTTCCAGGCATGGTAGCATGGGATCTGGGCCTTAATCATTATTTTTCGCATATATTCTCTGCGAATAGACCTCATGACTTTCTTGCGTTCGTCAGTATATGGGTCTAGGGTGAACAGAATAATTTCATAAATTATATCTGTAGGAAGTTTGGAAAGATTTTTCATTGTATCTAATATTTTTTTGATATTTTGTTTGGAAATATCAAAAACATTTTAAACTGATGCTTCAAGAAGAGATACGTAGTAAGTAATATAACTATTCAAATCTATCTCGGTGATGTGAGAGTGGGGTGCTAATTCCCTTATTTTTTCAGCTAATAGTTGTTCACCTTTGAGGTTGATATGACTGAGAATTTGTCTATTAAGACTCGCATTGTCTATATAATCACAAATAGGATTCGGTGAGAATTCTATGTGGGAATCTACGTGTGCTACGAAATGACGCGCCATGGCAATCATATCTTCATTTACTATACTAATAACTTCGGAGGAAATACCAAGACTTCCAAATAGGGCGCTAAGTTCGTCCATAATCTAATTTTATCTTTTGAGTTAGAGATAAAATTCAAGTTTATTCCGTGTTTTAATTTATTCTTTTTCCTCTTCGGTGTCATCAGATTGTGTTTCAGGTATTTCTCCCAGAAGACGCACAAGGACATCTCCATGGCAGGGGCCAGGTTTACACCAACAACCCAACACCTTGTTCCTGAGTTCTGGAAGACGTTCCATTAGTTCTGGTTGAGTCCGAATCCATTTCTCATATTTCTCACATGCTTTTTCGGCAGAACCACATTCCTTCACAGTGAAGGGGTTCGCCCATATGCTTCGCCTTAGTTGCCAACCACCCATAAACATATTACGTCCAATGTATATATCACAGTCCTGAACGATTTCTCCCTTATGCCGTCTGATTCTTACTACTGAAGTCATTTTGATTTTCTTGTTTGGAGTAGTTAGTTAAAATCAAAATTATTTACATATTAAAGAATATATAATCATATATTAAAAATGAACACAGTCCGAAGAGTGGCAATCAGGCTGCCAATCAGGAATATTGGTATCAATATACTTAATAATAGTATTCCTCATAATGTAGAATTACAATCTAAGATGCGTCAAGAACTTCGGGATTTCAGACAAAAACAAGTAGAAAACCTAATGTCCCATGAGACTGATAACATCTTATTGTCACCAGCCGATCAACTCAGAAAGATAGAAATCAATCTATACATGGACGGTATTGACGTATCCAACACCGCCCTCAAGGAGTTCAGGCAACAACAAATACAAGTTCTTGCTGCCGAACAAAAACTAATCAATGATTTGTCTGACGAAGATTTCCAAAAAATGTTCTTTGACGACGACGGAATTCTTAAAACAACTCCTCCAAAATGATTTCCCGAAGAACAAAATCAGGTTAAAAACTTCCATTTTGAATGGCGCAAAGGATGATATGTTTGAAACTAGTACGTAAAAAGCCATACCCGGTGTGGGTATGGCTTTCCAACGGCCCGAAGGCATATTCTATTCTACGTTAGCACAGGCTTACCACTCAAGTTGCTTGACACCCATGTCCCACCACTTCTTCCACTCCTCACCACTCTCCTCCCACCACTCACGCCAAGTCTCTTCCTCTTCATCTTCCTCCTCTTCCTCTTCGTCTCCTCTTCATCTTCCTCCTCTTCATCTTCCTCTTCCTCTTCCTCTTCCTCTTCCTCGCACTTACATTCCTCGGTGCCACCCTCTTCGCCGAAGACGTTCTCTGCGTCGCCCTCATACCAGTAGATGACTTCGGTGAGACGGGCCATGAACTTGATCGCTTGCTCCTGCCAATATTTGGATTCCTTGCGAAGCTCTGCGTTCTCCTCTTCAAGTTGGTGAATGAGTTCCTCGTAGTCCATGTCTACTTGGTCTTTGGGTGGGGGCGGCGGCATCGCCTTGGTGATAGTGGATGTGTTAGTTTTAGTGCGAACCATGATTCTATTTTTTGTTCTTGGAGTTGGAACAAAAAATCAAATTCAAATTCAAATTTTACTCTTGTAATTCCTTCATATTAATGACAGGGGTGCGGGAAATTCGGTCAGGACCATCAAACCGGTTCATAGAGGTCCAGCATATGTTGTTTCCAATTCTCTTGCTTAGGTGGGTAACGGTAAACACGACCATCGGGTATCCCTGGTTCACGATGATATAGGGAGGCCCCATTAAAATCATCCTCATCGTCCGAATCGCTACTTACGTAGCACCACTTGGTAGTCGTTAGATTCCTGGGTGTAACAGATGTTGTTTGGTCTTTGTTTGTTCCATTGACAATGTTAGTGATTATTTTGTTTTTCGTAGACATATTTTTATAATTATATCTGAAATATATATATAATTATTCAAATTTATTATGGACTTTTGAAAAGTTCTTTGATATTTTCACTGGGATATTCATAACTCAAGTCCGGTTGGTCTTCACTTCCATCCTTGATACAAATGTGGTCACCAGTTGCTTTACAAAGACTGTAGATATTGAAATTATTTTTCAGGTCAAACCCTTGGTTCCTGGTGGCAAAGTTTACACTGATACTACCTTCCTCACCGCTGATGATTCTGTGAAAGATACCGGCAGGCCAAACAACCATTGCTGGTCCATCGTAGTAAAGTTTATCGTTTTTGTAGACTTTGTCTGGTGTAATAATGAAAGAGGCGTCTTTTCTGGTTTTGGGGTCATAGATGTCGACATATCTGGTTCCTTGTAGGACCATGAGATTATCGTCTTGGGCTGGATGCATGTACCAAGGTCTTTTGACCGGCATGCCAACATCCTCCACTGGTCCTGGAGATATACTATTTGGTCCATGGACTACTCTGTCTATGCCGTGGATTTTTGGAATATCTGAAGGGACCATTTCGTCGAACTTAACTCCTACTGTTCTACGTAAAATTCTTAGAGGAATAATTCGGTACATGTTTCTATTTAAAATTCACGATTTTAAATAAATATTTAGAATGGGATTGAATAATTACTCTTAATGATAACCGGCTCAAACGAGAAATCATCATAGATGTAATTATACTTATTAAGTTGCCTCTTGGATCGACGCTCAATATACATCGTCTTCCTTCGTTGCTTTCTACGTGAAGTAATATTAGCCGCTTTTCTCACCTTCTTAACCCGTTCCTCCCAATAACCATCATTGTCATCAGTAATTATCGCACTTAGCCTGGTATTACCACGAAGACACGGATAATTATACAAAAACCCATTCGTCAAGGTAGCACAAAAGAATAACAAATAACCAAGATTCATATTTTTATGTTAGGATATGAATCTTTAAATTCTTAAATGTCAAAGAGTTCTACGATGCGCTTCACGGAGCGAAACTCCTTGCCTCGGCGGTTGTAGTAGAGGAAATATGGTTTCCCCTTCCTACCACCCGTCTTCCTGGTGAATTTTTTAACCGTCCAATCACGGAGTTGGGAGTAAGTTCCACCCATTTCTTCAAATTTTTGGATAAAGTCATGTAGATTGAGTTGGGAGTCATACTCAATTTGTCTTGTTAGTAAAGTGTCTTCGGTTGTGGTAGTTTGTTGTTCCTTGACGAGTTTTACAGATGGAGGAGTTGCTAGACTCTGTAGCCGAGGAATTGTTACGGTGTAGATGTAGAACATCCACAGTGTAGTAATAACGAGAGAGCACGCTAGAATTACTTCAGGAACAGAAGCTACGTTGATGCGCTTGATTGCTTCCTTAAAAAATTGAGGAAATACTGGTTCAAAATCATAATACTCGTCTTCTAGGAAATTAGCAGAATAGTTCAGACTGTGAAGTTCAAGTTGGGGATAAAAGAGCATAGTGTTAGAATATGTTTGGTTCATGCGGTGAATCATATTTCTGATTTTTAAATAAAGTTATATTTAAAAATCAATTCTAAAATTCATTTTTGTGCGACGTATGTAGAACCATTAGGCATTGAAGAGAATTTAAAATTGCTCAAGTCAACTGCTGTTCTGTTTGGGAAACTAGATGATTGCCATTTTGATAGGTCTTCTGGCAGAGTCACGCCCGTCGCCAATACTTCATTTAGAAGCCTTAAAGCTGTGTCACATGTAAGAAATTGACCAGATTTCGACTTATTCTCGATTGTCGTTTTTGTTTTACTTGAAGCAATTTTAGCCGCTTTTGCTGCGGCTGCTGCGGCTGCTGCGGCTGCCTTCTCTGCCGCAGCCGCAGCTTTCAATTGTTGTTCTGCCTGTCTATTTGCCTCTGCCTCTTGCGCGGCGCCTGATGGCTTACGCTCACGAGTTGGGCGGCCGGAATTTGTAAAAGTAATAATTAAATTACGAAGCGTAGTTATTAATTCTATACTATTTGGTGCCAAACCTTGAATGGCTTTTCGAACTAATTTAAAATATATATTACATAATCTAGTAAGATTACCATATTTATCGTTGTCTAGGTTATCTATAATATTATATCCCTCCAATACTTCATTAGATTCACGTATTTGATCCGGCGGGTTTAGACGACGACGGGCAGAATCCACTTTATTTGGACCAACATTTACCATCATTCTATTCCCAACCAATTCATAATCTCTTGGGTTAAGTACAGCCAATTCCGCATCCGCGGCAGTACGTTTGACTGCCTCAGAAGTCTTAGTAGGAAATGATGATTCTGTTACTGCTTCATCACCTGAATTTAGTAATACGGATGTCGCCGCTGCTGCATCTGCTGTGACTGGGTCCATTATGGCGGTTCCTACGGAAATGTTTATTCCGGAAGCGGCGCCGGAGACCGCGGCTATGAGGGCATCGGTGTTACCTTGAGATATGGCGTTGTAGGAATTAGTTTCTAAATTTTGAATATTGGTTACAGCACCGGGATTAGAAACCGGTGACGGGGGTGGCGTCCAAAAAACAAATTTTTTGTAAACATATAAAAATAATGTGGTTTTATAATATTCGGCATTGATATTTTCTGAATTATTTAGTAATTCAGTTATTCTACTTACTGTTAATACTGTGTTATCCTTGACAGGGCCGAAGTTGGGAGTAGTAGCCAAACCATTTAGCCCTATTGGGCCATCTTTTGACAGAAATTTATCTACCCAAGCATCACCGTTTTTTGTAAGTCCGCCAATACCCATTAGGTCCTTATAAAATAGATCTATATTTGTTGTGTCAACAACATAAGAACCATTAGGATTGGTGAGGTTCTGATTCGCATTCCAATTTAAGAAATCTCCTTGGGACTTGAACTGATTACAACATGTATGGGAGGGTTTATATTCGTTTAACCATGCGTTAGCTATGTAGGCCCTAGATAAAAAACGTTGTTTATAAAATTGTGTATCTAATGTTCGTATTGCATCAGCGTCGGCGGGATTAGTTTTAAGAGTGGCGGTGGCGGCGTCGAGATTGGCCGGTGAGGGCGAGCCGGCGTTTGTATTCTCAGTCGCAAACTGAAACGCCGTCTCCAGCCCCACCGACTCCATGCGCACCCGAATCACGGTTAAAAAATCTTTAAACGCCGCAAGCGCACGTTCTAATGGGTTTGGATTTGTGCTGAGTATTCCAGCATAAAGTGCCCGAGTATAAAAGGCGACATGTTCTGCTTCTTGATAACAAGGATTTTTTGTAAAATCATTATCGATTTGTGAGGGAGAGCGGCTGAGATATAATCTTATCTTTGTCGTAGCTGCTTGCTGTTCATCAAAAGTTCCGCTTCTGTAATCGTTAATATAGTTGTTGATTTTGTTTACCCAGCTATTCATTGACCAACAGTAAAGATATGTTGGTTGAGAAGGTAAAGGAATACTATTAATTCCGGACTGGACATCTGTTGGGAGCGAAGATAGGGAAGTAATAGAACTTTTAAGATTACTAATAGAAGTTGTAAGTTCAGTAATATCTTCGGGGCGGGCGAGGTTGGAACGTGCCATATCTTTAGTCCATATAGATAAATTACATAAATAACATGTTCTTGGTTCAATCCATGGAGCCGTGTTTTGGCTTGCTTGTGGGAGTGAGTTCTTCATAGTCTCCATCTCATCTGTAGGGCTATTGCCTACAAGTCCATTATTAATTACATCTTGAAACATTTGCCATAAATGTTTACAAGTATAAATATTTATACTATTTAGTTTAATAATGGTTTGTTGATTTATTCCGGCTAGCGAGACCTGAATGAGAGTATCATTCCACGGATTACCAGCTGAAAAAATTTTTGATACTTGATTCGCAGTATCTCTAGGTCCTCCTTTTCTTGCCCCATCAAGTAAAAAAGGTTCCGGAAGGGCCATTTTAGTCTTTTTGAAAAAATTAGGCATAGTTTATTATGATAATTATTCTTTTTAATTTCTTATAATTTATTCCAAATTATAAGAAATATAGTATTAATTTACTAAGTTGATAATTGTTGATCCACGGTGTTTGCCTTTGCGTAGTCGTTTTGCTTCCTCATCGGAGAATCTTATGTCTAGAGTTCGTTGATGGGTGTAGAGTCCTGCGTCTTGAATGGGTAGGACCCATGCATCTTGGGTTCCTGTATTGTGATGTGAGTGCCACCATCCGGGTGGAGTTACGAATACTCCTCCGGAGCGCCATTCCACGTTGATTGGGTTTATAATTTCTCCATCTGAGTCAATTTCTGGACCCATGGAAGTCCAAACTGTTCCATTTGCGGATATTGCTAAGTCTAGGGCTACTGAGTTATGTTTGTGTGGTCTTTGAGTATCAAATGGACTGATGACGTTTAGAAGAGTCCAGAGGGATGGTGTTAGGGTTTTTGTTTGTTGTGTATATTTGTTTCCGAATAGGACCCCCCGTCGGTTTTTTGGTGTTCCGTCCTTTGGATTGGTAGGTTGGATGTTGTTAACGAATGATTTAACTTCTTGGTTATTAAAGAATGATGGTAAGAAGCGAAGTTCAGAATTACCGGTCCGGTGATTATTTTCCTTTGGTTTTACTCCTAAGTATTCAAGAAGTGGTGAGTCATTGACCCAATAAATAGCACATCCATTTGTAATGGGTTCTTGGGAACATGTGTGTAGTACGCATTGGTTTTTGTCGATCTGGGGTTGGCAAATGGGAGTCAGTTTGTCACCTAGGAATGGTAATACGAATAGGTCTCCTGTTTCCCAATAGACGGTTCCTTTTCGTGTTAAGGAATGACCGCTTCCTCGGATTATATAGAAAACCTGTGAAGTCGCAGTTTCAACTGATGTCGGTAGTGATTGGTTGATGGTAATTCGTACGAAGTTTGCTAGCAGATTTGGTGTTGTGGCAGGGTAGTTGACTTCTAGTTCTTTACTTAGGTCAAATGGAGTAATTTTGGATGGTCCATGTTCGTGTAGTTCTGGTGGAAAAATTTTGATTGGAATTTCTGACATTGGTGGATTAGCGTTTGATGTGTATTCTAAGATTTGTCCTTCGGTGTTGGAGTGCCATTCCGAATTTTTACATATATTTTCTGCTATAATATTTGTTATGAGTAAGAAGAATTTTATCTTATTATAAATTTTCATTTATAATAAGGTATTTTTTTCTTAAATTTCTTCTATCGAAGTCTAAGGACTGACCGAACTGATGAAGCAGTCCAGGGTTTGTTCTTTTTGCGGATGCCGTCTTCGTTGAGCTTGGTGGCGATATATTTGAGGGAAACTTTTGTCTTGGCCATGCGTTTGATACGTTTGATGATGCTTTGTTCGGAGAGTTTGTCAACGACTTTCATGGTTCCATTTTCTGAACGTTTGTAGCATTTTCCGTATGGTAGTCCGCCGATTTGTTCGTCGCCTCGTTCTCGTTTGCGTTTGATGGCGAGGCGTACTCGGGCACCGATGGCTTCGCTTTCTTTTTGTGCGTCAAGGATTCCCTGGATGAATTGGGTTTTGTTTTTGTTGTATGAGATGTTTTCGGAGAATGCGTAGATATTGACGCCTTTGTTTGTGATTTCTTCAATGAAGTCGAGGTATTTGACGATATTTCTGCTGAGTCTGTCAACGCGGTAGATGTATATGTTGTCTCCTCGTTGGGCGTATTCTCCGATGTTTTGTAGTTCTGATGGGATTCCTGTGTAGGCGCTTTTTGAGATTTTGATTGTTTTGAGGCGTGTGTTGGGGTTGGTTTGTTTGTTTGCGAAGGAGGTGAGTTCTTGTTCTTGTGCTTCGAGGGAAACGTTTGTGTCGCCGGCTTGTTCTTTGGTGCTGACTCGGCATAGGAGGTATGAGGTGTTGATGTTGTGGTTGTGGAGGAATTCTGATATGAGTTGTTCGCAGTTGGTGTCTTTATCGTCGACCCATTCCGACGAACCGTCTTTAAATAGTAATTGAAAGTTGTATTTGTTGTTAGTGTTTGAGAAATTTCTGATAGAATTGACTTCTTCTTGTGGTGGTGGTGTGGTTGCGTTGTCGGGGTTCATGGCGAGGCTTTCCATGTAAGCCTGGATGTCGGCGAGCATATGTGATGGGACGGTGATGGTTGTTGATGACATGTTGTGTTAGTTATTGATGGGGGAGTAATCTTATAAATTCGATTTTAGAAATTATGTTGTATAATAAATGGTTGATGAAAAGGTTTTTGGTATTGGACTAATAGTTTCAATTATATTAATTTTGATATATAGATTTGAGAGAAGAGTGGTAGGATTTTGTTTGTTAGTGATAATAATATTAGGTTTATTTTATAAGTATGAAAAATTTACAAGTCCCCGAGGTCTTATTGGTGGTGTTTTGCCGATACTTAGGGTAGGAACTAATATAAGACCGGTTATAAATACTCCAATAGAAGATTTACGAGTTGGGTTGAAGAAATTTAAGGATTTTTCAATTCCTGAATTTTTGTGTTATAACTTTTATATTTTACCAAGCGCGCAAAATCAGGGTAACAATTGTGGTTCTTGTTGGGCCTTTGTTGTTTCTGGGATATTGGGAGCTAGGATATCAATTCATAAGGATAAGAGAGTTGCTATGTCTGCTCAGCATTTGTTACAATGTTATGATTATCCTGATGGGTGTAATGGTGAAACGCCTGAGCGTGTGTTTAAATGGATGGAAAATACTGGGTTTAAATTAACTTTTAATAAGTTATTGCCTTATAGGGAGAAATATAGTAAGACGATTAAGCAAAGGTGTCCTGATCCGCCTTTGGTAGGTATAGATGTGTTGAAAGGATCTTTGTATCGTATTGTAAACAAATTGGATAAAGATGATGAATTATATAATGAAAAATTAACTCGGAATATTAAGAATATGAAGTTGGAGTTGGTTGAGTCTGGTCCATTTTTTACTACTATTTTGGTGTATGATGATTTGTTTAAATTTGTTGAGGAAAGTGGTCCTTATGTTTCGAATTTGGAGAAGTTTGTTGGTGGTCATGCTATAATAGTTGTTGGTTATTGTGAACCATCTGTTGATCCTCGTCGGGGTTATAGTGATGGATATTGGATATGTAAAAATTCTTGGGGTGAGCATTGGCCCAAGGGTAGTCCACCGTATCCAGGATATTTTACGATTGCTATGGGTTTGAATATGTGTGGTATAGAGTCTCGTTGTGGTGGTATAGATCCAAATATAACTTTGTCTGATGAGATTGCTTCTACCGCATATACAAATTTTCGCGAATATGCGGCAGAGTTTGAGGTATAATTATATGTTTCCATATAATTATTTTTTGTTATATATTGGGCAAATCATGTCTTTGATAATAAATAGCATAAAGAACAATATACCTAGAGTCATTGTAGCTATGTGTATGTTTCTAACACTTCTGTATTGAATGGAGTTATCTTCGCTTGTGTACCAAAATGAACCAATTAGAAGGGAAAGAAGGGATAGACCTAGAATTACTTGGTCTTTGGGAATTAGTTTAGTCCATGAGAATGCTGTAAAGATTGCTACAATACTAAGAAGGATAATTGCCGAGTCTCTGGCTCTATGTTTGGATGTTAATTCGTTACTGACGTGGGATAATTTTTCATTTCTTCTGTCGTGTATTTGAAGTATCCAGAATAATACGGAAAGTATTAGGAAAACGTTGATTAGTTTACAGTTGTAGTTTTTGGTTTTAAGTTTCCAAATTAAGAGTAACCAAATAATTAGAGTTGTTCCAAAGACTTTTAATGTATTTTGGTCAACAGGGTAGTCTGAGCCGAAGGCTTTAAATGGAAAGAACTTTGGTGCGTCATATTCTATGACGTCTAGTTTAAGTAGGTCTTGATCGTTGTTTTCAGAGTCGGTGATATTTTGTTCAATAATTTTATCGTTAACTGCGGGATCTGTCATTTATAATTAACTTGATAATTTAATATTTCAAGTTTTCTATAGAACATAGAAGACTTGAAATATTTTATAAGTATATTAGTATATTAGTTATATAATAAATGGAAACTTATTATAATAGAATTT